TACCAATAATACAATGAGCATCACAAAAGAATAGATAGGGAGACTTTGAATGAATGATACCAAAATTTTTAGCATTCCAATGAGACAGCTTTTTATCATAGTGTAAAACCCTCAACCTTGGACCATGACCTCTTGCGACGTTATTTAGAAATTTGAAACCTTTGTCTTGCTCTTTACCACAAGAGGAATTAGGAATCCAATTGTTGACTGCAATTATTTCATAGTCAAGTCGTCCCTCCAATTCACACATCACATTTTGAATAGTAAATACATTTTGGGGATACTCATTTACAAAGGGAATGACAATTGATAATTCCGGCATTCTCTACCTCTAATCAAGTGAGAGTCTATAGCAATCTGCAGGGGGTTTTCGCCTCAAATCAGGATAATTAAATTTAACATTCTCAGAACCTGCCCAGTGTGTAATATCTCTCTTACCAAACATTCTCATTTCGTAAACTTGACCAAAACCTCTAGTTACAAAAACTCTAATTAAATTCCAGTTCTTATCATATATTTGAATCTCACCATCAACTTCATTTCTTTTCTTACAACCATGAAAATGATGAGGAGAAATTCCAATACAATTATATTTATCAGTAATGGAAACCCCTCTAGGGAAACCACCAGTCCGAACTACTTCTTTCCCTGTAGTTGTAATTATCTTCCCATCTCCAGAAGAGCAGGTAAAAAACTCACCATTTTCACACCATATATTATGGATCATTCTGCCAACATCTAGAGTTTCTATATACTTCAAACTGGGATACTCAAAAATTGAAATAAAACTTGGCCTCTGTTTATTATGAGCACAAACAAAAACATGACCATCATAAAACCAAACGCCATTCATATGATAAATATCTCCACCCCTCTTCTCTGGCCCCCTATAGGTTTTTTCGTTAAACATCCTCCAAATTTCCCAACTCTTATTATCAAAATCATAAATATTTGCATAATCATATTGAGTATTAGCAATCCAGAGTTTATCATCAAACCAAAGAATCTGATGAGGAGCAATAATTGAACGATGTTCTGGAGGTTTAATAGTTTCTATCCTTTTAAAATTACGATCATAAAAAAGGAAAGTTGTTGAAATACCCAACCAAACACAAGTAACGAGAAATCTATCACTCCAAGTTATTCCCCAATGATAAAGTTGGTGGTGCCTCTTAAAGATATCATAATCTCCAGTTTCTGGATCCAGAATCAAATACGCTCCATAAGTTCCAACAATTAATTTCCCAGCTAGATCAACCACTTTTAATCCCTTCTACTCTAAAATCTCTACGGCCCATTCCATGTGTCCAACCTTTTCCAACATGCCTAATATAGAATCCAATCTCAGCCATATGTTGAGCAACCATACACCCAGTCCAACCAGATTTATGTGTCCACTCTTCTCCACGAGTATACCTGTGAACGTTTGCAAAGATACAATCAATTAAGCTCTTAACATCTGGTTCTTTCCGGCCACCCCATCTATTACCACAGTCACAACCAACATAATACCAATAAGCACCTAAGATATCTGGACCTTCAATTATTAAAATTCCTCCGGGTTTAAGAACATAGTATATATCTTTAAGCATTTGTATACTTTGCTCAGGTTGAAAATGTTCGATTACATGAGAACTCAATACTTCATCAAAACTATTTTCTTTGAACGGTAAATACTCAATCATTCCAACCACTCTAGGTACATCCATTTCAGGTTTACGTATCTTCATATCATAATTAACAAATTCTTTCTTCAACATTATACCACTACCAAGATTCAACTTCAAATTACCCTCCAGTTGGTGGTGTCGGTTTCGTCAACTCATCAATCTTCTTTTGCGCTTCAATTCTTTTCTGCTTCCAATATTCATATTGAGCTTTCAAATCCTGATTATTTGGATCTCTTTTCAATTTATATCTGAAATCTGTTTCCCTATCCAAATATTCTTGATACCTCTGGTTCCAGAACTGTAAATCTTGCTGTTTCTGAAACTGCTGTAAACTAGATATAACCTCTGTCTCAAGGTTCTCAAGTTTACCAATAATATCCTTTTTGTGGATATCTAAATCCTTTTCTGTTGCAACCACAGCATCAAGACCATAAAAACCAGCTATCAAACCTATTATAACACCAATTCCAACAATTAATTTCCAAAGTTCAACACATTTCTTTTTGACGTTATCAATAAGACAAACTTTTTTATTATTATTCTCTTCTGGCATTTTCATCCCTCCATAAAGCAAAAGGCGGAGATTTCAAAACTTCATCTTCAGGTAAAGAATTCACAAATTTTGTTACACCTGGAAAACTATCCTCCTTATTCTCCTTTATTAAATGCCATGCATAGTCGTGAAAAATCACATTCCCACATTTCCTAACAAGTTCATAATCATGAGATACTGCTTTATATGTATGTTCACCATCAATAAAAGCACAATCAAAATCGAGATTCTCAACAAATTTCTTTATTCGATCTAGCTCTGGAGAAACGAAAAATCTAATTCTTTCAGAAACCCCTAGATAATCCCATATCTCTTTCGAAATGGGTTGAAAATGCAAATCTACAGTTATTACTTCCGCAAATAAACTTAAGTAGGCTGCAGATAATCCTTGATAAGTTCCAATCTCCAGAATCTTCTTTGGTTTTACTATCTCAATGAAGTCTTTTAGTATCCGACTAATCTCAATTTTGTCAATTGCGGTAGCCTCATTATTAATTTTGCTACCAAACCTTTCCTTAATAGTTTCAAAAATATTCTCTTCTGATATAAAATCGGTTAAATTTTGCCGCATTTTGCTTCCCTGCTGTGAGTTCTTAAATCACCTATACAAGTGAATGATGGATATTTAAAACCACCCCAGTATCGCTCTGAATAGACTTTAAGTGGTAATAGGCTAGCATAACAGCTTTCTTTACAGTAGTGATTTTAATTTCCTGCATACACTCTTTCTCAACGGGATTAATACACGGACCAGGATTATAGCAATAGGAGCAGTATTTCCTATTTGTTATATTAATTTGTTCTTTATAACCATTCCACTCCGGGTCAGCAAAACCTCCATAAACTACAACACACGGAATATCTAATGCCCTACATAAATGAGATATTCCGCCTTCTGCACATATAATAGCCCTACACGAAGTAAGAAATTCAACAATTTCCCGTACTCCTCCAACTTTTGGAATAGGTTGAAACCCAGATTCCTCAGATAACTCAGAAAATTTCCCCCAATTCTTCTTTCCATGCCAGTGATTCTTATGTATAACCTGAACTCCAATATTACCCTTTCTATCTCCATGCTTAAATTTAAAATAGATCTCAGGTTTCAAAATAGGTATTTCAGTCTGAATTCCATATTGCTGACAAACTATTTCCCAATCTCTTAGTATGTGATGTTTTCTGGGCCACTTTCTATGAATAGGATCATCATAACCCAGAAAAACTCCCTCTTTACCTCTTGTATTAACTTCATCAATAAAAGGATTATTCTCTAATAAGAGAGGATAATTAGTATTTACAATTATCTTCCTATCTGGATATGCCTCCTTAATTTTTCTCAGAGTAGGAGTCATAAATAGACAATCACCTATACCATTAAATGATTTTATTACTATATCTACCAATTTCTGCTCTCCCCAATAATGGGCAACATCTCCTCCTTATAAATTCTATCCATATTATACATCCGTCTCATAAATGTCTTTGCCATAAGTGAGTATTCTTGTCTCATTCTACCTCTAATAATAGTTGCTATATCTTCGTAATATTTATCACCCGGTATTGAAAAATTATGGGTAAAACTTCCAAAATCAAAGTACAGGGCATTTAAACCTGCAACCTCTGACTGCATTTGTAGAGATCTATTCAATACTAATAGCACTCCACCACTTAAAGCAGCCTCAGGAAGAACAAGTCCAAATGCTTCTTCTCTCGTTGGAAAAATAAAGAGGTTCGAAAGAGAAAATAAATCTTTCACAATATTAGCATCAACACCTGTTTCAAAGCGGGGAGTTTCAAAACGTGAACTAAATATTAATTCTTTATCTGGTTCTAAACCAAGACCCCTAGCAGTCTGGCAATATTGCTCAACGGTTTGACGATGTTTGTCAACATTACACCACTGGTTTAGAATAATAAGTCTAACACTTTCTCCCTGCTTCTTTAGGTTAGAGAAGATTCTTATAACATAATCAACACCTTTAGCATGAAGACGATCAACTGAAGCCGGATATACTTGAATAATAGAAGCATTCATTAAGTCATATTGATCTATCATCCTACAAGCAATTGGATCAAAATCCATAAAGGTTCTCATATCCTTTATATGGTGAACAATTCGAACATCATCCAACTCCCCTCTAAATTGTTCAGCAACTCGTAGTCTATCAGTTTCATTAGGAAATATGATCTTATGCTTCTTGCTTGGAATTTTCCAATATTCGCGCATACCACTTGGAATACTATGAACCCAATGAAGCCATCTAACATGGGGAAGTTGAAAAGATGCTTTTTCGAGACCTAATTTGTAAGGTAGGAACCAACCTTGGAAATTTATATCATGGCAGAAAGCTAATTCATAAACATCTCCATCTCCATCTGTATTAGTAAACACTTTTTTAAGTACCTGTTCTGTCTTATCAATCGTAACTTTGTGTTCTTCTTTTAGGTCATTTATATTGTGGTAATCTTTTAAATGGGCAAAAGGAAGGACTTTGAGCATCTCAACACCCTTAAAATCCTGATCCCTATATTTTTCGTTGACAATAAGGCCAACTTTGTGCCCATTTTTCGTGAGTGCTTGAATGTGGTCTTTAACAATTCCAGTTAATGAGTAGCGAGGATTAAACTCCATGAAGTTTGTGACAATACAAATCTTCTCTTTCTTACCCTTCCCTACACTCTTTTGCTTAAACTGTTTAGGGGGTTCAGGTTGAGGGTGCGGAGCAAGTTTCCTTTTATCCTGAATTGTAAAACCGGATTCAGGTTGCTTTTCCTTCATCTCAACGATTCCATCTTCCTTCTGTTCCATATCAATAACTTCACCCATATTTAATTCTCCTTTTCAATAATCTTTCCTATCACCTTATCAAATCTTTCTGCAAAAACATTATTGTCTAGAACTTCTTTTAGCGCGTTATACGCATTAATTGTTATATATTTGTACTTAGAATAATTTTTTATGACTTGAAAGACAGTTTCTCTAAAATCTGATAGATCTAATTTGACGGGTATATAAGTTTCCATAGGTTTGTAAATATCTGGCCATGTTTCTATATGTGTTATCTCTGGTTTAATCAATATTGCTCCATGAACTATTGCTTCAAAATCTCTCCAACATAATTCCCCATCTCCAAGCGGACTAATACAGACTTTTGAGTGTCTCATTAAAAAGTGATATTTTTTATCTTCTCTACTTTTCTGAACAGGGAATCTTCTAAGTTCCCCACATTTTCCGGAAGTGGTAAATTTATACTCCTCACATAACTTTTTAACCTCACTAACAAAATGATTTCTGTGAAGTTGATAGTGCTCATCGCCCTCATAGAATGGTTCTAGACCAATACTAAAGTGAATATCAATTGGTCTCTCAACACTAAAATCTGGTGCATGCCTCGTAAAGAAATCGTATAGACCTAAATTCCAACCAAGATATATTTTTGAAAGGAGGTCAGGATTCCACTTATTCCTAGGAGTGTATACCTGAGGTATCTCGTATATAGGACTTATTAAATGATAGTGGTAATATGGTAGTTTAAACCTATATAGGTGTAGGTCCTTAAAGAGACACATCTTTGTACAACCAATGACTCGCTCTTGTTCAAGATGCCAGAAATTCAATTTACCTGTAGAAACTTGCTCATTAAATATTATTATCGGACTAGACTCGTCGTTGATCCTTTTTGAATAAGTATGATAGTGAACATCTTTTGGAATAAAAGCAAAATTTATTATCAATATATCGTAATCGTTATTAGAGAATTGATAACCATAATCCTTTAACTCATTTATAGCCCTAGCAATTGGAGTATGTGTAGCTAAAGCTATTCCATTATACCAAACACAAAGTTTAAATTTCATGGACCTCACTCATCTTTATCCAATTCTGAGATTCTTTCATCTCCAGGTAAACCTCACAGGAACTACAAGCAATGTCTTGACGGCTATCTTCTTCTCCCAAGAGCATCTGACGAGCATATTCAATCTTCTCATTATTCAAACTCTCTCTGAGACCTTCTTTAAAAGCATTACCAAAATCTCCCCAATACTGAACACAGCAACCAAGGACTTTTCCATCATAATTAATTTGAGGTTTTGTCCATAGTTGAGTACAGAGGTTTCGAATATAATGCTTACCAAATCTGTTCTTAAATTCTTCTCGTGTAGGAGCTCTCTCAGGTTTAGCTATAGAATCTTTAACATAAAAATTTTCCCAAGAAAGTTTAGGGAAAAAACTCATACCTAACTTTTTAGCCATTTCCCCTGCACTTTCAAGTTCGTGTATATTATGATCAAACATTATAAATTGCCAAGTTAACTGTGGATATCTAGAATTGTACTGCTTCTTAAAATAATTGATAGTTTGAATATTCTCTATCACAGCATTAAAATCTCCTCTGCGTCGATAGATACTATAAGTCCCTGGTGTAGCTCCATCAATAGAACATTTCATACTTCGAAATTTATATACAATCATTGCTTCAAGAATATCTCGACTAACAGTATTTAGATTTACACCATTATCAGCACTCAAACCTACATCTCTCTTATAAGCGTGGTAAAAAATAGGTATCAAGTCCGGGTTGAGAAAAATCTCCCCCCAATTAGAAAGTTCAATATTCGAAATCCAAGAGTTACTATCAACGAGATTTTTAAAATCCTCAATTCGAAGATGTCCAGATCCAAGATACCTACTCACATCTCCTGAAGATGTCGGACAAGAGGGACACTTTAGTTGACAAATTGTTGTAGCTTCTAATCGAATAGATTTCATTACTCTTCTTTTCTAAAACTAAAATATTTCTCACACCATTGGTGCAATTTTGGTTTGTTAGTTGCCCAAGTCCAGCAATCATTACTATCTAGTTTAATGTCTTTTCTGGGGTCAAAATTCTCCGAGACAAGAATCTCAAATCTCTCATCATGAAGCTTATTAATTTTATCTCCATGCCATAGATGAAAAATTAGACCAGGAACAAAATAAACATTGCTTTTAACTATATTATAAATTTCCTCAAACCACACATCTTGATCTAATTGCATTGGTTCAGAAGACAAACTCCTAATATAATTAAATTTATGACCGTAGAAAGTATGGGCCATCATCAAGTCACCAGAACCAAGAATTAACCTATCATAAAAACCGTGCTTATTAAAAATCTCTCTTCTGGCAGCCCAGGCAAACCCAGAATGACCATGTATAAAAAAATCAAAGAGCTTTTCCCTATCAGAATCTCGCATACCGTAACCCATACTATGAATTTTTTGACCCTCTTCTAATCCAAAAGGCAAATCCTCAGAACTTATTATTCCATCCTTTGGTAATCTAATAACGAATGAAAAAGGTTGAATAACAAAATACTTATCCAAAGATTTATATACTTCCTCAACCCAATTATCATTCTGAAAAATAATGTCACAGTCAATCCAGATAATCTTAGTACAATCATCCGGAAGATTTCTTAGACCAATATTTAGTAAACGCTCTTTTTGCCATAATATCGTATTAGATCTTAGTTGGATCAAAATATCAGCATCATCTTTAGTTAACTCAGGTTCCCTACCTCCGAATGATAACTCAACACATAAAAGTTTCAACCCTTGCTTTTGACTAGATAACCTAAACTTCCTATAATTCTTAACCTTGTTCTTATATCCAATAGGATTAAAGAATGAAGTCAAACCCCACAAATTTATCTCCTTAATCTTCTAGCTAATTGAGACCTATAAATATTCTGTGGATAAATACTTTCGGATTTTATGGCTACTAGATTTACTGAATTGGGACCAAAATCTATAGGATATTTCTGAGGATTTTTAGATCGTATATTCCAGAAGGTACCTCGTGCTCCACAGTGTCTCCCGAGTTTTTCTCCTCCACCAGATATCCACATACGACTTCCTAATCCAGCATCAATATTAGTAAACAGGTTCTCATAAGGAGCTTTTTTATGATGATCAAAACACAAGTTTATACCTCTACCATCACAACAGACATTACCTGAGCAATTACTTACTGAGATATCATGTATAAATTGAACTTTAAATTCAAAATTAGTAAAAAGATTATCATCTCCCTGTAGATATATACCATGATGACCAACACAATTATCTCTACCTTTCCGGTTTGATTCAAAAATAATATTTTGGATAGTACAGAATTTACTTCTATCAATAAATATTCCACTATCAGCATTCACAATCTTTATATTTCTTACCCAACAGTCTGAGACATTACTTAAAGCTAAAGCATTATAACCAAGTTCAGAAAAATGACCATCGTACAACGTATTTGGAAATTCAAAACATAGATTCTCTATACTAATTTTGGTCACACTTGAATTAAATTGATAAACTTCAGGTAACCATTCCAATTTTACATCGAAACGTAGGGGGCGATCAAATATAATTAGGTTACCTTTAACCTCAGTAATTCTACAAACTAACGAGACTTTTATATCTTTCCAATTATCAGTATCACCAGAATCGCCTGAGTATAGATATTGTACTAAAGAATTACTTTTTCTTCTAAATTTTATTTCAATCCTTTGGCCAACCCTTAACTCATCTGCTGAAGAAACTATTAAAGAGTCCTCTCCACGCTTAGCTTCTGCAATAATAGATGTAAGAAATCTCTTTTCAAAATTTCCCTTAATCCAGATAAAACCTCCAGACCATGAGTAATTAGAAATTCTCATTTCAGGAGTAATTTTCCAATCTGGTTTAATATCAGTCAGGTGGTTGGGGAAATATAAAACCGTCTTGTCTGGGTCCTCTCCTATGAGTGATACTTTACTTTCAATAATCTTAGTAATCTTATAACGACCAGAAGGAATATAGATAGGTCTATTTACTTCTATAGCATCGAGAAATGCTTGTGAACTATCACGACCATCACCTTTCGCTCCAAAATCATCCACTATACTTACACACTGATTTATTTTTGGTAGAGGTTCTTCTCCATGGTGGTAACCAGCATAAGAAAAATCAGGTAGGTAACTTTGAGGACTCCACTGTTCTCCATCTTCTCCCCATAGATTAGAATACTGATTATGGCCATGTTGGTGGATAGATAGCACTTCGACCGTATCTCCTATTAAAGGCATATATACAAGATAGATACAATTCTAATAAAGACACATTATAATTCAGAAGGGTCATCTCATATTTTTCGACTGCAGCATCATAGATATGAGAGAACATTGGGTCAGTTACTTCAACGCTACCCGTAGCAACCCATAGGTCATACTGATTTTCAACCATTCTTACAAGGACAGCTATCATAAAGAAAAGTTCAGACATATAGAATCTTGGTCTTATGCCAAAATAAGGACTTCTTGAAGGAAGGTTTATATCTTGAGTTCGGTGGGCATATTCAACGTCTTCTTTAGTCAATAACCAATGTGGATCTGGATAAATCATTTCATCAAAAGGAACATCTGGCCATGGTATGGGCATTTCACCTGGCCCCAATTGCCTTGTAGATTTACCTCTAAAAACTAGTTCACCCGGTCCTAGAGCATCCCCTGGTTCAGTATATTGCACATCATACTCAACAATATCAAGGTTACTCAAACCATAATATGCTAAAACTTGATAGAGAGCATTGGGGGTTCCCTTAACCTTATACAGATTAACAAGGTCAAGAAAGAAATTTACTTTAGTTGTAAAAGTCAATATATCTACTGGTACATCATATCCGAACGACTGAATCAACTCCTGAACGTGAGTATCCGGCATAGAGAATACTTGAGATACAGTTGCTCCAGTTGTGCCAACAGTCCTAAGTGTAGCATACCAGTCTATAAGAAAAGTTCTTAACATCTTATAATCATTTGAATTAAAGACAGATTGATCAAGAGTGCTCTCAAAAACTTGCTCAGAAACACCCCTTTCAGATTCAGCTATATTTTTCGTATTATTGTCGAGGTCAATCGTATCGTAGGTAGGGTCTAATCTCCTTTGGTACAGATAACCCCATATTGTCCAATAGTCTTCAATTTTAAATCCCATACTTACGTACCTCTGGCAGCTATAAATTCAAAGAATTGCTCAATAACAAAGGCCTCATAACAACTCTCCAAAACCTCATATGGTCGAGAGAAAAGATTTACATTATCATAACCTGAAGCATCCCCATCAATCTTCAATTTTAAATATACATATATCAATTTAGATAAACTAGTATCTAAGAAATCCAATGAAGCATATAGAGTTATTCCGGCAGTTGAATCAACTAAGGTTACTGATGTTGAATCAATCATCGTAACACTTGTTGAATCAATTCGATATGCTAACAGAGCATTCAATAGAGTCAGATCATGAGGTTTAAGTTGAAACAGATTAAATGCAGCGGTACTATCACAAACCTCATAAACTCTAGAAGATGGATAAATAGTAATCCTATCTCTAACTAAAGATGGCCATGATGACTTACTGGCCACATCTTGAAAAAAATATTCGTATTCAGTATATGGATACGATTCATTAAACAGGAGTTCAATAAATGATTTCGGTTTTAAATAGATCACTGGTATATCAACGGGATAAGGTATCTTATCCTTGTTAAGATCCCGGAGAAGAACCGCTCTACTAAACCAATGTTGTAACTCCTGTACTAGATTCGTAGAGAATGGTAGTGTCATTAATCTTCTACTCCACCTTCTTCTTCCATCTTTGCTAAGCGAGTATAATAGTCCCCTAATTCAGCCAAATGATCTAATGCAATTCTTTTAGATATCTGAGGACATCGAGTATGCTCCATCTCAACTTTTATTCCCATCCTCAATTGCTCAGGATCAGCATTATCTTCAGTAAAACCTTTTTCATTGGCCCTTCCATAAGCAAAGATATCTCCAAGGATTGCATAAATGTGCTCTTCAAAATCATGCTCATTTATACCAAGTTCATCTGCAAGGCCATGAACTTCATTATCTGTAGGTCTTGGATTCTCTTTAAAGAAATCAAGTATCCTCATCCTAATATCTTTATGGGTCTCATCTTGTTCCTTAAGATAACCTATATTTCTAGATACTACCTGCTTAAGTTCACTGAGATGTCTTTTATCTTTCATATTATCCTCACTCTTCTTCGGCGTCTGCCTCAGCTTTAGTTGCCTGAATTACCCCAGGTGGGTGATTAGGCGGAGAGTAAATACTATAGAGTTTCAAGTCATCTTTAGCCGAAGTATTTACAATATTATGCTTTGTTCCTTCGGGAACAATAAAAGCAAAACCATCTTCAATTGGGATTTCTCTCCCATTCAAAATTACTTTACCTTCACCAGCATCAATCCTAAAGAATTGATCAACAGCAGGATGGATCTCCTCACCAACTTCTCCGCCAGGAGGAATACTCATCAATACTAATTGAAGATTCCTTGGAGTATATAGAACCTTTCGAAAATTATCATTTTCAACTGTATCTTTTTCAATATTAGTCACAAATCCGTCATTAGCATTATAAATAGCTTGTTCATACTGCATCTCACGGATACACTTTTTCCGGACAGGTCACCATCTCATCCCGGGAGGGCACTTTCCCTTTTCAGATAAGAATTTAAGATAACTCTCCATCATATTATCCTCCTAAGGTAGTGGATACCATGGATGCATCGGAGTATATACTTTAAACCCAGATTCGTCCTCCTCTTTCTCATCTACTATAACTTCAACCTCATGTTGCTTCGAGTCTAACTCAGTCACAAATTCAATTCCAAGTCCATCCAGAACATATCGAATAGGGTTCATTAGTGTAACACTATCTGAACCCGCAAATAGAAGACCTACAGCATTATTAAACATATCTAATACTAATGATCCAGAGTCTCCACCTTGACTCATAGCGCCTGCCATTATCTGATCTTCAAATATAGCAATAGGTCCACCGTAATTAACCTGTGCAGTCACGTGGATCTGAATCACAGTATCCTGTGTATATGCTGTCGTCCTCCCGCTCTTCTGAACTGCTGTCCCTAGAGTCGCTTCTGCTACACCCTTAACATGACCAATCTCAAGAATCACCAGCTCCATATCCTCCGGATTAATAGGAGTAGCTATAGCACAATCTACCTTATTAGGATCTCCAGGTTCAGCTGCCTTTGATAAGGAAAATTTATGACTGGATTTTAGCAATCTCCCTATACTATTGATAATCTTCTCGACCTTCTTGGCTATAGGACATATAGGTGCAGTATCTCCAGAGAAAGAAATAGGTACATAATCTAAGAGATTAGCTATTGTATCTTCCTCTCGACCACCATCAACTCTGCCTGGTTGAAATATGGCATCGCCTACACTAGCTTCATTGGAGTTTGCAAAAACATGGTTATTACTTAACAGGAGTATAGTATCTCCACGCTTAACAAACGCACCAAGGGTTCCTGCGGTTATATCTTTATGACCAGCAGAGACACCAGCAGGATATGGCCTCCACCAGTCACTTCGTTCTTTTAACGCAACAATTTCTCCTGTCTCGATAACGTCTGTTTTTATAGCACCAAAAGATTGTGGAATCACATCAGCAGCAGAGAGTTTCTCAATTGGAAGTTTCTCTTTAACTGACACAATCACACATATTTCATCTGTAGTTACTCCAGCTACAGTTTTGAGTCCAACCCCCACTGCTACTACATTAGCCTTTTTAAGGAGATTACTCTTATTCTCGTCTAGAGCATTTTTTGCCGTCATTATGTTACTCATTATTTACTCCTTCGTTAGAGTAAACCTTCTTCTTCTTCCTCTCCCTCTTCTTCCATATCTTCACCAGTCATAGGGTTCTTTTCAGGAGCACCAGCTGCTTCTCCGGGTGGAAGAGGTTCTTCAACACTTTCATCTTCCTCATCCTCAAAAGGAGGGCCAAACATTTCAACTGTTATCTGCTCCTGCAACAGTTGTCTCTTTTCTCCGGTGTACAATTCCTCTAATTTATCAGTTGGTCTTTTCATATCATCCTCCTAAAATTGAATCATCTTCAATTTAGCATTTAATTTAGAAACCTGCCCCGCTAGTTTCTCACGGCACTTCTCAGGGTTCTTATCCTTAGCACACATTCCCTTAGCTTTATTCAGAGTAGCTATTTTAGCTTTAACTGCTTGAGCTCTAAATCTCTTTAGACACTTAGTCTTTTCAAGGCCAGTATAATCCCTACAGGTCTTCTCCGCCTTATCAATAAAGGCCTTATATGCTTTAGCAGCTAAACTAATTGCTGTCGGAACAATAAAAAGAGCAGTAGTTGGAGAAATTGCTGCTTCAGATATATTATCATCCTGTAAAACTTGAAGGTATTCATCAACCATCTTGCTCATAACTTCCTCCTAAATTGATCCTTTTACCATTATTGCACCAAATACTAATATAACTATACCAGCAGCTATCATAGGAGTTCCTGCTGCAGACAACCATGCAAGAAGAAGTGTAACAAGCGCTGAACTAAAAAATCCCCATGCAAAACCTCCAGAGAAGACTGTTCTAGGGTCATCTGGATCTTGCTCCCTCAGTTGACCCCTAAGAGCTTTCTTCAAATTCTTATCAAACTTCAATAAGAGGTCTTTTGTCTTCTCCTCAGGTTTATCTTCACGACCAGTCATTACTCCAACTGCAATAGCTAAATATGAAGCAATTGTATCTGGAACATTAGGATATTTACGTTTGATATATGAGAAGGTCAGTCTATAAGGTAAGTTAAAATTTGGAGAGAATTTCTTAGCAACATATTTCAATTTATCATCTGAAATAACAGGAACAGTTGATAATATTCGTTTAATACCTTCCTTATCTTTTCTCTTAAAAGCTTTAGATAAAAAATACCTAAAGTTATTAAGTTTTCTATCTGAAAGACGGCCTAGGAAAGACCTTATATCCTCAGTTATTATTTCATCTTCTTGTAGGAGCTGTAGATAATTTTCTACTAACTCATTCATATTATCCTCCCAACGCGTAGGTCATATTTTGAATTTGTTCCCATTACAAGTAGTCATTATCAGCAAATTATGCTCCCACTTCAGCATGGTAATCTCGACCAAATACAACTATATTAGTTTTTAATTTTTCCATCTGATCTACAACTTTAGATTCACATCTTTTGAAGCAATCTAGTTGTTTATCTCCAGGCAATTTATTACAATACTCACGACAGGCACGATACTGTTCTAATAGACGATCTCTTTCTTCAAGATATAGCAGATATTCCTCAACCTTACTACTCACAATATCCTCCTATACAATCCAACATAATCTTAGTTGTAAAGTAATAGTAGTTAGCGGCACATTACCATGCACATCTACAGGGTCCATGGCAGGTGCAAGTTCTGATTTTCTCAACTTATTATCAATATCCATAAACTCCATATACACAGCAAGATCGCCAACCTTAGGATCCTCACCAAGTCTATATTTGTCTCCCTCTCTGTGATTTCTAGGTACTGAGTATATAATCTCATGGTACTCTTCTCTTGTGGGTAAGATCATATATTCAGCCAAAGTCATCTCCGGGTAATCACGGTGTTTTCTCATCCACTTTTTTAATTCATCTTTTGATAAACCCTCTGGCGGTTTTTCTATACTATCAAATAACTCACCATTCATATTACACACCTTCTACTTTCTCAGATAGGGCAGTCCAACCAGATTTCTGTGTTTCATCATCAACATCATCTGGTTCTACTGAAAACCAATCTCTTCCGTTAAATCTAAGACCTACTTGGTCCTGCCATGCCTTGGCTACAAGAGAGGAACATACGATACCACTTGATCTATTCAAGGTACCTGTAAACCAATTAGTTCTAAACAGGTTATCACAGAGTTGCCAGAATATAGTAGCTAGACTGAACTTCCTACCTAATTCCCAATGGAGTCTCTCAGCAATACCGGCAGCATCCCCATCACTCAAATCATTCTTCCTCACAATCCTGTATGCTCTCTTTGACATATACTTCTTAACCTGAAGCATATCTCGTTTAACAACTTTCATCTGTGCCTCTATTAGCATGTTAGGGGCTACCATACAAGATACATGAGTAAATCTAGCAGGGTCCCCGCCCCCACCATATTGAATAAGTTTGAGGAACAGGTCAGTAAACCAATTCTTCTTAGCACGAGTGAGAATTATATCACCCGCTTTTAATTTGGGTACCTCAATACCAGTATATGACTGTGATAGTCCCATATTAAGCTCCTATAAAATATACTCTCTCAGGTATATCTGGTTCGTACATACAAAAGGGAATCAACCAAGTCAAATTATTTATCATTGAATAATCAAATAACCTATTGGTAGGTACAACCTGTACTTTTTCATCAGTTACTGTCTTAGCAGAATTGAATACCTTATTATCTAATATAATTGAAAAGAAATAAACTCTCCAACCATCACCCTCTAGAACAACTTTACACCTCCACCAATCAGATAGAGTAATAACTCCCGTTTCCTCAGAAAATTCCCTAGCCATTGCTTCATACTCACTCTCATCATCCTCAATGACTCCACCAGGTCCATTGAGTGCACCTTTTTGCCATTCCGGTCTTAATTTACGGATAAGAATCACCTTCTTCTTACATTCATCGAAAGCAAAACCAACCACATATTTAGTTATTCCATTAGATGTATTGCGCATGAAAATAGAATCCCTTCATCTCAAAGTTAGGCGGATAGTCAAACCACCTAGGTTTTATCCATACCTGGTGTTTTCTACAGTTTTGATCCCAACAATACCGACTAGGTACCAACTCAAGTTCCCCTTTACTATTCTGTACAGGAACAAATCCATTACCCCAATAATGTCTATGCCACCACATATTCACCCTCCTTCTAATCAAGTGTCAAATCCCCCCTTACGTGTCTCCTTACCCATTTACCAATTGCTATGTGATCACCCATTGACTTAGGTCCTACAGTTGCCTTCCTAGTATCTGGGTCCACACCACATGCCTCCATTACATCTGCAGGACAGCAATTATATCCAGCCTCCCTCAATATCCAATGCATCAATTGAAATTTATCTGCATCTACCATTTCATATTGTTCCATTAACATTCCTGTATATCCACCAAACTGATAAGACTCCCCTAACGCATGGAATATCATCCTAGCTGTAATCCTAGCTGCCAACCTATTTATGAAATTACTCTTCAATGGCCACTGAGGATCAATAGGAAACTTAAACCTTGGATATAACCACTTACTTATCTTTGACACATTAACCCCCCCACAAGAGAGTTATAAAAACAACCAGTCTTACAAGATGCTACAACATGACATGATCTACACTTATCCGATAACTCAAGGATAGACTCAGTTTTCATAGATGATGCACATTGAATCATATTGAATATTTCGTCCATCGTCTTAAAAGTATTATCATCTTTGAGAATAGATCCTAACTTAATCCTTGTCTGATTACAATAGTATAGATCAAAGTTATAGTCAATCAACCCTAAATTCAAATCCCCACAACAACATATCTTCTCTCTATATAGACTATCCATATCAAAGGTATGTAGAATATCTATCATCTCTTGAGTATAGAAGCATATAGGAAATACATGGTCATAACCAAAGGGTATATTCATCCTTCTAAGTTCAGGCACAATGTCTGTAATAACATTAATCCATACTTCTCTATATTCCTTTAGTATAGACTCGTCAAATATATTAACCTGAGTATCGGGAGAGAGCAATATCATAACCTGTGGGTGCAAATATGTAAATTCAAGTACCTTATTAACAAATAGATCAGAATCTCCTAGAGGAACAACACAGTGTAGACCTATCTGGTGTACATATTCCTTATACTCCTCGAACTTATTAGGATCAAATACGTAACCATTTATCTTATAGTCTACTCTACCCCTAAAGTGATTCTTCATCAGCATTCTATTAGAAGCATATTTATGCATCGTAGAACCATTAGTGAATATAGAGATAGTCCTATAGTGATTAAGTGATTCCTCAACGACCTCAAGAAATCTAGGATGCAGAGTAGGCTCCCCACCCATTACCTTTAGTTCATGACCTCGTATATAGTCGGTGTTATCCTGTATAAACTTGATCCACATATCTGCATCCATAACACCCTTAGTCCGGAAGTCTGCATTGAAGCAATGGGGGCACGATTGATTACATAGTTCAGTCAATATAATCCTATGTACCAACCTTATCATATCCAGTCTCCCAACCCCTAATTAATAGTTTTAGATCACGACCATCAAGGAGTATTATATCTGCAACATATTGCTCATCTACTTCAGCATGTCTTGGTCTCAGTATGACAATCTTACCCTCAACCTTATCCCTAACATAATCGACTGCATCATTTGATATCTCAGACCAACCTAACAACGAAATCCTCATCTTATGTTTTATCCTAAATCCCAAGTCCACTTCAACGTCATATTTAGTTGTAGTGACAACCTTCTTGATTAATGCCTGAAACTCCCACCTGAAGTCTTTTACTGACATATTCATTGACTCCTATTTAGGTTTAACCTTATCCCACAACCAGTCTACGAACATAATGAAACCTATAATGCCACCTATGAGAGTTATCCATGCCATAACTTCAGCAGATACAGGAGGCGGTCCTATTTTAAGTTTATCAGTTGGGAATAATATACTCTCCCAAAACCTTGATAGGTAGTCTATGGGGTTCATATATAACTCCTGCACAGTTGCTTCATATCCTCAATAATACTTCGTATATCATTGGGACTACTAACACAATCACATGAGGGTCCTTGGTAACAGTCGCAGAAATGTATCAACTGACAATGGGGACACTTAAACCATGTCTTCAGTCTTTTCCCACACCTATTACAGTTGACCTCATAGTCCCTATTCAACTCATTGTCAATCATCCTGGATATATCGCTGTCTGACAATATGCTATCCCCCTATATAGAGACGTCATCAAGGTCATATTCAGTCATTTTAGGTAAGTGTATACTAGAGTCTTCTTCAGTATCATTATCATTGTTTAGTTCTTCATCTGGGATATTCTGACCCTTATTATCAATTCTCTCAATATGCTCAATGTCCTTTGTATGCTTAACCATACTGGGGGGTAAATAACCCTCATCCTTCATCCACTCTTTTATAGAGTCTGGACTAAGGTCTTTGGGATATACGCAGTACTTGGTTGCCTCAGGTGACATATTTGTGATGTTCAACTTGTCTTGATCGGTTAAGATGAGCAGGATGGGTTGTTGTGCGGAGTCATATATGGTCTCGTCTATTTTAACTCGGAGACCTGTTATTATGGTAGCTAGTGAGGTATATGATTTGTCATCTGGTATGGGGTGGAGTTTTGTTTCTTTTGTTTGATTGTTTGAGTGGAGACAGTTGTTTGCAGAGAGCATATCAAGGGCATGTATGAAGTGAGTATAGGGATGATATGTGGACCAATCAAAATCGGGTTCATATTTGACGTTTGTAGACCATCTTCCCTGGTGGAAGCGTATAATTTCTTCTAGAAGATCGAATTTTTCTTCAGAATATAGTTGGAGGATGACATCTTTGTTCTTCCTAATCATATCTGCTGCGATCATGTCGTGAGCATTTGCTGTATGATCTCTCAATTTTGGATTTTCACCATATTTCCAAGCATCATGCAACGCAATTCCAAGACATATGATGTCTGCATCAACTGATTTTGGTTCTGCTCCATACATTCTCATAACTTTTGTTGCTGCATATAACATCTCATATGTATGCTCAGCAACTGTGGGAACTCTCCCATCATCTTTATTATGGTATTTCCCAGTAGACGAAGTTGGACGATTCCATATCGCAGTTATTTTGGTCAGCATTGCAGTCCATAGTTTGAAACCATCCTCTGACATATTCTCTCTCAACAAATCATTCAACAAGATTTCATAATTCACAGATTGCATCCTACCCTCCATTTTTGAAAAATTTCTAAGAAAAGCCTATGGCAACAGGTATTCAGAGTCCCATATCGCGATATATACGCGTATATATGCCGCCATATAACGCGCCATATACGCCGTTATGTCATCTTATATGGGTCAACTATCACCCACTGCTCGAATTCCCACCGTTTCATATTCACCAATACATCACAATTGTCGTCAGTTCGTATAAAGATCCATCTTCGGTTATATCCAGTTATGACTCCTTGCTTCCCCCCTCACCTCTACTTTGACGTTTATGTTCAGTCTCTTATTAACCATAAAGTAAAAGTAAGATACTAAACTATCTATATAATTCTTAGCGGCCAAAGCAATCCCAAATGCGATAACAGTTTGCAGCAAGAACCACCATAGACGCGGTTCAATAGCGTTCAATATGTTAAGTATCTGTTTCTCCGCCATTATGTATCTCCTTTTCTTTTAGGTATTCATTAACTATATTAGTAACTATTCTACGTATTTCATCCCGTTTTCCCTTGGCTCTCATGAGTTTTGGTTGGTATATGTAATCTTTATTGTAGAATTCATGGCCAATATGCGAATAAACCTCATCTAAGTGCTCACAAGCTGCTGAACAATTAGTATAGAGTAGACATTTTGAACAAATTAGGTCATTTATTGGATCTGAGTCATTTTTGACGGAAACGACTATTTCACCGGATTTTACTGATTTCTGAGAAAATTTTTCTTTCATTTCGTGGATCATCTATTACTCGCCTTTTCTATCTTTTTTTTACGTCCGAGATTTTTACTCATTCTGAGCAAGGGCAATCTTATGGGTTCCCAATTTTTACCCTATATAAGAGATTCGTAAGCATAAAGGCAAAAGCAACGAATGGGAGCATACATATTAAACAAGCAAATGAACCAGTTAACTTAACCATATCCCACCAATCCCCCATTAATTGCTTCCTTTTCTCATACCCCTCCTTTATCTCACATCTAACCCCACATATAGTTATTACTAAGCATTTCGCACAGGGATCCCTTAGTCGGGGTAATATCCGTTTTTTCATATCCAAATATCCTCAAAAATTTATAGAACTAAATTTTCACCCCTATAAGGCATTAGGTATCCCAGTCTATATACTCTGAAATCCTCCATCTCCTAACTATTCTCCATATAATCTTCAGTATATCTCGGTCTCTCACTAATTCAGAGAACCTTCTAGTCCCAACTTCAATATCTTCCCTTTTCAATTCATCCATTATAAACTCTACCCATTTATCATCAAGGGTGAGGATTTTAGGACCAAGTTGCTCCACAGGGACATCCCTGTATAATCTTGGTAACATTCTCCCGCCATAATTCACACACGCCTCAATGGGACAGGTTAGGTTTAACCTCTCATCTTCAGTATTGATACATTCAAAGGGTTCGCTCTCAAAATCGCACTGTTGACAGAACATACTTACAGTTATATACTCATTATCTTCATCATGCCTGCCATGCATTATTTTTCAACTCCTCTAATCCTCTCTACAATCTCCGTTGTGGAGTACCTCTTCAATATGGGTACAAACTTAACCTTTGCAATGTGAGATCCCACGACTTCTCGATCCTTCCAATCTTCACCCTTGACTATAATGTTAGGTCGTATGGCCTCTATCAACTTCAGTGGGGTTAGTTCATCAAATATGATGACTTTATCAACGAACCTAATAGACTCTAACATCTCTTTTCTCTCGTCTTGGGGTATAATGGGACGACCTGGACCTTTCAACTCCCTGACGGACTGGTCGCTATTGAGGCCGACTATTACATAGTCACCTAGGGTTCTTGCATACTGAAATACCCTCAAATGACCACAATGTAATATGTCAAAACAACCATTTGTGAAAACAAATATTCTTTCGTCATTCAAGTTTCTTATCTCCTGCAATTTCCATCAATACCTCTAATACTTCTAAACCATTCACTTGTCTATCTTCATTCTTATTCAACCACTCTACTATTTCTCTGTATGTGAATAAGAATCCTGGACACACCACTCCACACGTAGGATTTATAAGGCAACCAGTACATATAGTCTTTGATACGTTTATTAGAACCTCTTTTGCTGACAGACCACACTCAAACATATAGTCTAGACCTATCATCTTTAGTCTTATGTCTCCACCTGATTTATATTCTCCGAGGGAAACCCATAGGGGGCCGGCGGACTCTAACTTTTTATCCATTACTATTCCTGTTGTCTAGTACGGTTCTTAAGTCATGTTCATGTATCCAATCGCTTCTACTTAGTTCGGGGCAGTCTTTTTGGGGTGGACAAGTGAATGAACGGCCAATGAAGAAACCTATAATTAATGCTATGATGATAACCACTAGATGAGATAGTAATTTACTTTTCTTATTGTCTTTTGGCATTAGTTTCCTCCTCTCTAAGATTATCTGTTATTTAGACCTTCTCTTCGAGGACCTAGATTTGAGACGTTTGATCTTGTAACCTTTCGTCTTATGTGGGGGTAATTTAAAACCTATGAACTCACCTGTAAACCTGTCGTTAATCTCCATTGGGGTGAGACGTTTGTTGCACTCCGGGCACCTGTATTTTCGAGTATTATCATCTACCCATATGTTCTCGAATTGGCACCAGTCATTCATTTTAAAAAACCTTTACTATATATGTTATTTTGTGGAGAATGTATTTGGCGGTAGATCAGGTTGATGTTGTCCTGGTCTACACGGAGGGTTCCGGAAGTTTAAACCCTCCACGCCAGTACTCCGTTTTGCTCGTGAGTAGCCCCATTGTGATCTAAGGGGAAAGGAGGTGATCATATGTCAGAAGACTATGATGACCGTGCCGCTAATGACTTGAGTCAATACCGCTACGAAGCGCGTATGACTCTAGACGATCGTCTTAAACATAAGATGATCAGGCTAATAGAAGTCATTATCGACGAACTCACGAGCAGTGAGTAAAACAAAAAAAGGAGGTCATCACGACTCCTTTTTTTGCCTTGTTAACTATATATATTACTAACTAACTTGTGTAGTCAAGTGTTGAGAGATGAAGGTCTCCCAACTTTTTTTATTGCATGAATTGTTGTGTTATGTCTCTAAGTTCTGTCATGAAGTCATCTTCTGAACTATTATATTCGTACTTCTGATACCATTTTAGTATTACACCGTGAATTAAATGATAGTTGCGACACACACGCATACAAACTGATTTAACTAAACACTCATCACATACTACTCTTGTTATAGCAGCTAGGGTATGTCTACCCCACCCTGGTTTCCATTCCCAACCTTTCTCGACCATTCTCTCTCCACTCCTTGACAATTCGATGAACAGTGTGCCCTAACCCTACGGGGTTTGGAAGATTTGGGGGTATTGAAACTCCATGCTGCCGTAGCATTTTATAGAGATCTACGCAGGGCATACTACATACAGTATACACTAGACACCCTCGACATGAAGTTAAAATTAAATTCGCCAGTCTTTCAGCTTGATCCATATCTACCACCGTAATCTACAACTTTCCCATGATCCATCTTTGTAAATACTCCTTATGTTCCATTTTATAATATTTACCATACTTTGCCACTCTAGTCCTAGGTCTATACATATCAAGGAAATCAACAACATCAGCTCTAAATTCCGGTTTTCTGATACCAGATATTGCTTTAGTAAAAACCTCTGGATGGATAACAGCAGATCCCATACAAACATAATGAAAAGGAAATTTTAGTCTAAGTCTGAGATCTCCAAAATCTCTATACATCCTTTTAGCAAGTTCAATCCAATATTCCTCACCCTCAAACAAATGCCAAAAATCACAACCTGGTGCAGTAAATAGAAGCACTGGTATTCCTAAGTCTTCACATAGTTTTGTTATAGAACCATTTGGTGACTCTTCTTTATCTTTGATCCAATTCCATACAACTGAACTAGCAACTCGATTAATACCTGGATCCACAATTAGTTTATCTAAGTCATAAGAATGTTTTCCAATAATATTAAGTTCAAAATCAGTTGATAATTGAAAGTCATGAAATATTGAACCACCATTATGAATCAACATCTCGACATTTCCGCGTTTGATAACTTCCCCCAAATCTAATTTGGCAGTTTTTATTACATGACCTCCGATTGCAAGGATTCTTTCTCTATTCATCTTTTTCTCTTATGAATTCCATCATATCTCTAAGAAACCAATTCTCTGCTTCTTTTGTATAAGGACGATTCTCACCTACTTGACCAGTTGCACGTTCAATCCAGTCATACTTGCCTCTACCATCACAGCGGTCACAGATAGTCGTTTTTGGTTGGCTATCTCTAACCAACACAACAAGTCCAAGACCATCACATTTGCTACACAAATGTTCGCCTTCTTTCAGCCTCATTTCTTCACCCAAATATCCAATGCATTATATCAAGTAGAATGAAATCCCTTACTTTCAATATAAAACCATATAGACCAAAGATTATTAATATAAGGTAGGCAAATCCAAGAAACATTACAACTATAGCAACTAGAGCTAATACAACTTTGATCCAATGAAATATCTTACCCCACCAAGGAAGCTCTCTATAATATCTCTCAAATGGTTTAGGATATTTTTGCTTAACCTTTGGCATCTTTGTTAAACAATGACTTAATCCAGGCAATAAGTTTATCAACTAATTCTTTTGCCCATACTGGTTGTTTGAGAAAATTCCAACCTATCACTAAACCCACCAATGCACCAAATATGAAATTACCCATTATAATTTCCTCCCTACTCACTTATGCTTTTTGCGATTGTTATCAACTCAGCTTTTCTTTTAGAGGGATTTGTATGGTGTCTAACATCCGCACACATGATAATTAGATAATCCATATTCTCACAATAATCCTCACAAGTTGCTTTGACTATACACTCTTTACATACTATATCTTTAATAGCTTTCTTATTCTCATGGTACATACGCATATGTTCTTTCATCTCTTATCTCTCGCAATTTTCCTCTTCAATGCACTTGCACATCTTCCACAAACATTATACTCTTCTTTTAGATTCTCAAAGGCTATCTCATCTCCAGACCACACCTGACGAGCAGAAGATAGTTTAATACCACAACGAGTTTGATTCCATTTCCTTTGTATATGTACTTTATTACTCTTTGAATTTTCATCACTAATTAAGACAACTTCTGTTGAAGAATACTTTTTTGCTCTCTTCCTTCTTCTTTCTTGTATGATGAAATCTGGAACCACACCTCCAAATATAGACCTACAGGGACCTATATGTGCTCTACCACAATCCATACACCATTCAGTCATTTTTTCCTCCTTCATTATTCACGGATATTTCTATACGTTTCGACTGATACGCTATTAACGTATCTTCACTTGTACATATGTCCCAACAATAATACCACCAATTGTGAAAAATAAAAGATCTAAGGCCGTATCTTCCCAATTATTTACGGGCCATTGATCAACTGTCTCTCTTGGTAGTCCCAATAAGAAACCACTTATTCCGCCCATGTACCAGTTGGGATCACTAGCAACAGGGTATAATGCAATAAGCGCCCAAGCTAAATGAAATAATTGATCAAGTCTTTTCCTCCACTTCTTACCAATCCATTCATCTATCTTATCTTTTAGACTCATTCCCTACTCCGTAGCTAGAGGATCTAAGGGATAATATAAACTGGGCCACTCCTGAGTTTCTTCAGGAAGTTTTTCATTCATGTTTATGGGTCCAACGAAATCTACTGGTTTTGTACATGCTTGTCTAGCTAGATTTTCATCTGAGAACACGCCCATGATTTCCCACACAAACGGATAATCTTTAATTCCTTTATCAAGATTTAACCTTCCCACAATCCATAGTTTCATAGTTGGAAATTTAAACTTTGTTTCGCTCATCCTCTTTCATCCTCTTTGCACTATTAACCGCTAATTGCCATACCTCACTTGGATGTAGCCGCCTTCCTATCTTCTTCTCTATTATTTTCATTTCCTTATATAGAGGGTTAAATACTTCAGAATATAGAACACAAGGATCATCGCAAACCGCTTTAACTATACAATGCTCACATATTATTTTACTAACTTCTTTATTCATAAGGTGGTCTCAAAGCAGACTTTCTAATAGCTTCTTTATTTACTATGAGTTGTAAGTAATCTATGCTTGCTATAGACTTCTTACAAGTTGTGCAGTACTTTATAGGAGTACCACGACCTGTCCACTCCATTCTAGCAAAATGATTTTCTCCACATATTGGACATTTACACTCAACATCTATCTTTTCTATCGGGGGACCTAATTTGTTCACTAGAACCTCCACTAAATATGTCTACTAAACGCTTCAACATTGAGTCTAGGTGCCTGCCGATTATGATTCCTACAATGGTATAGATGATGGGTTCATAGGTAGACAAATTAAACTTCATTTTTTACTTTCCCTTCGGTTTCTCCGGAACTTTCGGATGTGATTTGATTGATTTCTGGACTTGTGACGGAGATTTTCCTTTACCTCTCCAATAGGTTGATGCATGAACTTCGTCTTTAACAGCTGCACAAAACGCGTTAGGATCGCTAACCTTCCCTTTCATCTTTTCGACACACAGTTTGAAAAATCCAGGAGATTTGGGTCCGCCCTTAACTCTCTTTGATAGAGTTAGTCCAAATCTTCTAACACTGTCCCTTGTCCATCCTCTCGGGTATGCTTTAAAACCGGCTTCTTGTAGATAAGTTAAGTATTCATTGAGTAATTTCATAATCTTCTCCTAAACTTATTTTACCAGTTTATTTTATATTTGTTCCGGAATATAGGAATAATAACCAACAAAGCATTAAAAATAATTAAAGGAAGTGTTTCTCTATGGTTTAGGAACTTGGTCTGCTCCTGGTGGGGGAGTTGTGGGTACTGGAGGTTTATCTTTTCTCGCAGCTCCAACCCATCTCTCAACTTTGTTTGAACCAATATATGTTCCCCATAGAATTGCTAGGAGTTCAGGGGTCATTGCAGGGTAAGGCTTTTGAAACCACCAAACAAAGGGGAACATTCCAACAATCATTCCGGTAAGAATAGTAGCAAAGAAAGCTGTCTTCGATGACTGATTACTTACACTCCATAGGAATTTTAGAGCCATTATATACTCCTCATAAGTAGTGGCCACCTTTCTTCTTTATTTGAAAAGAATTCGGTTATCCAATCTCTTTGCTCATCTGTTAAATTCACACTATTACCTGTATCTAATTTAACATTATGTCTAACATTTCCTGTAAGTATACAACCTTGAGGTAATCCAGTGAACTTGGCTATTTCTATTCCTTGCTTCTTTGGAGTTGAACAATAATCTTCATATCGTATAACCCTATATATTTTCGGATCAAGATTTGATACTTGATTATTTAAAAGTGTTAGTTGCTCATTACAGATAATGGCTGTATTTCTAAGGTTAGTCCCAAAATTTCTTCGGAAAGATGATAATGTAGACATCATAGGATCTCTAGTCATTATAACTATTTTCAAATTGTCAAATAATTCAATCATATCCTTTAAGTCTGGCGTATAACGATCTCCCTTTCCAAAAGGAGCAGACCTCTTATATAATAGAAATTGTTTTCTATTATATTTTTTGAGTAACATATCTAAAGTTGGAATTATCTGCTTCTTTGCTCCTTTATACTGCTTTATATCACCAAAACGATCCCACATTAGTTTTGTTAACTCGTTAAACTCATTAATTAAAGGGTCTTTTATTGGTTTGTAATTTCCTCCAAGAGTTAATACATTGCCGGGAGTACTCATAATTCTAAGCATCATAGTTGTGCCTGAACCAGAGCAACCAACAATAAAGATAAAATTATAACTCACTATATTCTCCTATAACGCTAATATTACTGCTATTGCCACCGCTACAGTTCCCACAACTCCAAGTGTAACCTTATGTTCTATTCTTTGTTGCTTCAATTCATACTCCAATTGTAAGACTCTATTCTCTGCATTTATCCATAAAGTTCTATATCGTTGAACGGTAACATCTTGGAGTTTGACTAGTTCTAGCATTGAGTTATAAAGTTCTACTTCAACTTGAACTCTTTGTACAAGAAGGTCAGCAATCTCAGTCATCATCTTACCTTGCTCTATTTTAGCAACTATCTTATTATGCTCTTTCACAAGGTAACCGATTATCTGAGCATCATCGGGAATTTCCCCTTCCCAATCAAAGTCACTAGTATTCCCCTTTCTCACAAGATAGATTGGAACAGGTTTATCCATCTTGTGAACCTTCTCCAAAATTTCAGCTAATTTGTCTATTCTAAGTTTAAATGGTTTAGTAAATCTTTCCTCTACTTCAATTGGTTTAAATTCATCAGGAGGTTCGAATTTTTGTGCTCCTGCACAACTAGTTAGGACTCCAACTCCAAGAATTAGCAAGAAGAGTATAGGATTCTTTAGGATCTTGAACATTTTTTAGCTCCTTAACACTTCTGTTAAGCGTTCGTATTGATCTACCTAAGTCAACTTTTATTTCTTGTACCACTTCTTTTCTTTGTTCGAATTTGGTCACAAAATCTTGCTGTGCTTTAGCCAAATTTTGTAGACTGTCAACTAGCTTATATATATTCTCCTGTTGCCTCATATTATATTCGAATTGATTTCTTAACATTTCTGACGTTTCAGTTCTCATGCTGAAGAATATAATACCTATGATGACTGCTAGTATGACAATCCCAAAATCTTTTATAAAGGTCATAATTTTAGCCATTGTTTCCATATTAATTCTCCCATTCCTCTATTCTGTATCCTAGAAGGTCAAATAACTTTTCATTATGTTCTTTATAAAAATCATTAAACTCTCTTTTATCCTTTTTCTTTATAGGTTCATATTTTCTTGACCAAACTTTATATACTTTTTCCTGACTATCCTCGTACATATCATCTGTCTTTTTATTATACCTCTTAGACGTAGGTATTCTCTCAGTTGGCAATTCAATTAGTTTAGCTCCAATAAAATTATATATCTTTTTCATCTCCTCAGTTAAATTAACTTTCATCCTCTCACAAATGTATATATAAATCTGTTCTCTTGGGAAAAATAATAGAACATTATTTGTAAGTAGCTTATGATACATACCCAACTGTAAATAGAGTTTTCCCCTAGGTTGACTTTTACAATTATCAAGACTAAATGGCCAACTTAATTTTCTCTGCTGGAGATTCATCTGATAATGTGAATATGCTCGATCAATTGGGTTTCTAATACCTATTAATAGCTTAGTGTCTGGAGAATGTTGAGACATAAGTCTCATACACTTTTTATAACCTGCATAATCTGGACTTTTCTCACCACAAATATCACCCTGAAATCTACTTTTATACCAGTCGACTCCTCTCTTCCAATTATTTAAACCCCAGAATCTCATTTCTGTACCACCACTGACTCCTGGTCTTATTGGCCCTGCTGGTTTGCACATTGTTACGTCAGGGTGTTTATTTAAATTTAGAAATAGTTGTGTTGTTCCACATTTCATAAAACCTGCTATTATAAAGTCTGGAAATTTCAAGATGAATCTCCTAACTCATATTTTGGTCCATCGAATCTATTGAATACATCAATAACTTTATTAAGTCTTGAATCAACCTTTAGTCCAAAACCATTTCTCTTGTAGTTAAAGGCTCTTCCTGTCCTTACAACTTCGCTATAATTAAAGGGATCTAGATTACAGTGCTTATATATATTTGCAGTGATCTCTTTAAAATTTAAAACTAAATTCTCGTACTTGATAGTTAAGCATGTCTTCAATTCTGAAATTTCTTGTGTATAATTAGGTATACATTTAAGATACTGATCAAACATTCTTGGTATTTCTTTCTCTATTCTTCGACTCCTATATTTAAACCTTATAATTGAATTCCAAGAATCAAAGGGGTGTCTCACTATTTGAATTATTCTTGAATCTTTTCCAAATGTTTTATTCCACTGTTTACAATAGTCAACTACAGTAACATTTGATATATGCCTTTTACCCAAAACTCCTTTCTCATAAATTAGTTTTTCTCCATAATTAAGTTTGAATTTCGGGTACCTATTATATAAATACTGCTTATTCACAAATCGAAATCCCGGTAAAGATCTACTTCTTAGAATATGTTCTTCATTAAACATGCCCGCCACTTGGGGATGTTTCTTACAAACTCTGTATGTAAGGGTAGTTCCACTCCTTGGAAAACCAACTACTAATATCTTTACTCCCAATATTATCTCCCTCTTAGGCGCTTATGAAATTTATTAATTTCTCCATATAATTCTCTGGTTCTTTTAATAACTAAATCTTCTATTTCTTTACTTATTGGTTTTTTAGTAGATGCTCTCCTATGATCTATAGAATTTATTAGTTTTCTAAATTGGCCAACGTCTTGGCGCTTCATATCATCAGTCCAATGCTCAAACCTGATAATAGGATTTCCTGATTCAAGAAAGTCATACACGATATTATTCCATCTAGTTGTATACCAAATAGCTAATTCTTTTGTATCTATTCCCCCAAAAGGTTCAGCTTTTTCTGGATGCCTTCGACTATACATTGAACAATAAGCATATACAGGGTTGCGTACAATACACATTGCTTTAACTGAGTTTATTGTTAGAAACGGACTAAATTTGGAAACTCCGCCACTCAATAAAATTGGCTTTTTTGAGTTATGAATAAATCTTACTAAATTGTCATTAAGAGTGATACTCATATCAAGATCGGTTCCTGTACGATGTTTCCATGCTTTTTGCATGGTCGGTTTTGGCATATGACATATGTCACCATTAGCACCAAGAACCACATCAGGTCGCATATACGCATCCATGAATCTACGGATATGGGATGTCGCATGACCACCCCACGGTGCAATTACTACTTTAATATTCTGGTTCTTCATAGTCAGTTCCTTCCCATAATTCTCCAAAGGGAAGGCAAATTTCAAGACATTCGTTAAGTAATGATTGTGCCTTCCTCCTCCATTCTCTTTTTGGGCTAACACAAGCGACTACAACTGTAAACCCCTGTTCCTCTAATAACGTAGCAAATTTTGCTATAAGCATTATATTGTTTTCTCTTCCCTCGTCTGTAAAATCAGAGGGAAAATATTCCCTTATTTTATCTCCATCTAAAATAATTCCATTTGTTTGTTTTGCAATACGCTTTGCTAAAGTTGTTTTACCAGCCCCAGATCTACCTGTAATCCAATATACCATTATAATCCTCTAATTAATTAATTGTATCCAGTTATTACAACAGCTCCGTGAATAATTTCAACACTCTTCTCAACTACTTCTACACCTTCTTCTTCCGATGGAGGTTCAAGCTCTAGATTAGCTCGCATCCTTTCCATGACAGCTAGTGGAAAGTCTGATTCGATTGCTCTTTTGATACAAGTTTCATATGGAGTTTTTACATGGATGATTGTTATATCTGCTCCATATTCTTTCCCTAAATTAATAACTCTTTCTCTTCTAAATCTTGTTGTATGTGTTCCATCAAGAACTACATCTAATCCTCTAATTAGACTAGCTCTTACCATTGTATTAAATGTACCCCACACAAATTCTTCTAGTCTTGGATCAAATTCAACTCCAAGTGCAAGTCTAATATCATCACCACAAATGACTTGGTACTCCCGCAATTCTCGGTCCACTATTGTCGATTTCCCGCTCTTCGGTAGTCCGCACATTATCACCATCTTCGGACTTCTCTTTTCTTGATCGTTCAGCATTCTCTAATCCTTTTTCAATTATTGTCTCATAATAATCCATCTCTTACTCCAATAAAAATTGTTTTAATCTAGTTGCTGATATAGCAGCAGTACCAACCTCTGCAACCACCAAACCGGCTGCAGCATTTGCAAGTATTGCTGCCTGCTTTGAGTTTAGTCCAGAGACTAACGATAGAGTAAAGGTACTAATTACAGTATCACCCGCTCCAGATACATCAAAAACCTTTCTTGCTATTGTAGGTATTTGGATAATTTGATTATCTTCAAAAAGGGTCATTCCCTTTTCCCCACGTGTTATTAATACTGTCTTACAATTAAGTTTATCGAGTAGTAATCGACCAGCTTCATCTATAGTATCTGTATTTGCCATAAGTTTAGCTTCATAAGAATTAGGAGTAATTAGTGTGGCCCCTTTATATAATTCTATATTCTGTACCTTAGGATCTACTGCTAAAATAAGATCATTAGGTATAATTGAGCGAATTCCGTCCATAAGCTCTTGAGTAACAACACCCTTTCCATAATCAGCAATTATAATAGCGTGTAGTATTGGTAATTGGTCAGTAATTGCATCTAGAATTTTCTTGGTATATTCTGAGCTAATAGGTTTTGTATCTTCCAGGTCGACTCGAACAACTTGCTGAGAGTGAGCTACTACTCTAGTTTTTACAGTAGTTGGTCTTCCTTCATCTATTATAATATAGTCGGTAGGGCTGCTTATGCTTATAAGCATTTCTCGTAACTTCCATCCTGTAGAATCACTCCCGATTACTCCACAGATTGTAGCATTTCCCCCCAAAGAAATAATGTTATGTACTACGTTTCCGGCGCCTCCGAGCATCATGGATCGCCTTTCAACATTAACTATTGGGACTGGAGCTTCGGGGGAAACTCTTTTGACATGACCCCATATAAATTCATCTACTATTATATCACCAACAACTAAAATTCGGTTATCTATAAATTTATCAATTCTTTTTGCCAAAGACTTGTTTGTGAGTTCTCCACTTTTCGCCATTTCGCATTTGCCTCCGACCTTTTCTAATCGACTTGAGCAATGCCTTGTTTTGGTATATATTTTTTGCCTTTTTTGATTTCATTGATTATATGTACCGATAGAATTCTGTCTTGTTTTAAAAATAACCTCAATGCCTCAACTGTAATACACTTCGAGATCTCAGAGTAACAACTTTCTTTTTTACAATAACTCCGATCGCTCCTTACTTCATGGTCATCACATTTTGCGCACGTGCCTAAGATCATAGTTCCTGTCATTTCTATTCCTCTTATAACCCTCTAGTTTTATAAAGTTTCTACATTTCATTGGTTTGATAACATCTACTTCACTAGGATTCTTTGACAATTGCCCAGACAACTCATATATAGTTCCCCATACTCTTGATCCACGGTATCTACAGGTTGCTATTTCTCTCTCACACATATTGAGGCTAACAAACCTATGTCGAAATAAACACCTTACAATTTTCATTTGTTAATCCTCAAATAATTCCCAAAAATGATTATTGATAACCTCCTGAATTTCTGGATCAGGATCTTTCTGTTCCTCAAAGAAATTGTATAGAAAGTTATGGTGGGTCTCTGCTTCCTCTTTCGTAAGATTCCTATATCCTGGAAAAAGTTTCTCACAGAATTTTACCCACGTTTCAGCATCCAACATCCTGAACCTCATTTCCTGGTTCAATTGAAGGCCCCTCTACTGGAATATCTGCCTTAGCTTCAACTTTTAGTGTAATAGGAACCAATTCATAAGCAATAATATCATTCTTAATTCTTTCCCACGTCTCCTTCTCAAAAGGGCCATCCGCTAAATCGTTACCACGAGTCCAGTCTTCTCCAGCTCTTGGTTTTCTTGTGGATACTACACAACCAAGGTAACCTTTGTCCTTACTGCGGTCATGAGCAACTATGGCATATTTATGATCATTTGTATATAACCTAACTCGTAGTCGATGCTCATAACCTTTCCCATCTCCTTCTCCCTCATCTTCAACGACTTCTAGAAACCTATCAACTCGACAGTATCTAGCAATTTCTTCGAACCATTTTTTCAACTCATCAATTTTATTCATCATTCACTCCTTCTATAAACGAAAAAAATTGAGGGGGTTGCGACCCTTTTAAAAAAGGAGTGGACCCCCTCAGCCACATCTATCCCAAAGGAGGACGAGTTCAGCGGCCTTTTTCTAGTGTGGACCGAACTCTACCACGTGCAGGGCCGCAGACACGAATTGACATGACTCAAAACACCACACAAACCCCCGGCAGATCAGAGGTAAAGGCAGCGGCAATAGCATCGAGGAGATGCGAATCTTGTTAAAAAGGGGTGGGCTCCTCAAACCACATCTTCCCTCGGAGTCGGCTAGTCACAGTCAGGATTTTCTGGTGCGAACTGTGTCTAGGGCCGCAGATTCGCAGACGGCATGGGCTGGACTCGCACCAACCACTATGCTGAGATCGGAGGGATTTTTGTAGCATAGTGGAGAGATTTTTTGGAGCGGGGGAGAGGAGTCGAACCCCTTCTGGACTTGGAAGGTCCATCCCGGCCACCCGGCCTCCGCGTGTATTCATTTTTAAATCTCCAGCGGAGTATTGTGATTTATTTTTCGACGAAGCATTTCTTCTACTATTTTTTCATGTACATTGAAAAGAAATTCAAATGCTTCTCTCTTCACATTTCCCTTCTTTGTCCATGCTCCATAAAGCATATGACATTTTCTATGTAACTCAATTAATTGAGGATTAGTCAAACTTCTAACTATCCTACCACTTACATCCTTCTCAATCTCCTTCAAGCGATTGTATGTGGAGGGCAATCTTTGTATTATTTTCAAATACCTTTCGACTATCGGATTCATATCTGATTCCGTTAGCGAGGACGTTTTAATTGTCTCTTAGCTTGCTCTTTAAGCAAGTTAACATATGAGAAGGTTGAAAGCTTAACATCTTCTTTCATCTCTCCCTTTTCTCTCTGACTCTCAACCCACTTTGCAAGTTTCTCTTGCATGCCATCAGCCCAGCTAGAAAGGGGTTTATCTCTTTCACGATTCCAGACTTTCAAGTTAATAAGAGCTTTTGAAATTTCTACCCATCCTTTTTTCTTAATTAGATCCTGAAAATGGGACATTGGAAGATCTTCAACATTCTTTCCCTCAGGAACTTCAAGAATACCAGGGTGCTCAACCGGAATCTTTACCTTTTGCTCATTGAGCTGATTTAGATACTTGTCAAGTTTCATTATCTGTACTCCTATCTTAATTTATAATATGTTCTGTTTGAACAATAAAATCACTTATATATTGTCCAATGTACCATTTGCTTCATCGAGAGTATTATGAACATTTTGTAGAGATTCTAGAAAAATCTCTTTCTGCATTATGAAGTTCTTTGTGGCCTCTTCAAGTTTCTTCATAGATTTATTTGCACAAACTTCTTCTCGGAGATATGACTGAATCTCAAGGGCCTCTCTAATATCATCTTGACTAAGGTTACAAGTTAGTAACAACAAATTTCCTATTCTCCTTCCTGCACCTTCTATTCTCTGTTGCTCCAATGCTTCCAAAACTTGCTCATTCGTACACTTGTCTCTCATTACTAGAATTTCTCCTATGAGAGATTTCCCTCCGCTAAAAATAGTTTTCTGTTTACTAGGTTTCAGCACCTCTAATATTTTTCTTAGCATTATTAACCTCACGCTTATATCTCTCAAATTCAGTTTCTAAGCGGACTAAATTTACTTTTAAAGCATCTATCTCCTTTATTTTCTCTGCTTGTGGTTCCATTTTAGTTTGAACTATAGACACTTCTCGAGTGAGGTCAGATAAAGTAATTGAACACCCATCCATTGTCTTGACTAAATTTTCTAACTTTCTACAAATTCTTGCATCACAAGTAATTCTATACTGCTTACAAAGTTCTTCCCACCTTTCTATTGTAAGAGATTCTTTTGCATAATTAAATTTAAATTTGAAATAGTCTTGAACCAACCATATCAGTAATGCAATACTACCTGTAGCAATCGCTGCAATAATCACGTGCAGAAAGTCATAGAACGTGAATTTATCCATCTATTATATCCCTCGGAGAGAGCATCTTCTCTATAACCTCATAGACATCTGAGGGATCTGGTTCAGATGTCATATCTTCTCTGAGACACATTGCTTTTGCTCTCTCAAGTAGAGCCTCCTGTGCTTTAGAATTCTTCATACCCTTTTCTTCCATTAAATTATAAACTTCTTGTTCAGTAATTTGATCCGGCCGAATATGCGTTTTGGCTTCTTTCTTTAAAGTCCTCTTCTTTTTCACAGGTCTCTTTTTTGGTGAAGGAAATCCTTCAGTCAGAAAGCGATCAACAGCATTTTGCATTCTTTTTAGTCTTTGCTCAACCATCTTACTTGCTTCATCTTCATCGTCGTCAATTATAATCTTTCTCTTATCTCCCTTCTTAGGGATAACAGTTTCATCTTCTATTAATTTAACACTAACCTCTTTTTTCTCTTTCTTGATTTCTTCATCTTCTTCGGTAATAACCTTTGCTTCTATTTTTACAGGGTTCACTACCCTAAATTCACTTCTCCAAGGATCCATATAAAAACCATTTCCTATGATCTCTAATTTAGTCATTAGCAGTTCATCGTCTTTTAGAGATCTCTTGACGACTCTATTTAATGCTGGCAAGTCAACAGAGATAGATTCACTACGCACTTCGGCCGGAAATCCATATTCAATATCATCTACTACAACTCGAAGTGTCCCGACCAGTTCCTTATAATCAATGCCGCCAATTTGAACTTCAAATTGAAGGGTTCTTTTCTCATTGACTTTTAATTTAAGTGCCATAGCAATATCCTCTCTAATTAATCATTATTATTATCAAACTTTACTTTGGTCACTTCAATTACTGTAAGGTCTTCCCTTTCTTTAGTTTCTTCTAATTCAACTTTCTTAACCATGACCAAAGGTCTTTTAATCTCTTCTTCTTCAATACGCAAAACTTCCGCGCCGCCTACTGGGGGAATAAGACCAGGACAGGGACAACAAATTATCCCCTTTGTAGCAACACTAGTAGCATTCATATATTTGTTCCCTCAACTTATGGGTCACACAAATAGAGATGATCAATATGGAACAAGTGACCCGCTGACCCATTCGATGTATGAATAATCTGTATAATTGCTTGCCCAACTCCACTTACATAATTAGCATTTTGAATTGTAAATTTATAGCTACTCTTCACCACTATACTTGGAAAATCAGTGGTAGCAGCAGTTAAGTCGTCAAAGACAGAAGTATTAAAGTTCCATGCTCTAATTTTAACATTATGTGCTGGGTTTCCTTGATAGTAACCAGCAAGACAAATATCAATATTAGATGTTGGTACATCATTAAAATCAAATCTAAAATCAAATCCAGGATTTCCGGCTATCTCGTTTAATATAAGGTATGTATTATTTTCAGTATAGGTATTAACAATTGTTCCAGAATTAATAGTTCCTGAACTTAAAAGAATTGATTTTGAAAGTCTCCAGTCTGGACTCGTTGTAGTTGCTGTTGAGGTTGTTGTGGTTGTAGTCGTTGTACTTGTTGTAGTTGACGTGCTTGTAGTTACTGGTGGAGCAGTAGTAGTTGTTACTGTAGTTATAGTTGGTGGAACCGGCATTCCATGAGGGTTTCCTGGATTTCCGGGATTTCCACAAGTTACAACCTCATATGTTTCCAGTCTTCCCTCGGCATCATAAGTTGCTGTAATACAATATGTCTCAATTACCCCAATATCAGTTCCAACATCTCCAGCATCGTCATAGATTCTAATTCGGCCAGTTATCATACATCCAAATTCGTTGAATGTCGTCTGATCAATATAAAAGTTTTCCTGAACAAGGCCAAGAATCCTCTGAAGCAAAGGTACCAAAGTATCAAATGTATTCTCAAACACTTGAATAGTATCCGCTTTACCCCAAGGGAAATAGGTATCATGATAAGCAATAAGATACCAATCACCAGTTGCGTTTGGGATAAAGCTAGATCTATAATTTCCAAACCCTAATTCCGTAAAAGATACAGGGACCGTTGCACTTACTTCGGCCCCCGTATCATCGAATATATGATATGTAAACGCAGTGGAATCAATTCCGGGGATTCGATTACCAGCAGTATCAGTAACCGTGAAATCTTCATGAATAACATCTCCCACACGACCAATCTGCATTTATTATTCCCCTTGATCCACACTCTACCATTTTGTTATGCTACTTGATTCGGCTCCACTTGTAAAGTCAAGCATAAACTTTCCAAATTCGACATATCTCCAATAGACATCTCCAGTATCATCTGCAATTGTTATGTCATATTTTGAGATTATTCCTATACCAAGGGTAGGTGGTCTTGCCCAGAACTGAGATTTTGCAGAACTCGCTCCATAAAATGAATCTGAAGTTCCAAATGCCTCAAGAGCAAACATACAGGCAGAAGTAAAACCAAACTCAAACATTACTTGACCGTTAACATTATCATCATTTATAATTCCACAAGCAGCTAGGTTTATAAGGCACTGATTTCTCTTATCAACTGCTTTCTCGCCTCTAACTTTCCAATCTGCTCGTGGTTCATAACCACCCGTATATGCATCTGTATTGATTGGAAAACTCTCCATCAAGTACCAGTCATTCTCATCTAGGTTAGATTCGACTAAACCTGGATTATAAGTTGAGTTTGGATAAGAAGCATCTTCATCAGTTCCAAGGACATGATCAATATTCCATGCATTTGCAAAACAAACATTCGCTTCTGATTGATTATGAACAAAATCTACTCTTTGATTAAACTCTTGTCTATTTTTCCCATAGTCATATCCTGCTTCGTCCATAAAGATTCCATGGACAGCAAGACTATTCCATTGACTTGCTTTTGTAGTAAAAACAGAATAATCCTGATTTACAGTTACATAACCAAAGATGAGGGCATCAGCATTCAATTCTTTCACTCGAGGAATGATTACTTGTGTATTGGCAAAATCACCATGACCTGGATCTTGTACTCCATCTCCAAATACAATCAAATTATATTTAGCAAGGTCTTTAGCAACCTTCTCATTATCCCAACTATTCTGGGCAGAATTAAAAGCATTCAACCAACCATAATAAATCAAAAGGTTTTTCGGTCGAAAGTACATATCTTCTTCCTCCTCAAAAAAGTAAGTTGTGGTTGTAAATAAATCAGCGTGTATAGTAGTTGTCAAAGTACTAGTTGTTACAGTTGATGTCGTCGTGCTAGTAGTTGTTTGTGGTGGTGGTTCTGTCGGTTTTGGTTTTTTTGGCATATTATCCTCCGGTAGAATTAAGGATCATAATGAGCAGTAGCAGCCCAGTCGACAGTAACATTTGGTTCATTATTCCCTTGATCATTCTCAGTTCTTATATCAAAACCACCAGCTGTCTTATTTTGCCACATACAAACAGCAACATCGTTTGGATATTGTGCAGACATCACAATAGAATAATTCATATCCGGAAATGCGGTATTAAAGGTAACCGATCCATCTCCTTGATTATTAGTTGTAGTTGTTCCTGTTTTCATAGTTGGACCGCTACCAGGAGGTGCTGTAGCAGTCACTTGACCAAAAATAGTTATTGAACTATCTTCTGCTCCACTAGAGAAATCTAACATAAATTTAGCAAAATCGGTATATCTCCAGTAGATCTGGTTATCACTAATATCATTCTGAACAGATGGAGCAGGGGCCCATACTCTTCCAGCTCCTTTGACATCTGGTCGATTCCAGAATTCAACAGTTGCTGAACTTGCTCCATAACCTGTATCTGAAGTTCCATATCCATCTAAAGCAAACATACAGGCAGAGATAAAACCAAAATCAAATAAGTCTTGTCCATTCGAATTATCGTTATTAATTATTCCACCTGCAACTAAATTAATACCGTATGTATCTCTATGTCCTATTGCTTTTACACCTCTACTCGCCCATTCAGTTCTAGATTCATAACCGTTATTTCCTGAATATTCAGTTGTATTGATTGGAAAACTTTCAAGGTGTATCCAATCATCTGCTGTTAGATGAGATTCAACCAAACCTGGATTATAAGTTGAATTTGGATATGAAGGATCATTAGCCGTACCAATAATATGATCCGTGGTCCAAGCATTTGTCATAACTAAATTTGCACTAGTCTGTGAATGAATGTAGTCAACTAAAGTATTAAATTCGGAACGATCTATTCCATAATCATAACCACACTCATCCATGAAGATCCCATGTACCTCAAGATCATTCCATTGATCAACTTTGGTTTCAAAATTTGCTTGAGATTGATTTGCAGTTACATATCCAAAGATAAGAGCGCACGGATTTAATGCTTTTACCCTTGGTATTATAATCTCAGTATTTGAATAATCTCCATGACCAGGATCTTGTATACCGTCACCAAATATAATCAAATTATATCTGGCCATATCTTTTGCAACACTTTCGTTATTCCAGCTATTATCCGAATAGTTAAAGGAATTCAACCATCCATAATACGTTAATAGATCAAATGGTTTATAATAACCACCTTTATGTAATTCTATCCAATGAAACCCAGTTTTATCATGTATTTCTTCAAGGTTCAGAGTTCGTGCTAGATGCTCAACTTCTCTTCCACCAGGACCAATAAACTTCTGAAAGTCAGGATCGTATATAGGATTCTCAGGGGCATTATATAATTCCCTCATAATGCCTATGAGATTCATATAAAGAGTTGTACCCTTTTTTCCAGTTGTTTGATCTTGAACAACTGCAGGAGTAATTTGTGTAACTGATGTGCCATCTACAATATAAGTATCATCATCGAATCTAGTTCTAAAATATAACTCACCCTCTACTGGGTTTGTATAGTATGTCCAACCATCTCCAGCTAATATATCTCCATTTCTAATTGCTTGTATTAAATCTTCACTATTTAAATATGCATGAAGTTGGTGTTGAAGAATCTCAAGTTCATCTCCAGGAGGAAGCGCTTGACCCATATCATCTATCAAGAAATCAGATGCTCCCGGATTTTTTAAGAATTTCCTCATATTCCACATCTCCACGACATTTCAACTTGAACAACAGGGTCTACAAACCTATCTCTAACCCAACATTGAAGAACCCTCCCTTTATCTATATCAATATTCAACTCATTATTATAATATACAAGACCTGGGTCTGGTATTTCAAAAGTGAACAACGTTCCATCTAATATAGTCCTTATTTCCATATAGGGATCTGAAGCGCCAGTCATACTCGCTACTTTGCACCATACTCCTGTTATAGTTGCGTACCTAAATACAAAATAACCCACATTTGCTGAACTGGGTGCAATACCAGATACATTCAAATAAGTATTTCTTGATAGAGAAGCTTTACCAAATGCAAAAACGTTCTTGACTGTTGCTAACCATTTACCTCTTGCCTCATCCCAAAAGCATATGAGAGAATTTAAAGTATCAATCCAAAGAACCGCTGTTGTGTCAGGAGTTGTTAGGGATGACTGAGCAACGGGTTGATATTCTATTTTCCCACTACCACTTCTATAGGTTAAGAAATAACTAGGGTTTATACCAGAATCATCAACTTCAATTCCTTTTATCTTATCAGTATTTCTCAATACTTCATGAATTCCATCTGAAGGTATTGGTATATGGACTGATTGATATCCAGGACCAAAACTTACACTTATATCTCCATTATATACATACTCCAAAAATTCATCATCTTGTTCACAATAAGTTCTAAACTCAAGTAAAGTTAAACTAACTGTAGAAGTGGCATCTACTACTTGATTACTAGGCAACCTAATTGGATTACTAGTATTATTCGTTATATTGTAGTAGTATACTGCCATTATTCATATAACCTTTGTAGTAATAAGCTAGCATATTCAATAGTTACGTTATCATATTTCCAACTAACCTTCGCTCTGATCTTTACTAAATCATCTGCATTAAGTCTTGTCAAAAACCTCCCTGAATCAAGAGTAACCCGAGTATTAGAGTATTGAGACCAGTCATTTCTTCTTGACCTAGATATATCAACTGCATTCTTAGAGGCGATTGTAGTATATTGAATAATTGCAGCATTACCAGTATAGAGGAAAGCAACTTTATAACTTATCGAATAGATTCCTCCTATTAATGCCTTAACTTCTGTATTACTATTTAATTCAGCATTCTTGGGTGTAACTGATAAACTTGATATTTCTAAATCCTTATAAGTATCATCCGCTACTAAAGTTTGAGTCGCATAAACATAACCCTCAATAAATGCTTGTTCAGAGTTATACTCATATTTACCCCAATAGTCTATATAGTATAAAGCATCTGATATTGAAAGATTTGAGGTACCATTATTTATGATTATATTTCCTGCTGCTACTTCAACTTTTAATGGATCAGCATTCGCTATTTCTGAAAACTCGAACTGCTCATGTAGCGAAACTTGGGAGGACGCTGGGATAGTTACTCCCAGGTCCTCCAGGAATATATCGCTCGTTGTATCGTTGATCGCAATTATATCTTTCCATGTTGTCATTATTCACCTATTCTCTCCAAGCGATCTCAACAATAAGTACTGGATCAGGAACACCAGCAACAGCATCAAGATAAGAATGGAGAAAATCTCCAGCAGACAGGTCAACGTTTATTGTATTATCGTGGGCACCTTGAGCAGCGGCAATTGATAGTGTGGCTATATTCGTTGCTGTACCATTCTTTCTTATTCTCATATCACAAGTTCCAGATGCATCTAGTTGTCCAGAAAGTGAAACTATAGTTGCGTTACGTGGAATACGGAAACCTGAATTATTTGATGCTAGAGTACCAACGCCGAAACTAAGGTATTGATTCTTTGTATTACCACTTCGACCAAAGAAAAGACTTATTTTTTGGACACTCAACCACTTTGTCCGAACATCGTCATACTCATAGAGCAGACCATTAATCACTGCCAATTGACCATCAGCAAGTCCAGTAGTTGGAGCAGAAGCTAGATCAGTTAATTCAAGAGGAGCATAACCACCAGAAGCACTTAATTGAACTGCACCAGAGTCGACATAGATGGTTCTACCTGCTCCAGGTCCACCTTGATCATATGCTTGGTCTAGTGTATTGCCGGTAAACATTTCAGAGTCAGCTATTCTTATCCAACCAAGCAAGATCTCGTCATCATAAACCCATAGTGCTGGCAAATCATTGTAATCAAAGTTTACAATGACTGCAGTATTATCTGCTGGTTGACCAAGATCAGTCCATGTTCCAGTTGTGAGTTCAAAGATGTTCTCAGAAGTTGAATCAAGGTTGATTACTCTATCACCCTCAGTCAGGTGCTTCATATCAATCCATGCAGTACCATCCCATTTATATAGGTAATCATTATCAGTATCTACATAGAAATCACCTGTATCTGGATTTGCTGGAGGGGTTGCTTGAATTACAAGAACTCTAGCTTGAACTGGTTCCGTCCATGTAAAGAAACCAAATGGTGGAACATTAGTAAGATTGTCCCAATGAACTTCAGCTTGACCAGACGTTTGCAATTCAGTTTTAGAATAATAGTTATCTTTGAGATAATAAATATGAACCATCTCAAGATATTCTTGTCCATCTGCAGCAGATAAGTCTCCATCATAACCATAGAGAACTAATTCACCCCCTCCTACTGCTGTTCGAAGATCGTCAGATGCTGCAATTTCTGGATATGTAAATTGATCAGCAAAAGGTATTGTGTCCCCAGCAGGAACATTTATGCCAAGGTCTTCGATAAACACATCGGCAGTGGAGTCATTTCTAATTTGTAATGTCCACATTTCTGCCATAGTTAATACCTCCTATTTATTCTCTCCATGCCAATTCTAATAATAAAGTAGGATAATCAACATTTCCTGTTATATTCTCTAAATAACATTGTAAGAAGTCATTTTCAGATAGATCAATATCAAGATCGTCATTCGATTTTCCTGATTCTGCTGCTAAATTTATACTCATAATGTTCGCCGGTGAGTTGTTCTTTCGGATTCTAAATGTACAGGTAGTTAGATTTTGTGTTTGGATGGTCACGGCAGTGATTGTTGCGTTTCGAGGAATTCGATAACCTACAACATTTGAATATATACTAGAGATAAGGGACATCCATCTATCACTTGATATGTTTCGATGGTCGATTCCAAAAGCCACATTTTCTCTGGCAGCACTTATCCATTTCAACCTAAAGAGGTCATAGAATAATAATAAACCATTGTCCTGCCTAAATTGGGCTCCGGGTCCAACAAATGTATCTCGTAACATTTCGATCCTTTTGTTTAATCTTCATAGAGGATACTAGACCCAGTACTTTTAGTCTCATCATACAACATATCCAACTTATTTCCAGGGAGTTCTCCTGCCGACTCTCTTACATAACTATGTAAGTTATTTTCAAGAGCTTTCAATTTCTCGAAAAAATGATAGATATTTTGAACTAGATACATCTCGGTTTGTTCTGGGTCATTTTTGTTTTCTAATACCTCCACAAGATCCGCAAGACCCTCAAACATTTCCCTGGAATCTTCAGAAGTTAGTTGTTGAAGAAACTTGTGAGCCATTTTCCCTGTCTTTTCCATTAACCTCTCCCGAAAATAAGTTTTATTTATATCAACTAGACCCTTGCCTCTCATCCCTTATTCTTTCTAAATCCTGAATTGCTTGATCAATATATTCTTGTGCATCATCTTCATCATCTTCATCTTCAGAGACATTAAGGATCCGAATTGCCCTTATAATATCAACAGGTCTAATATCGTTGGCCATGACAATAGATGCTGCTTGTTGCAGCAAAGTAATTGGTGATGTCTCAACATTAAAAGTTTTTAAGATATTAATAGCATCTTCAAGGTTGGGAACTGGCATCAATAGACTCCTGTTTTTCGTCTGTGTAAACTTCTTACTATATCTTCAATTTGCTGATCAATATATTCTTGTGCATAAGCATAACCACCCTCTTCTGGTGGGTCAATCAGATTTCTAATTGCATTTACTACATACATAGGTTTAATATCATTTGCATAAATAATTGATGCTGCATTTTCTAAAACTTTAGGATCACTTACGCCAATCTGAAAATCCTTTAATATTTTAATAGCGATCCTTATATCTGGTATGGGCATAATTAGTCCTTTGTTGCTATAATACCTACATTGGCGAATGGACGCCAAGAACTTGCAGTTGCTCCACCAGAAGTCGTACCAGAAACGCCCGTGGGGTCAGTAGTAAATGTGTGATAGTGACTATCATCACCACTACTCTTTAAATTCGGACCAAGGCCAAGTTCTGACGAGGTCACACCTGTATGAACGTGAGTTCCGGCATTGAAAGGGTGAGTATGATTTGGTTGGGTCCATGTTCCTCTCTGTTCCCCACCACTACCCGAACCGTCATAACTTGACGAACCATGGACAGCTAGTACAGCATCTCCAAGAGTAGCGTCAATTGTCCAACCAGTTGGAGCAGCAGCCTGATAAAAGTATTGCTTTACACCAGATGCAAATTGAACTACTTCGGGTGGAAAATTTGATGAACTTAGATCAGCCATTAACTATCTCCCTTTAAAAAACTTAGTAATTTTTGGCTAACTTTTTTCTTCTCTGGTTTTAACGAAACTATAGAATCTTTTGTTGCTTTTGCAACTCGTCTAAATCCAGTATCCATTGCTTGTGCAAGTTTGTCACCGGTTTTGACTTCTTCATTTCTTTGACTCTCAACCGCTTGCTGAATACCTAAGTGATTTTTTTCCATCCTAAGAAGAGAATCAAGTATAGCTTGAAATCTACATAGATCAATAACACTTGTCTTCGTGGTCTGAGTATCATGCATAGTAAGGGTTATATAATGACCACATTTCTTCCCATCCTTTTCACAGACTCCATCGCAGTACATCCTTTTACTCCTTTGGATATTTCTCCTTTACTGCCAAACACTTATTGAGCCACTCTTTAATATCTGGCCCGACATCAATCCCTTGGTCATACAGATATTTAAACCCTTTCATAATATAATCTAATTGATCTTTATGATTAGGATATTCAGGTCCCCTCTTCTCCCTGTGAGTAAATAAATTCTCATCAGGATTTAGAGTATCTTTGATAGATCTCTTTCTCTCAGTTATAACTTCAGGGTGATCAGAAGCATATGGTTCATCCCCTTTTTTTGTAGGAAATTTTGAGAAGTGGGAAAAGTTTCCTTCTTCATCAAAAACCTTATAATAAACAGTCATCTAGATTCTCCTAATTTCTGGTTGCTATAATACCTACATTAGCAAATGGGCGCCAGGTACTTGTTGTTGCTGCATTTCCTGTTACTCCACCATGATCATGTGCACCTTCCGCCTCACTCGTTTCAATTTTACCTGCTCCAGTATAACTAGCTGGACCTGAGGTAGAGATCCAAGCAACATCAACCGCGTCAGTTATAATAGCTGTTACTGATTCTGCTTTATGAGTGACAATAGTTCCAGTTTTATCACTTGCATAGATTGTAACATCGTGAGTATGGTCAGATTCACCAGTGATTGAATGGTTATGATTCGGTTGGGTCCATGTGCCTGCTTGCACTCCACCACTACCTGAACCAGCATAACTTGAAGAACCATGAACTGCCAATACTGCATCTCCAAGGGTAGCGTCAATTGTCCAACCAGTTGGAGCAGCAGCCTGATAAAAATACATTTTAGTTCCTGTTACAATACCAAGAATATTTTCTGCCTCAGTTTCGTCAAGTACATAAGCACCAACTACAATAAACTCAATAATGTCACTTGCAAGAAGGGAAGCACCAAATGTAACTGTAACTGGATCAGTTTCTTCATACTCATTTGGAAGACTTGGAGCTGCTTCCAAAGTACATTTCTGACCATTTAAATAGACAAAAAGAGTATTTGATCCTGGAGAATAAGGTTTAGTGAGAGTAAAGACAGTATTACCAGATGCTCCATCAGAACCTACATTTCTCTGATACAATTGAAGACCAGAGATATAAGGTGCATCTCCTTCCGTCGTAATTTTCTCTAAATAGTGCTCTCCACTAGACGTTTCTTTGACAATTGACATTTGGTATACTCCCTCATATTAGAACTTAATAATAAAATTAACAACTGCAATCGGGTTTAAGACATCTTGACTTGCAGATCCACCTGAATCGGTTGTTCCAGAAGCATTTGCTGATCCTGTTGATCCGCCGTGATCATGATCACCGTCTACGTCGCTTGTTTCAATCTTTCCTACTCCAGAAAAAACACCAGGTTTTGACAAACCAGCCCAATCTTGATCAACGCTAATACTATCCTGAAATACTGTTAGAGGCTCAGGTTTATGAGGAACAATAACTCCAGTTTTATCACTTGCGTAAACAGTAACGTCATGTGTATGATCGCCGTCACTCGCAATTGTGTGTGTATGACCACCATCATCGAAGGAATGAGTATGTGATACATCTTTTGTTTCGCTGCCGCCTGTATCACCTACAGCTCGACCACCACCAGGACCATATGGACCTCTTTGGCGAAGATCGGGTACATTAAAGGTTGCTCCCGCCCCACCCCAAATATAACCTATGGCTGAGTGTAGCTCCGGATAATCTGCTACAAGATATGGACTGCCATCACATAATAACCAACCAGGAGGAGCGGCGATTCCAGCAAACATCGTAACTGTACCAGAGGGGACTACATTAAGTAATTGGTTTGCTGTTGGGTCTGGATTATAGAATACACCCCAACTCCTAACCTCTCCATTTCCGCCCCCAGTAATTCGCATTCTTAGATCTGTTCCAGTGTTTGAAAATATATGAACTCCTCCATTAGCAGTAGTTTCCCAATTTGCTCCACCATCTGCTGTAACTTCTATTGTAGGAGATACTGTGTCGTCATAATCAATATAAACCATACATTCTGTTATTGTTATTCCTAGTAAAGGATCATAGAAATTTAAACTCTGTAATACTTGACCAGGAGTAAAAGTATACTTATTGTCTGTGGCATCATATGTCATTGTAGAGTTTAAAAGGTCAACAAATGATTCATCAAGAAACCCATCCCAACCACAATTAAGATATATCGACCGACCAAGCATATCGGCGTACATATCAAACTCAGAACCGCCGCCTCCACCTGCACCGTACTCTCTCCAACCTGTATCAGTACCGTAGTATCTTAATCTAGTATCTTCTGTATAGATTTCTCTTCCTTCATCTGCTGGAGTCCATACTGGAAGAGTTGGTACTCGTTGTCCAATAAACGGACCTTCCATCTGGGTTCCATAATTTTTACTCATTTAGAATCCTCCGTTAACCTATTATGATAGCGTCGAGAGATACGGTATTCACTGGCATCCATACTCTGAGTTTATAAGGCGGGACAGTGATGAGTTCTTCATGCATGGGATAGATTTTGTCAACCCCATCAAAAAATGCACTAGTTACCTGTAGACCTCCAAGGGAAGAAATATCAACATCATAATAATAATTCCCAGCGCTTAGGGTCCAATCACCTGGTGCAGTAATGTTATCTCTAACAATACTTGCACCAGCAACGAAATACATATTACCAGGGAAAAACCATATACTAATTGTACTTGGACCTGTTGCTGCACTTATTGCTGTTCCAACTGTCTGGCGAAAAGCAGGCGGTACAACATTTGTGACTGTACCTGCTTCGGTTGTAGATAAATAAAGAGTATCACCAATAGCAACTGTAACTCCAGTTTCAACTGGTACGTCATCAGCACGACCGGCCATTCTAACTTTACCGCTGCCATCGGCCTCATAACCAACTTGAATAATAACTGCGTCTGCTTGATGGTCAATAGAATCGGCAATAGCAGGTTGCATAGCACCACCTGCATCAACATAACCTAATTGACCAACAGTCATTCCAATTGTATCAATATTATCTCTAATTGCATTAAATGTTTCCCAACGAGCAGACGTGCCCCAATATAATCTGTCAGTCGACCTTACGTAGATAATTCTAGCCTCATGTTCATCCTGATCAAATGCCGGAACTGTATCTTGAACACCTGCAAAGAGAGGAGCATAGACTCGTCTATTTGTTGGAGTTGCTGGGTCAAAATCCCACACATCATCAATTTCAAATGCGGATCCGCTCCATGATACTTCAACTGCTTTTAGAAATAAATATCTATCAGAATTAAATAATGTTGCAGTTTGACTTGGTAGGATAATTTTGATGGTAGCTTCTGGGGCGGGTCTAGATTTTGTATAAACATAATCAAGGACAACATAGTAATATCCTATTTCGTTCCACCACCCTCCAGATGGATCAACATAAAAATCCTCATCTTCAAAATCAACTGTTAGGGTAGCAGTCGTTTGAATCAGTACGTCATCCTTAAAACATTGACCCTCTGAGCATTCGACTTCCGTGGTTGATAATTGTGTGACTTCAATTGAATGTGTACCAAATAAACAATTGAGTCCGGTAGTTATCATCCGGGTTAGTCTGTTTACAACATTGCTATGATAAGATGCATAAGGGTCAACTATTCTCTCTTGACTTGGAGTCGGATTACCCATCTTACCTAATCTCCCCTCTTAGGATAAAGTCTATTGTGGTTTTAAAATTTGTTCTAATTAATATCTATTGTCAGCATAATCTAATTTTTTGTATTTAGTATATGTTCTATATATATTAATTTCTAGAGTAGTGGGTTTGTTTCGTTTTTTTAGTGTCTCTGGAGGTGGTGCAGTAGGATGCACATAATCGGTGGGAGGAACCTGCCGCTGGGAAGTGGTGCGCCCGCCATAATGGGCATTCGGCGGGGGAGTCGTGGCCTCCAGAGTTCCACACAAACTAAAGGCGAAGAGGGACTAGTTTTTACTCTCTTCGCCTACCTTCTCTTTTTATTATTAAATTAATCCTTATATATATTAATTACTAATAATTAGACCAGGGTTGATGTTTTCTTTAAAAACCGTAAAAAGAGAGGTTATACGATGTCACCATACATTCAAGATCTTGATCCTGAGATCATTGAGATGATTAAATCAAATGATTTAATCAAAGTAAATTTTGAAAGGGAATGTATTGAGTTCTACAGCCCAGGTATCGAGAAACCTATCACAACGATGTCTTTTATGACACCAACAGACATCATCAACCAGGCTGTAAAAGACGCTTGTAAGTAGCGAAAAAATTGGTGGGGGCTCCCCGATTCATAACCATTAATTCCGGCACCGCGCCATTGGAGTTACCCCACCCAATTTTTTATATAGTTTTTCCACAAATGAAAGGAGGTAGTGTATGAGGAGAATCTTACTAGTATTTTTTATCATTCTTTCAATTGCATTAATATCAACTTTTACCTTAGCCGAAGACAATGTACATGACCCAGGTATAGAGTTGATTGAGTTGCCATTGAAAGCAGACAGTCCTACCATGGACAATCCGGGCGAGAACATAAGTTTGCCACCAGGCAAATATGACACCAAAGACCCGGATATCGACACTAAGATTGTCGTTGACAATACTCCAACCTGCGATCAAGTCTTCGCAGCGATTGACAAGAAAGAAAAGGCTGGGGTTGCACTCTCTCAATATGATCAAGCAATGCGAGCGAGATGCATAGATCAACCAAAATCCGAAGATGACGACGAGGTTGAAGAATCAAGGGATGAACTGTTTTCTCTTCAATATCCCAAAACCGATCATCAAGAGGTTGGAGGAATAACCAAAATTTGGCTTGAACGCCATACTACCTGTTGCCCACAAGTACAAGTAGTATGTCCAGGTTGCCCAAAAGGTTACCCGGGTAGTGGACCATCTAATGGTCAATCTGTAAATAGTTCATCTCAACCAAACCAGGGCAGCAACGGTTCTTATGCATCCTCACCATCAACGGGTAGTCCAAGAAACGAAGTACAACCGAGATAGCAAAAAAATGGAAGGAGGACGCCTATGTGGCGTAAGATGTATGTGTTACTTATTTTTGTTGCTGTCTCCTGTGCGCCAAATATGACTGTTTTGGTCGACGGATACCCTATGAGTAATGAGCAAGAATATCTAAGGGTCCCGGATCCAGAGGTAGATATAAGGGTTCAGTATTATGCTGCAGGGTGGATAATGAAAGATCTTGGAGGAGAGGAGTTAGAACCATATCCAATCTATTTCAAGGTCAACGAAAAAATGTATCTTCCTGAGAATGTCAAGGGCGTAACACTCAATGCCTGGATCAAAAATCCGAAAAACATTGAGTATAAAGTTCAATCGTGGCTAGACGTGTCTAAACCCTTTAAGGGGCGCACCAGGAAGGTTGAGTATGTTAGTGGACCCACTAGCAAACTTAATAATTATGTCACCATCTATGGTCCTGTTGATCCTGGTTCTACTGTAAAATTGAGAGCCATCCTTTATGATAACCAAGGGCTTCCTTTAGTTGCTATTGGTGATGCATATTATAAAGTAAGACAACCCAAGAAGGAACAATCCTTCTCTCAATGATCAACAGCGATCAAATCTAAACATGGAAGGGGGTGGTCATAAGTAGGTTTTAGAGGTAGAGGTATTTACTTTTCAAACTAATTAAATTCCCCTTTGAAAGGAGGAACAAAGACATGAAGACGAAAGTTATTGTATTACTTTCCATCGTTCTGCTGATTTTTGCCGGCCCGGCGCTGGCAGATATCAGTGGTTCGGCCGAACTCTACCAGGGCATGACTGATGAGCAATTCCAGGGTGCCCAGGCCATTCAGAATGAGGGTGGAGATACTATCGGTGGAGAAATGCTCCAATCATCCAAGAAAGAGATGCTGCTTGAGGCTGATACCTCCGCAACCATCGACTGTGAAGACTGTGAAGATGCTGTTGTGGGTGGTTTCACCATGCAGAGCGCTCAGGGTGAGGCCATGCAGTTTGATGGTCAAGGTCAACTTGCCACTTTGGGTGAGGGTTCAATCAACATTGACAAATACTTCACCATGGAAAGTTCCAAAGATGGTACTTGGTCGTTCGACAAGCAGTATGATGAAACGAAGACCGAGTCCAAGGAAAAGACCAAGGTTGTCGATGAAGATTACGTCGAGTCAAAGACTGAGACCAAAGTAGTCGATGAGGACTCCTCCAGTGAGGGTTCATTTGAAATCGCTGCGAATGCAGAGTGTACGGATGAGGAAACTGTGACAGAAACCTCAACTGGGACATTCACTGACAACGACACTCAGGAAGACTCTGACTGCCCTGACTGTGACTATAATAAGTCAGAGTCAGTCACCGAGACAGATACTCACACCTTCTCCGGCGATCTCTCAGGTTCCGGTAGCTCATCTGAATCTTGGGATAAAAGTGTAACTGAGACCAAAGATAAGTCAGAGAGCTGGGACAAGAGTGTGACCGAGACCAAGGATGAGACCAAGACTAAGTCAGAAACCTTGGCCATGAGCGGATCCTATGCTGAAAACTGCTCTTTCGAAACTCACCGTGGTACCACCCTTAGTTGGGCTGGAGACGGTGTTGTGGCTGGCCAGGTTCAAGGCGGTTACCAAGCAGGGTCAGTTAGCAGTTTCACTGCAGCTGGTGTGTTAGAATGTAACGTCCCTCGATAAGAACCTCCGATCACTGAGAAAGGAGTGACCACATGAGGAAGACAATAGTCTTTCTAGTTCTCGTGTTGGTCTTCGTACTCACTAGTTCCGTCTATGCGGACGATGGTGCCACCAATGCCAATACGGATGCTAAGCAGGTCATATATCAAGAGTACGATCAGAGCACACGTCTTGAAAATCGTGCTCAGGGTCTTACGGTAACAGCTGAAGATGTCGGTTTGGATTATGATGCTAAGTATTGGGCCATGCCCGCTGATGCAGAAATGAGTCAGATTTCCGATCAGGAAGTCATTCAGGTAATCCAATCAACAACTGATCTCAACTGTACAGATAAGACTCGTGTGTTTACATCCGGTGGTGCTAACGCTTATCAGACCAATGTGCAGAATCAAGTTGGTCTTGCAGCTAACGGATATATCGGAGTTCAAACGGGAACTAGTACACAAACATCCACCAGTTCAGTTGTATCAACGTCAACTAACTAACCCTACATAAACATTAAGGAGGCAAAAGACATGAAGAAAGTCTTAGCTATACTGTTGGCTGTTGCACTGGTCTCCTTTGCGGTACCGTCTCTCGCTGATCCGCCCAAGGATCTCGATGCATCTCTGACAATTGGTCAACCCAGTGGAGTTGATGGTATTGTTTGGAACAACCATGAAACCTGTTGTGCCGAACAGTCCATGATTGATCTCTCAATTGAGAGTCTCAGTCTCAGCTGGAATCCTGTGTTCAATGATCAGTTGATTGTAGACATCAACATCGACGAGAGTTACAGTGCTAGCAGCGATGCCACTGCAGACTCTACCGCAACTTCTGATTCGGATGCGGATGCAAATGCAAACGCTACTGGAGACAGTGATGCAACCGCTAATGCAAATACTAGCGGAGAGGGCGAAGCTATTGAAATAGCTGGTGCTGGTGCCCTGAGCGGTTCAGGAGCCGTTGCTGGCGCTGGTGCCCTTGCTATGTCCGATTCTGAAGCAGAAGCAGAATCAGAAACCGAGGTCGAGGCTGACTTCGATTCTGACACTGACATAGACATTGACATTGACTGGATGCCAACTTATGGAATAGCTGGCGAACTGTTGATGGAAAATGTTGTTCTCTTGGCCATGCAGCAGAGTGGTGGTCATGAGTCATGTGTCGGCGCTGCAGTAAGCATGGTTGGTGATGCTGATCTTGATCTTGAAGCGAACAATGTGTTCATACAAGAGCAGGTACAGCGGCCAGTGTTTGATGGCGAAGGTGTCCTTGTTGGAGCTTCTGGAGTCCAGCAACAGGCATCTCAGTCATATACCAAACTCACCATCAACAGCGCAGGATCGGTCCCGGTATTGGACGGGTCCATCACCTATAATGAGGGACTCGGCGGTCTCTAAGCAGGAAAGGAGGAAAGACCCTATGAGGCGTAAGCTATTCATTCTGGTCGCACTACTTTCCTGCTTGGTGCTGAGTGCGCCTGCTGTTTTCGCTGATGCTATTGCAAATGGTGACAACTCCAACGCTAATGAAGTTGATAACCAGAACCTTAGCAACAATGAGCAGTCGCAACTTCAGATAGGTGGGAGTCCTAGTGCAACCATCACTACGTATGGTTCGGAGATTCCCAGAAGCTTCCCGGTACCGGGCGATGTTAATTACCCCGGATATCCACAGTACTTCGGTCAGCCCACAGAGGACTACAACTTCCAGAAAGCAGGCGTTATGTTGCTCTTCAAGAAGGTGTGGACTCGTGCTGAACTGGAGGCCATGGCAGGCGGTAGGATCAAGATCAATGCGAAATCCTTAGTTCCTATAAAGAAGAAGGACGAGAAAGCTGCTGAGGATACCATTGAGATTATAATTAAGCGACCTTCATACCCCGTTCAGCAGGTTGGTCTTATTTATGTATCAAGCAAGAATGTAGACTCAACCTCAATGGAGGTATTGGCGGCTGCTGCTCTTTCCGCTCTAGACATGGGAGCCAAAACGTTGTTTCTGACTGCAGAAGGTTATTCTCGTGTAATCAAGGCCTTCGGGTGGGGCGTTGGTTTTAGCTACACTCAGGCATGGATTGAGACTGCCAAAAACAATCAGAACAGTGGTGGTGTTGGTTCCGGTGGTTTCGGATTCTCCGGCGGTGAGGCTGGATATAGGAGTAAACCCTGGATTCAAATGTTTGCTCTGAAGCCTTTAGCGGAGTAACCAGCTTCATATGACAATTAACCCCTACTGACGAGTCTTCTCTGCTCGTCAGTAGGGCAACTTTAATTTTTTTTATGGACGACATTATGAACCTTTGGTTAGAAGAAGAACAGATTTCTAAGTGGGCATATGAATATTGCAGAGATGTAAAGAACCTATTTGAAGTCGCTAATTTAATTACATCTCCAAAGTGGGCATATGAATACTGTAGGTGGGTTAAAGATGATATTAGAATCAGGCGTCGAATAACTGCCTCCGAATATGCCTATTTCTATTGTAGGTTCTGTGTGGATTATCCAACCATACGAAAATATATAACCGAACCAGAGGATGCATACTATTATTGTAAAGAGATCGAAAATCGCCCAGAGGTAAGAAAGTATATAACGGACTCTTACTGGGCATACATTTATTGCAGGGAAGTAGAACAAGATCCTGAGGTAGCAAGGTATATAACGATTCAGAACCTCTCAATGGTTTATTCTGTAAATACAGCTTCTAATTCGGATGAACTCATATTGAAGGAAACAGAGGTTCTTGAACTTATAGATAAGGAAACAAAAGAGGCATGTATAGACTCTGCCATTGAGAGTCATAAGAAATTAAAACATACTAAAGCTAACAACGTGATAACGAAAAAATTGGGGTGACGCCCTTTTAGCATCACCCCGTAACTGAGTGGTAAATTCTTCTCGTTAAGTGAGATAGTAATTTGTTATTTGTTCTACACTTATTTGGAAATTAGTTTCTGAACCTCACTAACCTTTGGAACCCTTGAGTTGACAGTGATAATCTTCCAACCATCTCGTTTCAATTTTTCATTTCTACGAGGATCTTCAAAGGCCATCCTGTTGTGCCAAAAGGCATTTGGGAATTCAAAGTCGATCTTATTTATAGGGTCAGCCATATCTGTGATAAATTCATATTCAAGATGATTTGTCATGAGGAATTTCTTTATCAGATAGTTGTTCTGAATAAAGGGATACTTCTGTCTCAAAAATTTGAGAATTTGAATTTTATCTCTTGGACTTCGAACATCTTCATCCTCAACATTATATGGTTCAGGATCCTTAACTTCATCACTTTGGAAGAGATCGCTTAGATCTGTATCTTGAAGTTTTTCTTGAATTTCTTCAATTGTCGGGGCATGCTCATCATCTAATACTTCGTCGTCAGTAATTACGTCGTCTTCACCGGTTTGGTTTAAATCAACTTCAACAGGTTTCTCTTTGAAAATCTCAGGTTTAGATTGTACCTGTGACATTGTTAAGGAGAACATCTTTCCAGAAGTTGGTGCATCAGGATATTTCGCCTTATATTCATCAATAGACATGTTGTGTTTTCTCCGAGTGTGGGATCCAGTTAATACTTTGTAGGCTCCTCCACACTCTTGACAAATTACTTCACCCTTCTCGCTAAATTCGGGATATTTCATTGAGTTTCTCCTTTCTCGATTTGAGCATTTATATTTTGTTCTGGAGTTAGCTATGTATCACTACCTAATTGGTTTACGAGTTAACGAACGTAAAAGTCTTGAAACAGGAGAATTGATTTATCATGTTGATTCTGTATTTACCTATACAGAAGATGATGTTGAGAATGTCAGACTTACAATAGAGGCATTAAAGAATGAAATGTGGCCTACTACAGATGAAGAAGCTGCTAAAGCATTTGGAACCTCAGGGTTGCTTACAAGTCTTGGTGGATTTCTCATGAGAGCAAGACAAAACAACCTTACTGTCTGTCATTTTTATAGTAATTTAAATTTGGACAATGAATGGTTCGATATCTTCTTTAGAACAAATAATAAGGAATATTTGTCAAAGAAGATCAGAGAAGCAAGAGTCAACATCTAATTTGTAGAGGAATAATATGCTAATTAACATGAGAAAAGTCTTTGAAGATGTGATAGGGAGACATCTTAACGAGAAAGTTGAAGTAATTAAAATTGATCTCAAGACCTCTAACAGTTGGTTAGTCGGTACCAGAGACCATGGTACTTTTACAATAACTAAGGAGACAGACGGGGGCTTCTCCGTTTTCTAGGGAGGGGAGAGGATGTTATGTTTAAACTTAGACACGTGGTGCTCACAGCAGTAGCTGTTGCCGCATGGATAACTGGACTGTTATCAATGTTTGTTGGTTCAGTCATTGGTCTCCTTATCCATGTAAGTAGACTGGGATACTATTGGTATAGTATTACAGTCATTTCGATATTATGTGGAATATCACTAATAATTGTTTCCACAAAAGTGTACATAAAGTACCATAATAAGTTAGAATTATTAAGAATCGAAGCAGAGATTGATTTGGAACTTTCGGATATCGGACTAATAGACAGCAAATCCGAAGGCCGTTCTTCCTATAATTAGAGAGAGGCGCATATGAGAGATACACAGGAAACTCTAATGGTAGGGGGAATGGCAACCGGAATGCTGGATGGTTGTTCTACCACCATCCAAGACGGTCGGGAGGACTCTTTTCCAAAGTTGGCGGTCTTTCCTCCTTTCAACTGCCAATACCGTCTTTGGGTTCGATTCCCACCCCCTACCACCCTTTAGAAAAAAAGGTACTCGTTATGAGTACTTTTTTTTAGTAATTTATTCTGCAAAGTGAACCATCGTGAAACAGATTACCTGAGCGAGAGAGTGAACCAAAGGAGAGAAATAGGAACCCTCCTAACCTCAGTGAACCTAACTTTATCAGTATCTAAACAGAATGAGTGAACCATGCATCCAGAAAAATTCATACCCGCCGAGTGAACCTGTGGTACAATTAATCCAATCAGTCTAGTGAACCAAGATAAAGAAGTATCTAAGAATCTTAAGTGAACCAAAATTGAGCAGAAATCAAATGACGAAAGTGAACCAGTAGTGATCAAAAAACTCAGACGTGGCGAGTGAATCAGAAGTGAGGATAATAACCAGAAAACGGGAATGAACCGGTCTGGGCGAGAAAACCATTCAAGGAAAGTGTAAAAAACCAGTCGGTGCAGGGCACCTTAGAGTGTACCAATCCGAAATTAGTGTGAACCAAGCGAGGCCAGAAGACCAGGATTTTTGAGTGGACCGTTTTGGCGAAGTAACCCATCGTTGGAAAGTGAACCAGATAAAGACACAAAAAATCATCATTGTTAAGTGAACCATAGCATATCAGGTAACCGATGCAAGGAGTGTACCTACGTTGGCTAGAAAATCCCGTACATGAAAGTGAACCAAAGTCTACAGCTAAACCATTATAGTCCAGTGAACCAATAAGCCCGGAGAAAACCTGGGAGCTGCAGTGAACCAGTTGAAGGCAGTTATTCATGATGACTGAGTGAACCCAAAAAGTCATGCAAACCCATTTTTCAAAGTGAACCAACGACGAAAAAAATCTAATATGATAAAGTGGACCATTCCCCTGTAATAATTCACATTCACCAAGTGAACCACCCAGCAACAGAAACCCAGTGCGCCGGAGTGAACCAATCTAAGGAAAAAAACCAATTTTTGAATAGTGAACCAACAGGGAGCAGAGGAATCCAGCGACACGGAGTGGACCATAAAATGTCAGAAACCCAAAAATTTGAGTGAACCAAGTGGGGGAGATTAACCTGAAAAAAGAGTGAACCGTCCTCTCGCAGAAACCCAGCGCGTTGGAGTGGACCAAGTTACGTAGTAAAAACCCAATTGCCGAGTGAACCCGGAATGGATAAACAACCTAAGACGATAAGTGAACCAGGTGGGGGAGAATATTCCGAAGAAAAAAGTGAACCTAGAATTGGGAGAAATCCTGTGGGTGTTAGTAAACCATGTAATTACAGCAACCCATTTCTATAAAGTGGACCTTCAAGCACAAAAAAATCAGAACTCAAAAGTGAACCGTATTGGCAAGGAAAAACCATTTGTTGGCAGTGAACCATCATTTGATAAAATTCAAACATCCGGAGTGAACCAGAAGTCCGCAGTATCCAACGAACATGAGTGAACCTATATCTCTTAAAAAATCTAGAAGAAAAAGTGTACCAAGGAATAAGAAAAATCAATAAATTGTAGTGTACCAAGAGAAGCGTGTTTCCGATTCCAAAGAATCGAGACGTACCGGCACGTAGAGTGAACCATCGAATTAAAGAATCCCATATATATATAGTGAACCAAGGAGAAGTGTTATGGCTAAGGAAGTTTTAGAACCTATAAAATCAATCGCAGATGTTTTCAAGGGCAGAGGTTTTAGCATACCTGTGCAACCTGTACCTGAGTTGTGGAGTCCAAAGATTGAATTGAGAGGATTAATTAGAGGATATGACGATATTCAGAGGGATAGGATCAGGATGGGAAATAGGATTCTTGGTAATCTATATCGTCGCTTTGGACTAAAACCGGGAGAAAAGAAAGAAGGTCTTTATGGTCTCCCAAAAGAGTTAATGGGACTTATCTCTAGAGAATACAAGAGAATCACTGACGGTGTTGTGATAAACATGAAAGAGATTCCTAAGATTATGAAGGATGCACACCCTGGTATAATCTCTGGTGAAATTATGTTTATATTTGTTGACACCTATATATCTCTTGTCAAACAGGAGTACAAGATCAATAAGCAAATTGAGAAATTTCTTGATGAGTTTCCAATCTGGACAGAATTCCTGAAAGGACTTGAAGGAGTTGGTCCTACAATGGGCGGCGTTCTTGTGAGCGAACTTGATCCTCATAGGGCAAACCATGTCACCGCATTTTGGAGTTATGCTGGTCTTGACGTGGTATGGACTCTAGATGAGATCGAAGGTGAAGAGGTTGTCAGAGGAGAAGGTAGAAGTAAGAAATCTCACCACTTAGTCGATAGGGAATATACAGATAAGTCTGGTAAAACCAAAACAAAGAAGAGTATAACATATTCCCCATACCTAAAAACAAAACTCCATGTCCTGGCAACCAGTTTCCTTCGTAAGCAAGATAATATTTATTCACCTATTTTCTATGATTACAGAACTAGAATGCAGGGAAGAAGGGAGTTCTTCATAAGAGCTCTAAGGCAAAAACAAATCCTCTATAAAAAAGACCCCCATGATTCTGAGGGAACCCTGACCATTAACTCTGAGAAATATGAGTTATGTAAGAAATGGTTGGCAAAACAGAAAAAACAACCAACTCTAAAAGAAGCAAAGAAGTTTGTCTTGAGTAATATCATAAGCGATAACCATATAAAGAATATGAGTATTCGCTATATGCTCAAAATATTTCTTCTTGACTTCTGGAGGAAGTGGAGGGAGTTAGAAGGACTACCGATATCCGCTCCATATGAAGAAGAAAAATTGGGTATCGTACATTCTAGGTGAGTCACCATTTCTCACTTTCCTTAAAGACCCCAAGTTATTAATATACTTGAGGTCTTTTTTTTGGTTATATAAAAAACCTCCTGCTATATATATAACTTATTAAGATAAAACATTTTGGAAAGGAGGTTATTATTTATGAAGTACGTATGTGTAAAATGTAAATATACTTGGTCGGTTAACGTTGAGAATCATAGCCTCGTCAAAATATTCCTTCTTAATCTGCAAGAAAAATGGATAAATAAGATTTTTACCAAAGGCAATAATAACCACCATCTATCAGGAGGTCTCTGTGATCAATGTATCACTGACTATGTACGAGCAAAGCAGATAAAGAACGGATTCGAAGATTGCTTCAAACGAGCTGTCGAGGTGTGTGGAAGAGATGATTGTAACTACCACGATCTTTGCTGTCGTGGGTTAGGGAAAAAGGAGGGGTAACCTATGCTTACAAAAAAAGAAGCCGCTTTGGCAGTCGTTGGTGAATTCTGTCTCAATAAAAGAATGGGACCTGAGGACTTAACAGATGAGCATGTATATTTATCGTCAAAACTCGCTGTTGCTATGGAGTACCTCAATTTAATTAAAAGCGATGAAGCAAAGAAGCATGCAGCAACTCGTGGAGGAACTCTAGATAAGGTGGTCCTATATTACTTTTCAGACAGCGGTGTAAAGACTCTAAGTTTTAGAGAAATCTTCGATCTCTTACCCGAGGATAACAAGAAATCAAAAATTGAATGGAAAAACGTCAAACCCGATAAGGAGACCGGTGTTATCAGATGGAGGGATATCAAATGAAAACATTAAAGGGATTAATTGCCACTTTGGTTTCCCTCCTCCTTATCCTTATCATCTTGGGTTTTAGATTAATAACCTGGTTTTGGGATGCAAGTCCCCCAGAAATCGAAATTTCAGAAATAGAAAGGAGGATCTAATGAAGTATCTTGCAGTTTATCTTCCTTTAATATTAATGGTGTGCTGCTTTCTATTGGCCTGGTTTTCTACAGAGGAGAAAAAGGAAGAGGTTGAGGAAAAACCAATTTCCCCTAAAGTCGCCTTCATTAAAGAGAGTATGATTCCTTGGAGGAGACAGGGAGGAACATGGAAAGACTAAAAAACGAAAAAATAACCCCCGAGTGTGAATCACCCGAGGGTTATTTTTGTTGTTATTTTTTTGTCGAATTACGCTCCAATTGTCAGTGTAGCAATACCCAGTGGCCTGACCAACGAAGTCGCATAACGACTCAAGATGGTCAGAGATGGAGTATATCCAAGTGGGTATGGATGCAACACGGCAGGAACGTATGGACAGTAGTAGTAGACAACCTTCAGTTCTTCCACTGGTTTGTAAACGATGACCATGGTACCTTGTGGAACAACGGCACTGGTTAGAACTCGCCACTTGCCACCTGCAACAGTAGCAGAGCGATAGCCGAAGTCACCGTCAACAGTTGAGGTTCCAGTGTAATTGAAAGTCTGAATATCTTCCAGAATAGCAACATCAAGCGGGTTGGCCGCAATGGTGTTACCTGCTTCAATATTAGTGTCTGTGTAGATCTGGGCAGACAGCACATTCAGAACTGGAATAATATTCTCATGCCAATACTTAGTACCCCAAGTATATCCTACAGGTGGAGTACGGTTGAAGGTATCCTGGTGAGTTGCTGGGTTCAGCCTTGTGTTGCCCGTAATCAAGGCATTGATAATCTCCCTATCAATGTCAAGGGCGATCTGTTGACCAAGGATATTGACGATTTCAGCCTGCATGGACAGATCAAACAGAGCTCTCATGTCCTGCTCCATATTAATCGTCCAGTTTGCAGAGATCTGGCGATCCCTAGCATAGAGGCGTACCTTGTCAACATTCAGCTTGACGTATGGATTTACCCTATTCTCTTCAAGTGAAGTAGTGCAGGTAAACCTGATAACGGTGACAACTCCAGTAGCACTGGAAATGTCAACAGTACCATTGAGATAGTCAACTTTACCGGAGATTACGTCATCACCAACACCAGTGACTGTTACTCCGCCAGAGAAGTGACCCTCAACGGCAGGGATGATTGAAACTTCGGTCCAAGCAGTACCATCCGCGCTAACAGCGGTGATTTCGAAGTCACGTTCAATGTGAACTTCTGTGCTGGTTAGACCGATCAATGCCAGGACATCGTATGCCTTACTTGGAACAGGCATCGTGGCTGCCACAGGAGTACCAACAGCTGGACCCTGCGAAATATCAGTGGCCTGCGCGGGTGCTGGGTACCCAGTTGCGTCACCATGTCTGTAAAAGGTGGCGGTCAAGAAGGCCTTGATTGTTTCCGGTTTGTCCATCGGCGAAACAGTGATAAGTTCCTTAGCGATCAGCTTCGGATAAAACACGCGCAGAATTGGCAGAGTCAAAGTTTCATATGGGTTGATCTGAAACATTGAATTTTCCAGGAGGTTGATCCTGGTGTTCTCAGCCAATTGTAGGAAGTTCTTGCGGTCTTTCTTATCCTCAATGGACTCAGCAAGACTTGTAACATAAGCCTCAAACGCGGAATCATCTACAAGTACGGCCTTCAGATTTCCAGGTTTTGATGGATCAATACCGGAAATCTTCTTCGTAGTCCTGTAGCATTCCATTAAGAGTTCTTTCATATACTACCTCCTTGTCTCATTAATGTAGTCCTACACTCTTGAAAATCTCTTACTTACCATATTTGTTATTTCTCTCAACTGATGATTTAACTTTTCCTCTGATAAATTATCGACTATTTTTAAAAGAACCACCATCTGGTTCCTCATAGCCCCTTCATGAACTAACCCAGTTGAAACCAATTTTGCAATTCTTTCAACTAGAGTTTTCACCTTCTTCTTTCTCTTGTGCTCCTTCATTAATTGTTCTAGTTCTTCTTTTTCTTTATAAATTCTTTTTCTGAGGTTTTTATAACGCTCCTTCAATTCCTCAAGTTGATTTGCCTTTTCTCGATAAATATCGTCGAGTAAAGGATGAACGCCCTCAACTATTTTTTCAGCAAGATGTAATTTCGATTTATTGATGTTTTTTAGATCAACGTCAGGAATTGAAGTTTCAACTATTTTCATAGTTCACTTCCTAAAGATTCGAGAAGCATTTCTCTGAGACTCATCGTCTCTTCTTCGATATTAGATATTTTTTCAGTTACTTCGGTTCTAATTTTCGTTGCTTCTTTTAGAAGGTTCTCTTGTTTAGTAACCTTCTTTTGTTGAATTTCAACTTGGTTTTCAACTGACTGCAGTTTTTCCCGTGCTTGAAAATTTTCATCATTCATACAAATTAGGAAAATTCTGTCTACGACTTCCGAGATAAAGTTCTCGGAGGATGGATTTTTGTTTTGTTCTAACTTTTTACCTAAACTAGTTTTTTTAATTTGCATAAGCTAAATCCCCAGATTCTATCTAAGCGGAAAACAGTAGGAAGATAGAATCTTATACCCAAGTCTTGAAGAATTGAATCATTCGAGTCTCAACTAATTTATCAAAATAATTTGCTAAATAACAAGTACCGTCTGCTGTACAGACAGTTTCACAATCACAGTTTTCAATTAACAAAGATTTATTCTCAAACTTCATCTCTTTAAAGTCAACTACTGCAGATGAATGACTAGGTAGGGATACGGAGTCATAAGTAATGATCATTAACGGACCTTCAACCTCATTATATTCTCTCATCCTTTTTAAGGATGCCATTCCCCTCATACTCATTCCAATACCAGAACGATCTTTTAATAGACCTAAAAGGATTGCTCCGTTGGGAGTATTGGTCGTCTCTAATTCTCCTATTAGTTGCTTCCCCCTCCAATCATAATCACGAATTAGATGAGATACCTCTTTTAGCATAACTGTTGTTTGTCTGACTTCATCAAACTGATTTCCTGTAGGAACCGGGTGATCTAACTCGCCCAAAAATGCGCGTCGACTCATACGATTCTCAACTTCTTTCATTCCCTCAGCTAGGACAGCTTGTGGATATAACCTCTTATTCTGGTTGACTTGATCGGCAGTTTGAAGAACCATACGAAATATTGCTTTACCCGGTTCTTCTCTCATTAACTTAGCTTCTTGCATAATTGCACTTTCAATAAAAAAGTGTGACATAGCAGCACCTCTTATTTGCTTTTAAGCATCTCCTTTGTAACATTAATATCTTTTACCGCCCAAGCATCCCAACAGAAATCATTGATATAATCATAAGAGAGATAACCGTAACCCTTTTCTCCCCAATTTGTTCCCCATGAATTCTTAAATTTAACTAATTTCTTTTTAGAATCATAACCAACGAGACATATGGCATGACCACCATAGAGGATATCTGATCTTGCTGGATATGGCACATATCCATCATTACCAACGAAGAATATCTCTTCATAGCAACCAATCCCAGCAACACATGGTCCAATATTACTCAATGTCCATTCAATCTGCTTTATGCCTTCTAGTCTATAATAGTGACCACACATAGTCCAAAGGGCAATCATTTTAGCCCACCTTTTTGGACTACCTAAAGTTCTATCACTATATGGCCATGCTTTTTCAGGCGGAACTCCCATTTTTTGAAGAATCTTAAGAGCATATCTAAAACTTGTACCCTCTTGGTTTGGCCAAGCATCAATTTCTTTTGTCTTATGATATAACCATTGCTCTGATAAATCGTAGTGTTTAGCTTTCCTTCTATATACCTTTCCCTTTATTATTTCATTAATATGTTCTTTTTGTTCTTGCCATTCTTTCATCGCAACAACTGCAAAACCAACGCAAGAACCTTTTTGACCTTGATCTTTTACTGGAGACATTTTACTTGTGTGATCTACGGATAGAGAATAAGAGAGTGGTTTATCAATAAGTTTAGAAATTCTATAATCTCTCATGTCAAGAGGGTCTGGTTTATAATTGAGAGAGTATGGAAATGACTGTGTTCTTTTTTTCTCGCCAGGTCTTTGAATTACCACAGGAATATCAATAATATAATTTGAAATACCTGCTGATCTCAATTGATTAAAAATTAAATCTCGGTTAAAATCATTAAGCTCTATTATACAGGGGGTTCTCACTTGACTGTGGCCCGTATTCAGGAGAAACCCTCTCTGGTTTATCCTCAATCTTGGCATCCCGTCTCTCCTCTTTAGTCTTTGCATTATAATATTTCTTTAGTAGAGTATATACTCTCTCAAGAAATTCATAATATAGAACAATTATACTATTCATCTTATCCTTAAACAAATCAACATTTGCAATCATAACTCGGAAGACTTCAATTGATTGAGATACTATATGACGTAACTTTAGGAGAACTTCATCAGTAGATGAAGACAGATGATGATCAAGAGAAATTAATCTCGCATATATCTTCTTTAATTCATAAATACGACCAACTTCTCCTGGTGTTTCAGGTCCTGTATCTTCCTCACCTGGCATACCTGGTATACCTGGCATACCCGGTATACCTTCTTCTTCACCTGGCATCTCTTCTCCCGGCATACCTGGTATATCTTCTTCACCACCCGCAGGTTCTTCGACAGGTTCTTCCTCTTCTTCGGGTTGTTCACTTATCTTTCTTGGTAATATATCAACCTTTTTTATCTTTTCTTCCTTTTCTTTATCCTCAGTATCTTCATCAAACTCACCAACAGAAGGAGGCTGCTGTAAAGGAACGGGTTGCTCAGTTGCTAATTTTTCATGCTCCTTTTCTTCCTCTTCTTGTTCTTCAACTTTTTTATTTGTCAGACCATAACCTTCTACTGGTATTGTACTACCAATTGCAGTTGTAGGGGGCACAATAGGTCCAATCGCAGTATAAGTTGCATAATCTTCCCATCCAGTAGCTGCTCTAGGGTCATAATAAGTTATTACATCTTGTGATTGACGCCTAAAACCATGTGGACCCCAGAACATTGTACTATTCATCGTAGTTGTTAATTCATCGAGTATTTTTTGAAGTCTTTCGGACATAACATTATCTCCTTAGAATGCGCCTCCACCAAATCCTGGAGTTTCCTCTTCTTTCTCAGTACCCATCCCTTTATCAATATCCTCATCAACCTTATATTTCTCAATTTCAGACCAGTCAATTTGACTAAGATATTTCTTCTTGGCATATTCTTTTGGTATGCCTATTCTATCCATTGTATCAATCATATTCGCTAGATCACTTAGGTACCTTGCTTCTCTTTCAAATTGTAGAGATTTGGGTGGAGCGAGAGCTATTAGAACTGTATCTAATAACTCCAGTGCAATATCCGGTTTAACAAGAGTTATGACCTTATATAACAAGTTATTTATTTGATGAGTAAAATATTTTTGATGACCAACAATCGTCCTCGCAAATAAAATATTCTCTTCTGATAGAGCAGCTTTACTTGAGAGATTTTCCTCAATATTTAGAAAACTAGCAGGAACTCCAAGACACGCAACAATACTATCTCTCATAAACTTCAACTCATCAACCTTACCCCTAACATCCACACCACCTTCATTAAAAGTACTAACGTCAACGAATGCTTTCCCATCTTTCTGAGGAATATAAATATCTTCAAATGTAGTAATCATGCTTGGAATAGTATCAACTGTACCAAATGAATCTAAACTAATTTTTCTCTTTCTAAACTCCTCTTTCATTTTCTCAATTGCTTTCTTAGCATCACGCGGCAATCCAATCTCTATTGCAACTTTTCTCTTCTCAATAGATCTTGTTAATCTGTGGATTGCTAAAGCAGTTTCCAAAGCAATCAAGACTTTTGCATTATATTGGCATGCATCAAATATGGATTCTCCGTATGGAAAATATTTATCTGATGGAATATGAAAGTGTTCTATTTTGTCAGCAGGTACAAACCTAATATTTAACGATCTAGAAAAATCTGAGGTTTTTATCATTGTTCTAATAATATCTTTCAAGTCCTCGTTATCTTGTAATTCTTTTGCTTGAGGAATTCTTTTCTCAATGTTTTTTAGGATTGCAAGACAGATGTTATTAACTATTTGATCTTGAATTGCTAATTGAGGAATTGACAGTGCTCTAGGAAATATTAAATAACCAAAACAGAGAGGAAAAAGATCGCTTTGAAGTTTTACTACAAATTTTGGTTCATGGTAAACTAAATGTACATCATTTAAATTCATTTCATCTTCTTCATCATCATCTTTACTTTTTTCTCCCTCTTCTGATACTTCTGCTTCTGTAAAGGCAGAATAATCAATAGTAATTTTTGTATTAAAATCAGACTTCTTAAATTCATCACTTTCTATTACTATAGTTTCCTTATCTGTATTTATCTTATTTGCATCTAAATACTGGTGATATTCTGCAATTATGGCTCTAGATGTCAATGCTGTTTTTGTATCTGCAATCTCGCAAAAATAATCACCAAACTTTAAAGTGTTTCTAACTATCCTAGTTAAATGTTGCTCAAGTTTTACCCTCTTGATAATCTCCTCTACAAGATTCACTATTGTCTCAGTCGATATTTCATCTGTTATTTGTTCAATTGGTTTAATATCAAGAGAAATTTTTGTAATGTCATCTGGTGAAAGAATATTATCTGTTAAAACACTTAGGGCCCTGAAACAATAACTTATATTTGAGACGATTGCTTCATATGTTCTATAGCGCATTAACCTCCCACCTTGACCCATCATTGCAGGAGTTGCTGCTTGTCCAAATAAACCTTGTCCACCAGTACCAATATCTATTTGACCACTCTTAGCAATAACAGAACGCACTAAGTCTATATATCCATTTCTTCCGGATTGAGACTTATACATTGAAATGTCTCGAACCGCTTTATCTAATGTTTTATCAATCTTTGTAGTTTTTACTCCAAGGACTGACGATTTTAATTTATCAAATGTATCACTGAGTGGCATATTTATTCTCCGGTAGTTTCCTCGCCCTCGTCAATTTCTTTTTCAATCATTGCTGTCATGGCATCTCGCCTTATCTCATCATCTTCATATTTAGTATTAAAGAACTCAGTTATATTAAAGATAAGAGTATCGAGATTTCCATAAATATAAGTGAACTCTTTTGTCAATTTAGGGCCCATTAATTTAAGTACTAAACCTATAAAATCTTTTGTAATAACATTAAACTGCTCATCTGGAACTCTCGTTGCTTCAAGAGAATAGACAAGCATTCTGTCTTTATGAATTATCTCATATGCTTTTTCTAAATGATAACCAAGTGTAGTAGCATACGATGGGAAATTTTTTATTGCCTCCATTCTCTTTCTTGAATCTTGATATCTATTGAATAGAAACAATAGTGCACAAAATGCTATAGAAGCTAAACCTACAGGGATGTATGGTGACACATTATTCTCCGTCAGTAACGACGTCCTCGCTTTCTATACTTTCGGTTTCAGTCACAGTTTCTTTAACTAGTTCACCTTCATCATTTACTTCGGAGACTACAATTGAGCACACTCGCGATGGCCTAACTATAACTGACCCCGAAGTGGTCTCTAATATTGTTACATTACTAGCTTCAAGAAGTTTTGAAAGGTTCTCGGCATATGATACCAAATCTCTTTCATCGTTGTCGTGAACTTCAATAGGGTCCGCATTTTCGTGGATTATTTTAATAACCTTCATTTTTCTTCCAAAATTCTATCAAGGGTTGACTGGCCCTCGAACTCTTCGACACCAACTACTTCTTCAATATCCTGAGGGACTTTCATAACTAAACTTTCTTCGAAAGGCGCCTCATTCTTAATTATGTCTTCAACTTCATATTTCATAATTCCTCTAGACTGTATATTCATCATAATAAAATCGAATTCTTTATCGGTAACATCCAAAGTAACTGGAGTTCTTACTGGCCGACCTCTAAATATTATTACATGATTCGCTTCATGAATCTTCACTCTTCGTTTTTCTTTTTTCATGGCATTTTCCAAAAATCCAAAAAAATAGACTCAACAGTGAAGGAAGACTGACCTCCACTGTTGAGTTCTATTTAAGTTCTAGACAATTACTTCATCTGAGCTAATGTCAGGAGTGTCATCTTCCTCAATTTGCTCTTTGAAGATTTGAAAGGACTCATACATCTCTTCCATCTCTTCTTTATCCAATCCGCCTGCACCAGCTATCTTTTGAATAGGAATTTGCTCTTCAATAGCTTCCTCTTCCTCTTCCTCTTCTTCTTCCATTTCTTTGTCGACGTCTAACTCTTCTTCTTCCTCTTCTTTCTCTTCCTCCGCTTCTTCATCCTGCTCAGCGACGGGTGCAGCTTCCTCTTCCTCTGCTTCCTCGTCTGCTTCTTCCTCTTCCATCTCAGAGATCAGCTTTTCGATAACTGCATTTTCAACTGAGTCATCTTCCTCGACGACCTGTGACTCTAGTTTTGCAGGCTCAACTTGCCCCTCACCATCTTTACCTTTACGTGGCGGAAGTTCTTTTTCATCTCCAGAAAGACCAGCAGGCTCCTCGGGAACCATTTGCTCTTCTACTTCCTCAGTCTCTTCCTCTTCCTCTTCCACATCCATTTCTTCCTGCTCCATAGCCATCGCATCTTCAGTATCATCTTTGGACTTTTTGACTGATTCTGGTTCATCGGCAAGAGCAGCTTTGTCCTTGCCCACAGTCACAATATCCTTATTGACGACAGACTCTTCTTCATCAAGGGATATGGTAACGCCTTCATCCTGTTCCTGCTTAAAATAATACCTTTCAAGGATTGATGCGGCATCTTTGTGGGTGGGTAGTTCGCCATCGCCCTTATAACTGAGTATAGGATCGAGGAATGGACCCAACGTATCTACATTTTTCGGAGTATCGGTATAATCCGAAAGAGCCTCCTTCAGTAAGTTAGCATACGATACCTTTTTAGTTTTTTTCTCGCTCATAATAATTCCTCCCTAATCTTTTTTTCCTCCTCAAAGGTTTTATTATCTTCTCAAATTGTTTATTTTTTGTTCTTTATTTGGTTGGTATTTGCAGTAAGATATAATCTCATATTGTCATACCCTGGAAAGCAATGTCATCCATAGGAGTTGTACCAATACGAGATTCTGCTCTTTCTTCCTTTGATACAGCAACAACGTTTCCATTTACAAATTTATATTTATCAAAATTAGCATGAAAGTCTATAGCTACATTTGATTTTCCACTTCTGTTTTTTCCAACAAATACATGAACTTTGCTTTCCTCTGTAACATTTCTAGCAAGTAATGCCACAAAATCAGCATGCTCGACTTTCTTGATTGACTCAGATATCATACCAAGATGAAGCTCTCTTGCATTGTTTATTCCATCATAAACTTGACGACCCAATTGACTAGCTGTAATTACTGGAATTTTATAATAACTTGAGATACCTTTAAGAGATAGAGCAATGTGACCTAACTCTATCCTATAATATTCATGTCTACGATCTGGTCTGAGCAAATCAAGATAATCAACATATAAACCTTTAATAGATTCCTGACCATATTCAGAAATTGCATCATTCACAATAGGCATGAGATCATTAGGGGTAATTGAATATGCAGGAAAGAATTTCATAATTATTGTACTGCCTTTTTGCTTGAGTTTTTCAATTATTGCTTTCCTTATATCCATCCCCTTCTTCACATCATCAACTGCTTGCGCAGTTGTTCTATCATATAATGGTTGATATGTTCTTAAATATGCATCACTCAAAGAATTCTCAAGAGTGATATAAATATAAACCCTTTCGATCTCATCTCCTTGATAACATCCATCTAATACGGGATCAAATATGGTTGCAGAATTAATTATCATGTTATTTATTAAAGTTGATTTCCCTGCACTGGTCCCCCCACCAAAAATATATAATCTTTCTGTCTCAAAACCTCCATTCATAACATCAGCATCAAAAACTCTAAAACCAGTTGAAACTTTATTCTTACTTGTATATTTATCAACTATCTCTTCTAAGATAGGAGTATGATCATCTTTAATAAAATCTAGAGAAGCAGATGCTTCAATATCTGAACTTCGACTGTGTTCCATTACATTTACATATAATCTTTTTATCTCACCCTCATAATTCGTTACTAAATCATCAATTGCTTCGAAAGAACCATCTTTAATTAACTCAACTAATCTAACTAGTTCATTATAATTTGAAAACATTGAGGCTGCTTTTCTATGTATTCTTATATGATCTATATTTCTTGCAATCTCTTGACTAACCAGTTCTTCACTAGACTTTGCTTCGAGAAAATCTTTTAAACCTGAATATTTCTTACCCATACCAGTCAGGCTAGAGATTATTGCATCATTACTCCTTCCTTCAAGTCTAAGTGAGCAAACTCTCTTAAGACAATCCCATTTATTTCTTGAGGTAACTGGGATACCCGTATTATCTTTCCCTTCGAAGAAATCGAGAATCTCTAAAATGTCTCGAGATATTGTATTATCTCTTCTAACTTTTGTTCCTTCGGGAGATTTGCAAAATAATACTGAGAAGCAAACATTAAGAAATGCCTCTGTTATCATCCTTTCTCCTTCCCAAGCAATTCTGAAATTATCATTTCATCAATCTCCATTGCAATTTTGTTACTCATTGCTTGAATAATTTCTTTTTCAATATCTACTTGTGCTTTTAGAAACGTTGTTTTTCCGTGCATCCTTGGATAATTAATAGCAACTCCTTTTGTCTTTATATCAATGACTCCGGAAGTATCTATATTTACCTTTCTTCTCTTTCCAACAATATTCTCGACCCAATCCAGATGTCCATCTCCGTCGCACTTTGGACACATAGATAGAAAAGCTTGATTATTCTTATTACAGCGGTAGTACATTCCTGTACCATCACATTTATCACACTTATATCTCTCATACTCGTTCATATATCATCCTATGTAACCAGTCGAAGATCTTTCTTGCGTATGATTTGTCTCGCCAATATTGCTGAGGCATTCTAGGATCAGGTCCAACTATATTTCTAATCCAGTCAACCTTTCCAGCAGTACCACAAAGGGGACAAGAAAGTGTTTCCTTAACTCCCCATTTGGGTTTTCGATATATATAACCGGAACCTTTGCAATACGGGCAGATAAGTTCGCCCTCATTCAGTTTTAACTTTATCCACCGCCACAACGATACCATCATAAAGAGCCTGCCTCGCTTTCGCCTCTACTTCTTCTATGGTTTTATATATCTCTTTTCGTGCTTCATCAGGAGGAGTCATTAAATTTCCAAATATTTTTGCGTATGGAGTTTTCATCATTTCTTCATGCTTTTCCATCTCTTTATCAATTTCACTTATAACTCTTACCCTCCACATTTGCAATACTGCATCTATAATAGCTTTTGGACTATCTTCAAGACCTTCTCTAAACCCTTCTTCATTTGTCAAGTACATAATCCAGAATTTGAAAGATACTAAAGCAAGACCTCCAAGGAATTCTGACCATAAATAGTAGAAGGGATTATCATAATTTTTTGACCCGGCTATCTTTTCTGCAAAATATCTAGCGGCATCGTCCTTAATCGACTCTTTTGACTTTTCCTGTTTCTCTGTCATATTTAAAAACACTCCCATATTTGGGTCTTTGCCTCTTACCTACAGCATTCTCGACCCAATCTAGTTTTCCTGCTCCATTACATTTCTCACAATCCTTGACCCAGTAACTTCTAACATATGGTTGAGTATACGGCCATTCACCTTTCCTTTTTTGGATAACTCCCCAACCATTACAAGTATCACATATTAATTCACCTTCTTCTAAATCAAGTCCAGTTGCTTTAAGTGAGCAAACTGACTCCATCTTATTTTCTTTATGATTCTGAGATAATCTTAAATCGTTTTTTGACTCTTCTTGGTTTGTCACTATCATGTTTCCCCACAACATTCTCAACCCAATCTAATTTACCCTCCCCCTTACAAGTAGGGCATTGTTTATCAACTATATAGCAATCTTCCTCAATAAATTTACATAGACCATCTGTAAGAGGAGAACGGAATTGCTTCTCCTTTACCAAACCACTACCATCACAATGATCACAAAAAACCTCGCCTATTTCTAGGCGAGGTCTTATCCTTTTTACTCGATACTTTTTTACTTTAACCATATTGTTTCGCTACTTTAAGGCGCTTAGACCATCCTCTCATATATTTTTCCAACTTTGGATTATTCTTGGATATGCTTGCGTATCTAGCTCCCTGAAATACATTCAACCACAGAAGAACTAATTCAGGCGGATCATAACTTAAAAGAGTTTTAAGAGCCTTAATTGTATTCTTGCCAACATCTCCATCTTCAGAAATATCTGCATAAAGATGACCTTCTCTATTTAGAAGGTTAAGAGTCTGTTGTAGAAACATTGATGCCCAATAAACTCCCATATTCACCCCAGTATCAAACATCTCAATTGCAATATCATCATCTGGAATCAAATCTCCACAAAGATGATCCCAGAAAGTTATCTTATAAAATTCTTTGATGCATTCTTGTAAATCTTCATCACCATCTAGATTCTTTGGGAAGTTGGGTTCATTTTTCTTCTTGTCAATTACTGCCCAACCTCTCCAAGTTGGATGACGATCTCTTGCAACACCTTTATAAGTCTCTCCACCTGGATCATCTGGATCATGCACATATCCGCCTTCGTGACCCATTGTCACTTCAAATGCCTTGTCAAAATCTGCCATTTTTTGCTCCTTCTTTTGGGTTTGCGAGCGTAAACCAAGTTTTTCCATTATAGATTTTAAGAACGTCCTTATCCTTATCATAGAATGCTGTCCCCTCCTCTAGTTTTGGTGGGGGATCTCCAGCTATGATACCGGTTACTGCTCTTGGTCTCCAATCACAATCATCACTTCTATTCTCTTCTCTTTTTCCAACTATATTTTCAATCCAATCGAGTTTCCCGTGTCCAAGACACACTGGACATTTAAGGAAAGGAGTACGAAGCAATTCATCCTCATTTAGAATACGCCCCCAACCATTACATGGTTTACACAAATATTCACCCTTTTGGAGATTTATATTTGGGTTTACTTTATCTACAAAAGGTCTCATTAGAACCTCAATGGACAAGATGAATCTAGGTGAATAAATTCATCTTTTGCTAGAAATCTTTTGACTACGTATTCACAATATTCTTCATCAAGAGTTGTTAGCATATCTAGAGACCTTATTAAACTGTTTGTCTTTGCTTTCTGCTTTCTTGTTATTCTTTCATGATTAAACTTTCTCGTTACTAATTCTACACCCCTATTAAACTCTTCCAACTGTCTGGCCTCATATAGTGGATATAATTCATCTGTGCGTTGTTTTGAAACTTCTTGTATTTGTCTCATTGATTCTAAGGAGTACAACATAGAGTAGATTTTTACAACGTCGTGAAAAGTTCCCTCTCCATCTTTTTGATAAATATCTGAGGCTTCATTTAGAGATAATTGTTTGAAACCATATCTATTGGCCATATTATTTAATTCTGTACTATAAGCATCAATTACTCGTCTGTTATTCCTACCGAATCTTCTATTGAGATAGGATGTTTTTATATACATCTTTACAACCATATCATTAACCCTATCATAAACTAATATATACCTTGCTCTATTCAACTGTTTAAAGGCCGCTCCAGCTGAATCGTATGATATAGTTAGATCTATATTATGAACCTTCTTAACATGAGTTTTGAAGAACTCATAGAAAAATATATCTCTAGGATTTCCAATTCCAAGAACATGAAAATGTAAATAATTCCTTTTATTTCTTTTTGCTTCGTTTAGTAGAGGAATTAAAGGAATAATATAAGTGATACATGGAGTGACAGAATCAGATGAAAGGTTTGCAACCATACCTCCAGTTCCATGGTGCTCAAATTCAACAAATAAATTATCATCCCGCATAATTTTCATAAATATATCCCAAAGAGCAGGAGTTCTAAAATGGTGAATATAAATTAACTTATTTCTTATAGCCTTTGGAAAACTGGCGGCCTTAGTATAAGACATATAATTCCACTTATAGATATCATCAAACGTCTCAAAGAATTTTGGATGACCCCCTTGACCAGGAGGTAGGTCTAATACAAATGCTCGATCATAGACATCTTGATGTCTTTCTAAGAAGTCATGATATATCTCAAAAAGTCCTTTCGTTTGCTCTAAATCCAAATCTCCCACACTAACCTGAAATCCACCAGAGTCTACAACTAATTCAGAGTGGCCAAATATTGTACCCTGTTTCATACCTCTTAACATTTCTGCTTCATTATCAGCATATCCCTTCATATTCTTTCTTTTTCGAAGGTTTTGACCAAAAGAATGCAGAAATGTATTGCAGGTTTTATCAAAGAAATCGGATAAAGTATCACGAGTGAAATGATTATCAAAACCTCTCTCAGGGTCCCTATAGAAATTCTCTAATATATTATTTAGAGTTTGGACACCCGCACAAATATAATCTGACCGCATATTACACTCCTATCTCGATTTTTTTATTTGTTCCATATTATAAAAAAATATTCTTGGTAAGTCAAGCATAAAATGGAATAGGTTTAACGGGTTAGTACTTACCAGGAAGATTTATAATATAGAACCTATTGTCGAGATATTTCCTAAGGATCGGTTTCACTTCGGAAAGCCACTTAAGTTTTCCATTGTGACAACCAGGTCTTGGTAGGATCACTTTTTGCCAACCCATTTCATCGGTCAATTTTACAAGTTGTTTTGCTGAAGATTCAAGCAGATTTATATCTGCTTTCTCCCACCAATTATGTTTAACTGGAAAAGATAAAATGAATGTATTCTCTAATTTCCAAATAATCTGAACTATATTTCCTTTCTCTTTAATTAAACCTCCCAAGGATTTATCAATACCATCAAATTTATCTCTTGCTTGTTTAGCGTTTCCAGCTCCCATTACACAACAACCATTCTTTTTTACAAATCCATTTGTGGTAAGACATATTGCATCAGCGAGTTTGACCACCTTTTCGCTGAACATGTCTGCCACTATTTCGTTCATTCTTTTTCCTTTCGTTGTACTTTTGAATATTCTCTTCAATCTCTTTAAGCAAATAAGGAGGGCCGCTTAAATGTGGTGCAATTAATCTTTGTAACATTGTGCCTTTAATCATAATTATTCCCCCTTAAACATAAAACCCTCTTCTTTCATTCTGACGCATTTGGCCAGATCAAAAGCATAATCATAAATATGGAGACCTTTAGATGCACAAACTATTTCTCCATCGTCAACTCCAATTTCTGCTGCCATATATTCTTTCAATAATTGGATCGCTGCTAAGTTTGCAGGGAAACCATTCCATAAATCCCACGATCTAAAATAAGGGAAAAAATGTAACTTATTGTCTTGAACTCTTGTATCAATATGTCTTAAACACGGTGGATCTTTTAAAACAATATCACTTGGACTAGCAACCTGTAAAACCATCTGATTATTTCTATGACCTTTATTTTTATAAGTCCATATTACCCAATTAACTTGACTCAAAAACCACATCTCATTTCCTCGAGAATCAAATTCTAAAGGAACAACCTCTCGATTATCCCAACAAGCATCAGTATAGACTAAACACTCTTCATCTGTTTTATGACCGTCTAAAAACTCTTTTCTTCTATAGTAGTAATCAAGAGGCATAGAGACTTTATTTATTCTCTGTCCGTAAGTATATGATTCTTTCTCAGAAACTAAATCAGTCATTAAATATGGTAAGTAGTCATCTAAATAATCATCAGCAACAGGATTAGGTATCCCATATTGCTCTGGTATCCTAGGGAGTAATCTACTACTATCGGGTAAATACATATGTTCTTTATTTCCTGGATCTTTTATTCCAACTACAACATAATCAAATTCAAGTCGCTTCTGACCAGCATATGAGCCTTGGTCAATCTTGAAAACTCGCCCATTTTCAATCATTTCAAATAATGTTCTAAACCATGCATCTTCGAGTGTTGTTGCTTCTATTTTCACTATATTCATCGCCAGCTCCTAGGCGGTGGAGTTGTACTCGTTGTTGAAGTAGCAGGCCATGTGGTAGTTGTTCTGGGAAACTGATTTTTCTCAAAATCTATTCTTAATTCCTGTATTTTTTCAAAGAATTCAAACTTATCATCTATATCAATTGGGTCTCTTTGCTCAACAATCTCGTCATCATCAACTATTGTAACCTTTTCACACTCCTTACAAATAACCAATTTTTTATTTACATTATCACCCTTTATATGACTCCATGACCATTTACGCACAACTTCTATCCATTCAATACTGCCACAAGGACAAAAAACTTTGTGAAACCATTCAAGGGTTTCTGCTAGAGGTCCAGTAGAAGGATCATAAGGCCATGCTGTACTAAAACTATGGCTATGACTATGCCCCGGTACCGCATGAGTATGACCTTGCGTAACTCCAGTATAGGAATGACCATGACCCATACTATGGTTATGAGAAACCACTTGGGAATTTACTGGTCCTCCATTAAGGGCCTCTTTTGCTTTTCTAATCTTCTCTTTTACTTTCTTAAGCATTACTCTCTTACAACTCCATAGATTTCACCATATGCTAATACTTTATAAAGTTTTCCTTTATAAAGAATATCTTGCCCTCCGGCCCTATGGCACATAATAATATCATTGGGTTTAATCGTCTCAATTGTTTCTCCAACAGACATTACTTTTCCATTAATTTGTGGATTTTTAGTGGCTGTATCAGGAACAATTATTCCAGCTTCAGTTTTTGGTTCTTCTTTTAGAACTTCAACTACCACTTTATCCATCACTGCTTGAATCATTCTCTTCTCCTCTCTTAGATAAATTCGAACATTAAATGCATTCTCGTTGAAATGTTTACTTTAAACTTTTCAGCCATATCCAATACAAATGGTGTATTCTTTAATAGTTCTTCTCTATTGCATCCTTGTGGCATCAAATAGATCCTATCATTGATATCCATATCAGAAATCTTTTCAATAAAATTATAATCCTCACGAGTCCTGTTATATACAACTTTTATATAAACATTTTTACGAGTTTTAGCCCATTTAGTCATCTCAACTGCATCATCTACTTCATGTGGATAAAACATCTTAGGAGAGTAAATATAGTTGATATTATCTTGTGTACTTTGTTTATAGAGGTCTCTTAAGCGATAACCATTTGTTTCAACGTTTGCAGATTTATACTTTAACATCCTCAATAATAGAATCGTATCTTTATAATGTGGATCCCATGTGGGTTCTCCACCAGTTATCATCAAACCACATTTCTGATCATCTATTATATTTTGTAATTCTTGTAAGGAATATTCTGCTTCTGGACTAACTCTCATCTTAACTAATGTATCGCACCAATTACAAGGGTTCTTATGATCAACTCGATCGCAATGTTTAAATCTGATAAGAAGCATTGATTTACCAGTATCTGGTCCTTCGCCCTGCCATGTTTGAATACATTCGATTGCTTTGATTCTCCGTTTCATTTGACTCCTTTCTGTTTTTTATTTTGTTCTCAATCTCAAGTTCTTTTTCTCATATCTAAAGTTGCTATATATATTAATTTTAAAGAGAAATTGGCTATGTCTTTTAAAGGAGGATAATCATGAAGAATTTTCTAAAGAAACTTTTCAAAAGCATTTTCATTTTCATAGGCGGTCTTCTCAGGAACGCTATTGCTTTTGCACTTGGCGTATCAGTGTTTCTAGTGATTGTCTACATGGGAATGAAAGGTGTTCCGTTTCCGGAACTCTTTGGTCCTGTAATACTCATAGGAACAGGGGTCCTTGTAGCAAGAATGAATAAGACCGCTGAGGTCTTTTCAACCGTAAGTGGTTTCGTTCTTACCTACATCTTCGTCATGTTGTAAAACCAGATGGAATGGAGAGGGATTGATATCCTCTCCATTCCATTACTTCAGGAGAAGATAAATGGATATAAAAACAATTTTTAGAAATTTACTATCGTTTGCTGCTGGAGTAATTATTTTTCTGATTATTAATATAGCCAGGTCAAAGTTTGGAGTTTCTCAAGTTCCAATAATGATTATTCTCCTTATGATAGGTATTTTTATCGGTGTAAAAAGTAAAGGTGTTGAGTTCATATCCTTCATGGGCGGATACCTTATTGCTTACGTAGTAATATAGGAGAAGAGCATGAAAAGAAATCTCTTATGTTTTTTAACAGGTTTGATTGGAATGATTTCTCTATTATCATGTAAAACTTCTGGTTTAGCAATTACTAGCTTAATTATATCAGCACTAGCAATTGGTTTGTTTGCAGCAGATATAAAAGAGGGTTTTACATGGAAAACATTTACCAGAACCTTTATAGGAATTGGTGGATATTTAGCAGGTGCGATTATTGTGATAGCCTTTATCCCACAATTTCTAAAATAGTGATTATCGAAATACTGAGTTAGGCATTTTAATTACCTTCCCCCAACTCAGTATAGGGAGTGACGATGCCCACTCCCTTTTTTTTCTAGATTGTCATTAGTTCCTGCTTCGGACTCATTACTGGTTCTAATATTAAACTAAATCTATCCTCCCATGCAAATTTTAACATTGCACTAACATCAACTACATAATATGACGGTAGAGATATTTCCTCATCTGGAAGAGATATATAGTCCAATTTCCTACCATTTGCTAAGAATTTTTGGTTATATTTTTCAGCTACGTCTGGAGGAGCTTTCATGAGGTCTATGCCATTTAATTTGAATAGATAACCTTTTGAACCAACATCAAAAATCTTATACTCCAATTCATTCCAATTTAACATTGAGATTACTCCAGGAGGTACTTTTTTATAATGATCTAATCTCCTCGTAAATGCAGAAGGGCGAGCGACTCTTTTATCACCTGCTCTTATCTTATGAATAAATGAAGTTTTTCTTGAGTGAATAAAATCCATAATTTTCTTTAATGATACTTCTTCTGACTTCAGAATTAGATCCAATAAATCACTTAGAGATTGTTTTGTATAGCTCGGATAATCACTTCGTTTCGTTGCAATACCCATATTTACTATTTCATCTGTTTTCCTTCCCTCTTGCGAAGTTACATAAATTGCATAATGTTTCTTAGCTAAAAACAAACCTCTCTTAATAACTAGCTCATTCTTTAACTCAAGACGATTTCTTTCTAGAGGAACATTATGATTAGTAACTAATGGCATAATGATCTTATTGTTCAAAAATAATTGAATTTCATCACACCAACTTTCAATTTGCTTCATTAACTCATCTTCTGATTTATTTTTATCTACAATATCATCAAATGATACAAATAAACTATCAGTATCTCCCGTAATGATAAACTCAGTATCTCTTGTAACATCACCATACATTTCTTGCTTTGTCAGTGGTTCAGGAGCTTCGTATTTAGAAGCTTTCTTTTTAATCATATCAACATAATTATTTCCATGAATGATTGAGGTTTTCAAAGCTTCTTGACCACTTAGAGTGATACTACTTCCGAGATCGTCATGGTAGAATCTAAAGAAATGGTTTGTAAGAATTCCATATAAAGCGTTAGCTAAAACTTTGTAAACTAATTGACGACCATAGTACATATCATGTAAATGATCTTCCCCTGCTTGTTTGGCATCAAACATTTTGTCTTTATATTCTTTTCTAGAAATCAGTAAATGGTCCAAAACCTCCGAATAAACGGAAACCTCTTTATCATGTGGTTTATAGAAACATCCATTTATTGTATATGTAAGGTTTGCATCTTTGACCTTCTTAATAAAATCCTCTTTCTTGACTGTCATTTCTTTATTAAGAAAACCAGGATCATAGATTATAGTGAACTCTTCCGGGAGATTATCCAGTTGATATACAAAGTCATATCCTAACGTATGATCTTTAAACTTTGCAACAAATGTGTTTATCCCAATGTTATAGGTTAAGATTAGACTTGGATATAGGGATGTGAAATCAAAATCAACAATATACTCATGTATACCTGTTCTCGGTTCCTTGACAAATGCTCCAGGAATTGAAGCTTCTTTTACTTTATGGACATTTGCATTCCTTGAAGCAAAACCTTTATCTTTCAAAAATGAAATCACTAAGCTGTCAAGTTTCCCAAGATTACTAAATGCTCCAGCAAAACTAGAGCTACCAATTTTTCTAATTTCATTTTCTAAAACTATAAGTCGGAGTTTATTATCTATTCGTAGAATCAATTCAACGTCTTTTATGTTATAGTCAATTGCTCCATTAATATCTTTCTCATATTTCTCCGAGAAGTTCTCACCAACATCTGTTTTCTCTTCTCCCAACTCCTCCTGAGCGATTGTTCCAAGACGATAATTTTCTTTCTGTGTAAATGTGAAGCTTCTATATAATCTAAGCAGATCAAGAACTACTAACCCAGCAATCTCACAATATTGTCTTTTCTCATCAATTGAGAATGATACTTCATTAAATTTTGAGAGTGATTCTTGCTTTATTCTTAGTTTTCTGCATCTGTTATAAATATAATAAAGGTCAAACCCAATTACATTCCAACCCACGAGAAAGTCTGGTTCCAATGTTCTCAAATCTTTTATAAATTTAAGGATCATTTCACGCTCAGATTTAAAAATATGAATAGGATCCTCTTTAGTTGTTATAATATCTGGAGCATTTCTATCATTTAATAGAATCTTGTTATCGACTACATATGTTATGTATTTTCCATGATAATAGTATGTTATAAGACAAATCGGATGATCCGCATCTTCAACATTTGGAAATTCCTTTGTTTTACTGTATGTCTCAATATCCAAGAACATTATATTTAATTCTTTTTCTGATGGTTCGCCCTTACTAAAGTGATAGTAATCTTGGGCATACTTTACTGATATTCTTATATCACCTTCGTATGTTCTTTCTGGATCTAGTGCTGATTTTTGTTTATATGGAACTTTGATTATCTCCAATTTATCATATTCTACAAGATGTTTATTCTCAATACCTTCTGGAACTCTATAGCAGAAATAATCATCATTTTCCTTATGATAAATTTTATTATTATCCTTATCTCTAAAGATATGTATAACTTCATTTGTCTTATGTAAAAATTGGACATCAACAAGTCTATAGTCTGGACTATAGAATTCCTCTGGAATTTTATAACGATATTTTCCTGTTCCTACAGCATTCATCCCTTTCTCTGCTTTCACTTCAAGTTCTGCACCAAGCATTACTGCAGCAGTTTGTATATCCCTTTCAAACTTACCTTTATAACTTTGATTTCTATTTACAAAAGATGGATGAACAGTTAGGAGAACATCATAATCTCTCCATTTAAATACTTGGCCTCTCAAATCAGTTATACCTGTTTTTGCAAAACCAAAAGCAGACATTGGACTTGCACCCATAGCCACAATCAATTTCGGACTACACGCTTCGATTATATTAAAAGCATTCTCTTTACATCTCTCAATAATTTCTGGCGTTGGGTTACCTGTCTTACCGTCTGGTAATAACGTACAACATAAAACACAATTTGTTAATAACCACTTGAATTTATCTCTAATATATAAATCAAATGGTTTCCTGAATGTTCTTCCCGCTCTTCCTATTAAAGGTCTCTTTTTCTTGACCTCATTTTTTCCGGGATTTTCGGATACAAATACAACTTCAATATCCTTTAGGTTATCTGAACAATTAGTTTCAAGAATACATGATGGGGCATCAAGGAGAGGGCAAGACATACAGTCAGCAAAAGAGTTCTTAATGCTAAACATAAACATACTCCATTACAAATCAATTTTTATTTTGTTCCCTTCTATAAAAATAGATACCCATTTAGAATTGAGAATTTTTCTATATATATAAATATTTGAAGGCGGTGGGTTTGTGTTTTTAAAAATTATGAAAGGGGGTTAGTAAAATGAGAAGATTTTTCAGATTACTTACAATATTTAATCCGCTAATACGTGCAATTGCTTTGCTCAGCATAGTAATATGGATACTATGTATGATAGACCTTCTCCTCCTAAACCATTTCAGACGCGCAGTATATATCATACCTGTAATCTGGGTTGGTTGGTCAATTTATAAATTCTATAAAGGGAGAAAGAAGACTCTAGATTATATATTCTAGAGCTCCAGAATAGTATGTTGCCTTCGGGCAACTTTTTTTGAATGGGAGGTAACAATATGGAATAGAGGGGGGAGGGGGTCATGATTAAATCATGTATTGAGCAAGATATGATAGACAATGCTATATGGGCATTAGATCTCGTTAATAAAATTGATGAACTTGATGAGAAAATCATTATAGCATCCTTTGTCAATTTACTCGAAGATCTAAAAGGAGACAAGGACGGGACAGAGAAGATTATCACTGCAAAAAATACACTAATAGCAGCAATAATCGAGGATCAACTAGCTGAAAAATCTAGATATTACATTAGAATCCCCATAAATAATCCTTGCCCGAATTGTAGGGGAAAAGGATTCAGACCCGATTTTCATTATGATATCCTTGTGCTTCCATGTAAATTATGTGATGGCACAGGTATAGCCAGAAGTAAATGTAAGAGGTGTGAAGGCACAGGTAAGGTTGGTACAAAGACTTGTCGAACCTGTGAGGGTAAAGGAATATACGAGTACAGAAAAACTATCAAAAGAAAAAGAGTAATAAAATGCAAGTCTTGCTTAGGATCTGGTAATAAATCAAGACCAGTAAATACAGGAAAAATCAAGGAGGTAATTAGGTGCAAAAGGTGCAAAGGAGTGGGAAAAAAACCAATAACAGTTTCTACTCCAGTCTTAACAGAAGATATTGCAAAAAAGTTGACAGATATTTAAACTCTGTCCCGCCGTAGAGATAGGTACTATTTTCCTATCTCTATGGTGGTGAAATTCTCCATAAACTCTTCTAAACTAACTTTATTTTTTTGCTTCATTGAACGGTTTGGAATTTTACATGCTTTTGGTTTTTTATCAATACCAAGAGAACTATAGATTGCTTCTTTATCATCAGATTTATTTACCAATTGAGTTAATAAATCAAGGTCATCACTTTTCAATGTAGCCACTCGATTCCTTAGTGCATTAAATAAATCATCGCTTGGTTTTCTGGGAAAGAATGTTATATTCCTTCGATTAATCCTAAAGTCTATTACGCACTTCTTAATGAAGTTAAAGAACTCCTCCTTATCTAAATAATATAGACCCATATTATTAAAATACTTATCTAAATAATGATTTAATTTCCCACTTCTCTGAAATAGACCCATAACATACATATTAGTAATTGGTGAATTATATTTCAATAAACTGGGATCAATTTTTGATTTTTTATTTCCATCGAAGAGCCATTTATTGAATATCTTAAACGGCATCTTTCATCTCCATTACAAGGTTTTGATAAAAGTTGTCAATCTTTTCTTGATTAAGAAGCTTGGGAACTTTTAAACCTCTAACTCCCTTCCCATCAGTCCATCTTAGAATTTCGAATAACTCATCTATTCCACTATAAAGATATTCATCTGGTAATAGCTCAGGATATGAAAAACCTCTAGGAGCAATTGGTATACAATTATTTATTACCGCATCAATAACTTGGTAACCATAACACTCTTCCTTACTAGTAATTAACATACACTCCGAGCTCCCTAGAAAATCATAATAACCATACCATTCTAAAAATTGAGGAGCATCAATTATTTCTCCATATCTCTTTCTTACGGCGTCTTCAATTGACTTAGTCCTTTTTTGAACAGAGTGTCTAGCAACTGAGACAATAGGATAAACCTTCTCGGAGTTACAACCCTTAAATGAAGGATTAGGTAATGCTCCTAAATTTACAACATTTGTCCACCCCAATTTTTTCTTATGGTATTCACTAGCAACAAATACTTTTTTATATGATCTCGCATGACCACACTCAACTGCCTCTTTACTGTTTCTGACTGGGGTAAAGTAATCAAGTTTGTTCTTTGAAGTGGCGTGACACATCACAAATGCGTTCTTGACCTGTTTATGATGCAATACGTTATGAAATATACCAGGAAAACTAAGATCCGCGTGAAGTAGAAAATCGCTATCTCCTAAGTCATAATTTAAAAACTCATTGACTTGTTTACATTCAAATTTAATTGCTCTTTCAATATTTGAGAAATCCTTGCCGCTAGAAACACCCTCAGTAAAAGCATATTGTTCACCCACTACAATAATTTTATCAAAATACTTAGATAATTGCTCTGGAATCTGTGTGAACCACCATTCCTGATATCTCATCTTTATTGGCAATTGTGGAACAAAAAATAATCTACTCACCCTCTTCTCCTTTCCAATGAATTAACCTAATATTCGCTTCTTCGAGCATCTCTTTTGTCTCTGGAGCATTGTAGTACTCTTCATAGTATATCTCTGATATACCTGAGTTTATTAGAAGTTTAGAACATATAAAACATGGAAATGTTGTACAATAAACAGTCGCACCTTCACTGGATATGCCACGTTTTGATGCTTGAGCGATTAGGTTTTGCTCGGCATGTACAGCTCTACATAACTCATGCTTTTCACCAGATGGAATATTTAACTCTTCTCTTAAACACCCTATATCGAGACAATGCTTTTGTCCAGTCGGTGCTCCATTATACCCTGTCGCTATTACTTGCCGATCCTTAACTAGGACAGCTCCAACTTTTCTCCTTAGTCAAGTTGAACGGCTCTTAGCTAAATGGGCCATTTCCATAAAGTATTTATTCCAACTAGGTCTCTCTACATTATCCATTTACATCTTCCTTCAAAAAGATAATATTTTGCATCATTCAACCATAGATTAATTTGACTTGGATAAACTAAATCTAACAATCTTTTCTTCTCGCCAGGTTCTTTGGTTTCATGAATATACGGAGCGTTCATTTGAATAGAATAGAAAATAACATCGAATCCACTTCTAAGCATCGCTTCACCTACTGATCCCCATTTTCTGTGGGCAGGATGAATTTCATAGGCTGGATCAGGGAAATAAAAAATATTCTTAGGTGACATAATAGTACTGGGAATATCTTTAAAGAATAATTGACCCTTAACTAATTGGTGATCTTTTAATAATTTCGCCGCCTCATCTCTTCTCTTTTGATCAGCGGGTTCAGTATAAACAACTATAGTATTCTTATTTAGAATTTCAAAACAACCGATGATCTCATCGTCACAATGAGGAGCAATAATAATTTGATCTCCAGCCATTTTCTGTGACTCCTTTCCTTTTTATTTTGTTACCATATATAAAAAAAGTGTCTATATATATTAATTATCGGGTAATGATTTTATACTTTTAGAGGAGGATAGATAATGGATAGGTATGATACTTATGGAACCACACAGACATTTCATTCCAGAAATCATACTGATCTCAATGAGGTTCAATGCCCATGTTGTTTATCAATAGTTGATGCTCAAAAATTAGAGTGTAACTATTGGGGTTTCACACATCTTGGAGATGACCAGGTTAAATGCCATGTCTGTTCAAGCGTAATTCCAGTAGGCAAAATTCCACCAAACTGGAGGGGTAAATAATGGGACTACCACAAGGGATTAAGGTTTCTTTATCATCATCTCTAGCTGATTTGGTGAAGGTAGTTTTTCATGAGATTCAGGATAAGTATGATCGCCGAGGAGAAATAGCTACCTTCATATTTAAGAAATATATAAATCAGCCATATCAGATTTATGTAACTACAAATACTTTGAGAGCAATAGTATCCTTACTTTCTCCCACTTATGCTTTTATGGATATCAATGAGTACGGTGATGAAGAGTTGAATGACTGCTGGACTTACCATAGAGTAAAGGGAGAATTCTTCACAATAACTATAAAGCACAAATACTGGGGAGAGGGTCAATTAATTGCTTTCAAAGAGATTGTCCTTGCTATCGCCAAACTTAGAAAAGTAGAAGTCGAGGACAATTCTAATTACTAACAAGGAGGGTTTAGGGCTATGAAATCAGAAAAATTTCTTAGGTGGAGCATATTATATTCACTAATAATGATAATAGCAATATATACTCACTCACAGTCAACAAGTCTCTTTACGAAGATTCCTGCGCTTTTGATAATGATTACCGCTTGGATCATAATGGTAAAGTTCTTCATTCTTGACCGGAAACATGAGAAGAAGAGAAAGGCAGAAGTCATAGAAAGAGAAATACAAGAACAAGAACGTCAACAAAGAATCAAATCTTATTACAGAAAGTGAAGGAGGACACGGCCATGTTTAAAGGAATGAGTTTGCTTGATATTATCGTGGTATCGTTTCTAGCACTCTCAATCCTCTACTACTTAGTTTGGATGTGGAGAAATAGTGACCCATTCGAATCTAAAAGAAAGAGAAGGAAGAGAGAAGAAGAATTCAAAATGACACTAGAGGGTGCTGGTTATTGGCAGCAAATTGAAAGTACCAAGAAACATTACGGAAATCAAAAATAAGGAGGTTATCATGGTTTTTGAACTAGATGGAGAATTAGATCAAAACGCTGGTTGCCAACTTATCAAAGTTGAGATGGAGAGTTATCTCAACGGAGAACTCGACGACGAAGTTTCTCAACTCATTCGTGATCATGTATGCTCCTGTAAGAAGTGTGACGACTTCCTCTTTGAAAAGGCCTTTGACAAATTCAAAGGAGGTGAGAGTCGTGCAAGCAGTATTTGAGAGCGGAGAATCCATTTCTCTAGATTTCTGCGGCGACTACCTCAAGGGTAATATTGGAGGATACACAGTCAAGTGGAACCTTGATGGACAGATAATCAACAGGGATGAACTACCTGACTGGGTCATAGAAGTCGCAGAGACTCTAAAAATCTAATCCTGGAACCACCAGGGGAAAAAGGGGATTTGACCCTTTTTCTTTTTAAACCCAATTATTTTTTTTGTTTTATTCCCAAGTTCTCTTTGCTTTTCTCTTCTTTACTTCAGCAGATAATTGAGTCCTTATTTTGGTTATACAGGAGTGAGTGATTCTGCCTGTACGGAACCCGGTTCCAGTTAGATAATTCATGACTATTCTAATTTTCTTATTAGAGGCACTCGAAATTGAACCCAAGTATTTGTTTAATTGGGCACAACACCACTCTGGTCTCTCCTTCCACTGACCTAACAAACTCTCTCGTACTTTTTGCCATTGAGGATCTTTAACTAAATCTCTGATATGTTCTCTCGCCATTATTATCTCCCTGGTCTATTGCCTTGTTGCTGTATCCCCCTCAATGCTCTATAAAAATGCTCAAGATAGAAAGGAACAAGAAAAGGACTTAATGTTTTAGCAAATAGAATCATCAGATCTTTAACTGAGTATACTTTGAAATACTCACAAGTTCCAAAGGCCTCAATCGAAATAAAGAATTCATTCCTATCTTCTCTCCTGCTAATTAGTATACCAAATGGAAACGGAGGTTCAATAAATTGATGGACATTTTCAGTAAACTCAAGATGGTTAGCAATTTCTCCAGGAACTAACCCATCAGGTACATTATATTTAACAGGTTTTAATTCTGCACCTTCTACTGTATTCACTTCAATTTCCATACTAAACTCCAGTCATAAAGTTTAGAGCAAAGTAAAGTTCTTCTCTGCACATACCATGATTCATAAAATCTCCCCATAACGAGGAGATAAAACACTTATCAGCATAAAGAATGACAGCAATTCCTTCAACACAACCTTCTTTTACCTTCTCATAATTCTTCTTAATTCTTTCTGATATTTCACCGACAAGATTTCTTAAATTCTGGGGATTCTCATAAACTTTTTCTTCTTCACCATTAAACCTCTCATGGATAGCATTACTAATACTCACCATAATAATCTCATCTAAATTAGATAAATCAGCATCACAAATAAGACTAACAAATAAAGGAAAACCAAATTTGTTTGTCTTTCTAATAATCATTGGTGAATGTTCTTTGCCCAACAGTTTCGTTGCAACTTTAGGTTCCATTACCGACTCCTTTTTTATTTTTTGTTCTATATATTCTAATTGATGACTCAATAAGTAATCAAAGCAAGATCGGATTGAATAAAATACTCCTCTTATATGATAGGCAACCCAGATATCTTTTGCAATTTCCCCGTTAGTTACGTCTATTAATATGACAGGTATTCCGTGCATATAAGCAAATATGATTTCCATAGCTGTCCCAAAAGTTGCTTTTCTAATATATGCAACAAGAACATGACAAGTAAGAATTAATGCTTTATCTATTGGGGGAATATCCATTGGATCAGTTTCTTCTAACTTAGCTTTTAAAACCGGATCAATAAGGTCAAACTGTTCTCCATATTGCTTCTTGACAATTTCTCTATATTCTTCCTCAAGGGCATGACCAGCTAGATACACTCTTAATCTCATACCAATACTGCCTTTCTTTTTCTATGTCTCTCAAATTTTTCAATGGTGTCTTCAGAACCACCAGTCCGATCTTCTGCAACACAAGCAATAAGAATATTAGATATTGCTGCAATATATGTATTCCTCACAATACCCGCACCTCTACCATACTTTGTCCAATTTGGGTAGAATATAAGAATTGGTATCCCATATTTTTTTGCAATCTTCTCAGCAAATCTATCTCCACCCCTCGGACATCCCCCTGAGCAAATCCAATCTCCTTCTTCATAGATTTTAAAGAATGCTTCTTCGACCGCTTTATAGTCATTGAAACTATTTCTTCGTCTTGTACCAATAATACCAATGATCTTTCCTGGTTTAGTTGGGTCCATTTTTGCCACCATATATAAAGATTCACTACTATATATATTAATTAATGATAGGGCGAAATGTTTGGTGTTTTTGAAAGGAGGTAATTAAGATGAATATAAGAAACAAAAATGGTTTCACATTTCTCGAGATCGTTTTAGTGATTGCACTCCTTGGCATGTTAGCAGCTATAGCCTTTCCTGCATATCTTGATTTAAGAGACGAAGTTAGAGAAGGAAAGGTAAACCAAATAATTGTAACAATAACCACCGCTGCATCTTTCGGATATATCGAGAGTGCTGTAAAGGGCAACAGCCCTCCAATCTACCCAGAAACTTCAGACTTAAAGAATCGTATAAGTCTTTCTGGTCTAGAACTCAATTGGGTAGATAGTGGTAATTGTGCAACTGCTGATATTGATGGTCAAGGATATTCTTTCCTATACGATCAATCAACTGGTAATGTAACAGCTGAGAAAGGTAAAGGAAGTTGTAAACCTGCAAAAAAGAAAAAGAAATAGGTCAGGCCATGACCTAAAAGGAGGATAATATCATGAAACAAAAAACAATGTTAAGGTGGCTATTGGCTATAGTGTTAGTTCTTAGTTTAGCAAGTCCAGTGCTCGCTGAGAACTTCAATGTCCGAACCTTAAAGGTTCTGGTACTGACTGATGGTGTATTTAAACAAGATCGGATTTACCAAGCGATTTCAAATGCAAGTAGAATCATGGAAGGTCAAGTCTATATGGATCTCGAAATCGTGGCGGTCAAGAAGGTTCATTGGAACAAAAAAGTGGGATCAAGGTTAATGGTCCAACTTAAGCATAAGGCCAAACGCTTCGAGAAGAAATATCCTTTTGATGTTGCAATCGCCTATCTGAACCTTCCAAATAGACCATTCATGGCAAAATGTGCTGGTCGCTATATTCTGATTAGGTCGACCATGAGAGGTAGTGGTATTGTCACTGCTCATGAACTTGGTCATACTTTCACACACCATCGTCATGATTCAATCGGTCTGATGGCAGCAAATGTTGCCAAAACCAAAAATACAAGCATCCAGGCTGATCGTCAACTTATGTGGAAAAATAATCGTTGGCGAGAATTCTACTAAAACTATCTGTTGAAATCTTCCAATGAACCAGATAGTCAAAAAGGCATATTAACTCTAATGCCTTTTTGTTTTTCTTCGATTTATTTTTTTGTCTAAACTTCTGCCTGTATATCCCCATATCCTGAAAAGATTTCATGCTCAGAAATTTCATACTCTTTCAACAAACCTATTATCATCTCTTTTGTCATACCGGCTAAAGGTGCCATATATTTAATTGGTTTTGGGCCAGCAATTGCAAATAATTCATTTACTTTGACAACATATTCTTGGTAACAATCTGGAAATAAATTTAGACGATCTGAAAAATCAGCCCCATGCCATATTTCATCAATCCTTTTATTTTCAGCAATTCCCAATGCAATTCCAGCGAACATTGTATTTCGACCAGGAACATGCCATATACTAATCTCGTCTTTATCTCCGAATGTACCTTGCTCGCCACTACCTGTTAATGCACTCTCATACAAAAGTCCTTGGACCGTAACCATCTGCCACGGAACCTTAAGTTTATCAAGTTGATTTATTGCAAAATCAAGTTCCTCTTTATGTAGTTGACCATAATGAATTAATAGGCAATGTGGTTTTCTGCCCAATCTAAGAGCAATTTCTAACATCAATCGACTGTCTGCTCCGCCACTATAAAGTATCAATAGATCCCTAACTTCTTCACTTATTGGTCCAATATTCACCATTCGTTTCTCCCTTCATTTTTAATATATGTTCTCATATCCAAAAATTTTATCTCACATGATTCTTGGTTAATCATCTGTGTCTATATATATTAATTACTGGAATATAATTATTGTGCGTCGAAAATTTACTTGTGGAAGGAGGCTAGCAGATGCAATTGGCGATCGACGTAATGACGGTGGTCGGGTTCGTTCTAATTTTGATAGCCTTAGCAGTAATAGGCTTCTTCTTTGGAATGGCGGCAGGAGGTCTTGTGGGATTAGTAGCATTTCCCGCATATGGTTTCAAAATCATTAAAGGTTATGGAAGTTCGGAAATTGAAAGGGAAGAAATAGTATAATTACCGAACGAAGAAAAAAGGAGGATGTTACTTATGGACGAAAAAGAAAAGCAACTTCGTCAAAACCGAGCATCATTGATGCGAGAATGTGCAGCAATTGAGGATCGGATCACCCAAGGAGTAGCCACCGATGGTGACAAAGCAAGGTTGCTTAAGGCTAAAGAGGAGCTAGTTGAAATTAGTTCCAAACTTGCCGAGATTGAAGAAAAAGTGGCCTTCACCAAAAGAACAGGTTTCTTTGAAACCTTGGGAAAGATGTTTGGTAAGAAAGCCAAAGAACTAGAACCAGAGGAGTTGAAGACAAATCCGTTAGTATATACAGCCAAAGTTCTAGCAGGTGTGATCCTAGTACTTGCTATAGTATTCGGCGGGATAGCTGGAGTGGTTCTATATGAGACTGGACCACAAGTCATCAAGCAAGCTGTCGAAGATTACTCAAGGCAAGCATCTGTTCTGGAAGAAATCAAGGATGCCCTAGTAGGAAGAATCCAAACACTCAAAAACCCCAACTTTGACGGCATCGAAGTAATTGAAGACAAAGATGGATTTGTCACAATCCGACCCGCTAACATAGAAGGTATCAATAAAGAGTTAGCAGAGGCTATGTCAAAACGAGCAAAAGAATGGGGGTATGACAGTATTCTAATCGGCGATGGCTATACTTCCATGAGCGGCCCATTCGTCTATAGAGATTTCAAAGGCGGAACCGAAACTGACATGGAAGTAATGGTCAATGCAATGCGTGAAAAAGGTCTTAAGAATTGCTTTGCTTTTATGGGCAATCCAGACCATCGAGCAATGCCTCATCCAATAAAGAATTATGTACAAGGCCCTCTAAAAATTGAACAAGTTGAGGTCCGACGTGCATCTATCCTTTGGAGGACAGGGCAAAAGAAGATTACCTTCCATTCTGATAATTTCAAGGGGCAACTTAAGGGTAGTGTACTGAAAGCAAAAATGAAAGAAATTCCCCTTGAACAGATTCAACAGTATCAAATGAAACAAAAGGAGAAGGAGAAAGAGAACCCAGGTCGAATTGTCAGATCCTATAATTATGTCAAAGACAGAATTAAGGCTGGCTGGAAATGGGCTCTCGATAGAGTCGAATAAGACTTAACTCCCCCGCCATTCTCCGGATGAGGTACATGATTTATATGTACCTCATTTTTTTGAATTACTCCATATATTTAAGTTCATATTACAAACTTTACTCATAGATATTCTCTCCTCAATATTTTTTTTCGCTTGATTCTTATACTCATCGTATTTATACATACCATGTTGTAATTTAACTTTTAAACTTTTATCATCAAATATTATAATTCCAGATTTCTTATAGAAACTTAAAAGACGGGTTCGTTTTCTTAGTAATAGAGGAGTGCCGGACATCATTACTTCAGTTATAACTCTTGGACATCCATCAACTTCATTTGATGTTACTATACCGAAATAGCTAGAATTCAAATACTCATTTAGAATTGGTCTTTCAACCCAACCAGCAAATTCAATATTATTAACTCCATATTTCCTACACATCTTTCGGCCATCTTCGGATTTATTTCCTACATGAACAATAGCTAATTGCTTAAGATGAGATGATTTCGAAACCTCATTTATAAAGAATTCTTGACCCTTATGTCTTATCTGTACAAAATTACAAATCCAACATAGGTTATATTTTTTTGGCATATCAAGGGGTTTAAATATTTCACTATTAGCAGTTTTATAAAACGGAGCTGTTTTATAGTCAGTTCTTTGATCTTCTTCGTCTTCTAGGAGTACTAAGTCATACTTTCCTCCATGTTGAGGATAGACTCTCCTACCAGCTCCAAGATATAATTTCTTACCTAGATAACCCGGGTTGGAATTTGTAATCTGACAGTACTCGGGGAATCCTCCTCGAAAAAAGGAGATTTTTGGTGGGTCATATTTGAATACTTCGTTAAAACTATTTACCCATCTCTGAATAAATTTCTTACCATCTATATCGAAAACTATATCTTCCAATTTCTGTCTCTTCGGATTCAACCTCCATATTATAAAATTATCATATATTCTATTTCTCAGAAACCAAACGCCCATTAATAAATAAAAATCGTGGCAATTCTTTTCAAAATTCTCTAAACTCTTATATTGATGGTAATACTCTAATGGCCTCAAATTTGTTCTGAACAACCAAAAGTTTTTACTCATTTACCATCCTCGTTAAAGTTCTGCCAATATGTGATCAACCCTATTACTTATATTATGGTCTCTCACACACCTCTCTAATGCTCTTGTACCTATTTGTTCTAACTCAGATGAGTTACTAAGATAATAATTTACTTGTTCCAAAAGGTCATCGTAGTTATGATAAGTAAGAATTTCTTTGTCTTTTTCAAAATGTAGTAATGGTTCTTCTCTATGTCTGGTTATAATAGGTACTCCACAAGCAGAAAACTCAAATATCCTTCTTGTTAAAATGAAGCGTTTCTCGACTGGATCCAGACCTAACTTTGTACTATTTATAGCAACCAAAAATTCTTGACCTTCAATATGGCCACGATTTCTCAAGTTTTTAGGCCATTTCTTTCCATATGCTACAATAATCCAGTTAGTATCTTTTCTAAGTTTGTTGATTGTCTCTATTCTTAATTTTTGATTTTTAAAGCGGGAATGTACTGCTGTACCAATCATTGAAAGATCGACTGTTTTTTGAAGGTTTAATTTTTGGTGAAATTTAAAATCGCATGAAGGCGGGTTATAAATACACTTTATTTTATCTTTAAGACTAAGGTAAGTTTTATAATGATTAGTTATATAAACGTCATATTTCTCTGGATACAACTGTGTGTAATAGGGATCACTAAAACCAAAACCGATAATTGGTTTCTTTATTTTCTTTCTAACCTCATTTGAGAAAAATAAACCTGTATGTGCTAACCATATCTGATCTGGATCATACTCAAATATAAAGTCCGAAATCTTCCATATCAAACCTTTATCCAAATAAATAACATCATGACCTTTCCTTTGCAATTCTTCAGAAATTGAGCGCTTAACTCCCATTACATTCCATGAATAACCGTCCGAAAAATATAAGATTCTCATTTCTCACCTTTCGATTTTATAACTAATATATAGCTATATGGTGCACTCCCACATGATCTAGCAAGTTCAAATGTCTCATTCACATTCATTTTTTCATTCATAGATGCTAACAATAAAAGGCAAATTTGACAACTCATGGCAGGTTTAAATTTACAATCTAATGATGAATTAGTCATAAAAGGTAAAATATGGTCTCGATAATTTGGAAGTTTACAAGGATGCTTATGGCCTAATTTTTCTTTTAGTTCCTCAACCTGCCTAGCATGTGGACCAAATGGGAATTCATGTATTGATACAATCCTTGCTACTCTGATAGCCTCAAGAAGAAAATTCTTCTTAAGTTTCACATGCTCAAGTGTATTAATAGAAACAGATGCGTCAAATGACTTATCTTCAAATGGCATATTGGTTGCATCTATCCCTTGTTTTATATTAGCATCTGTCACCTTAAAAGATGTAAGTTTTCCTAATCTCCCGACCCCTCCCATATCAATAACTGTCGAAGGTTTATGATGTTTCAATTCTTCTGCAACTCTCCAATGAGTCCATTTAGCAATAACTGGAATGTTCTTCAATTTTTTCATAGTGGCCTTTTTCTCTTCTGATACATAGTTTTTCCCTTTTTAACATAATATTTCTTCATAAAAGCACTACCTTCTTTTCTCCACATCTCAACAGTTCTTCTGAAATGCCCAGAAGATGGTTTGATTTTGTTACTAACAACTAAATGTAATTCTCCATGTTTCCTTAGGCTTTTAGTTATCCTATCTACTTCTCTAATTGGATCATATACATGCTCGAGGACGTTAGTACATATAACTATATCAAATTTAGAATTTGGGAGTTTATCATCATTAGAATAAACCTTCTCAAACGACAACTTTCTTAAAGCAGCTCTTTTTACAGTTAGATCCAAAAGTGGACTAGGCACATCTAAAATTGAAACATCATTACCTCTCTCTAACAAAGCAATTGCATGAGTTCCAACTCCACAACCAAAATCAAGACACTTCTTTCCTGAAGTTCTATTTATAAGTTGATAAAGCTCCTCATCTCTCGCGTTAATACTAGTACACATTAGGATTCTCATATACTCAACAGTTTTCAATCCATAGTCCTTTGAGTAAAGTTCTATATATCCATTCTCGGTTTCTGGTTCTTCATAACCACATCTAGGTTTTGTTATATCGAGTTTCCTAATTATATCTATAGAGATCCCAGTCAATTTAGAAAGTTCTCCATCTCGCTGCTCTTGACTCTCTTTGAGTATCATACTTTTACCCCTTATTTAATTTTCCAGTTTCATCTAAAAAGTCTAAAAACTCTAAATTTTCTTTATTGACTTCATCCATATTCCTATCTTTAAGTCTGATAAAATCAATATGTTCATTCATTCCTTCCGGGCCGAAGAAATAGAAATTATAATCATCTAAATTTCTATTTAGAATTTCAATGTTATAATGATCAGGATTATTCCAAATGTCGCTCCCGGGCATTGGAACAAATCTTTTACAAGCAACCATATTAAATGGAACTTTCGGAATCCAGTATTTATTTCTCTCAATAGTTTTTCTTGTCTGCCCTGGCGTTCCGATCATCATTAAGATTCTTGCTTTTATTCCAATTTTATCAGACAATTCTAAAGCTCTAACATTATCAGCAACAGTCGCACCTTTATTTAATATCTTAAGTATATCGTCGTCAAAACTCTCAACTCCAAAAGATATCTCTTTTAAACCGGCCTCATGCATCGCTTTAAAGACATCATAATCAAATGGTTTGACTCGAGTTGATATTCTCCAAGCAACATCTAATTCTCCAAATAATTCGGCTACTCTTAGACAATGCTTTTTATTTACTGTAATCGTATCATCTGAAAATCTAAATTGGCGGATATTGTAACTATCTATTACATGCCTGACTTCCTCTGCTACTTTCTCAGGAGTTCGCCACCTTACAACTCGATTATTGAAACAGGGAGAAGAACAAAAAGAACAATTAAAAGGGCAACCCCTACTTGTCATGAGTACAGTACTCCCTGTACCCTTATAATCTCTGTCATATGCAAAGATCTTGCCACCTTGTTTGTCTTTTAATAAATGGCGGGCAGGTAAAGGTAGAGAATCTAAATCTTTAATAAAATTACCATTATATATTCTTCTTAGAGCACCTTTATTAGAATCATTTATCATATCAAAAATTGTATGCTCAGCTTCACCTTTACAAATTGAATCTATATATTTCCAATCAATATATTCATCTGTATATGTTCCGGGTCCACCTACAAATACAGTTGAATTAGGATACTTCTCCTTTATAGATTTAGCAAATCTATTACTTTGGAGCAATTCAAGACTAGTTGTAGTAAGGCCATAGATGTCAGCAAAAGGTAGATCTTCAATTGCCTGTTCATTTGAATAACTTGAATAATTTTTCATCTCCACTTCAATTCCCTCTTCCTCCAATACTGCACCCAAATATAAGAGTCCTAATGGAGCTTGTGAATCCGGTTGCTTAAAATATGGGTGCGGTAAATAAATTAGAATAACTTTCATCTTATCTCCTTAAAAGGGGTGACTTTCTAGAAGTCTGTCCAGATTTAATTTCAGTTTATATTTTTTTACAAATCTTAATGGTGCATCAATGTCTTGGTATGGGATTGCTGGATAATATGGTTTATAGGGTTCAACACCAATTGATAAGAGATAATCTCTAAATTTAAAACCCTTTCCCTTTACCTTGTCGGATAGTTTAATCCATAACGATGGAATTTCATACGCATCAGCTACAATTAGGCCATGCAAAGAACTAGAAAGAATTGCTTTACAAGACAAAATATCTATGATAACTTTTTCGATTGGATCATAAACATTTATTATCAAAACATCATCTTTGGCATTCTGAATTTTTATCCAACTATCTTTCTGATCAATAAAATGTGGAACTATACCCACTCTATATTTCTTCTCAACTTTTGGATTGAATAAACGAGGTAATAAAAGGGCTGGATCTCCATAAATAGCGGGACAATCTATCCCTTGTCTTATTAGGAATTGTCTAGTTAATGGTCCTCTAACAGCATGAATCTTTTTTGGAGAAACTAATGTATGGTTTTGGTCCATTAAACCAGAACCCCAAATCTCACACCATTTCATTCCAGCAGCTAAATGATGGAGAATACTACCTACAGCTAGATATATAACTTTTGTTGGAGTAGGGCTATTAGAAAACTTAACTTTTTTTCCAGATATTTTGCTGACAATATAAGGAGATAATTCATCTCCAAAATTTCCATCTTTGTGTTGCCAAAATAAATTTATTTCTTTTTCCATACCAAAAATGGCCCTTCTTCTGGTTCAGGTTTATTGAAACCTAGAGTCTGTCTCCATACTAAACCATTATCAATTGCAAGAGTAGGTTGACCCGGTGTTCCATAAATTGCATATTTCCATTTCATAATAAACTCTCTCATTACTATATTTCCATATCTAAATTGTTTTTCAGGATTTTTAGATGTAACCATCAATGGAACTGCTCTTCTAACAAAAGTTCCTCTTATCAAAACCGGATTTAGGCCAAATTGTGCTTTTCTATCATCAGCGATATAAAATCCATCGGGATTATACTTATATCTAGACCGAAACATCATAATTAATCTTTTATTTGGAATGGGGTGTTTTGGAAGTCTAAGGCATGCGATATCTTCATATTTTTTAAGAATGTTGATCATATGATTTATGCTAACTTCACGAGAAACTTTCCAGTCATCTTCAAGGTGAAAGATCCACTCAGATCTTGCCTTTCTCCAAGTCCATATTACAGCAGCTGGGAATGATGGTTTATCAGCCACATTATAAATAATATCATCAAAGTAATTTTCACAAACTTTTATTACTTCTTTTGGTTTTATATTTTCACCGACTGGATCAATATTGATAATTAAACGATATCTATCTCGATCAGTCAACATTTTTTCACAGAACGACCTAAGAGTCGCATCGACTATACTTGGTCGAAGGACACTAGTCATCGTAATATCTATTTTCTTAGAGGTGTTCTGCATAAGGTTTCCCATACTTTGTCAATACTAACTTTAATTTATCTAGAGGATGGGGATCTATAAATTGATTAAGTCGGGATGGGATTTCTTGATTGTGCCAATAATCAATAACAAAACCCATATCAATCGTTCTCCCTCCTCTAGCCTTGATTAATCCGGAATATATTCTACCCAATTCTCCAGCTCCCACAATCCAAAAATCATAGAGGTTTGCACGACCTTCAATGAGACTAACAACTTTAGAAAAAGATTTTGCAAAATGCCTCTCATAATGACCAACAATTTCTATAACGTCAATATTATAATTGGGAAGCTTATTTATAGCTTGTGGGCAAGAGGTTATACAACATACCTTCTTATCCTTCATTATCTCAAAGATAGTCTTCTTTCCAGGAAAAACCACACACATTAAATAATTAACTTCTGGGTTACAGTATTTAGCGTTATGAATATCAAATCCTGCACGACTATATAACTCTTTCCACATTCTCATTCTCATCAAAGTTTTATCAGATGCTTGAACAAATCCCTTCCTATACTTACCCCAGAAACGCTTTGAAAAATAAACATCAAGGCAATCTATATAATCAGCTTCATTTGCATATCTTGCCCATAAATCAATAATGTATTTAACTCTATCTCCTGGCAATCCTTCTTTCTTACAGATTGCATATAATTGCTTATGATCATGAAAGTAGTATGAATGAATTAATTTAATACCACCATCTCCAAAACGTATTAGAGAAAATGGTCTCTTCTCTTCTATAGAACTTTCAAGATCTTTTAGTATTTCTGCTACTTTATATACTTTTAGGCTCATATTAAACTCTTTAGATAGTTAATCATTAGATACATATTGGTTTTCCGGTCACCCAATTCCATAATCTTTAATCTACCATTCTTTCCCAATGTTTGCATGACCCCAGGTTGGTTAATTAATTCTCTAACAATATGAAAAAATGACATAAAACTGTCTCCCGATACTCTACCGGTTTTACCATCTATCAAATAATCCTGCATGCCGCTCATTTGTGCATCAGTACCTACAACTGGACATTCAGTCATCATTGCTTCAGCAGGAGGAAGATGTAGACCTTCTGACATAGTGGGTGCAATCCATAAATGAATTTTATTATAGAATTCATTCTTTTGTTGAAATGAGGGCATTCTAAGATAATTATCAATGAAGGGAAGGTTTGGTTTTGATTCTGATCCAAACATCCAAAATTTTATTTTCTTAGTTGTATGTAACTGTTTTGCAACATCAAGAGCCCAGTTTGTTCTCTTTCTCTGACCATGGACTCCCTCACGGTAAAGAGCGCCTATAATGATTTGTTTATCTCTGTAGTTTCTAAGATTGAGAGGATATAACTTTCCAAAATCATATCCTGGTCTTACAATATGAGATGGAATTTGATACTGTTCAAGTTTCCTTTGAAGACATAAACTATTAACAAGTTTGATGGTTGGCACATTAAGAACTCTACTAAGAATTTGATCATGTGGCATTTGCCAGTGTTCCCATGCTCTTATCCAATGTGCTTTAATTCCACACCTATTAGGTAACTTGAGAGTAGGAGCTACAGTTTTGAAACCTGTTGCAATGACCACATCTGCATCTGGGCAATCGTCTAAATCTCTCAATATTATATGATCTGCTTTTAATGGAAACCAAGTAAACTTATTTTTCATACTATCAATAATTTTTACATTATGGCCCATTTCAAGTAGAGTATTAGCTGAATGAATTATTGTAGATGACCCTCCATTATTACCTAGTCCACAATTAACCAGATTGAAAAGAATTCTCATGTTCGCTCCTTCGGTATATATTGTTATTTTGTTCTATTTGGATAATAAAATGTACTCTATATATATTAATATCTGAAGCAGAACAATATGTTTGTGAGTGATTTTAATGCCAAATATAAAAGTAATTTTTGAAAAGGAGGGGTAACCTATGAAGACAAAAATTTTAGTTTTATCAGTAATAATTCTATTTCTTTCCTCTGCGCTGTGTTATGCTAATCCGGACTCTGTCACAACTTTTGAAATTAGCTTACATGATGGTGAAACCACAATAAGTCGAGTTATAGACGAAGAAGCTGGAGTAGTTATCTGGGTCGCAAACAGTAAGACTTTCGGATTAGCCGTCGCCCTAGCTATCTTACCTATAGCGCAGACTAGATTAGCTAAGGGTGGAAAATTTGTGCCAACCGATCCACAAACTTATATGAGATATAGGAAAGAATTCGAAGAATTAAGTAAAACTAAATAACCCTAAGTTGAAAGGAGACCTGAGGGTGGCAGAGATATTAAGAGAATTAAGAGTCGAGGTGATAGTTGATACTAATAAAGTAACACATATGAAAACCTTTGAAATAAGAGATTTTGAATCATTAGATGAACTTTTTAAGAAAGCAAAAGAGTTTACAGAGGAAGTTTTGCCAAGATATGAATAGATAAATCAAGGAGGAGTTAAGGTGAATGGTCTAAATCTGGAAACATATCAGGAATATGAGGTTATTCCAGTTGGTCCATCCGGGGGTACTAAAATCGAATGTCCTAAATGTTCAAGAATATACCATATGAGACTCACAAATGGAAAACTAAATAAGCAACTTAGAGCTAGTTGTACTTGTGGTGAAAAATGGAACGTAATTTTCTGTACCAGATCTTGGTATAGAAAAAAGGTGAGTCTCCCTGGTTCGTGGATAGACGGATTCGGGAAAGAGCATGGTATGATTGTCGAGGACCTATCAAGGACTGGAATCTCGTTTCTATCAAGTAGTAATGTAAATCTCAACAAAGGAGACCGAATCAAAGTTTCATTTGCTCTTAATAATGGAAATCTGATTTGGATACATGAATGGATGTTGGTAAAGAGAACAGAAGACAGAAAAGTTGCTGCTGAGTTTATAATCCTAAGTATCCATAACCAGAAAATCATCGGTTTCTATTTAATGAACTAAAGAGGAGGATATCGTGGGTAAAAAACTTTTAGGATTTGTTATAAGTTTAGTATTGATGTTTAATATTACTTATAAGTTCTGGTTACCTAATCCTGATACAAGAGGAGGTGATTCTCAATTTATGACAGTAATACAGAATATCAATACTCCCTATTTCAAAATTTCTGAAGAGGAAAAATATACTCTTTGTTACATGGAGAACCCCGGAGGGGACCTCTATCACCGAAGTCTCTGGTTGGCTATTCCAACTGAACACGTGATGCAGATACGAGCATTAAGCGCTCAAGAAATACGTCAGTTACAGCAGCAAGCTAGATAAAGGAGGCACTAATGCATGCTGAAAAATTCAAAAAGGATCCATTCAAGATTACATACAATTTCCTTTGTGCCCAAACCGCTCTCAACATAATATTTGCGGCGCTTATAATTGTGATGCTTTGGGGAATGATAAGAACTAAAGATCAGATGTTAGTTGTAATAGATGGTACCGATAAAGCTATTTCTTCTAGTGTCACTATTGCTAAACAATCATCTAAAGTATCTCAAGATTTAAGAGCCCTCAAACTCCAATTAGATATTCTTGAAGGGATGCAAATACAAATAATTGCTCGAAGTCCAGAACTCTATGAACAACATAAACAAATGTTTGGTATGGTTGAGATGGAGATCTTATCTAAACTTGAACAAGAGTTGGAAAAAATTAAAAAACAAATGAAAGAAGTTGAGAAAGGAATAGGCGAAATTGTCCCTAAAGAAGGTGGGTTAAAATTAGAACTTGATTACTCAGGGGAGTACCCAATATGACCGAGAACAAATATCCAATAAAAACTGTTAGATGCATAAGTTCAATTAGGTCAGCAATGTTTCTAAGAGGCATCGACACATATGGTTTGATTAAACAGGGTCGATGCCTGGCCTGCTCAAGTAATATTACTCTTGACCAATTCCAAACAAATATCGAAATTGAGAAATTTCGAAAAACAGGTCTCTGTGTTAAGTGCATCGGAGAACTTAGCCAAATTATCGAAGGGGGTCGATAAAGATGGAAATTCTTGTAGCATTAATTGTTGGTCTCGCTTTAGGATGCTTCATATTCGCCGGTTTCTATGATTATAGAATGGAAAAGAAGGAAACATTTGTCTCCGTAATCTTTAGAGTTGATGATACAAAACTTTGTGGAAATTGTAGCGCAGTATATGATGCACTAGAACACCGCTGCTGTCCAAAATGTACATCAACAACTGGCGTATTCATAATTCATTACATTGAAAGTGAAGACCCAAAAGTCGAGATGGTCAGGAAACATTTGGTAGATATGAGGAAAGGGAAGTTCAGAACAACTCCAAAACCCATCAAGGTCGTTCAGCTAGATACCGTGAGGAAAGAAAAGGTTTCAGCGTCCGATCTTAAGTAAAGGAGAGCTGTGTTCTGGAAATTGGGAGGTCTGACCTCCCTTTTTTTATCTAGTTAGTGATAGAATCTGGAGAACCTGTAACAATCACTCCTACTATACAGCCGGAAAAAACATCGCCAATTCTACATTGACCCCTTCCATTTGTAATCACATTTGGAGACCCACTTGCCATTATAGAAGTATGACCACAAGTTCCTAAAAATACGTCCCCAATTCTTGCGGTTGGTAATCCATTCGTAATCTTATCCGGAGATCCAGAAACAATCATACCAGTTTTTGGTCTACAATCCGGATCGTGGTGGCAGCAGCAAGTACCTACTCCAATTGATGTAAGGAATGCTGTTCCGGGCATGTTTTCTCCTAAAATAAACTTAGTATAGAACTAGCTTCACTCTTGAGGTTATCCATTCTAGTTTGTAAACCTAGAGTGGATTTTGTTTCCTCTACTGATAAATTATAAATTTCAGTTGGATTATCGGTTATTTGTTTTGCATTATCAACTGCAGTAAAAGTTTGATTGGCATATGTATTATAAGTTTCCATAGCAGGTCCAAGATCATAGAAATTATTAAACATCTGTACTCCACATCCTATCCACTCACCAAGGAAACCTAAAGCACGGTTTACATCATCGACAAATTCTTTTGCATCATCTACAAATTGTTTTGCTGCATCAATAAGATCTTTACGGTCATCTGTCTTATCAGATAAATTATCAAATAAACTTCTCACCCAAGCTTCTATAGCAGGTATACTACAGTCAAAAGGTCCTGTTTGATCTAGCATATACTGTAGTTGATCATTAATTGGATTATATATGTCACCGCTTTGTGCTTTCTCAAATATGTCATATCTATCAGTTATTAAGTCATCAGCATCTTGACCAAAATATGCTCTGGATGCACAATTAATTCCGTATTTCTCTAGTAGAGTACTAAATTCTTCACTGATCATATCAACAGCAGTATTATATATAGTTGTCACATTTGCTGAGACTATTGCTAATTGTGTTTGAATATCGGGGAATAAGGTAAGACAATCATTATATTTTGCCTGTACATCTGCTATCTTGGCATTAGTCCCTGCGTAAACTGCATCAATTGGAAGGGCCATTTTATTCTCCCTTTAAAGTCGATATCTTGCCCTTTAGGTGTTTATTCTCAATCTCAAGGGTTTCAATTTTGGCTTTCAACTTACTAATATCTACTTCTGGTTTCGACTTTAATTCCACATTTTCTCTATTCAGTCTTTCTATCTCGTTTATTAAACCACTCGTAAGCATGATTGCTTCACCAAGATTTATATCTCCTCCATAAGAACCCTTCATTCGGTGTTCTTCAAATTGGCGAAGTAATGCTTTGACCTTCTTTCTATTCGAAATTAACCAAACATTCTCATTCATTTTTCGCTCCTTCTTTGAGTTTTCTTTTCAGGATTTTCGTCATGTCTTTAATGATCGCCTCTGGCGGAGTTTTATAAAATTTATCAGTGATGAAGTTAACTTTAGTATTAAAGACATTATAAGTTTTTGTATGTTCTCTTGGTTCATTACCCCACTCTAAAACTTCAACTCTTAATATCATGCCAACATTTGGTATAGCAGACTGGGACCCAACAACGAGCATTGACCTTCTTATAGTTTCAATAGTAAGACCAATAAGAGAGCTATTTTCATGCCTTTCGATACTATTAATATCGAAAAATCTCTGTCGCTCATCCGGGACATATTCAGGTTCCTTTCCACAAATCACAAAATGAAAATTATTTACTAACCAACTATTTGCTGACAGTATGCTATAGAATTTCTGCCAATGAGGCCAATTTCTTCTGAAACCCTTCCTAAATCTTGGTCCCAAAACAACAACTGGTTTATCATTAGGTACATACTTTCCAACTAGAATTCTATTAGACTTTCTAGGCCGGTAATCATAAATCATAATTTTTTGTGGATATTGATTCTTATTTAAATATGCAGGTTTTGTAATCTTTGGATATATATGTTCTATAATATTATATTTAGCAGAAAATTGTTTCCTAAAAGATTCTGCAAGTTTATTATAAGTTTTAGCTGAAAAACCTATTGCTCGGAAACATTCAGGTTTATAATTGTGATAATCGCCCTTTAATCGAAGAGGCACTAGAGTGTCTGCCCATACACCATACAGGTCAAACCTCTCTGGCCTCGTAAAAACAATAAATTTTACATTTTGACCTTTATACTTTTTTGTCTTCATATAGGGAAGCATTGGAGCAAACCTCAGCAATTCCCACCCCATTTCCCCAATGAAAGGACCCATTAAGACTGCTTTCTGCATTACCAACCTCGCTGAACTCTTGGATCCGTAATAACCTTTTCATAAAATTCATCGAATGACATTGCTTCGATTTTCTTCTCTTGTTCCTTAAATTTTATTGCCTCCATACTTATCTTGCTATCCTTTTGCTTCGTGAGAATATTGCATACGGAACCAGCAAATGGACCACAATGGTATCCAAGTTTTTTCCTAATACCTAAAATATATTCCTTACCATTAGTCTTTCTATTCATTAAAGACCAATACATTTGGTCATGGCGTTTATTATGTCCAACTAATTGTTTTATATCTAAATATCCAATATCTCTAAAAAAGTTTGTCCTAACAGTCCAAAGTCCAGACCCGCCTAACTTTCCCATCGCTGCAGTACATCCTGCAATTTGACTTTTCAAATTTTTTCTTTCTTTAATCCCCCCTGGCAATTGGCCAATTACTTTTATATTACTCAATTTTTGATTATTAACAAATTTCCAACCTTCATAAAAAACTTGGTCCCAACCAGGTACAACAATAACATCGTTATCAAGAAATACTAAAAAATGATAACTATCTTTAGCAGGGTCTTGCTCATGTGCTAACCCAAAAGCATTTAGAGCAGATGCTTTACTAAATGCCTTATATGTACTAGCATCAGTATTGAAGGTTATTTGCGTTACTAATCCATTCTTATAGAGATTATAAGCATATTCAAAATGTTCCTTTATTAGATGATTAGTTGAATTATTATATAAATATAACTGGTGGGGAATCTTTGAATGCTTTTTAATCGCTGCTATACACTTTTTAGTAATTGCAAGTCTATTACGAATAGTGACTGCAATTTTAATCATTGTACAACTCCTCAATCCTTTCAATAAGTTCATCTAAATTTATTTGCTCATAGCATCTTGGAGTTCCATCTGCAGCAGCACCGGGGCAAGGTTTATGGCCATGTAAAAAACATGGAGCACAATGATACTCAGCATTTATCCAACGACTTTTTGGATATGTAGTAAGTCTTATTTCTCCAGGAAAAGGACCATAAAGTCCAAATCCTTTAATATCTAAAGCAGCAGCAAGGTGCATCATAGCAGTATCAGTAGATAATGCCATCTTTGCTAATGAAGTTAGAGCAATGGTATAATCCAAACTCTTTGAATGATGCGCAAAATTAAACACAAGATCTTTATCTTTTATAAATTTATCAATTAGAAAATCTATTTCTTTTGCATAATGAGGTGCATCAGTAATTATTACCACATGATCATTTTTAGTCAAACGATTTATTATATCTCCCCAAAGACCTAACCTTGGAGACCTAATTGGAGAACTAGCCCTTAATTGAATAATAATAAAATCTATCCCTTCTAAGTTCCATTCATCTTCCAAAATCTTCTTACACTCTTCAAGTTTGTCTAGTTTTACATCTTGTGTAGGTACTAATCTATCTTTTGGGAGATCTAAACCTAACCATCTAGTAAATAACTCATATGCATTTGTAGTTTGTGCTTCTTTACATCTTTCGATAACTCCTTCAAAAACTGCATGGTAATCAGCTCTAATTAAGTATTGAAATAGGAAAGGAAGATCAAGAACCATATCAACCGCTGGCCAATCTTCAACCATTGCTTGATACTGAGGACCACAGGCTAAAATGATTTCACAAGTTGGATATATTTCTTTGAGATAATTTAGGTTTGGTTGGATAAATAAAAGGTCGCCGATACCCCCGGTTCTCCATACTATAAGGGTTTCATCTTCAAGATCATGACCTATATATGGATTATATATGTTTTTAAATTTTACTTTAGCGGGTCTCAATATTTTGGCATTCATCTTTGGTTCAAATTTTAACTGCTCATATACCCCCAAACCCATTACATATTTACTTTTCTTTTTCACAACTTGTTGCTTAAATTTATTTTGAATAAAATGAGCAGTTTTCAGACATTCCGCAATCACAATATTCGGAGGGTCTGACCTCAATTCTTCTATCTTGTCAACTAATTTTATTGAATCTTCAGAAAGACCAAACATTCTTAGTTCGAGTGGAGTTATCTGTTTAGCTACCGGTTGCCTCGAAAATCTTGCTCTTTTCACTTTTCAAAACCTTTCGAGAGTTCGATTATTTGCCACCTAGGAATCCCTGCATAATCCCCGTTATAGCTCTTTTGTCATTCTCTTTCCCTTGATTCTTCGCAATCTCTTTCGCTCGATTCAACATTCCATATAATTTCTTTTCATCCGTTAGGCCTTTTTTCTTCAGGTCTTCAAAATAGTCTTTGAAATCTTCTGGACCAAGTTCTTTAGCCTCGGAGAGAGCACCCTCTACCTCTTTAGCGACATCAGCTTTAACATCTTTCTTTAAACTCCCAACATTCTGATCAACGTCACCTGAATCCAGTTCATTTTCTACTTTCTCAGGTTCTTTTGCCGGTTCGAGGTCAGTTTGTTCTTTTGCAATCTCTTCCTTTCTTTGTTCCTTCTCTTTTGGAACAGATGAGAGATGACCTGATGCATCACCAACGTCAGTACCAGTCACAGTTTCAACTTCTTCACCACCATCGCCTTCTTTTACATGCTTCTTACCACAGCTCTCAAGTAGCTGGTCTACTAATCTCTCCGCTTCTTTAACTTTATTGTACTTTCCGTCAAGTACAAGGTCTACTAATTTATCTGACTTCATTGTAACTGCCTCCTATCTTTTTATTTTTGTTCCTGAGAAATCAGCAACAGTTAAAACAAGTAAACCGTTTGCAACAGAAGTAAGTGGATTCTTAGCCCTCCTTACTTCACTAACACCAAATGGCAACTCATATTGAGATATCATAGACTTAAACAACTCAAGAAAACCATTCGGCATTGACGTTCCTCCAGATATAATAACTGGCAAATTCTCGTCAACTTCAATGTCAACCTTCTCATTAAATTCATTAATTATCTTTTTTATTGTATAGTTTATAAGAGCAGAATAATAATACTCAAGTGCCTCAATAACTCGCCTTATTTTTTTGTCCTTCTCTTGCATAAAACCTTTAGTTAGATCAAGACGTCTTTCTTTTATTGAAGTCACTCTGTTTGGAACTATATTTAGAGATTCGGAAACGGAATTATCAATATAATCCCCACTTCTAGAAGTAGAGAACTTTAAAACTTCCACTCCCTTATACATTATTGCAACATTACACATACCTGCACCAAAAGATATTCCAACTCCAGAAAACCTCTCCTTACTACACTCTGAGTATATAATTGCTGCACCTTCGTTAACTGGGCGATGATTGACGCCAAGGGCACCCAAAATTCGACCAAATACTCTTGTATGATAGATAACAGATCTAGTTTCGTCAATCGCTTCAGCAGGGATACTATAAGCACAATAAACATCTCTATTCTGCACTGGACCTATTAGATCTTTGACTATTAATGTGAGAACATCAATTGCAGATATCTCTTTTGGAGAGATTAAACCCTTCTCCATTGGTCGAGAAACTGCTTGACCAAATATATTTGCAAATTTAAACGCATCTTCTCCTATAATAAACAATTCTCCATCATCTGATTTCACATAGCTAATATTTGATAACTCAGACATTGAAACAGAATCGTCGCTAATTGGCAGAAAGACATTTCTTGTAATTCTAATCTGGTCTACATCATTTCTGGCACAGCAGATATTCATTGTCCCACAATCAAGACCAATAAATAATCTATTATCTTTTTTCTCTGGTCGAGGTGGAGGCGGGTGAGGTACTATCTCAGGCTGCTCAACTATCTCCTCTTTCTTTTCTTCATCACTCATCTATGTATCTCCTCCTTTTAGTTTCCTTAGTTTCTCTGCTGCGTCCATAACATCTTCTGCCTGTTCAGTTCTATAATCTAATTCAACATCACTAAGATCACTAATATCAATTCCGGGGATGAACTCTTCTACATCGGGTTCATCAAATTTTTCCTCCACTAACCTATCTAAAGTCTGTACAGCAGAATGGTAGTGATGCTCAACCGTTGGTTCTCTCTCTATCAGTTGTTGCATCATTTTATATATTGCATCTACTTTCTCTGCTAATGGATTCTTCTGAGGTTTTCGCCTTGGTTGTACTGATTCTGAAATTATCTCCTCAACTATCTCATAGTTTATCACACCATACTGCTTTAATTCCATTCTAAGGGTATTTAAGTCTACCTTCGATATATCAACTACAGCGGGAGTCCTAAATGGTTTAATCCCTGTTAATGTTAAGAATAGGCCAGCCTGCTTAATAGTAAGTTTCATTATTTACCCCAAATTTTCTTCGATTCCTTAATTTTTTCAATTGAACCATCTTCTGGATATGCAACCATTCTATGGTCAAAATCAAATACTTTTACAAGAGTTCTTTTCATTTCACCAGCGTTAACCATTAGTTCAACTTCTCCAGCAGTTCTTACCCATCTATAATCTTGATGCTCTTTTGATAACTTAACTATCTGGTCTGGTTTTTCTAACTTACAAAGATAATTATATTGTGTTGATTTTCTTTTACCTCCCATAGCCAAATATTCAAATTGATCAATAAATCTAAGAGGAATTATATCAAGACCAGTTTCTTCTTTAATCTCTCTTTTTAGGCAAGGATATAAATTCTCATCTGAACCTTGATCACATTTTCCTCTTGGAAACTCCCAATGACTTGGCCAGTGATCTTCTTTAGCTCTCTGAATAAGTAGAATTTCGGGAACTCCATTCTCATCTAGACGAACTATAACTCCAGCAGCGACATCTACTTCAAATTCTACCTTATTAGTTTGCCCTATCATCAAACCTTCAAGATATTTGTCAAGGATTTTCATAAGTTACCTCATATACATATAATTCAAGAACATCTCCCTCTCTAAGTCTAACTTGAGGAATTTTGATTAATAATTTCGTACCATTATCAATTAATTCATAGTGATCCCAGTAATCTAAATGACCGGCATAGGAATTTACAATCAACCTCTTTTCATCCGTTATTTGCTCCGGCATATCAATTATAATATCAGCTGTTGAATCTGCTTCAGCAGCGGTTACAACATGAAAATATCTAGTTTTGAAAACAAAATCTTTTTCCTCTACTATATCAACCTGTTCCTGAAGTAGAGAAAGATCAATTGTCATAGACGCAGTAGTATCAAGACCCCAGTCCCAACTAGTCCTCCAATACTGCCTGTTGGCGGGGTTATTATAATCTTCATATTCAGTATAAACTGCTCCATACCTTAGCTCATACTCAATATTTTCAAGTAGGTAATCAGATTTAATAACTAAAAATGTGGGCAACTCAACTTCATATTGAATCTGTGCTGATAATCTCCAGTCTGCAAGTTTATCTCCACCATACTTTGTGCTAGCATCACTTATCGAAGTTAATTTATACCACGGTCTAATATTACACGGAACTACAAGTTCATTTCTTGCAGTGCTTTTGACTAATTCTGGGTTTGCATTAGCAGATTCCCAATTCAGATTATATGAAACACCAGTAACCGGATTGTTATATCTATAATTAATTAGTTCTTCTGGAAGTATTATAAAACTATGAAACCATTTTGGATATATTATTCTTTCCATGCCTCCAAAAATAAGTAGCATTAAAGTTCTAACATCACAATACTCATAAAATGAATTTAAGAGCATTATCAGCTCTAACTCACCAGATATCCTTGTAAATGCGGGAGTTATCAAAACATTCTGATCTTGATAGATAGGATCAAATAGCTTATCTACAAAACCCGGTTGAAGGTTTGGAAATCTCCAATATTGTTTACCGCCGTAGTCAGATACATTCCAATCGCCAGCAGGATTCAAAATGAGAGCAGGGAGTAATGGTTTGTCTGTTTCTCTTGCCTCTTGCTGTTTTTTAGCAATGTACTCAACTGCCTTATCATATGTACCAATGGTTACCCACAGAAATCTGGGCCATACATGCTTCGAAAAGTAATCAGCAGTAGAACTAAAAAAGTGAGCGTAAACATTGTGTATGAACGTATACTCATATCTATCTGGTTTAGTAGGCATTATTCTTCCTCTAGTTTTATTACCTCATCTATTGGGAACTTTGGTTCTAGCCCCACTTTACCACCTACCTTAAAATCTTCGTGAAATTCATTTATCATCTCTAATGCTGAAGTCGTAGCAATTTGGATACCCGTCGTTCTCACGATCTTCTTACTAAAACGCCTAACAATGTTCTGCCTCTCAGCTAGAAGAAAAATTATCTCCGATTGAAATGCAGAGAGAGTAAAACCATATATCATTAGTTGATCAAAAAATGTTTTTTCTCCAGTTTTGACTTTTGAAAGAACTATTGTCTCATTCAAGATAAAATTTATTTCCGAGTAATATTCATCTCTGATCGAATCAAATTGATTTAATATATCTAGATTATCTCCTCGGTAACTGTGTAAACTCAAAAAAGTTTCACAAAATTTAGATGATTCAATATTTTTAAACATATTTATCTTTATACCATGAACGCTTCTATCTCCCTTAGGAAAATCAGAATCAACTTTAAATAGTAAGAAAGTAGATTTCTTATTAAAAAATACACCTATATTATAATATCCATCGAGAAATGGCAATCTCATACTGAAACAACGATCAAGAGATTTTCCTAAAGTTAATCCCATTCACGATTCTCCTATTCTTCCATGGCCTCCAACATAGCACCAAAATCTTCAACTATATCTTTTTTCAATTCTTTTTCTTCTTCTTCTTCTTTGGCCTTATATATATCAAGAATATTCCTTTTCGACATAGTACATTCTTCATGAACATACGTGATAAAGTCATTTCGTTTTAAGTTCCTCTGATCCTTCTCCAAACTATTATGATGATATATTGCTCGTATATATCTCTCCTCTAAATCTTCCAAATTTATAGGAGGATTATCAAATGGAAAATCATTATCTCCAAGTTGTTCAAAATAACTAATTAATTTATCTTCATGACCCTTTGGAAGGTCACCTTGATATTTATTAAAATACCAATGGAGATTAGAGTTATATTTTGTCTTCTCCACCGGTTTTCTCAAACTTTTCGGAGCACGTAATAAATCAAATAACTCAGGAGGAATTTGCATATTAATAGTCTGATTTAGTTGTGCTAAATCAATCTCATAAACATTCAATTCCTTAACAAAATGAAGAACGTTAATCTTAACTACCTCATTTGTAATTTGTTCTAAACTAACCTTATTTGTAGCAGGTAGCAATAATTTATCTTCATGGAGTTTATTATGTAAATTATTAATATAGAGCTCAGCAGGTAAAACCTTCTCAACTAAAAGATCCAGAAATGACTGTATATCCTGCTCAACGACAGAAGTACAATTATTTACAAGAAGAAGATCTTGATATTGCTTGAAAAATCCTATCTTCTCATAATCTCGAAATCTTGTCATTACACAATTCTTTACAATACTTCCTTCCACATCAGTCAGAAAACTAAAGCATAAAATATCAGTAAAGCACCTATGTGCATAATAGAATAGTGATTTATTACTCTGACTATCTGCAATCTTTTGACCTAGTTTCTGAACTAAACATTTTACAAAAGCACTTATTGTCAATAGATCATAAGCTACTTCAACGTTTAAATCTTGAACTTTGGATTTATCGGGTCTATATTTAATCGGAGCGATAGAAGTTGGAATTTGAATTTTATCTCTGGAATATAATTTGAATCCAGTTAAATAATTAAACCTTGAAATATATAGAGCAGATTTATAATCACTCTCAGATATTCCCGGCAAAAATTCATAATCTTCAGATTGTGTTATAGTTTCTTTTAACCTTTCTAATATCGCCTCAGTTGTATTATACTCTCCAGATGCTGCTGCAAGTAATCTCTCATAATTTCCCATATCCAACTTTAAAACATCACGAATAAATTCACTATTTATTTCTGGAGGTGCCTCTACCTCTTGTTGTTGTTCTATCCTCTTTTCTTCCGGAAGAGGTTTTTCTAGAACCTCTTCATCTTTAACATATTTCTCAAAATCATTCTGCTCTTCAGTAGACTCGATTGGTGTTTCAATATTAAAACTTGGAAATTCTACCTGAGATGTGGAAATTGAGGAAGGTAAAGTCCTAATAGCTCTTTCCATTGCTGAAGTATTTTCAACTATCTTATGATTAATGATTTGATCTTTGAGTTCTTTTCTAAATATGTGATAACTATGACGAAACAATGAGAATATATGAACTATTGTCTCAAATTCTTCTAAAGGAATTACTATTTGACCATAATCATTCTCACTGTGGATAATAGTTAACACGACACATCTTACTTGAGTTCTTGAAAGTTTATACATAATCTCAAGGTATTTATTACCATATTTATTTGAGATTTTGAATGGTTCTTCTTTTTCATAAGCGGCCTTATAATCTCTTGAAACCTCTAAGAAAGAGTTGAACAAACTCCTAACATCATTAATATTTAAATTACAATTTCTCCTACTTCTATCCGAATCTGAAGTAATTGAGATGTTTAGAGTCACCTGTGAAAAATATTTGAAATCTTTCGTATTAATTGAAGTTGAAATATCCATTGTTGAAGCTGAACCATATTCTACATCTTTGTACTGAAATTCCTTTTGATTAACCCATACTGTTTCTTCTCCATTGTACATTCGTTGATCTCCTTTTTTGTTTTTCTTTTTGATTTGTTCTTTAACGTATAAGGCGTATGCCCAAAAGCACTTTGGTGTGGTGAAACCAATGAACCACACCGGAGTGTCATAAATCATTATCATAAATCAGGGAAAATGTGGTTCTGTAAATCTTTAATTTTATTCAAATTTTTATGGCCTCTTGAATATACTTTTTGGGTAATGAATATACTTTTTGGGTAATGAATATACTTTTTGGGTAATGAATATACTTTTTGGGTAATGAATATACTTTTTACCTCACTTTCTATTTATAATATATCTTCTATTCTTAAATCCACCCCTTGATTCTACTTCGATAAAGTTATTTTGCACCAGATCATCTAAGTACCTATCAATGAGCATACATAATTGACTCTTCTTTTGATTAGGTTTCAGCTGTAGTTTTTCAACTATTTCACCCAAGTTATACTCATAGTCCTTTTTTACCTTCCCTGCTAGCATTAGTATATAAAGAAATTTACTATAATTGTTCATCTTCAGGGTATATATCTCCTCGGGTATCCAGTCGATAGTTACATACATGGCACCCTGGTACATTGAATAGAAGTATATATTGTTCATCTTTATATGAAATTCAATATCTGATATACCACCTCTACTAAATTTTTCTTCCTTGGTTATCTCAAAGTTAAATAATTTTGATGCTGGTTTATTCATTGTATTCATAAAGAAACTATCGTATTCAGGATATTCTTTATTATAATCTTTATGAGTTTGATAATTGTACATCTTCTTTTTCGCATGATATACTGCTCTTACTCTCATAACTAAGTTGAATCTCATATTATTAAGCTCTAGAATCAACTTTTTCAATGATCCGGCATGTTTTATACGCTCCTTTAGAAAGGGATATTTATTATATAGATAGGTATAAGTATAATCTTTTGAACGCTCAGTTGATGTACCATTATATATATTGAACCAATCTCCTCTATGTATCAATGGTTTAATACCTTTCCAAACTATTGGATTTTTCCAGGATTTGGGTATTTCTCCGTTGTTCCTCCCATCCCAATAATTCTGAATTAACATATCTTGAATAATGTTAACTAGTAGCATATGATCTATATTAAATAATGGTTTTGAACCATTTAAGGAGCTACATTTGAATTTACTACCCCACGAACCATACCTACATGGACACAATGCTTGTCGTATAGATCGTTCAATTTTTATATTCATATTTGCACTACTCCCTCCAAACTGATTCTATCATTCATTTGTTACTATATTCTAAAAAAGTATCTCATTCAGTAGAAATTTTCTTATTTTTAAACCTTCAATCCACTATATATATTAATTTATGAATAATAGACTTGTTGATTTTTTTAATTGGAAGGAGGGTATGGTGGGTTATCGGTTTAGAATGTGGATAAAGAAGTTAAAATACGAGTGGGAAATTAGAAGATTCAAATATCCATGTACCGGATGCATATTGATTCAGACTTGCCAAGAGAGGTGTGATAAAGTTGACCAGGCACAAGTTAGCTACATAAGTGATATATATCCGGGTATGTGTCCATACTGTGGGGGAATTATTCAAAGAACCGGAGAAACCGAATGGTTTCGTGATTGTCAACCGCCAGCATTGGGAAATATTTATAGATGTAAAGGTTGTAGTTATAAATATTCTGTAGCTGGACCTGGTTGGTAGAAAGGAAAAAAATGTCATTCGTTTGGGATTTCTGTACTCAGATGTTTAAACTTTTTGGGTTTTTGAAAGATGGAGAATATGAGCATCCATCAGAAGTTACCTATGAAATGGTTAAACCAACAAATGTAGTTATGAGAATTGAAAGAGAATTATTTCCCTGCACTGATTGTATAGTTACAACTAATTGTACTGAAATATGTGATAAGGTTGTGATGGATGATGAAGAATTAACAAGGATAGCTAGAAAGTATAATTGCTGTCCGGATTGTGGTGGTCGGGAATTTCTTGAGGGACCTCAAGGAGGACTTTGTACTAATATAATGTGTGCTAAATGTAGGCATAGATTTAATGCCAGTCCATTTGGACTTGAGAGAATTGGTATATGAAAGGAGATTGTGATGTTTATTGATGAATATCTAGATGATATTATCTATGATATAAAGTTTTTAATTGAGCAACTTAGTGCTTATATTTTCCATGAGATAAGTATAGATGTAGAGGAAGTTCTACTTGGTCATACTACCTTTGTTGAGTTATCTAACGTCTCAAAATGGATATATACTGGCGAGAAGGATGTGTGGTCTTGGTGGGATAGTAAAATATTTCCTTGCTTATCGCCACCGTGGCCATTTAGTTGGTTTGAGTTTACAGTTCCTACTATATCAATTGCTAATGAACTGGTAAAGAATTATTTCTCTAGGGTAAAGAGAGTTGGTGCATTTTCGCTTGGCCTTTCAAAAAAAGATCATGGGAAATTATTTCGACGAATCTCTAGAATTGGTCTTTGGAGTCATCAACTAGAAGTAGAAGGAAGATTAGTTCATATGGATGATAGCTTAATTAATTGGGTTGTTATTCATATAATCTTTTTAAAAAGTATGAAATTCAAGGAAGGTTATAGTTGTGCCGGTATATATAATAGTTACCTTGATGATCAAGGTCAAGAACTGTTTGCGACTAAGAGAGTTAGTGAATTTGATCACCTTCCAGTTGTAAAACCTGCTCCTACATTAGCAGGATTCGATGATGGTGAAGATGTTAATAATCTTATTTTCTTCACAACTATACTTCCTTCTCTCTTTGGAGTATCTTTACTACACTGTAAGAATGTTGAAGCAGTTGAGAGAAAAAGTGAAGTGAGAATTAACAAATATCGAGAGAAAAAGGGAAAAAGACCTCTAATGAAATTTAAAACTCTCGAAATAGATGCAGCAAGGAAAATTTTGAAATATGAGGGGAAGAGTGATAAAGTAGGTTTGAGACGAGCTCTTCATATTTGTCGAGGTCACTTTCGAGATTGTCGAGAGGGACGAGGTCTTTTTGGACGTCATAAAGGTGTATATTGGGTTCCAATGCATACTAGGGGAGATAAGAAGGTAGGCATTATTGAGAAAGATTATAAGATAGGGAAAATAAAAAAGTAGAGGGAGGATATATGCCAATACCAGAGATAAGTCGTCCAATGAACGATGATGAACTCAGGGAGATGACTAAAGATGAGAGTAGATTTTTTATAATTGGTATGTTGATACCTATTAGGATTGGTGTAGGTCTATTTGGGTCTATTTTGGAATATAGACATTATCCTCCAGATACTCCTAAGAATGATTTATTTCAACTTGTCATGGTCAAGTGGGAAGAGATGATATGGGGAGTTATGTCTATTCCTATTGAGGATAAAGTTTATGTTGAATGGATTGCTAAAGAGTGTGGACTTAGACTTACTGATGGGATACCGAGCATAATTGATGCTTCAGAAGAGAAAGGTCTTAGGTTCTTTCCTGTAACTGATAGTGAGCGGATAATGACTCTTGAATATATTGATCCTAATCATATAGGATATACGAATGACAAGAAGGCAATAAATCTTCTCATGACTCAGGAGCAGAATTTTATTGATCAGGTTTATAGTGGGAATTTGGGTCCTTTTGATTTTAAAGTTTTGAGGGAGGACGGATAACTTGTTAATAATATGTGCATATGTGGATTTTGAGAGAATAGGTCAAATTCAAGTGAGGAGACAAGAAAGTAGAAGCAAGAGGAGGAAAATTTATACTTATAAAATTGTAAGACCGCGCGGGTTTGAGGATCATAATATTAAACATAGATATGATGACGGTTGGATGATCCTTACAGAGAAAGTTCTAAAAATAATGAGGAGGCACAAAAAATGACTTGTCACACGAAAATTCGTTACAACAAGAATTCGGTCATGAGAGAGATAACCTTAACTATGAAAGGTGGTCAGGAGTTTATGAGTTTTGAGTGTGGAGACTGTGGTAACAAAACCCATAATCAACCGCCCGTGTCGGGAATACATCGTTGTTGGGCCTGTGTTAAACCTATACTTATATTACCCGAAGCTATTAGAAATGCTAGAGCAGTTTTGAAGAAAGAGGAGATGGGGTGGTCTGAAATTTTTCTATAACATTTGTCCCCTCCCGGGATACTTTAATCCTGGGGGGGAACAAAAAATAAATAAAAAGATTGGAGTAGTCATGATAGAAAGAGCAATTGAATATTGGAAGCGTGAAGGAGATGACCTTTCTGCTAAGGTTATTGTTTGGGGGGCACTTTTGGTATTTATTTTATTTGGTTTAATCCCTTGGTTGATTGGGATTAGTAAATACATTAAATGGATTTTCTTTTAGAGGTGGTCTATGAAAACAGGCGACATTCAGACTAGAGGCGATACATGTCCTGAGTGTGGTTTTATACATCCAATTACTCCAGGTAAGAAGTGTTTGATGGCCAAAGAGAAGACACCATCGGGTATCGCTATTGGATTTGATTCATTTTTTACTGATTTAAAGACCATACTTCTTAGTCAGATTGAGTTAAAGAATATTAAGGATCCGAGAAAATTTCTTGGTCATGTGTTAGTTAAAATAACAAAATTACTTGAGGACTACAGTGAATAATCTAAGTTCTGAACAATCCCATGTTTTAAAGGAGTTAGTAGATTGGGTTAGGTATGTAATCAAACCCAGTTATGTTAGAGTATTTGCCAGTTCTGATTTTGAAGGTTTGGTTGTTCCAAAACCGGATAATTATAGACTAGTTGGTGGATATGCAGGTACTGGCAAGACTCACCTTATTCCACATCTCAGAAATGAAATTTATAAAATTGGAAGAGGATATACTGTTGCTTTTTGTGCATTTACAGGCAAAGCATCTTCAGTTCTTGCTACAAGGTTACGAGATGCTGACGCAGTCTATTCCGCAGATTTTATTGGGACTATTCATTCTTTAGTATACCAACCAATATATAAAATAGATAAATGGGGAAAGAAAGTAATTAGTGGTTGGAAAAAGAAACTTGAGATCCCTTGTGATATGATCATAATTGATGAGGCATCTATGGTCAATGAAGAGATATGGAAAGATCTAAACAGTTACCAGGTACCAATTGTTGCTTTTGGAGATCATGGACAATTGCCTCCTGTTGGGGAAGATTTTTATCTGATGAAGAAACCAGATTATATTCTCAGAGATATTCACAGGCAGGCATTGGGAAATCCAATTATAAAATTATCAATGATTGTTAGAAATAATGGATCAATTCCATATGGAGTTCATGATCCGGGCGTTTTTAAGATTGCTTGGCGTGAAAGGAAATCACGAGAAATTTTTGAAGCAATTGATTTTAATGAGGATGTCATTGCCTTATGTGGGATGAATAAGTCTAGGGTATTGATAAATAGTATGATCAGGCAAAAGTTTGGTTTTGATGCTCCTGATCCGTATCCTGGTGAGAGACTTATTTGTCTACGAAATAATTATGTTACTAAGATAATGAATGGCCAACTTGGAACCCTTATGTGGTTGCTGCCCGTTTCTGATGATATGTATAATGTCACTATTGAGATGGATGATTTTAACGATATGTATACTGGACTGGTTCATAATTGCTGTTTTGGTGTTGAGTCATATGGTGATGTTGTTGATAAAGCGGACTTTAAGAAGAATAGGGAAAGGATAAAAGGAACGGGATTTGATAGTATTGACCTTTTTGATTTTGGTTATGCTATTTCTGTCCATAGAGCACAGGGGAGTGAGTGGAAAAAAGTTGTTTTATTTGAGGAAAGGAGTCGATATTGGGACGATGACTATTACCGAAGGTGGTTATACACAGGAGTTACTAGAGCGAAGGAGAAGCTCTTCGTGGTTGCTTGATTCTCTTTGTAAAAATCCATGTAGAGAATGTATTATTGGAGCTATATGTACAGAAGGGTGTATTAAGTATAGTAATTATACTCAGAAGAGAACAAAAACTAAATCAGCTATTGATGATCTAAAGGTTCTCTCTCCTTTTATTAGCCTTCTCATTTATGGTTTTGTAATTACATACCTCTGCATATTCTAATTGATAAGGAGATCAAATGAGACAATGGTTTTTACCACCTAGATTAATGTGCAGACAACACTTACTTGGAGAGCATCTCGAACATCATATGTTTGTTGGAACTATTAGGGGAGGTCGCTCAGTTAAGGGTTATATTCAAAAACATTTTCTCGTTCCTCAATATCTGGGAGATAGGCATGATGAAATTGTCGAGGAAATGAAATATAGAGGATATAATCATAAATCTCCACTTGAGGATGTTACTCCTTATTTGGATACCTGGATGAAAGGTATCAAAATGAATTCTTTCGCTATAAACAAGGCATGGTGTGATTTAGTTAGTAGATGTGAAGAATGCCGAATTAGGACTGAGAAATATTTTATTGACTCATTTCCTATGTTGAATAAAGAACTTATTGAAAATGTAGTTGATAACATGGTAAGGAAAGGGAATGGTAAAAACAAACCTTAGGGATCTTTTGGTTAAGAGGGGAGTTGTAGTAGAAGGTCATTTTCAGCTTAGTTCAGGAAATCATACACTCAAATATGTAAATAAAGACTTGATACTGTATGATGAAATATTGAGAACAAAAGTTGTTGATGCGTTAGCTACTCAACTCTCTCTCTTTGAATATAAGTTTGATACAATTACTGGCCCACCAGACGCTGGAGGGATTTTGGCAGGCATGTTAGCCTACAAACTGGGTGTGAGGTTTATATTTGCAGAGAAAGTTAATGAATGGAATGATCCATTTAGATTTAGATCAACTTCAGTGCATAACCTTTCAGGGTGTAACCTTATTATAATTGAAGACGTAATTACCACCGGAAGTTCTGTTAGTGCTTTAGCATTTAAGGCTGAGCAAGATGGGGCCTTTATTGCGGGAATATTTGCAATTTGGAATAGAACATATTGGAAACATCCATACATTCAGACAAAATCACTTATTGAAGAGAGGATAATGGAGTGGCAAGTAAAGATGTGTCCTGGATGTAGGAGAGGAGATCCTATACTTATACCAAAACTAAATGGGGTACATTAATGGCACAGTATAAAGATTTCATAACAATAGATGACACAGAGATTATGTGTAATCTCTGTCAGCGTCCAACAGGAATGATTGTTGAGGATGGTGATTTTATTGGGGTTGCCATTTGTTCGATCTGTTTTGGTCGTAATTGTATATCTAATGATGAAATACAGCACGCAATGGATCAATTATTTGAGACCCTAAAAATAACCCTTGGTAAAATGTAGAAAAAAGAGTTGTTCACAACTCTTTTTTTTGGTTTCATACCATATGAGTATAAATTTTTTTGATATGGAACAAATAAAAAATAAATAGTGCTGGAGAAATTAATATGAACAGCATGATTAAAAAAATAATTAAAAAATTAGATGAGTATGGAACAGACTTTACTTACCAGGGGGATCCAGCTAAAGCGGGTATACATACATTTGTTTGTGATTATTTTATTTTAGTTTATAAAGAAAATGAGGAAAGATTATATATTTCGTTTAATGCTGCTACAGCCCCAACTAGAGCAGCCGCTGATATACTCATTTTTAAACAAATAAAGAAGTTAAATATAGAAATTGCTGAACCATATTTTCATAAACTTGGAGAAGATGGAAACGTTAAATTAGTAACAGGCGGGAGAGCCTTAGATGCTTTCATAGAAGCTATAGGTGAAGAAGCTATAGGCAAATTTATTGAAACACAGAAACAACTTCAGCTTCTTCATGCTGTTGAAGGATATCATTGCTAATGGAGTCGCGATGGAGCAAGTTCTTGGAAGACTTTGGGTTGAAAAGTATAGACCTAGAATTATTGATGATTTAGTGTTGCCAGATGATTATAAAGAAGATTTTAAGAAATGTATTGAGCAGAGAGATATAGCAAATTTTTTATTTCATGGTCCTCCGGGTGGGGGCAAGACAACGGTTGCTAGAATATTAGTTTCGAAAAATGGAATTCTCAATAATGCAAATGATAATCTTCTTGAGATAAATGGTTCATCAAAGAGAACAAGAGGTATATCATTTGTTGAAGATGTTATTGAACCTTTCTTGAAAATCCCTCCAGCAGGTAACGATCCTTTTCGTGTTGTTTTCATTGATGAAGCGGATTATCTGACGGATGCTAGTTTTCACTCATTAAGGTCAATAATCGAAAGATATGAGAAATATGGTCGCTTTTTATTTACTTGTAATTATATTTCTAAACTTCCTGAGGCAATTCAAAGTAGAACCCAAGAGTATTTTTTTAAGCAATTGCCGCTTGAGTTTGTACTTGAATATTGTAAGAATATTCTCGGTGGAGAGCAGATTAAGTATAATGAAGATGATTTGAAATTTGTTATTGATAGTTTTTATCCAGATGTTAGAAAGATCGTCAATAATTTACAGAGAAGTTCAAGGACTAATACTTTGAGGGTAAGTAAAGATATTGCCCTAACAAGTGAGAGAGTTATTGCTGGTTGTATTACTGAGATAATTGATGCTTTAAAGAATGATCAACAACATAAGATAGGTAAATCGGTAAATATGATCATCTCGAGATTGGATGAGAGGGATCTTGAATATAGGAGTTTATATTCAAATTTATTTTTTAAGAAGGGCATTCCTGCTCCAGCAAAGATTGTTGTAAATAAATATTCAAATAGTCATGGAAGTTGTTTGGTTCCCTCAATGCATTTTATGGCCTGTGTATATGAAATTATTAAAGTGCTAATGGATTATCGAAAAGCAGTTGGGAGCAAATGATGGCAATTAGACATTCTGCGAAGAGAATGATTTCTTTAAGAAGAAGATATACAGAACTTCAAAAATTACCTCCAGAGGCTACTACTAAGTGTGAACATTGTGATGGTACAGGTTTGGCCGGAATTCAAGAATGGACTGATGGCAACAATACCCATATGGCATGGGATGGTTCATATTGTGATAAGTGTGAAGGTAGGGGATTAGTTTATTGGATTGATCACTTAATGACAGGTGGGGATTATAAGAAATTAGATGACTTGGATTCGTACTAGAGAACTCAGAGATATTGATGGTTACCTTTTTGCTCTGAAAGTTTATGAAGAAGAGAGGAAGGTAATTTTTGAGTGTTTAGATGATGAGAGTCTTAGCGCAGTTTATTATGTTGATGAGGATAGGTTTGAACCTTTGGGTCCTTGGAGAAATGAATGAAATCAAAAGTGAGAAATAAAAATCTTGGATGGAAGATGTTTAATAGTAAAGGTTTTCAACTTTTGACTGGTAAACAATGTGTTAGAGCAAATGATGTTCCGTGCGGTATATGTTATGTTGAACAAGATAATGAGTTAGCACACCCATATGCTAGAGGGAAAAGAGTTGTTCTTAAAGTTTATGTAGGTAGGGGAAAAGATTATAGGATTGATGATCAGATAAATCCTGAGTTACAAGAGGTTTGCCTTTGGATTCCTTTGGAGGATTTTAAGAAGATGATGGAACTCGATATTAAAGAGTCATTATCTGGTGGGTTAATGACTATTTAGGAGTAATAATGATTGGTATTTATCAGGACAGTTTTATAGATTTTCTAAGAGATAGACTTGGTGAACCTGTTAAGGTTTCATCGAGTAATATTATCTGTCGTTGTCCTTGGTGCGAATATGGAAAGCAGAAGAAGCATTATCATATGTATATATCTTTAGAAGCTCCGATTTTTCATTGTTTTTTTGGAGATTGTAATGTTAGTGGAGTGATTCCTAAACTAATACGAAGAATAGAAGGAAAAGATATCTCAAATGATTTTGTTGATGAAAAGGAGGTTAAAGAAAGGAAAAAGAGAAGGACAAAATTAGCTAGACAGCAAGTTCAAGTAAAGAAGTTGATAAGACCGAAAATTGAAGAAGATAGGTTTAAGGCAAAATCTCTCTATGTTAAACAAAGGTTAAAATTTAGAAATGTTGATCTTCAGTCTATTAGAGGTTTAGTTTTTGATATTAATGAGTTGATAAGATTGAATGAGATTCCAGTTAGTCCAACGTTGTTTCGTCTTAAAGATTATCTTCAAGAGAATTTTATTTGTTTTATAGCAAATAATCAAAGTAGGTTATATTTTAGAAATATAGATGAGTCACAAGAATTTGATCATTGGAAGTATAATCTCTATGCTTCTAAATTTCTTGACTATTATAAACTAGATGGTGGTAACCCTTTTGGTAATGAAGTTGTAATATCAGAGGGAATTTTTGATATATTCACAGAACATATATTTGATTCTTTAAACATAAAAAAATCTGCTAGATTGTATGCTTGTGCATTCTCTACCTCTTATACATCCCTAATAGTTAGTCTTATGAAAAATGAGAGAGTTTTAATGCCAGATATTTATATATTGTCTGATAACGATGTTACTATTGATTATTATAAGCGGATGACAAGAAATGTTGGTCGTTATATTAATAAGTTAGTTGTTGTTTATAATAAAACAGGTAAAGATTTTAACATTACTCCTATAATTCCCCAGTATGAATATTTAAATATTAGTAGAGGGTAGATAATATGGGAAAAGAAGTTGTGAGAGAGAAATTAAAAGAGATTTTTGAGGCCACAATTGACTCTGATGCTAAATATACCGGGTCTGTTACTGAGATAGATTATTATGCACTTCTTTGTAAATCGGCATCGAAAGATCGTTTATTTAAACTTATGGGAAACAATATGTGTATGTTCAACTGTAAGTATAATGATAACGATGCTGTCTTGATGCTTTTTTCAATTCCTATAAATTCTAAAGAAATAGGAAGTAAACATATTTCTGAGAGAGTTATGGAAGTAATTGAAAATGTGGAGGAATGTTTTACAACTATTGACTTCTCTAGTTCTATAGAAGTAAAAGAGGATAAGTTTGTGTATATGGTTGTCGTGAAAAAGGTTGGATAGAAAGGAGAGTTTGAATGGTTACTGTAAATCTTAGTGCGGAAAGGTATGATGAATTTCTTAGATGTATTTCTCTTCTTAAGGAAGATTTTGATGACGTAGATATTCGTAATGGTGTAGTGCGTCAGAGGACTAATGATAACTCGGCTGTTTTTGAAATGGATTTGAATCCTATTATACCTGCATTGAATATACCTTTAACAAATTTGAAGCAGAAGATAGATTTATTAAAATGTTTTTCTGAGCAGGAAGTTGAAATAACTGTAAATGAAAGAGATTACTCATTTACAGATCAGTATTCTTCATTTAGATTTACTACGCCGAATTTAGAGTTTATGAATAATAAGTTTATGCCAGATGAGGAAGCTGAAAGTATACTTGTAGCTGATGAGTCTGATTGTATTCTAAATTGTAGTATTGAGAAAATAATCTCGGATAGAATAAGAGTTATTACTTCTAATTTTAATGTTAATAATATTCGAGTAATATTTGAAGGAGATAGTGCTTCTATATCAACTGAGGCTCAATCTAAAGATCAGTATGCAAAACTGGTAAGTGGTATTATGTCTAACCGTGATATGAATTTTGTAACGAATATTGTTTCAATTCCGTTTATTATTGATCACGATGGTGATATGAATTTTACGATGTATAATATTCAAGAAAATGTTTGCTTAAATAGAATATCAACTGCTATATCTGACATTGATATAAATGTCTATTGTAGATCTAGCCTTGTAAATCCTGAGGGTGACTGATGTATTTCAAGGTAGAAGAAATAAGTCATAATGGATATTGGTGTGGTTGCTGCCAGCATAAAGATACACATACGGACGTTTATGAGTATGATAGTCTGGAAGATATAGTTGATAGGTTTCCTAAGTCTCTTGAGGTATGGAATAAGCGTCAGCCGCCCTATGCAGTTATAGAGCTTAATGTTTATGATTTAGATGGAAATCTTCTGGCAGGTTGGAAAGCACACTATGATTCTTATAAATCTAAGATGAAGAAAATAAAATATTTTATGTGGTTTGTGGGAGATAAGCAAGAGTGGGATATTTACTTGGGTGATGAGAAGGTTAACCAACCACTCGAGATGGTTGACCTGATTAGAAGAAGAGATTTCCACGAACAAGAATTAAAAAGAAAAGAAGGAGAAATGGGTCAAATTCGAGAACAAATATATGATATTGACAAAAAAATTATGGAAGTTGGAAAGAAATATCATTCTTTGGGAGATAATGATGCACCCGTCGTCAATTCTTAGTTATTACCCGACATATTCTATACTTGATGAAATTCTATCATATTCTGATTATGATACTTTGAATCTCTATTTGGATTTGAAAAATAATCTTCAATCTTTATATATGCAGCATGCGATTATAAATCTAGTTGAGAGTACCCTTAAATCAAATTATATAAATACTGCAGTTTTTGAATCTTTATTATCATTTCTTTGGTTTCATAAACTATACTCTGTTAAAAGAAAAGTTAATATAAATTTTTATATCTTTTTTGAGACGGGAAAATCATACTATCATACAAATATAAGTAAGAAATATAAAATCTCTAGGCAGATTGATGATCTTTATGGATTGGAGAGAGATAAGAGAGAATTATTTGCTGAAATAGTTCAGAAGAATTTTCAACTTATTGATAGAGCTTGCAATTTGATGCCAAATATAAAGATTATCAGAATTCCTAATTTGGAAACTGATTTTATCCCGTATTATCTTATAAGAAATTCTTTAGTTGATACAAGTCCAAATGTTGTCCATGTTGTTTATTCCAATGATCATGATCTTTTTCAGTGTGTGAATGATAATGTCTATATATTTTGTAAGACTGGGCGAAGGAAGAGGATAATAAAGAAGAATGAGGTAATGACCAGATATCTTAAATTCAAGAATAATTTTCCTGATGAATATCTTCCACTTGCTATGGCAATAGTTGGTGATACTGGGGATGATGTTGACGGAATCCCCGGCATTGGTCAGAAGAGGGTCGCATCTCTATTGGATGAGATAGTTAAGTTGGTTGGCGGAATGGAAAAATTATATGATGATGTGTTTAATTGTAGACCAATTTTTCAGTTTGGCGACCTCAAATTTAAGAACAAATATATAAATCAAATAATAGAACAAGAAGAGAAAAAGAGTTTAATTTCCAACAACTTAAAGTTAGTTTCATTTGAGTTATTGTCAAGAGAAGTTGATGAACCCACAACTACTGAAATGATTGAGAAAAGAAAAAGGATATTACAAATTTTAGAAAATGATAGTCGAGCAAGATTAGAGAGTATGAAGAAAGCATTAGAGATGAATCGAGTGTTTATTGATAAAGATATTTTGGAGGTTATATATTATAACGGAGGAAAATGATGTTAAATCCATCTAGAGTTTTGAAATATATAAAAGATAATCTTGCTTTCCCGTTTAATTTTATTGAGATTGAAGATAGCAAGATCATGGAGTATGTCACAGATTATACTCTGCGAGAATTTTCGTATTATATTCCGCAGGTAAAGAGAATGGGTCTAAATGTGACTCTTGACCAAAATAAAGTTCCTGGCAGAAGTAACGAGTATTATATTCATGAACCCGAGGGGTACGAAATTCTGAATGTTGTTGATGTTTATTTTGATGAAGGTAATTTGATTCTACATGGTCATCCGCCAATGGGTCCTCTATCACAAGGAGAGATAAAAGATTGGGCATTGGCCGTTGCAACTTCTATGCAGATAAAAATGTTTTCTAGTTGGGATTATACTCATGAGTTTATACATCCCAATAGGATAAGGATTTCTCCTGTGGTTACAAATGCTGGTCCATATGTAACCATAGAATATGAGCGTATTCAACCTCCAGATTTTAGAGGTATTCCCAATGAATTTCAGGTTTTATTTTGTGAAATGGCTCTTGCAGATATTATGATGCTGTTAGGCAGAATTAGAAAGAAATACGGTGATGGAACTCTAAGGACCCCGTTTGGTGAGATACCCTTGAGTTCTGAAATTATGGATGAGGGAAAAGAGAAGAAGCGGGAGATTGTTGAAAAATTAACTGCTGGAGCAATACCGAATGTAATTATTGATCATGGATAAGAGGAGAATACCTAAATGGTTGAAGGGGGGAGTAATTACTTCGTTGGTATCGACCCGAGTCTTATTGGTACCGGAATTGTAATGATTAATGAAGATGGGGAGATCGTTGAGCAAAAACTTATTTCTACAAGTTCTGATACTCCGACAGAAAAACGACTTCTGGATATTTTGGAAAATCTTTCTTTTATAAAAAAAGTCCCTCGTTTAGTAAAAGTTTATATGGAGGACCTTGCCTATTTCTCAAAATCTAGTCGATTGTTTGAATTGGCTGGATTACATTTCTTAATTAGAACTTACTTTTTTAAAACCAACATTCAAATCAAAATAATCCCACCAAAAACTTTAAAGAAATTTGTCACAAATAATGGTAATGCAAAGAAGAATCTAATGCTTCTCAAGTGTTATAAGAGGTGGGGCGAATCTTTTGAAGACGATAATATTTGTGATGCTTATTGCTTAGCTAGATTAGCATTGGAGGAATTTAAAGATGAAAGTAAGTAGCAAATTTGTAGTAATAGAACATAGGGCCAAAAAGGCTGGTCTTCATTATGATATTCGCTTTAAAATACCTAGGGGTACAAAATGGATATCCTTTGCATCTAGAAAAGAAATCCCAACTAAAGAGGCAGTTCGAGTAATGGTAACCCGGACTCACGATCATACTGAGGAAGAAGCATTATTTACTGGAGAAATCAAAACTGGTTATGGTGCAGGGACATTAAAAAAATGGGATGGAGGGAGTTGTGTAATTTTAAAATATGAACCAAAAAGGCACATAGTAGTTGATTTTAAGGGGAGGAAAATTAAAGGGATATATCATTTTTTGTCAGTATTTAAAGATACAAAAGGTGAGACATACTTACTTTTTAAAGGCAAGGAGAAATAAAGATGGGCAAAGAAGTTATTTTGTCGTCGAACGCGCAAGCGGTTGCCGAAGCTAGGTATTTTATGGAAGGAGAGGACTGGCAGGAGTGTTGCAAAAGAGTTGCACGAACTGTTTCTAGTGTTGAGAGTGATAAGAAATATTATGATCTATTCTTTGATATGATCTACAATAGGGACTTTTTGCCAGGCGGGAGGATTTTGAGAAATTGTGGAAGACCTAGCGGATCATTGTTTAACTGTTATCATCTCCCTTGTGGAGACTCCATAGAAGAAATAGGTCAATTTATAAAAGATGCTCTGATTCTATGGAGTGATGGAGGAGGGGTCGGGTGCAATTTTTCCCAGTTAAGACCAAAAGGTGATATTATTCTGGGAAAGGGTGGTCAATCATCTGGGTTAGTTAGTTTTATTAAAGCAGCAGATGGAGTCGCTGAAACAATTGAGAGTGGCGGTGCTAGGAGGGCAGCAGCTCTTGCTTCTGTTGATGTTAGACACCCAGAGGTTTGTGATTTTATAGATGCTAAGTTGCAGCATGGGATATTACCACATTTCAATATTTCAGTTGCTGTTAATCAAGAATTTCTCAATGCCGTCGAAGAAGATAAACAGTGGGAATTCAAATTTAAACAGAGATCCTATGGAAAAGTGAAGGCTAGATTGATATGGGATAAGATCATAAAAAATATGATTGAGTGTGCTGAACCTGGCCTTCTAAATTGGGATTATTTGAGAAAAAATAATTCCTACTATTATGATCCAGTCACGGGTACAAATCCTTGTGGGGAAGCAGTTCTCGCTCCCTATGATGTCTGTAATTTAGGTTCACTTGTCCTACCTAGTTTTATCACAGGAAATGTCTATACAAATTGGAGAAAACTTGAATCTACTGTCGAACTAGCGGTACGTTTTCTTGATAATGTTATTGATGTAAATAAATACTCGTTAAAGGAGATTGATATTAAGGCCCATAATTCAAGGAGAATAGGTATTGGAGTTATGGGTTTAGCTGAATATTTATTTTCCAAGGGTGTAAGATATGGTTCTGATAAATCTATAGAAGAGGCTGAGAAAGTAATGAGATTTATTAGAAATATAATTTATCAGACTTTAGTAAAATTGGCGGATGAGAAAGGCGCATTTCCAAAGTTTGAGAAAATGCCTTATGTAAATGCTTCGTTTGTTAAAAAGCTTCCTGGTGAATTACGAATGGATATAAAGAAATATGGTTCTCGTTGTGTTACGGCAATGGCAATTGCCCCAACCGGAACGATTTCTCTTATAGCTGATGTAACTAGTGGAATTGAACCTCTATTTGCCAAATCATATGTAAGAAATGATCGGGTCGGTAGTCGGGTTTATGTTCATCCGCTTTATGAAAGGTTTCTTTCAGAAGGAATTGATATACCTGATTGGTATGTTGATTCTTTTGAACTTGAACCAAAAGATCATTTTAATATTCAAGCGGCAGTTCAAAGGTTTGTTGATGGTGCAGTTAGTAAGACGATTAATATGCCAGCAGGGACGACGGATCAACAATTGAGTGATTTACTTCTTGAGTATATAAAAGATTTGAAGGGAGTAACTGTTTATGTAGATGGTGTTCGGCAAGGTCAGATTTATAACAAAATGGATAAAGATGAAGTAATTGAATATCTGAAAGAGAATGGAAGGAATATTATAAGAAACCTCTCTGCATCAGATATGGTTTGTAACCTTGGGGATAATAGTTGTGGGGAATAAATGACTTTGAGGCTAAAATCGAATGAGGTGTGTCCCTATACTGAGACGTGCCCTTTTGCTGAGAAACATGATAAGATTAATTACTGTCGTGGTACTGTAACTAGAGATTGTGAGTTTATATGCAGGTATACAGATGAAGACAGAAAAGTTACGTCAGAAGAATTTCTCTCAAGAAAGGTTAAAAGAGTTTCAAAAAACCATCCCTAATCCATGTGATGGTTGTTTACTAATGTCTAATTGTAGCGAGAAGTGTAATCCTTGTATATCTTACGAAACAAGGATGATTTTTTATGCATGGAGGCCAGAAATATGTCCGGAATTTCAGATAGGAGTGGCCATGAGGCGGTAATTATTCAGCTCCTGGAGGAGTATAAGCAGAATCGTGAGGCGCTCAAAGAACTTCTAACTAATCTTGAATCCATCCAGGCCGAGGTGGGTAGTATTTTTCCGGAGAAAATTGATAAAAGATTTAGATATCTTTTTGAGGAGAAAATTAAGACGGCGACAGCATTTTTTAATAGTTTACTTGATATAAGAAAGGAAATATCTAGGAGTCTTAAAGATGAAATGGATTTAAGAAGAAAATTGTCTGGAGGCGGTGCTGGAGATCTTGCAGATCTTCTTGATATTGGAGCATTAGCAGAAAGAGTTGAAAGAGCTCAGAAAGAGCAAGATAGAATCACTGCAGGAAGTAACAAAAATTAAAAGGTCAGGAGGGATGAATGTCAGAGGAAAACAATGAAGTTATAGAAGATGTAGAGGAAAAGCAAGCTGACCAAAAGGTTGAGCAAGTTGATCTCAAAGAAGTTATGGAGAGTGTAAAGATTGATGGTGAGGTCGCTCCAGATATATCCTCTATTCCACCAAGTCCACCCGACGTTATAGAACCTCCTGCTCCTGGCGAACCTGAAATTGGATCTATTGAAGAAGAAGCAGTGATGTTATATAAGGAATTTAATATATTTCTGGAGCAGAAAGTTGAGATAACAGAGGATACTGGTCTAAAGCAAGTTATTCCAACTGGTATTGATATTTTAGATGCTATTCTGGGGGGAGGGTTTGCTGTTGGATCATTAAATATTATAGTTGGTCAGCCCGGTAGTGGTAAGTCTATGCTTGCAATGCAGGCACAAGGTAATGCTCAAAGAATTTATAGAGGTAAGTTATTGGCATCATATCTCGATTCGGAGGAGGCAACAACAACTATAAGATTGGCGAACCTTGGAGTTCGGAATCCAATGATAAAACCCTATACTGATATAACAGTTGAAAAAGTGTTTAGATTTATTGAGGGTTTATGTATCTTTAAACATCAGAAGAAAATTGTTAGTGTACCGTCATTTATTGTATGGGATTCTATTGCAAATACGCTTAGTATTAAAGAAAGGGAGGCAGAGGATCCAAATTCTGTCATTGGATATAGAGCACGTTTATTTTCTATTCTTATACCTAAGTATGTATCAAAAATTGGAACTTATAATATATGCCTTGTTGCTGTTAATCAACTTCGTGATGTTTTACAGATGGGTCAATTTCAGACTCCAAGAGACCTTAGGTTTATGAGTTCTCATAAAGATATGCCAGGTGGTAATGTTTTGAAGTTCAACGCTTTTCAACTTTTAGAAATGAAAGTTAAAGGTGCTCTTAAACCTGAGATGTATGGTTTTGAAGGTATAAAGGCGAGTGTGAAATGTGTAAAGAATAAACTTTTTCCTCCCAATGTTGAGATTGAGTTAGTTGGAGATTTTGTTAAAGGTTTTAGTAATTTCTGGACTAATTATGAATTTTTGAAGGAGACTAAGAGATTAAACTCTGGAGCATGGAATTATCTTACTTCATTACCAGAAAAGAAATTTAGAACAAAAGATGCAACTCAGTTATATATGGAGAATGGTGATTTCAAGAAAGCATTTGATGCAGCAGTTAAGGATGCAATTCAAAGGGATATAATTGAGGCATATAATCCGAAAGTTTTTTAGTTAGACAACTAATACTTGTTTAGATTTAGAACAAAATTAAAATTGGATGCCACCAGTTCACACGAGTTTGGCCAATTGGAGGAGCTGATATAAGATGGCAATTAATAATACTGTTCAACAGATGAAAAATATGCTAGAGGAGTTTGTTACACAGACGGCCAAAAGATTAGTTGATAATCCAGATGAAGTTGAAATTAGTATTGTAACTTCAACTAAATCTATTATTGTTCAAATAAAAGTAAAGAAGGAAGATTTTGGCAAGATAATAGGTAAAAAGGGAAGAACAATAGATTCATTAAAAACTATTGCTTTGGCTATTAAAAATACACATTTCTGTCAGGATACAAGGAAGGTTTCCTTGGAGTTGATTGAGGATGAACCTCACACCAGAGAACCAGTTTGTGAGACAGATTAATATTAGGAGGAAAAGTTATGAACCTAAGTAAAGAGTCAAAAATTAGGATACTTGAAAACTTTTACGCCGTAGATTATGTTCTCTTTGGTAAACCGGCGAGCAAATTGAAAGAAGTTTGCTGTGAAGGTTTGATTGATGAATATACGTCAATCAAAGGTGCTCTGCTCTCGGTGTTGATTGAGTTATACAAACTGGTAGGTCATCAACCTGAAGCAGTTGCTGAGTCCATCAATACTAAGGTGCTCACAAAGATGGCACGTGAAAGCGCCAAGGTTGCTAGAGAAAATAGTCAAAATCTGGTGACCTCAAGTAAGGGAAGAGCAGACATCAAAGCTGAGTTGAGAGAAACCATTGAAGAACAGAAAAATGTTGACATTGAACAATTAGTAAAGACGAAGATTAGGGAAAAGGCTTATCGCCTTGCTGTTGACAACCTACTGATCGCTAAGACTATCTCTGAATCTGCTGAGTATAAGAAGATGAATGAGTGGGAAGGAAGAATTATTGAAGATGCTTATAAGATTCTTAGGGATAGCTTGGTTGAGCAGGCTATACTAATTTTAGAAGATGTCTAAACTTGACCATGAATATTCAAGATTACTCGATTATCTAGAACATTTTCTTGAAGGTGGAGTTAGTCCGCAAGAGGATGCTAAGACTCAAGATAGAAAATTAGTTGAAAAACAGACTAAGAAGTTGATTGAGGAATGTTCAACTAATATTCACTCGGACATTCCTCGTTTAAAACCATTTCCACAATCTGAGGGTTTTGATTTACTTAAATTTGAATCCCTTATGAGAGCAAAACTGATTGACGAATTTAAACGATTACAAAGTTATGATCGGCCGTATGTTTGGGTTAGTGAACTGGTTATTTGTATTAGAAAAGTTTATTATACGAGGAAAAGATACTCAATAGATATAAATGAGCAATATAGATTTGCTTATTTATCACTAATTAACCATGTTGGAGGAGCGATCCACGATTTTATTGAAAATCTTTATGATTTTCAAGAAGTTGAGAAGACGGTAATTAGTGAGAAGTATAAAGTTAAGGGAAGAGTTGATGGTATTAGGGAAGGATTTTTGATTGATATTAAATCGGTTGATGATAAGAAATTTAAAAATACTTATCAAATTAAGGATTATAACCAGGGGTTGATCTATGCTTATATTCTCAATAATGAGTATAAATATAAAATTCATACGATTACCCTTGTTTATGTTCCTAGAAGTCTGAAGAGAGTTGTTCCGTTCGACCTTCCGATGGATAACAATCTAGCAAAATCCTTCCTTGACAATTCACTTCTTCTCCAAAAATCAATTTCGGAAAATATTGTTCCTGACCCTATAGGGGCAACTAGCGATCAGTGTAAATATTGTCCTTATAAAGAATATTGCGAGAAAGATTCAACGAAAATGAAATTACCATATATAAAAGACAAAGAGAAGAAAGAACAAGATAAGGCACCCGTCTTTCTTATGTAGTTTGGAGGTAAATACAAATGGCTATTTTTGTTTATCCAATGCTATCATCTTCGGCAGTTTCACCAGCAGCTCTACCTGGAATTGCTAAGGTTTTGGAGAGATATGTCTTAATATACTGGTTTGATCATATTATGAAGGTCTCTAAAGTCAGAACTAAACAGACTATCCAGATAACTACTGGTCAGAGGCTTCGGTTAAAAGAAGACGGTGGTTTGCTTTTTCTTGATGATTTTCTTGAGGAGCAGAAGATATCTAAATCTGCTACTGAGAAAGATCTTGAAACTCAATTGGCTGCTGAGAGAAAGAAGAGTGAACGACTAGAGAAGGAATTAGAAAGGGCTAAAGGGAAGGCAGACCAGGAGAAGATAAGAGATCTTGAAAGGGAGTTGCGTGATTCTAGACGAGATTATGACAGAACAAAAAAGGATTTAGATCGTGCAAGGGGACAGAGGGAAAAAGAGGAGCGAGAAAGGGAGATTGCTAAAGATAGAAGGGAAAGGGCTAAGGTAGATGTAAGAACAACTCAATTGGGCGGTACGATAACTGCAGAACCTACATGGGTAAAAATTGATACTCATATTGGACCTAGTTTAATTGGAGTTAAAGTAATTCCCTTTCCGGTGAGATCAGATGCTACTTTAGCTGAGTTGGTTATGAGTGATAGACAACTCGGTTTTATAATGTCTGAAACGATTTCGACTTATAGGAAAATTATAAAGAATCTTTATAAATTGTGGTATGCTACTGTTGGCAAATTGCCCTTCCTCAAGCGTTCTCCTATTACTGGAGATATAAGAAGGGACGTTATTTTTAATCGTTCAATCCATCGAGATAATGTCTTTGTATGCTTTAGTATGATGGATTTTGATAATGAGTTTTTTCAATCAGCTGGTGGAATCACAAAATTATATAAATTAGGTTGGAATTCGTTTGTTGTTGCTGACGACGTAAATAAGAGAGCAACGTTCTGTATGAAACCATTTAGAGGACTTTGCTCTACAGTTCAGTATTCATTTATATACTCTTCCTTAGAACAATCTAAAGTCTATGAAGATTTAGAAGATGTTCGGCGTGCTGCAAGTCCCTTCTTTAAAATGACAACTAAAGCAAGTCGTTTGGTTGGAGAGTGTCTCGCTACCTCAAAGATGGAGGAGTACCTTCCTGAACCTCAGGTTTTAGAAGAAGATATAAAATCTTTTGCCAGGAGGTTAACCCCCACAATTGTTAAAAGAGTTGGGGAAGAATTAGATAAAGCAGTTTTGAGCAAGAATGTGAGCAAGATTAAAAATATAGTGAGTAAATTGAAGATTCCAGAAGTTAGTATGTCCAGTATAGAGCAAGTAGCACATAAGAATTTGTCAGGTTTTAGAAAGAGTTATGAATTATCTAAAAAGGTTATCTCAAACTCCCTACCCAATTTGCCAAGTAGGTTAGTTGAACCGGTTTCTGCGGCTATTGCTATTAAATCATCTCTGAAAAAAGAAGATGTCATGGGAGAAACTAGAAAGAATTTAAAAGATGTAGTTTCTCGTTTACGAACTCCTGAGGCACAAAAACAGATAAAGACTGAGAAAGCTATTGTGGTTGTACTCAGTTCGTTATTTGCAGCGGGTACTATTGGAATTACATTACTTACTGCTATTTCTGAGGGGTGGATAGTTGCAGGACTCGTTTTTACAATAATAATGGCCCTTTTAGCATTTGTATCTGCTGAGTTCGGAGTAACAAGGATGCCTCCAGAGGAAGTTGTATAAGAGGAAATTATTATGACACAAAATACTGAAATTCAATCAAATATTGAAGCGCTAGAATTATATAGTGATCTTTATCCATTTCGACTTTCATTAAGAATTAAGAATTTTGAATCGGAAGCTGAGTATAAGAAGTTTATTCGTAATGTGGAAGCTTTAATTAGACGTAGTATTGAGTATCGTCTATGGTCTTCATATATTAAAGATATACTTCAGATAAATTGTTGTATGTTGACTCAAGAAAGGATGGATGAAGTTACGATTGATGTTCACCATCACGTTCCTAGTTTATATACTTTAGTGAAAGCATTAGTTAATAAAAGAATTGAGAAGGAGCAGGAATTTTCAACATTTGATATTGCTCTTGAAGCGATTGAAATTCATTATGCCAATAGAGTTGGGTATGCCGTTTTGTTGAAAAGTATGCACGAGAAATATCATAATGGATATCTAGCTATTCCTATGGAAATAATTAGAGGAAATTATAGTTGGTTCATTGATAATTATAGTGGTTATTTAGATGAGGATGATGTTGAGAGAATTAATTATCTCCTTGGAATTAATGTCTCAAATTGTCAATGGTCTAGAGATGAATATCCGGGACTTGAAGAGGTAACTAGATAATGGCAGAATTGGTTAGTACTGAGGCAAGAGAAAATATAAGGTTACCAGTTGATCTTGATTTTTTTGCTGAAAGATATGCAACGGATAATGGCCTTTATACGTTTACCTCTCCTAGTTTGTGGACTTTGGAAAAACATCTCTTTTATTTATTGAAGAATTCGGAAGAGAAGACCTTTGAACCAAAATATAAGATGAGACCGGATTATTTATCATTTGATGAATATGGAACTGTTATTCTTGCTCCGGTTTTGATGTATGTTAATGGAGTTTTTTGTATTGAGCAGTTTGATTTGAGTACAGTGATTATTCCATCATTCCAGTCAGTAGTAGAAGTTGTTAAAGATAAATTTTCTCAGAAAGCAGTATCTGATTTAGAGACTGCCAATTGGTAGGAGGTAGTTATGGAAAGTCTGAAAATATTTACAGCATATTACATTGACCTACAAGAAAATCTTTCAAATAAAGATAAGATTCAGTTGTTGAATTATGTGAAGGAAGCGGATGAAGGTCAAATTAAGCATCTCCTTTTATATGGTTCTATGACTGAACCTTTAACTGAGACAGAGCTATCTTATATAAGGATTATATTTGAACGGGATGCTCCCTTGGTGAAAATTTTTATGAGTCGTGGGGATCATCCAGAACTTGTATATTCTATAAGAGATTTTGCGGATAAGAGTCCTCAACAAATAATGAATTTTGTAGATAAACTGGTGAATAAAGCCATAGAATATGGGGAGAGAACGGCACCAGCGGCCGATACTGGGGCTATGCCGGTGGGGGTTATTGGTTATGCTGCTCTTGCTGCTTTAATCTTAACTGCTGGTTATTATGTATATAAGAATTATCTTTCAAAAGCTGCTAGAGCATGTAAAGGTAAAAAGGGACCTGAGAAAAAGTCTTGTATGGTAAAGTTTAAGAGAGATGGCATTAGAGCTCGTATTGCTCTTTTAGACAGGACTAAAGTCAAATGTAAAGTTACTTCAAATCCAGAATTATGTGTTGGAAAAATTAACAAGAAGGTTATAAAACTCAAAGCTAAATTGGGAGAGCTATAGATACATGAATAAATTACTTGAGAGTTACTTGATTTATCTTCAAAAGGGTTTATCCGAAAGAGTTAGTGCGTATACTGCGTCAATGTTAAGTTCTGCAGCAAGAAAGTTATATCAAGATTACCTTTCAGTTGCTCAGAGAGCTTGTGAAGGACTGGAAGGATTAGAAGCCTCTATTTGTGATACCTCAGTAAAGATAACTGGTATGAGGCGATTGATTGGTGAAATGAGGAGGAGTATGTCCAAATGCACTCAAGCGAATAATCCAAATAAATGCCGTGAAATGATGAATAAAAAGATTGCTCGTCAGGAGGAGAAACTGAGAAAATTAAATCAGAATTTATCAATGTATCGTGCAAGAGCCGGAAGGTAAAATATGGTAATAAAAGATAAGTTCACTTTATTAAAAGATGTGCCAAATATACTAGATTTGTCAGCATCTGTCATAAAAACAAATTCTATTGAAGATGGTCCACGTACTCTTGCTGCTACACTAAATCTTATTGAGAGAAGAATTAATCATTTCACGAAAGAGAGAGTTTATAAAATTATTTCGGATCCACCTAAATTGAGAAAAATTCATGTTGTAAGTTTTACAGAGTATAATCTTCCTGCTTCATATAATAAAAAGACCAGAGGGAACATTGTCAATCTTAGAGCATTTGGTACAGATGACATGTCTAGGGTTGACCCTAGGAACATCTATGCATCGACTGTTTATACAATATTATTTGGTGATTTGGTAACAAAGGCAGTGAAAGTTAAAGATTCCCATGCTGCTAATTTTGTGAGTTATTTTCTTGCAGTATTTGTTAGATTGTTTGGGAAGGAATATGGTTTGGTTGGAGCATATGCGACTGAAATTCCCAAGTTGAAATTTTTGCTGAGTTGTTATATTCTATCTTCTTTCTTTGGATTAAAAAGTGGAAAAGATGTTTATAAGAAATCAGCAGCTATTGCAACATTTAATCCTGAGGATATAATTACTGATTTAGATAAGTATGATTTTTCTAATATTTTAAGTTTTATTAGATCTTTGTCTGATCTTAGAGTAATGCCAGGTATAAATCAGCATACTTTTACTGCTAAACTCTTAAGACATTTAACTATAAACTTTATCCCAGCTATTGAAGATTTATCAAGGTGTATCTCTATACTTACAGTTAGTACGTTGACTGGTTCTACTATTGTCCCTACTTTCATCCATACATATAATAGTACAGCTTTTAATAATATTGTAGAGATTGCAAGAATAGCTTTTAGAAGGAGATAAGATGAAGTTATTGGGTAGCTATCTGACTACTCTGAGAGAAGATTTCGCTGGTAGAGCGAGCGGCCGAATTATATATTTTGAGCATGATCGGCCATTAAATAATTTTGGTTTTATATTTGATTTAGATACTGGTCTATTTGAAGGAGGTCCTTTTGAAATCGAGACTCGTGAGAAACAGAAACCCTCAAGTGCAGGAGAAGTAAAAAAGAGACAAAAATTAGATGTGGGAATAATACATCCAAATGCCAAGTCATATGATGACTGGGTGAAGAAGCACTCTAGACATCCAACATATAAGCTATTAAAGTTTGGAAAATTTAAAGCTGAGGGACATATAAAAGCAACACCCTCGAGTCCTCTTGGAAGACCCTTTTTAGATTCAGCTGATTTTAAATTTGTAACTGATGTGGTTCCCGGTTTGGGAAAGAGTGGGTGGAGAATACAAGGTGGGTTTTCTAGAAGAGGAGAAGAGGTCTATTTAACTAGGTTAAAGTAAGGAGATAAAATTGGAAGTAGAGACCCCAATGCTCGGCATGTATAGAGCGAAAGTCGTAGATAATAAAGATGCTGGGAAGTTTGGGAGAGTTCTCGTTTGGATTCCTGATTTAATGCCTTTAATTGAGGAAGATACTGGGTTATGGGCACGCCCTGCAAATAATCCGGTTGGCGGTAGAAATGAAAGAGATGATCCTTCACAAAATTATATGGGTACTTCTTATATACCCAGAAAAGGATCATGGGTTTGGGTATTTTTTGAGGCTGGAAATATAAATAGACCGTATTACTTTGCTGCTCTAGATATCGAAAGTGCAAAAGTTTTGGCCGAATGTCAAGCTGAATCTCAAGAAGGATCTGAATATGAGCACAAGTGGGTCATCTTCAAATCACATGAAGGAAGATGTGTCGTTATTTCGGACGATCCGTTCGATGCTAGGATTGAGATTACTGGAAAGAAGCGTCAGATTACAACGCCCCCTTCTGGGGACGTCGCTTCGGTCTACCAAATTGATGGCAACCAGACGACTATTCTCTTTGATGAGAGGATTGGTAAGGAGAAAGTCCTTATAAGGACTTATAAAGGGGATTTCTTTCACATTGATATAGATGAGCAGAAGTTACAAGCATATTTTGCTCAGGATATTGAAATAAAAACTGATAAATCTTTCTATTTGACTGCTGCTGAAGATATTCATATTAAAGCAGGAAAGAAATTTAATAAACAGTCTGGTGAAGATATGAATGTGAAGAGTGGAGCTAAACTTAATCAAGAGTCTGCTGGAGATATGAATTTATTGTCAGATGCAAATATTAACCAAGAATCAGTAGATGATTTTAATATTAGGGCCAGTGGAAATTTAAACAGGCAATCATTTCAAGATATTAATGATTTAGCTACAGGCAATATTAATTCGGATGCAGCAACAATATATGATCAATCTGGACAGGCAGGTCCAGCAGGTGCAGCTGGTACAGCAGAGGATGCTACTGAGGCAACTCCAGAAGGAGAAAGAGATACATAATGAGAATACCACTTAAACCATCTATACTTAAAATGAGGCGTACTAAGGTTAAGTGGATTATCCTACACCACACTATTGATGAGTATCCGGGGGCAACCGATGCAAAGATTGATAATTCAAAGTATCAAATGAAATCCATATATAATCAGGTTCTGGAGCAGAAACACGGAGATGTGAATTATCATTTTGTTATTGATAAGATAAAAGAAGATTATGTTCCCATAACCTGTCGGCCATTTGTGACTCTTTGCGAATATGATGATATTGATGTGAATATGAATAAGTCGGCTATTCATGTTGCTCTACTTGGTTCATATGATTTCAAAATTCCGGAGAAAAGGTTATATGAAGTTCTTGCTTTTAGACTTTTAAATCCATTGCTTAAGATGTTCAAATTGAATGTAAACAGAGTTAAGTTCCATCATGAGGTTTCAAATATTAAGGATAAAACTTGTCCAGGAGATTTTGTGGATAAGAACGTTGTCATTGCGATGGTACGTAGATTTGTATTAATATAAGGAGTATTCAAAATGTCACTTTATTTGAGGATTGTCTTAGCAGAAGATCATGTAACTTTGGGTTCTGCTGGAGAAGAAGTTCTGGTATTTATGGAAAATGTACTTGGGATGAAAGAAGAGGGTTCAGGTAGTCTCTTGATTTTACAGCAACCTGCCGGTATTACATCTGTTAAAGTGACCCAACCTTTTAGTTCATGGAACTCTGTGGTTCTAAATCCCAGGTGAAAAGATGTTAATAATTGATCGTTATTTAAGTTATCTTCAGGATCAGCATTACGTTAGGGGCCCTCGGCCTGGTAAAAAACCTGCTCCTACATTTGCTTGGGAACTTGTGCATGGTAAGAAGTATCCTGGTTGGAGATCTGGTCGAGCACCTGATGCAGAGGAGAGACTTTATAAAGGTTATTATATTGATAAGCATTTAAAAGATAAATGGTTGAGTGACATTAATCGAATAGACAATGTGGAGATTAGGTCTAGTTGTGAAGGTCATGGTCCTCCTGGAGAGATGAAATTGGATTGGCCAACTTATGTTGGTTTTCGCTTAACCTCTAATATTGAAAGTAAGAATAAAGTAGAGGATGTTATAAGAAAATTAAATATGGATAAAAACACCAGAGCCGGATGGGATATTGGAATGCAGAAGAGACCAAGAATTATCTGTGCTGCCCCACTATATTATAAATGTGCTAAACATAATGAATGGTTAAAGTGGTGGGATACTTTAGCAAATAGAATAGATAAGGCTGTAAATAAATAACCTTCCAATCAAATTACCTTCCAGTTTGAACACTTTTTCTATATATATTAATTAATAGATTAAGGTATATGTGGTTTGTTCGTTTTTTTTATTATCTTATGAAAGGAGAAGCAATTGGAGTGTGGATCGAGCAGGAGCAGATTGATAAATGGGCATTTGATTATTGTTATAACGTAGAGGATGATCCAGAAGTTTGGTCGATGATTAAAGGATCTAAATATGCTTTTATTTATTGTAAATATATTGAGAATCGGTCAGAAATTAGAGATTTAATTACAGAATCAGAGTTTGCAGCGTTCTATTGTGAAGATGTCTCCAATGACGAAGATATGAAAGAGAGAATTACTGAAAGACCTTGGAAGTATTATTATTATCGTTTTGTTGAGAAAGATACGAAAAAGGCTGAAGAATATGCAGGTAAATATCCTGAACTCTTAATTAGAAGAGGAGTGATGGGTCGAATAATTGGAGAGAGAAATGTCTGATGATCATGAAGTGAAAGAACGTAAGAATATGATGAAATACGGATTATTAGAAGATGATGTTAACCCTATGCTTACTGAGACAAAAATGTGGATTACTGAAGATGCAGTTTCTCAGTGGGCATATTATCAATGCCTTAAACTTAGAGATGATAAATTCGATGATAATAAAGAGATTGACCCTGAGTTAAAAGAGATGATTACAACTTCAAAATGGGCATATATGTATTGTCAGCATGTTAGAGATGAACCTGATATGAGAGAGAAAATTGTGGAATCGGAGTGGGTATTAAACTATTGTACACAAATTCGAGATGATAATGAAGTTATGGGGCGACTTACTGATCCTGTCGATGTTCAACTTTATTTTCAGTATAAGAAAGACAAACTGGAGAGTAGTATAAAAATTTATAGAAGTGTAGATGATCGAAGAAAGGCAGAAGAGCAGAAAGAAGTAGATGAAATTGAAGCTCTCATTTTAGATGAATCTGCGCTTCCAGAATTTATTGAAATTAATGAAGGGGATAAGACGAAACTCAAGAGGATAAGGGATATAATCTCGAAGATTAGGGGGAGGAAAAAAAGTTGATAGACTTCAGACAAGAGGATTCAAAAAGTTGGGTTGTGACTGTGGGAGACCGTGAGTTCTTTCTCGAGTTAACAGCATCTTCTATAACAAATAAATTTGATATAGTTACGAGTTTTATTAAGAGAGTTTCAGAACTCTGTGGTCAAGAATTTGATGATTGGTTCTATGATTTTCTTTCCAAATATGTGGATGACCCTGAGAAGAGATTTGTTAGTTTATCCGAAAATATTCCAATGATTAAGAAATATGTTGATATGACCATGCAGTTGGAGAATATGGATTTTAATCAATTCGTTGATGAATCCAAGGCAAAGAAAACCTCTATTTTATTTACCGCAGATGAAATTGAAAGAATAGTTCAATTATCTAGCTATTTGAAATTATATGCATTAATTTCGAATAGTGAGAACATGAGATTGAGTGATCGTTTGCATAAGAAGATTTATAATCAGTTAGCGGATGATATTTTGGAAACTGAGATAGTTTTCAAAATTTTCAACGTGATTAAAACAAAAACTTTTCGATATAATCTTACAGATCGGTATATGTGGGATTATATAAAGATGATACAGGGAAAGGGAATTGATGTCCATGTGATTGAGATATTTAATTTTATTATGAACTCAATTCTTGTTCTCTGTGATGGTAGAAATCCAATTACTTATTTTGTCGGGGTTGTTGATGAGTCTGTGAAGTGGTTTTTGAGATCAGTTTATAAAGGGTCAATTATATATGATGATTCTGTTGCAACTGAGGATATTCACTCACAGAGCGTTAATAATCTCAAGACATATTCTTATAATGATACGTTGGGAAGATTAAAAGGCGTTGCATTTAAGCAGATATATGACATGATAGAGAGACTAACTGTGTCTACTTTCGATGATAAGAAAAATTCTGACACTTCGATAGTAGAATTTCAAACTAGGGCCGGTCAGATAAAACACGTATCTCCTTTATGTGAATGTCTTGTCTTTCCTGTTTTATCAAGGTTAACAAATATACCCTATATTCATTTCAAGACTATTTCACCTGATCATGCTGCTGTTCTTTCTGTATATTTACATGGTTTGTTAAAGAGGACATTTAAGAGTCAGTATGGGAATTTGTTTTCCCTACTTGATTATTATCCGCTTGAACAACCTTCGATTACCACAACATATAAATTGAAAGGGATTCACAATTATATAAATATACAGAATGATACAGATAACTTTCTTGGTTTTCGAACAAAGTTATACCCACATAAAGTCTTGAGTTATTTTGTTGGTAGAATATCAAGAGTTAGTTTTTGTAATATTTTTGATGGTCAGAAACTTGTTGGTATTCCTCTTTCAAAGATTGAAGAGGATATGATAAGATTCTATACTCTATATTTTGCCAATAAATTAGGTGATGAATTTAATGAAATGCAACAACTGATGAATTCTGATTTTTAAGGAGAGATTATGGGTATTTTTGATATTGCAATGAGTTTTCTTGCTCTTTTAGCATTTGCTCTTATTTCTTCTATTGTTGTCGGGTATCTCTACTGTAAACGGTTGGGAAGAAATGATAGCGAATTAGACGAGACTCGTAAACAATTTTTGGAGAAGAGAGCTAGAAAACCTCACCCATATGATTATATTATACCGAAACCAATTGAACCGGGACGGAAATATAATGGCAACATTAACGAATATAAGAAAAAGGCACGGAGCTAGTGGGAGAAGAATATACATTGATAAAACAGTCGAGAAAAATATAGCAAGAATTATTAAATTTGCTGAAGAAAATATTATTTCTCATGCTACATTGGAAGCAATGGAAGCAGAGAATATAAGACCAATTGGAGATGACAGACGCTACGTTTGTAGTATTCCAAGAGGATTTCGAGTTGTCTATTCAATAGAGGATCAGGCAATTGGTCTGTGTAGACATATCTCCATATCTCTCGGAGATTCAAAATCTTTACCTAGTAAAGCGGTGATAAATGAAATTATAAGTAGATTTGGTTTCGAGGGAGATATGGATGATTGTTACATCTGGGTTGAGGAACTCAGAATTACAACTGCTATTAATCTTATCCAACCTTTGAAGTGGGACAGAACTACTTCCACTCTCACCTAAATATATTACCTGATAGAGCCTAGTTATGAGCAAGGTACGTTATGATGAAAGGAGGTGATTAACTTGCGGAGGATGTTACTGTTTTTATTCTTACTCTTTTTTATAATCTCTGGAGTATCATTTGCTCAAGATGTTGTAATTAAGGGTCAAGGAAATGTGCTGAGCGTTCAGATTGACGATGGGACTTGTATTGAATTTAAGATGGAGGTAAAAGAGAGTAAAGTTACTCAGGCAGATGGAAAAACTGTCACCCATAGCATTACTGAGTATAAGTATTGGCGTCCGTGTGGTGAGGAGAAGTGGGTTGAATATCAGATGGGCGATGTTGGTATTTTGAAGAAACCTTCAACGATAAAGACCCTCAGAGTTCCGACAAAGAGGTATCTTTAACAAATATCGCTCGGGATCGAATAATCCTAAAATTCTGGAGAAGGGAGGGTGGCCGCTTCAGAACACTAAATTATCCCAAGAAACAACGAGTAGTGGTAACTGTGGTATTGGAGACCACGATCCCGAGCGATTTCTTATGGAGGTAACTTGTGGAATATATGAATAAATTTTATGAACTGGTTAATATGCTTATGGAATTAGCTGAGAATCCATATGTTGAGTCAGTTCGTGAAGAAATTGAAGCAGCTAGAGATTTGGCCGCTGAGTTAAAAGATCACTATGTGATTGTTAAGAAGATAGGAGCTGGCACTGAAGATTTTGTTGAGAAGTATAATCCAATGATTACAGGAACCTGTGATTTTTTATATGAGGAATATGGTTTAAATACCTTACTTATCTGTGAGCATGAAAAACAATACGCAATAGCTTCTCGTATGCAACCTGAGCATATTTATATGTCACTTTATGCGATTGTTAAAAATATACCTCAAGTGTTTGGACTTCTTAAAAGAGATCTTGCTAGTATTGGTATCAACTTGAAAGGAGATGTAATTAATTTAAAAGGAGATATACCGTGAGACCGCCAGAATATGTACTCCAAAAATCAGATTCTTCAAGGTGTTATGAATGTGATAAATATGTGTATTTGCTGATAGAGAAATATGCTAATCCTTCTGGAACTTTCCCGATTTTCTTCATTTGTTTTGATTGTAAAAGGGTCTCTCAAGCAGGAGTTGGAAGACTTGAACCTATTGGAACAGAAGATCTTGAGCAAGGATAGACTCATGGAATTATGGTTGAAGAAGATATTTATCTTATTTCCATGGTTAATTGCAAGAGCGTCAAAACCTATATTACCTGAAGATCATCCTGTAAAAGATTGGACGTGGAGTGATCTGGCTGAGAATGGTACTGATCTTTTATATTTCTTCGCTGGAAGTATGTGGTTTTGTATACTCTCAATTACTATATCTTTAATATTAATTTTTAGGAGGTGACTGTAGAAAAAGTTAATTTGAAAGGAGGATAAAATTACTATGAAGAAGATTCTTTCAATTATGATCATATTTCTAGTTGGGTGTGTGATGAGTCCTGAGAGGCAGAATTATATTGATACTATTGCACAAGAGCCTTTTGTATTTGAAATTCCAAAGAGGAAAGCAGATGCTGCCTGGAATAGAGGCATAAACTGGATAACTAATTATAGTTCTACTAGTATCCAGGTGATCACTGAAGACACTATTCAGACGTACCGACCGCCTGAAAATTCTGTTACAGTTGGTTATGTCGTTAAGAAAGAGGAGAAAAGGGGAAACTTTGAGTTTTCTGTCAATTGTTATGGGGGTGGTCAAGCATTTGAGAAGGTAACAACAAATTGTCGCTCATTAGTTCATTATATTAGGTGGGGAGTTGCTCCACCTGATGGTGTGATAAAACCTTAGAGAGGGAGTCAATGATTGAGAATGATACTCAGTATAAAGTAACTAAAGAACAGATAAAAAAGTTTGAAAAGTCATTGAAGGTTGAGGAAGATAGACTAATTCTTCAGCAAGCTGTGGTTGCTGGAATCAAATCTCAATTACGTGATCTCTATGAAGAGGTTAATATATATGAAAGAAAAAACTTACGAAATAATCAAGAAGGGTGATACTTTAGCTATCAAGTGTCTAATTTGTAATAAGACAAGTTACCACCCGGTTGATGTTGAGAAGAAGTATTGTGCTAATTGCAAGATATCTCATATAGATATTCTATCTACCTCGTTCTGAGGCGAGCGCACTTGTGGGAAAATGGTATCGGATGACTTGGCCCATTAAAAATGCAGGTAGCTTGGGATGATAGATTCATCTTCATCCCCGGAGGCTCTCCGACGAGCTAAATTACCAAACTATACTAAAGTAAGGAGTAGCATTATGAAACAAATACCTAAGATTATCGCTTTACTGTTGTTGGTGGTAGCTTTATGCTTCACTTATGGCTGCACTGGAGGTGCATCTGCCAATGATGGTGGAGATGAGGCGGAAGCAGTTGATACAATTTATTATCCTCGTATCCGTTTCTATGAGGTCTGGGCTATAACTGAGCATGGTCGTATATTTTACCGACCGAATACAAAAGCATGGATCACAGGAGAAGATGAGCTAGCTTTTGTATATGGAGATGACCTCAGGTATGGCGGTGCGTCCGCAATGAAGGGGTTAATTGATGCTCCGATTATCATTGTGAAACCTATTCCATATCGTTTTGCGATATTAGCAGCTGAAGAGGAAGATTATGGTGTTTCTTCTGAGCAGATAATGCCTCCAGATGAGATGCCAATAGTTCTCAGTAAGCAGGTTGATATTAGATTATTTTCTCCAGGAGGAAGACCGCTTTATTTCTTTACTGGGGAGGTGTCGGAGGACGATATAGAAGCATTTAAAGCTGGTGGTAATTTGAGATTTCGGATCAACAATGAAGTTTATCTCCTGAAAGCTCCCATTGTGACCATTTCTCAGAATACAGACTGGCGTTATGCTCCTATCCCCATGGATGAACTTGATGGGGATCCGTTAGAATAACCAATTCCCGCCGGCGGGATCTCTCCTTGTGTAAGTGGGGATGTGCGCCCCCCACTTACTTTTTCCTGTCGGCGGGTTCTTTTTTAGAGGAGTTAAAAATGGGGGCAAGACCAAGATATAGAAAATATTATTCTGACGACTTGGATAAGGATTTATCTAGTATTGAGATTCTTCTCTATATACTAGCTGTCCTTTTAGCCATATCTGTGGCGAATAATCTTATCAAGTGGATGAAGGTTAAACCTGAACCAAAAGTGGTTCCAATTGTTAAAATTTCTAAACCTGTTACTGAATCTGTGAGGCCGATGAACTTAACTATGGGTACGGCCATTGTGAAAGAGATTCGGGAAAATTGGTATAAGGTTTATTTTTCTGTTCTCAATCGGGATGAAAAAGTTTTTACTGGATTTATTCACTCTAAGATTACCGAGGGAGGCCAAGTAACTCAAACTGGAGTCTATCCGTGTTCTATTGCACCAGGAGAGGAGAGGTTAGTGACCTATTTTACAAGTGTCAAACCTGATTATGTGAGTGTAAAAATTGAGGACATGGGTTTAGGTTTTGGTGCGAGATTTAAGGAGGAAGAAAGATAGATTATGGGTTCTTTTCATAGGGAAATTCCCGCTCTATTGGTTAATCAATTTTCGGATCTAAATACTGTTTTTATTGCTGAAGCTGATGCTAACGACCCCATTAGTAAGCAGATTGATATAATTGCTACACAAGTGGAAAGTTGGTCTAAAGAATGGAAGGAAAGAGCAAAATTTCTTACAAAGAAAATTGTTCCTCTTGGTGTAAAAATTGCATTAGTAGATGTGATAACTAAGGATGGTCGAAGATTTTGTAGATATGAGGCCCTCCTTAGATTATAGAGAAGGAGGGAAGAATGTCATATAAAAATGAAACATCATTTTTTGAGTTATTGCTTCTTTCAATTGTTTTGGTTTTGGCCTTTGTGGTTTTCTTTTTACCCGGTTGTGCTCATAAGAGTCCAGATACTATGACAATTGAGGAAAGACTTGAACCCTATCGTTACCTTATTAGAGATACTCTTCTTAGGGATGAAAGAGTGGATGTTTTTGTTGGTGAGCAATATCATAACCTTAATAATCAGCAAAGGTTAAATTTTGCTCAAGATCTATCTTGGGCATATTATCCAAGGGAAGTTATTGTCCGAGATGTAAGTACAAATCGTTTACTTATGTCTGTTTCCGAAGATAGGCATATTCAGTTGATTTGGCAAGAAAGTTCTTTGCTTCTTGCTCAAGTTGATACAAATAAACCGGATACTCCTGGTCCTCAATATCCTCCACAGGTTAAGGATATTCTTGAAAAAGGTGGAGTTGGACCAGTACAAGAACCTGGTGCTGGAGTAGGTGATGCCGATTCGGTTGGAGTTCAAGCTCCTAATCTGGGGGATACCCAAACTCCTGAAAAAGATAAACCGAAGAAAGATAAACCTACTGGAGTTGATAAAGTCAAGGAGATTCAGTAAGGAGGGTAAAGTGAAAACTAGTAAAAAGAGAAAGACCCTCGACTGGATACCTGCTTGTATGACTGTTTTGACCAAAGCACAGTATGATATCTTACGATTAGCTGGATTTACTACAGATGAAGCTGTTGATTTAATTGTGAGATATAGAAAAGGAGAGAGGGCAGTATGAAATCACTAAAAAGAAAAGCGATTGAAGCATTAATTCTAACTGCCCTCTTTTTTCTTTTTATTTGGTCGCTTGGTCCTTTATTTGGTGCTAAATGGTAGGGGGATAATTTTGGCAAGAAAGACTAAGAAATTTGGGAAATCCGTACCAGATATTGATCCTGAAGAAAAGAGGCATGAAGAAACAACCTATACTCTACATACCGTTGCCGAGAAATGTCCTAAATTGGGTCCCAGAAGATGTCCATACATGAGAGAGGTAAGGGGAAAGTTAAAGTGTAAAATCTATACTGAACCTTGGAAGAAGTGGTATCAAGATAAACGTTGTTATATGTATGACAGTCATAACTGGGATAAGGAGGAGTATATTGATTAAATTTACTTCAATAGGAGAAAAGAGTACTTTAGTAGGTCTCGGAATCTCTGAGGAGAATGTTAAAAGACTTAAAGAGGGGATGCCTATTTTTATTAAAGGTAAGGATCTGGGTTTTGACTGGTTGGAGATTGTTATCTTCTATGGTCGAGATGAAGATGAACTAGTTAAAACTGTTCGTGATGCTACTTTATCAGTTAATATGTTTCTTGATAAGAGGAGTGGTGATGACTAAATGTGACCGGTGTGGAAAAGGTACTGGCATAACTACTATGTCGTATTTTAACGAAGATACTTTATGTATGGATTGTGACGAGAAGGAAAGGAAACATCCAAAATTTAAAGAAGCTCTTGAAGCAGATCAAAGAGCCGTTAGAAGCGGTAATTTTAATTTTCCAGGCATTGGAAAACCGCCCGATTTATAGGAGGTGTTATGAAGAAATTAACAATACTGCTTTTGGCAGTCTTTCTCGCTTTAAGTGTAGGTATAGCTATTGCTATGACTAAGGGCGATCTTATTAGTAAAGAGACTGAACCTCTGGATAATAGTCGAAAGACCGTAAGAGACCATGATATTTCTCCTGCTGATAAGGATGAAATTATGATTATCCTTATGCCTGCTCCAGATTATAATCCGGATAATGCACCAGAGTATCGCTTTGGTGATGGTATAAGAGGTTCTCGTCTTCCCTCGGAAGTGAAAAAAGCTGACGTCTATCGTTATAAATTTGGTTTCACTCCGAAAGTAAGTAGAACTTTTGTTGTTTATTCAAGTCCTAATGGTGTCATAACTGCTATGATGAAGGGAGGGGAGAAAAAACCTGAGACTTATGACTATAGTGGTCTTGGGATAAATGATCAAGGGACAAGCATGGGTGACGATGACGATGAGGGACCCACATGCTGGCGTTGTTACGAGATAGATGGAAAACTTCATTGTTTTGAAATAAAGTGCCCTTTTGATGTTACAACAGGTGAAGATGAGGAGTCATCTATTGACCCTAAAATATTAGAAACAGTAATTCCTAAAGATCCTGGTTCAACCCTTCCGCCTGGTAGTACTATACCTCCAGATTCTGGTCGAGGTACTGGTACGACAACAACGGACCCGGGTAGAGGAACTCAAGATGGATCATCTTCTTCATCTTCAACAATAATTAAGAGAGGAGGTGACTAAGTGAAGAAATTAATGGCATTTCTAGCGGTATTATCCTTGGCTGTTGTTGTGACTTATTGGGATGGTAAGGAGATTCGAAGAGTTACTGCGGATAAGGCATATTATGGAGAACAAGGTCTAGTACTTTCTAACGTCGATAATCCTGCCAACCGAAATCCAAGGATAAGGCCAACGGTTATATTTCCTTATCGCCATGTTGTTAGGATAGATAATGTGGATGGTGGGAAATATATACCGTGGTATCGTAGATAAGGAGGTGTTGTAGATATATTTGAAAGGAGGTGGTCGTGTGCCGCAGGCATATGCATATCACACGATTATATTCGCTGTTGTTTCAATTTTAATCTGGTCTCTCGAAGATTGGTTTTTTATTACCATTCTTCTTGCAGCTCCATTTGTAACTGAGGTGATTCAATTCAATCTTGGAGTTGGTAAATTCGATATGATGGATATTGCTCATGATTACCTTGGAATTTTTACAGGTTACTGTGTGGTTGCCCTATGGGGGGAGATCAAACCATTGAGAATGGCCATAAAGAAAAGGAGATCAAATTCAGAAATTAACTAATTGGCAACAACCGGGACAGTTAAGGGTTTTTAATGAGTCCAAAAACCCTCCCCCTCTCCTGGTTGTTGCTTTATTTTTTCTGGGAGAATGCTCATGCAAGAACCCAAGGATTTTCGAATTATAAGGGCGCAAAGAGTTTGTCAATTAGTGGCTAAACTCGGGCCACTGGGGGCAGCGAGCGAATTGGGCATGGATAGGTCGGAAGTCTACAGAATAGTGGGAGAAAATCCAGATCTTGCTAGTGAGGCCGGTATTAGACTTAAGAAGAAAAGAAAAAGAAGAAGAGGTCCTAGAACTAGGACTTCGATTTGTCACAGATAATAAATTAGGCAGCAACTGAGTTGAAGTGTTACCCTTTTTGGGTACCGCCATGCCCCTGCTTGGTTGCTGCCTTATTTTTTTCCAGGAGATTAATTAATGAATGAAAATTATCAACCATGTGTTGGTTGTGGTTATTGCTGCCTTAAAATTCCATGTTTTGCTGCTCTTTTTCATAATTGGGTTGATGAAGATATGCGTTGTAATAAACTTATGTGGGATGAAGAGGCTGGTCGTTATTGGTGTAAACAGGCTAGGGAGAAGAGAGCATTTGCAAGAATGATCTATGTTGGTGCTGGGTGTACATCAGATTTAAATACTTGGCGTAAAGATGTAAAATATAGAGGATGAGCGGGCTTAATTTTGCCGCTTATTTTTTTGTCTACTTATAACGATCTAAAACTATATATATTAATCAATGATAGGGCTGTGTTTGTAAACTTTTTAAAGGAGGATAATACCAATGGAAATTAAAGTTAATTATGTGATTTGTTTAGTGTGTGGTCATATCGAGAGAGTTAGGAAAGCATTAAAGTATGTAAATGGAAATTGTAGTCACTGCGGAGTTAAGTTTATAGAGGTCTATTTTGAAGGAGTTGAAGTTACTTGTCCTCAGAGGTTTAATTTCGTAGAGGGCGAACTTCAACCCACTGATATTGAGTGTTCAAATTACTGTCGTAATGCTTACCTTGAAAGAGAAAGAGAGAAAACTCTCGCAGGAGGTGCTTATGGATCTAACAGCAACTCTTGAGTATAAAATTGAGGAAGTAAAGAATGCTAAAGACCTTATCGAGTCTAGTAGATCAAGGCATCCAATACGAGATAACCTATTAGAGTCGATGGAAACTCACATAAGTGTCCTGGAAGCAATTCTTCCTCATACTCGTGCAGCTGAACTTCCAGATGATGTTCAAGTAATCCATACTCCTATTGAAGGTCTTGACCATGTGGTATTAGGTCGTCTATTGGAAATTTTGGCTGATGGTGATGAGATTCCAATCCTCAAGGAGGATCGAGATGGAAGAGATGAGTAAATTCAAAGAGATTGTTCTTTCAACAGTTCTTGCCATTAGTATATCCCTAGTTATCGCTCTTGTAATATTCTGGCCTTTCATTATCGGAGTGTTCATGGGGCGAGCGGCTGGCATATACTAAGATAATTCTCAAGGAGGATAGAAGTGAAAGAAGCAACTAAGTCTGAAAAGTTTGGAGATTGGATGGGATTCCTGTCTGAACTCATGATAATGGGTGGTGTTATCTCATGGACCATCATTATCATTGGCTTCTGCACAATTAAGGCATCAAAGTTTATTGTGTGGGCAGCTAGTTCGTTTTAGCTCAGAATTAGATTCGAAGTGAAGTAAGGGGCACTGTCCCCTTATTTTTTGAACTACTCTTTTTTTTGTTTCTTTAAGAACAAATTAAAAATGTTACTATCGTGAATTGAGGTATTTATGGCAATAAATTATGCTGCAGTTTGGAAGAATAAACTGCGGTTAAAAGAGTTATCCTATGAAGATTTTGTCACTGAGTTTCACGATGTAAGTGGTGCGTATTTTATTGCGAAGATGGATGGCCAACTTGGTGCAATGATATTTCGTGGAGAAGATGCTAAATTGGTCTCCATCAATAATATAGAGATTAAGGACGTTCCCGTTTTAGATGAGTATCGAAGTGTTCTTCTTAGAAATAATATAAAATCTGCGATTATAATGGGAGAGGTTATTGCAGTTAAAAGTGGTAAAATTCTTCCATTCAATAAGACGGAGAGTATTATTAAAACCTCTTATAAACCTCAAAATGCCCCTTTAGTCCATCATTATACATTTGATGTAATGATGATTAATGATAAGAAGGTAAAGTCCTTTCCTACTGCACTTGATCTTATCAATAGATTTTTTAAGGGAAGAGCAGGAAGAATTCATATACCAAATTGGGTCAAAGGTGGTATAAAAGAATTCAGAGATTTATGGAGAAAGGTTCAAAATATAGTTGGCATTGAGGGTATAGTTGCTCGAATGCCTGATGGAAGAGCATTTAAAGTTAAACCCCACTATACAGCTGATGTTGCTGTAATTGGTGCTGGCAGTACTATAATGCCTGCTTGGGAAAAAGGTTGGATTTCATATTTGAAGACTGCTTGGGTTGATAAGGATGGAACATTCTTGTTAAGTTCAAATGTGGGAAGCGGGTATACTCATGCTCAGAGAAAATTTTTATTTAAGGAAGTACAAAAAACAAAGGTTCAGGATTTAGGTACTGAATTTCTTGTTCCTCCTGAGCGAGTTATTGAAATTCGATACGATAGAGCACATCTTAAACAGATGTCTGCTTATGAGTATAGAAATGGAGTGTATCAACAAGTTGGTGCAAGATCATCTGTTACCCTTGTCATTCCGAGGTTTTTAAGATTTAGAGATGATAAATCAGTTAATCCGGTTGATTGCCGACCAGAGCAAATACCAAATTATCCAGGGAGATAATGATGGGTTATCCACAGCATCCTGAAACAGTTACTGTTAAGAATAAGTTTTATCCGAAAGGATTACGAGAAATAGATACATATGAATATTATCAGAAGGTGAAGAGTAAGCTCTTAAAAGAAGTTGTTGGTCGAGATCTAATGTTTTATATTGCGATTGATATAAATAAGTTGATCATTAGGAGAGCAGGAAAAGAGACTCAATATATACGTCTAACAAATGCAAACTGGGATAATGAAATCCATGGTCGGGTTATTAGTATTCACTCCGCGATGAAAAGGATGGAAGATATTGCGATTGTTGATATTGATGCAGATAGTTTTAGTAAGGCAAAGAAAGCTGCTGCTGACTGTTATAGAATTTTGCTGAAAAGGGTTCCAATTATTGATAAGGTTCAGATTAGATTCACGGGTAAAGAAGGATTTCATTTGTTTTGTAACTTGAGCAGAAAGATGAATGTTGACTCTACTCGTATGTTACTAAAGAAGATTCTTTCAACAGCGCCAGAATTGCAAGATTATAGTGTGGAATATAAAAGGAGTCCAGGACAGGTTAACCTGGATCTAGCACCGAATAAATTTCGTGGTAATTTTATTTCATTATATTCATTATCAACTTTAGGTTTAAGATGTATGGAAGTTAAGATAAATAAGTTGGATTCTTTTTCTCAAAATATGGCGAAAATTTAGGTTTATTTTCAATAAGTTACAGACACCAATTTTTCCATGGTAATATACCAGAATCGGCAATTTCAACTTTTTGTTGAAATTATTTTTTTAATAATATTATATATTTACAAAGTTGATTTTTGCCAACTTTGAATTTCTAAGAAACAGATGAATAAGGAGTACTGAATGAAGGAAATTTTGGTTTTTTCTGACGATATTTCAAAGTATGGAATATATCGAAGTTTTCTTGAAACTGGAGTATCTAGCGTAAGTTTGAGAGCCACTCTTGATGAAGTCTTTCAGCATATATCTAAGAAGATGGTCAATGTTGTAATTGTAGATACTGAAATTCCATGTATCAGGAAGAAGGATGTAAAGTTTCTTAGATTATTAGTTGAAGAAGAAATTGAAGTTTTTCTAATGGTTGATGAAATTACTGATGAATGTCTAGGATTTTGTAATGAATATGATTTAGTTACTGTTATAAAGAAACCGTTTGACCCGGATATTCTTATTGCTAAATTAGGTATAGGTTCGGACTTGGACGCTGCAGAAAAAGATATTGACGAGGTAGCAATTTGCAGTGTTGATAGTCCCTTTTATGATGGAGAAGATATTACATGTCTGGAGGAAAATGATGAAGCATACGGATAAAGATCTGGTCATTCTTGAGGAGTTAATTAGGCGAGCATATGAGCATATGAGGCCCTTTACTTATCATAGGGATTTAGAATGGTTGAGTGATCCTGACCTTAGAAAGGGCCTTTTTGAGAAGTTTCCTAAATGCTTTTTGAGTTTGTCAATTAATAGGAAAGATATACCATTCTTTCCCATTTGTAACAGGATTGGGTTCGTTGATCCTAGAATTGTGATGTTTTCAATGAAACTTGCAAATAAATTATCAACGATTGGCGATCCTAGGGTTGATGTAACGAATTTGCAGGGGGTAACAAAGAGACTTGAGTTTATATATAGGAAATATTCTAAGGAGGTTCCTAAACCGGAAGATATGGCTATTAAAAAGGCCATGGTTACCAGAATGCTAAATAATGTAAAGAAATACTTGAACGCTCAAAAAGGTGAGTGATGATTAGACTCCTTGACGTTGATAAATTCGTCAAAGGTTTGACTCCAGTTACTTCAACTGACTATTTGCTGAGAACAGGAGAATTTCATCCAGAGGGACTATTCTCTGAGCAGATCTTTGGCCCTGTTGGATCTAGAGATAGAAGGACAAAATACTCGTATATAAATCTCTATACAAAAATTGTCCACCCTTCTGCATATACAATTTTAGTTCAATTAGATAAGAAAGCCGAAAAATTCCTGTCAGCAGAAGAACAATTTGTATTGGATGGCAGCGGTCGGTTGAAAATTGAGTCTGGAGGTGTGACCGGAATAAAAGCATTTATTGATTTATTTCCAGACATTAAATTTCGTATTGATACTAGCCAAAGACAAAAATTTATCAAAGTTCTTCAAGACGCATATAATAAGAAAACTCTCTTCATTGATAAACTACCTATTATTCCTCCAGATTTTAGATCTGCTTTTCAAGATGATGCAGGCAATTGGATAATTGATGAGATGAATGATATTTATCTTGCAATTATGCGTCGTTCATTTCAGGTTCAGAGTTCAGCTAAAACTGGCCCTCTTTTTGATTTATTAAATTGGGGCTTACAATCTGCAGTTATTGACCATGATAAATTTGTTAGAGCAAAGATAGCAAAAAAGAATGGTATTATTCGTGAACAGTTAGCAGGCAAAAGAGTTGATTTTTCAGGGCGTGCAGTAATTACACCAGGACCTGATTTAAAAGTCAATGAAATTGGTCTTCCATTTAGAATGGCAGTTAGTCTTTTTGAACCTTTTATTATCCATCACTTATTATATTCTGGGAAGGTTGATCGTGCAACTCTTGAGAGAGAAGTTAAGGAAGCTACAGACTTAGACTTGTCTGTTGATAGTATTCAGAGAGTTCTGAAATCAATCAGAGATGGAGATAAGATTCCCAAAAGTTTATATGACTTATTTACTGATGCAACAGAAGTTGTTATAACTGGTAGAGCAGTTCTTGCAAAACGAGATCCTGTATTGCATCCAGAGTCCATTAGAGCTTTTAAACCAAAATTAGTACATGGCGATACAATCCAAGTATGCACTATGCAAGTGGGTGGATTTAATGCTGATTTTGATGGTGATACGATGGCTATATATCACCCTCTCACAAATGAATCTCAGGCTGAGGCTATAGAGAAAATGATGAGAGCTCAGTCTGGAGAATCTTCACGAGCAGTAACTTTTGAACTTAGTAAAGAAATGTATGTGGGTTTATATACTATTACTAAAGATGTAAAAAGGACCGCTTCACCTATTTCAGTTAGTGATGAAGATTTACAAAAGGCTACTGATCCTTATATTCCAGTTATATATAGAAGACGCAGAACTACAATGGGTAGGGCTATTTTTAATAGTTGTTTTCCTCAAGACTTTGAATTTATTAATGAAATAGTAACGAAGAAAGTTGTTAAAGATACAGTAGATAAATTGTTTGCGAAATATGATGATGATTTAGTTAGGGAAAGTGTTTCTAGATTAGAAAAAGTTGGGTTTAAATTTGCAACAATAATGTCTCCAACTATTTCGCTAGACCAGATTGAACTCCCGGATGAAATATATCAGCTAAAGAAAGATTTAGATAAGGCCTCCACTGAGGAAGCAGATACTATTCTCCGAAAGATGGAGAAAATTTTAAAGAAACATTTGCAAGATAAAGGTATATATGATTTAGTTGAATCTGGTTCTGCAAAGGGTTGGGGAGGCCCAATGCAGATACTTGTTGCAAAGGGCATTGTATCAGATCCTACGGGAAAGATATTAGATCCTATTAAAGGTTCGTTTTCAGATGGTTTAAAGAATACTGAATTTTTTAATCAGACCTATGGATCTAGAAGAGGTATTATAGATCGAGTGCACAATACTGCTGAGACAGGTTATTTTTCTAGACAGTTGGCATATGTTTTAGATTCTGTTGAACTTAATAGGACAGTAAGGGATTGCAGAACTGATCGAACTGTGGATCTAAAACTTGATAAAGATTTAATGGGTCGTATGTTTGGAAGATATATCATTGAGAAAGGTCGAGTAGAACCGTTTAATACTGCTGACTATAAGAGTGGAGATATAGTTAATCTCCGAACTCCCATTTATTGTTTAACTCCTAAAGTTTGTCATACTTGTTATGGTCGCCTAGTTGAAAGGCATAAAAGTCCGTATATAGGAATGATTGCCTCGCAAGTGATTGGAGAACGTGGAACTCAGTTAATAATGAGGACTTTTCATACTGGTGGAGCAGTTGAGATTCGTAAAAAAGATATGATAAAAGATATTTCTGATAATGAACCAATGCTTACAGAAATTGCTGCGAAGAAATACCTAGAGCAACAAGAAAGTTTTCTGGTTACAAAGAAAGATTGTGTTATAACTATTGATTTGTCAATTTATGATATGAATAACGATATAAGAATTGACAATGGGAAGATTTGGGTCAAGAGTCTTTTATGCCAGATAGATTATGAGGATATTCAATTTAGCATTGCTCTAGATTATCCAGTTGAGATTCAAGCAAGAAATATGGAGAAGGTTGGTCGGGAAGCTCTTAAACTATATTTTTCTGCAAATACTTATATTCTTGAAGTAACTCTTGAGGCTGTAGATATTGAGAAACAAGTTAATTATGTTACAAGATTATTGGCAGGGAGAGAAGTTTATAAAGACGTTAGTCATCTATTTAGAAAATTATTTGCTGTTTATAAAGAAATGTCTGGTATGGATATTGTTCACCTTGAGGTACTTATATCAAATGTATTAAGAGACAGATCTGATACTAGTATTCCTGCTCGATTAGGGAAAACTTGGGATCCAATAATGATAAATTTTAAGGAGATCGTCTTTACTACAGGATTTGTCCATTCTGTAGCTTTTGAAGATATAAGAAAAGCTGTATGGACGGGTTTAACAGCTGACCGGAAATTTGAACCTAGTATTCTTGAAAAAGTCGTAACAGGAACACTTGTCAAAGGAAGGTAGCATGAAGCGCGAACATAAGTTAGTCGAGAAGACATGGGGAAGCGAGTTATGGTTTGAGAACAATGATAAATATTGTGGAAAACTCATAACAATAAAAAAGGGAAAGTGGTCCTCAAAGGGTCGTTATCATTACCATCCAATAAAAGATGAAACATTTTATATTCTAAATGGAGCACTTTTATTGGATGTCGAAGGTGAAACTTTTGTCTTGGGCGCTAGTCAATCTCATAGAGTTTTTCCGGGTCAAAAACATAGATTTAAAGGAGTTACTGATTGTCAGTTTGTTGAGGTAGCTACTACACATAATGAGGAAGATTCAATAAGAGTGGAGAAATAATGGCTATTTTTAGAGTTGATAAACTTAAGTTATATAGTCAAGTTGCTACTGGCCTTCGATTTCCTATGGATAAGAAGAAAACTCTACTTATATATTTTAGTGAGAATTCAAATTTTTTAGATGATTATCCAAAATTGGGAATAAGGCGAGTTGATGTTCGATATGTCCTTGTTCCGGTTACTAAGATTCCTAGAACGAGATTAGTTGGAGAAGTTAGAAAAGCATATAAGACATTAGGTTTAATGGCATATTCAACAAATATGAAGTTTCCACAGAATAGAAATCTTTTTTATGATTTATCACAATATTTAGTTGCGATTGATACTGTTTATAAACCAATTAATTATAGACAGAGAGCTGGTTTTCTTTTAAAGAATGTTTTATTTAAAACTCTTAATAGTTTTTCTCCAGATTATTTAAAAATTCTCTTATATACTGTGGATGCTACAAAGGAGTTTAATTCGCTTCGTAATAGGAAGATTTTTCCAATCCTTCAGATGATGAAATCTGAAGGTGCAACTTTTGATCATCTCCTATATGGAACCATTGATGAATCAAGCACAAAATATAGACTCTTAGTTAGAAATAGAGATTTCAATCTTCAAAGGATGCTTACATATATTAGAAATATCAAATCAATTGATCTGGAAAAAGAAGAGGAAGAGAATATAAAGGCAGCAACCGAAGAAGTTATGACTAAAGTTGCTAAACATATACCTGCTAAGAACCAAGCTAAAGTAAAAGACTCTATTGCTGCTTTCTTTAATAAAGATAAACAGACTGCTGAAAAAGTTGTTAGTAAAGAAATTAAACCAGATGAAGTTGAAGAAGTTGCTACTGCTTCGATTCTTTATAATACTAGTGGAGATATTGAAAGATCCAAAAAGATTGCAAAAGCTATTCCAAGAGAAAAGAGAATTATAGCTCTGAAAGCTATTGATAAAGCATTTATTGACGAAGTTTTGAAACCAAAACCAACTGTTAGTACAACTGATGATATTGTTGTTCAAACAGCTAATGTTCCAAAAATGGTTGATAAAAAATCTCCAGAACATCTTTTTGAGAAGAGACAGGTAGATTTCTCGACAAATTTAAGAAAAGATATGACGAACGTCTTTAGAACTCTTGAGAAGAAAGAAATACCTATAAAAATTAAATCTATAAAGATAGTTGACAAACCAACCAGGAAGGGAGAATTAGATAAATCAGATGTTAGTATTATGATAGTAGTATTGGAAGATAAGTATGGAAATATACATACTATCGAGATGGAGATGCCCAAGATTGACCCTGTCTCAGGAACTTTTAGTATTCACGGCAGGAGAAAATGTTTAATCAATCAAATGATTCAGAATCCGATTACATTTCCAAAACCATACGAATCTAAGTTTGAAAGTATTTATTCGATATTTCGTATTTATAGTAAACGGGGTAGAAAGAAAAATTATTTGGAAATATTTATGACCTATCGGCTTCCATTCCTTGCAGTTTTATCCTTTGCATTTGGTTTTGAGCAGACTTTAAAATTATATGGTATAAAGTATAGGATTGAGGAAACAAAGGTAATTAAGAAAACTGAATTTGGTGTAAGGGTTAATGAAACTCAAGCTGTATTTTTTGATGGTACTAATAATGAACTCAAAGAAGAACTTTGTCAATCTCTGATTCAAGCTAAACCTTATTTATATAATATAGAAGCCCCGTTTCCCGACAAACAATATTGGAATAGTTTAATTATTGCGATGACTGGTCGCATTGCTTCTACATTTCATATCATGTCTAATGTTGAGAATATTGTTGATCCGATTGCAAAACAAGTACTTATGAATAAGCAATTACCTACAGATCTCTATATGATTATGAAATATATGGCCACAAAGGTTATAGAGGGTTATGTAGAAGATAGAAATGATTTATCACAACAGAGGATAAGAGCATCAGAAGTTCTTGCACATTTCGCTTTAAAACAGGTATTAGCTGCATATACTGAGTATAAGGAACAAGTTCTTGCTGGAAACACTAAAGCTACTCTTAGAATTGTCCCAGGTAAACTATTGAGCGATTTTATAAACTCTCAAATTGTTGTTGATATGGAGTATGTTAATCCAATTGAAGAGATGGCGGTTATGACAAGGACCACTCCAATAGGAAGAAATATTGGGGGTATTCCGGACAAACGAGCAATGCAGGGAGCCGCTCTTAATGTACATAGATCATATTTCGGCAATATTGATCCGTTAGATACTCCGGAGAGTGATAGTATTGGTATTACACAACATCTAACAGTAAATGCTCTTATTACTTCAGCTAGAGGTTTATTTCAAACAAAACCTGCTACTAATACTGAGTACTCCGGTATGTTATCAGTTTCTACAGCTATGATTCCATTCATTGAGAATAATGATGGAGTTAGGGTTATGATGGCAGCTAATCAATCTAGACAGGCATTGCCATTAAAGAACCCCGAACCACCCGATGTTCAGTCTGGTTATGAATCCGTCTTACCTAATGTTCTATCAGACGTTTATGTGAAAAGGTCTCCGTGTGCAGGGAAAGTTAAATCTATTACGTCGGATAGGATGATGATTGATTGTAGTGCGGGCAGAGCACAATCAATTGATCTTAGTCCTGCTCATCTCAGGTCTGGGACGAGTAAGGATACTCTTAGTGTATTTAAGCCTACTGTGAAAATTGGTCAGACTGTTAAAAAGAATCAAATTGTTGCTGAAGGTAGTGCTCTTTCTGGCGGAACAATGTGCTTGGGCAGAAGTCTTCTAACCGCAATGATGCCTTATAAAGGTTATAACTTTGAGGACGGAATAGTCATAAGTGATAGTTTAATATCAGGCGATAAGTTAACTTCTCTGCATGGTTTAACTGAAGACACTCTAGTTTCAAAAGATGATCGTTTGATTAGTATAGTCGGGATCGGTCAAGATACAAAGAAAGGAGAACCTCTACTTAGGAGAACTATTGGAGAAATTGAAGAATTGCTTGGGTATGAAGAAGATGAGGGTGAGGCTATAGCTGGAGGAATTTATACTCTTAAAAGTCCTGGTGGTAGAGTTGTTGAAATTGAGGTATTCTCAAATATTGGTGAGACAAAATTTCCGCAATTGAAGAATTTGATCTCAAGGACAAGGAGAAAATATGGAGTAGCCCCAAAAGAAAAGTTTTCTGTAAGGGGCGAGACAATTAAGGGAATTTTAGTAAGGTTTAAGATTGAGCAGGAATTGAGGATAGGTCTTGGGGATAAACTATGTAATAGGTTTGGCAATAAAGGAATTGTATCTTTAGTTGAACCAGCTAATGAGATGCCAAGAACTCCTTGGGGTGAGAGAGTTGAAGTTATCTTAAATCCTCTTGGAATACTTGGAAGAATGAATTTAGGTCAATTATATGAGTTATATTGTGGTTTAGTATCTAGAGAATTAGCTAGGAGATTCCTTGAGATAAAGAAGCAAGATCAGGTAGCAGCTCTAGTTAAAAGAGTTATGAATAGATTAGATACATCGAAGAATAATGAATATTCTAATTCTTTAGCCAACGGTATTTTAAAATTATCACCAACTAGATATAAACAAATGTTGAATCAGATAAATCAGAAGAAGGCAGTGCCTATTGTAATTCCACCGTTTAAGGCACCAAGTCATCAAGCAATTCAAGCCGTTCTTAAGATGTTAAATCTAAAACCTGGATATAAACTATTTATACCAGAATATAATACTAGGACTAGATCAGATGTTCCAGTTGGTTATATGTATATCTATAAACTTGAGCATATTGGAGATTTGAAAATTCATAGTAGAAGTACTGGGCCAGTGAAACCCAAGACTCTTCAACCAACTGCTGGAAAAAGAAGAGGGGGTGGACAGAGAATGGGAGAGGCAGAAACATATTCTCTCATTTCTTATAATTGTCCTTCTCTTCTTGCTGAGATGATGGGTCCTCTAAGTGATGATCATGTTACAAAAAATGAAATTATATCTGAGATTGTCCAAACTGGAAGTGCTGGATATAAGGAACCGAAAATTAATCCAGCTGGAGAAGTGTTAGACAGCTACTTTACAGCAATGATGCTTTCAGGGAGATAAATATGCCTGATGCTAATCTTAAGGTTCTAACTGCATATGTTGATCCTTCACCTGAGGTTGATTCGGATATAACGCAATATGAGTATACTGCTGATAATATTCTTAAATACGATCTCCTAGAATTTCTTCATGCAATTGGTAAGGACGAGTTTAAAGAGATATACCAAAATTTTATAACAGATATTAGATTAAGGCCTTTTGAAGCTCAGCAAGTACTTTGTCAACATATTCTTAAGAAGGTACTAGAGATATATGATTTTGAATTTCCGGAGAGAGTTGAGTTAGAAAATCAATATCATTTTGACGAGGTTTATAACCTAATAAAGTTTCTAGAGTTTAATCATGTTGAGTTTATTGGAGATGTTTGGAAATATTTAAAAGTAGATCCTAGAGGGGTTAATATTGAACAATATTGTTATGATAACGGAAATCAACTGGTGGAAGCAATTACAAATCAGATTGAAACTTATGACTCTGAGCAGTTATTTGCTATATTTCTTAGAACATATATAAAAGACAAACTGATTGAATGGTTCATTAGGGCCAGTGAGAAGAACAAGTCATTGATTTCATTGAGAATGATCGAAGGAGAATTTTGATGAGCAAAATTGATAAAATTAATGTCTCGAAAGGTTCTGTCAAAATTGAATGTGATAGACAAGACTTAATTGGAGTTGATCATACTCCAGATGGAGTCGTATTTTCATTTAAGGGTGGACTTCTCCTCCATGTAACTGATTCTGATATGCCTATTCATACAAAAGACATGATGAAAAATGCTTCTGATAGTTTTCAGAAAGGTACATTGAAGTTTAACCTTGAAAATTATAACAAACCAACGTCTCTTGACCTTAGTTAATTTTTTGGAAACTGAGAACCTTCTATATATATTAATTACTAAGAAGGATAGTAGTTGTTGGTTTTTTATTTAGTTAATTTCCTAAGAGGAAATCCCCCCTTTCATAGAAAAAAATTTATTTACCAACAATTACTGTCTTTCTTTTTTGTAGACTTGAGCATGTAAGTCGCTTGGGAGGGCTGCATTTTTTAGCGGTCCGTTGAGGTTAATCACCTGGGTGCATTGCTCTCAAATAATAACTCAAGTAAAACTCAACTATGTTTTCTTGAGTATAGAAAATTTTCCGTTGGCAGAAAGGAGGGTAGATTGGAGTTTTTTATAGATGATGAGTATGTTTTAAAAGTATGTAGACCTGGAAGTGAAGAAACCTGTAGATATCTCCTTATGGGACCAAAAGGATGGGGCTGTGGAAAAATGTCACCTGATGTAAAACAAACTTTAGATCAGAGAGTTGATCAAGGTTTAATGGTGGCCAAGGGGGATAATTGTGCAGGAATCAAAAACGTAACAGGAGCTGCATAATGTGGCCATTTGATTGTAGTAACAATAGGCACAAGTTTAGACCTAGGTTTTCTTACTCCTTCCCAGAAAATCTAGACATGGCAGATCTGACCAACTTAATTACTAATTTAGGAGGTCAAAGAGAGGCTAACGGGATGCCACTTATGTCAAATGAGATCGGGGTGGTGATCAAGTCGTTTTTGAACCGAAACTACATCTATGACATCTGCGATAGGTGTGGAGAAATCAGAGATGGGAGGGAAGGGCTGTGAGCATAACTGAGTCACCTGGATCATTTTTCAATTTAAAATGTGCGCACACACTTACATTAAGGCAGAATGATGTTAGGACTTTACATACCAAGTTACTAAGCGATATTACTTGCTTGGTGTGCTTATGAGCAAGTTATTTCGTAGAGTTAAGAATAGAATTATTGACAAGATTAACAAAAGTGAGGATTTAATAAAAGTCCTCCAAACAGCCCGTTTATGGAAAGTTAGGATTCCGAAACAATTAAAGGAAGAAGAAGAGGAAAAGATAAAGAAAAAATAGGTTAGCATCGCTACGTTGATTACTCGACTGCTAGCACCGCTAATTTATTCACTTATCCGATGATATTATACTGGAAAAAAAGTGGATAAATTAGTGGCGCTAGTGGTCGAGTGATCGCTAGCTGGAGTAGACAACACTTTTTTTGTTTTAATAAGGGAGTCGTAACGGTATGTTAAAGTCCATGTCTGCCGAGAAGTTTGTTGAGCGACTAAATGTTGATGTCTACCCGATTACCGTCGTCAAGTTCTTGCTAAACAAGAGGAAAATATTGTATTACTTCTCGAAAGCTGCAGATAAAAATTTCGAGATAAGAGGAATAAAATACCGTGTTGACAATTCAGATTGTGAACCATGCAATTCAAAAGATGACGGTGTGCTGTGTAGACAACACACATCTATTAAGAGAGTATTAGATGCTGAGAAGGTCGCGTTTGATATTGACACAAATGCGTATTTCTTTAAGAATGAGATTTTTAGAAGGGTTGGAGATAGATTAGTAATAGTCTATTGTCCCCACCCAAAGTTAATTGCTGGTGATATAACCGACGAAAAAGTTAGAAAAGTTAATCCAATTACAATCGAAGATGAAGAATTACAAATGCCTGAATTTAAAGAAGTCAATAAGTTCATCTCTAGCGATCTTCTTGATCAGAATGTTAAATGTTGGTTTAATGATGAATTTTCTATTATTACATTACCAGAGGATAGAAATTCATCGAATTTCTGTTTAGTTGTGAATAAATAGGAGGTGTTAGAAAGATGGGCAATGACTTCAATCTTGAAGATTATGGCGATTTAATGGATACTGGCTATGAGTCTAGACAACCAGTAGATCCTGAAGATGAATTTTTTCACTCCGTATATATTGCGGGTCAAACGAGGCAAAATCATCTTGGACTTCAAGAACAAGCGGGGAAGTTGCAAGTTAGAGGAGTTGAGTATAATATAGATCAAGTCTATATGATTGTTACTCATGTTAAAGGCCTTCTTGCAAAGATAAGGAGAGATAATCAAGGAAGAGAAAGTATTGAGTGTTTTTCATATCAAGTGGGCGATCCTCCTTGGTATGGCACATCTGGAGTCAAGTGTGGTGTGAACTCAGCTGAACGAGCTGCTTCTGATTTCTGCAATCCTTGCCGAGCACAACTAGTTGTTGCAGGTATATATTGTGATAGTCAGGGTAACCCAGTAGTAGGCGAAGATAAAAAACCTACATTTGTCTTCATCAGAGGAAAAGGTATGAAGTATTCTAGGGTTGCAGATTATATAAATAATTTGCAGTCTGATGATTTCGATCCTATATTTACCCCGCAAACCGATGACACAAAAAGGTTTGAGAAAGTCCATGTTAATAACAAGAGATTTGTTACAAAGATTGGAATTGCAACTGAGTCTTCTAATTGGGGACCAAAGCAAGTTTTCTCATTAGATAGAGGCGAGAAGTTGTCGAATAATGTGGTTATGAATGTACTTCGCATAACCAAGAAAACTCTTGAACAATTTAATGAGAAGTTTGATTGGTCTAGAGGTAAAAAGGTATCTGGTTATGCTGAAGGACAGGAAAAACCAGCTGTTTCTCCAGAGCAGCAATTTCCTACTACTGACCAGACGACTGAAACTCCAGCTGGGCAACCGCAGGAGAAACCTCCACAATCAGAGGAACCTAAACCAAAGCAATTTAGTTTTGATGATATTGAGTTTTAACTAAATAGATTGATCTTATGGAACATTGAAAGAATTAACAATGCCTATAGTACATCTCGAAGGGAGTATAGGATGAGCGAAGGTCAGGAAGTTCAAAAATACTTTGAGAGGCTGAATATTGCAGTTTTGAGCATCAATCGAATAAAGGAACTGATCAAAACTCACATCCTTAATGTTTTGGCCTGTTGGGATCAAGGTAGAGATATTTTAAAACAAACATTTCATATACTTGGCCCAGCAGGCGTTGGTAAGACTGAGATCTGTTTACAAATTAGTGATGAGCTGACAAAGGAGACTGGAAGATTATTTAATCAGATTAAAATCCAGTGTCCTGTGCTTTCACGAGATGATTTTCTGATTCCGTTTCCGGTCACAAGGGAAGGACAACAGAAGTTTGAGATGCTATATTCTGATTTCATCCCGACTGACCCGGATAGCTATGGGATCTATATAATTGATGAGTTTTCAAGAGGTGATCATAATTTGCAGCAGCTTCTTTGGCAGGTGCAGAATGAGAATAAAATTCATCTATTCCCCTTTCCAAAGGGGTGGTTTGTTGTTTCTCTTGATAATCCTGACGACGCTGAGTATAGTGTTGATCAGCTTGAAGATGCTGCTGGATTAAGGAGGATGTTACATTTATATGTTGAAGTATCACCTCAAGATTTTTTGAACCATGCAATTGCAAGTGGTTTTCACTCTTTAGTTGTTGAGTTTATCCAATCACATCCAGACTATCTCTATGATTTTGACGCACAGAGAAGAGGTAGTGTTTATGCAAATCCCGCAAGTTATGAGAGAGTTTCAAATATTCTATGGGGTTATGAAGCAAGAGGGGGGATTGCATCTTCATATGCTGAACTTGATTTCTTAATTTCTGGTTTGCTCAATGTAAATATGACGAGAATGTTTATGGAGTTTGCCAGAGAAAGGAAAGACATTAATCCAAGAGATGTCTTTTATGATTACCCTAAAGTTAGGAAACAGGTACAGCAGTATGTGAAGGAACAGAACAACGCTAAACTTGGGGAATTGATGGTTGCATTTACTACGTTTGTATCAACCTCAAGACCCAATTATACAATCAAGGAACAGAAAAATATCGTCTCTTTTCTGACAGATATGCCAATTGATACGGCGGCGCTTTTCGTATCTCAAGTAGATAATTTTAGTAGGACATCTGATGAATTTCGTTATATTACGAAACTTCATACAGATTTAATGAAATTATCTGAGGTGTATAGAAAAGATTTTTATGAACCGATCGTTGCAGTCGGTCGTAATAACAAGTGAGGAAATTATGACCCCAGATGAAAGATTAAAGGAGTTGATAGCCAGAATGGTCTTGGGAAACTCCTATTGGGGTTATTTATTCTCAAGACTGGCGAGAAGATCAAACAAGGAGCTTCCATCTATTATGGGAGTGGCGCCAGAGCATGATGGTTTGATCGCACTATATTACCATCCAGATTTAGTAGATATGGCAACTGATGATGTTCTCATGCTCATTCTAGAGCATGAAGGTATGCACGTATTAAATAAGCATGTTCCTAGGTTAATAAGAATATTAGCTAATGAGTTAAATGACAAACGTAAACCACTAAAGGCTAGTATTTGGAACATTGCTGCCGACTGTTGCGTTAATACTCAAATGAATATGCCTCAAGAGGTAAAAATTGGAGAGAATAAAGTCTTTCCTGAGTTCCCTGAAAATCATAAACTTCCACCAAAAAGGATTGCTGAAGAATATTATAACCTATTGATGAAGAGGGTTAAGGAAATTCAGTGTCCTCAATGTGGGGCATCAGGTGAAGGTCTTGGTAAGTCCGAAGGCGGAAAGGGTGATCAACCAATAGAGGTAATGTGTCCAGATTGCTCTGGTGGGGATGGAATGCCTTTGGATGATCATGGTCATTGGACTAAGAATTTAGAAGGAGTAACTGATCTTAGTTCTCTATCTAGGAAAATAGATACAAATGTTGGAAATGTTATCAGAGAGGCAGTTAAAAATTTTAATAAGAGGAGAGGCACTCTTCCATCTCATATTCAAGATTTAATTGATGAGGCGCTTAGACCTCCAAAAGCACCCTATTATGAGATTATTAGACGACTTGTTAGGGGATCTAGGTTGTCTAAATTTAGAAGATCACCTACAAGGGTCAACAGAAAGAGGGCCTATCTCTTCACCCTTTCAGATGATGGGACTCCAATATTTTCTCCATTTCCTGGAAAGAAAAGAGATTATTCTTTCTATATTTCTTTGATTATTGACACGTCAGGCAGTATGTCCAAGGATGAAATTCTTGATGCTCTTTCTGCTTGTGGAAGTATAATGGAAAAAGATCGTCATACAAGAGTTGTAGTTCTTGAATGTGATGCAAGACTTCAGAAGGAGTACGAAGTAAAGAAGCTTCGTGATATACAGTTTAATGTAAAAGGTCGGGGTGGTACAGCAATGGCCCCTGCTCTTAAGAGGGCAAGAGAGTTGGGTACAGATGTTACTCTTGGTTTTACAGATGGATATACAGAGAATATAAATGCTCTACCAAGAAAGATGTTACCGAAGAAACTTATTTGGTGTGTTTCAGAAGCGAGGGGAAGTATTGAGACGTTAAACCGAACAGGTTTCATTGTGAGGATATGATATGAACAAAAAAGGTTTTGAAGTGGCAAAAGGAGTGATGTTAATTGGTGAATGGCCTAACTCAATCATGTATAGGGTTGCGTGTGACTGTAAAGACCCCGAGCATGATGCAACAATTGAAATGGAGTTTGATAAGAAGTTTGGGATGGTATTTCTATACTTTCATAAAGATGTTGAGTATTGCCACTATGATATTAGTGCACCGGCATCTGAGAAACTTAGAAATATCTGGAGAACTATAAAGGCGGCCTTTAGGTTAGTCTCTACAGGATATCTAAAAACAAGTACAGAGTTTTTGATTCAAGATTTGGATCACATAGACTCCTTCATCGCAGCACTTATGAGAGGAAGAACTCTTTGTGCTGAGCAACTTGAGGAATTTAAGAAGCAACAAGAATAGGTTAGAGGACCCGGGTAGCTAAGCTACCTGGGTCCCATTTTAGAAATATTGAAGGAGGATTTATAAATGAAAACGAGCGAACTTTTCCGGGTTCTGGTGGGTTATACTTCTAATCTCCCTCCAAATACAATTTTGAATACAGACGTTTTACATCGAATTATTGTAGATAAATTTGAAATTAATGCGAAGGAGTCTACTCTTAAGCACTATTTTAATATTTTAGCCAACGCAGGATTCTCAGTTAAGAAGAGAAGGATTGCTAAACAGAAACAAGTATATTATATAGTTGACGAGAGAGGTAAGTGGCCCTTTAAACTCTCTCTTTCAGAAGTGAAAGAGATGTCATCGAGGAGAGGTTCAGCAAATGTTGAAATGGTCTCCTCTAGAAAAGAACTTGGTTTTCCTCTGATATCTATGTATGAAAAAACAGAGTTTGAAGATCCAGGTTCTGTAATTGAAGTTAAAGAAGAGAAAGATCTTCCCGGATGGCACGATATAGATTTTAGCCAATTGACAAATGAAGATCTCAAAGATATTCTTACTTCGACTCGAATTAGTGATAAATCACTTTCTAGAATGTTCAGACGAGTTTTGGCCGACACTTTTAATAACCAAGAAATTCTGGTAAAATCACTAGGCGAATATGATGAAGAGCTTACGAAGATAAAGGAGTGTAAGTCTAATCTAGAAGATCAAAATAAGTCGCTAAAAACTCAACTTTCAGTTGTGAAGAAAGATTATGTTGCTATATTGCAATTGAAAGAATCATGTGAAAGCAGAATCAAGACTTTAGAAGAGACAAATGATAGATTATCACAACAAATTCTTAACGAGCAGGAAAGTAATAAGAAATTAGAAACACAAGTTTCCTATTTGCAGAGGGAAAATGAAAAGTTAACGAGAAAGGTAAGTGGTATGAAACTGGATGGTTCAGATAAGTTTGTAACAATCAAGGACGTTATGCAAAGTAAGGGAGGGTAGATGACAAAAAAATATACGTCGTCTGAAGTTAAAGTCCTCGACGAAGTCACCCATATACGGTTAAATCCTGGAATGTATATTGGGGAGACGGCAAACCCCGTCCATTTAATTGAAGAAGCATTGGATAATAGTCTTGATGAATGTTTGGCGGGGTTTGCCAACGTCGTGGCAATAAATCTAGATACTAAAAATCATATCTATCAAGTGATTGATAATGGTAGAGGAATTCCCATCAGTAATGATATCCCCAGAATTATCTCAAGTAAACTTTTCTCTGGAGCAAAATTTCAGGGTATAAAAACGGCATATGATATTTGTAGTGGACGTCACGGCGTTGGTTTGGTTGCAATAAATGCTTTAAGTGACTTCTATGAGGTTGTGATATATAGAAATAGTAAGAAAGCAAAGTTTGAGTTTGAGAGTGCAAAATTTCGAAGAAAAGAAATCAATAAATTTACAGATAAGAAACCTTTTTCAACATTAATTCAATTTAAACCAGATAAGAAGATCTTTGAAAATTTGGTTCCAGATATTGAAAGAATTAGAAGTCGCTTACTGATTGCATCAGTTGAATTGCCAAGATGTACTTTTGCTTTGAGTATAGATGGAAATCGTGAAGTCATTAAGTTAGACATGCAAGAGTATTTTATGACTCATTGCTTGAAGGATACAGATAGGGAAATTTCACCAGTTATCTATATTGATCCTGGTTTAAGACCCGAAAATTTCAAAGTTAAGTTTTGTTATTCTAGAAATGGAACAATAACTCCAAGGATTCATACTTCAGTTAACCTTCTTCCAGTAGAAGGTGGTGGAACTCACATAAATGTTTTCTTAGATATTTTGAAAGATATGTTTACATCAAGGGCAAAGAGAATTGGGGTAAAATTCCAACCAAACGATTGTCTCTGTGGATTAAGAGCATATCTGAGTCTATCCCTAAAGAATCCAGAATTTTCAGGTCAAATAAAGCATCGACTAACCAATACTAAGAATGACTTATTGAGATTGACAAATCCTCTTAAACAGAAAATTGAGCAACATTTTGATAAGAACCAGCAGTTGCTTGAGATTCTGCTTGAGCAGTTTGAATTATATAGGAAGAAACTAGATTCAAAGAATTTAAGGAATGTTACAAATGGAAAAAGAGCATCTACGAAGTTTACTAAATTACGCGATTGTACAGGTTCTAAAGGAGAGTTATTTATTGTCGAAGGCGATTCTGCTGGTGGTTCTTTTATTTCTTGTCGTGATCCCCGTCTCCATGCTATTTTTCCACTTCGGGGTAAAATTCCTTCCATTATTAACACGAAGGATATTTTGAAGAATAAAGAGGTTGGAGAATTAATTCAAGCATTAGGAACAGGAGTTGGACCCCACTTTGATATTAACGGTTTGAAATATGAGAAGATTATTTGTGCTACGGATGCAGATGAAGATGGTGGACATATCTTTTGTCTTTTGACAATTATCCTTGCCAACTTAGTTCCTGATGTGATAAAAAATGGACACTATTATTTAGTGCAGACTCCACTGTATGCAATAACTGAAGGTAAACAATTTATTCCGTTATGGACTGAAGAGCAAATTAAGAAAGCAAGAAGTGGAAATAGGAAGATTTCCCGTTTTAAAGGTTTGGGAGAACTAAATCCTGATCAACTAAGAGTATGTGCAATTGATGAGAAAACGAGGAGATTAATTCCAATTAGGTTCTCAGATAATCTAAATGAAATTATGAAGTTATTTAGTGATGTTAGTGCAAAAAGAGAGTTATTAAATATGGAGGGAGAACATGGAAAAAAATGAGAGAGTTGATGTAATTAAACAGATTGAAGTTCATGGAGTTTTACCAGAGGAAGGAAGTTACATATATATGGTACATACACATGGTATGAGGGAATTTGGATTTCCAGACCTTTTAATTGAGTCTAGCGAGATTTTTATGTATGTAGCAACTTCCCTTTTGAATACTGTTTGCGATTGGTTAATAAATGACGTTAAAGTAGAAAATATCAATAAGGCTAGACAAGAGGTTATTGCACTACATGGGTTGCCGAATATGAAATTTGAAGAAGCTGAATATGATGGACATGAAGTATGGAAATTAACTCCAATTGAGAGAGTCGCTTGTGCTTGTTGTGAACCAAAAGGGGTGACTAAACACTAGGGGTTGAGATGGACAGGAAAGTTCCAGAGTTTTATAGATCATATGGTCAATATGTGAACGCGTTTCGAGCGTTCCCTTTAGATTTAGATGGGTTAAAACCTGTTGAGAGAAGAGTTCTTTTATCAGCATATCAAATTGCTGGTGAAAGATTTGTTAAGAGTGCTAGGGTCGATGGCCATTGTCTTGGTCACTTTCATCCTCATGGGACGTCCTATGGGACGATTGTTCAGCTTGTTAGGCAGGGGTTCTTAGATGGGCAGGGTAGTTTTGGGGCCAATATAGGAGTAGAACCAACTCCTCCTGCTGCTATGAGATATACTGGTTGCAGGTTATCAAAACTATCTAAGACCCTTGCCTTCAAGCTGATCAAGTATGTTCCGTGGCGAGAAGGCGAATTAGATGAGAAAGAACCACTTTTTCTTCCAACAATGTTTCCTCTATGCCTTCTTGGGAAAGAGTATACTCAAGGTATAGGATTTGGCTACAAAACATTTATCCCATGTTTTAAAGTTGAAGATTTATATAAGAGATTATTATTTCTCCTTGGTCAAAGGAAGACGAAACCAGTTATTAAACCTATATCTGATTGTGCGATTATTTCTCCAGACAGAGAAATTGAGAACTTACTGTCAACAGGTAAAGCATCTATATCTGTTAAAGGGGTTATAATAGCACATCCGAAGGATCATTCAGTTATTCTAAGATCGTGGCCGCCTGGAAGAAAATTCGAATCTTTACTTAATAAATTTGCAAAGGAGAGAGATAATAACGATATTGGATTTCAGGATCTCTCAACAGAAGAAACATATATTGTATTTAAAGTCTTGAAACAGAGAAATAAAGATGCTATATATAACAAATTCTCAAAGAAATTAGATAAGGCTCTTACAGGAAATATTCCATTTGAAATAGTTGTGGTTGATGCTAATAGACGGGTTAGGACTGCTTCAGTTGACGAATTACTTTTGAACAGTTATAAAGTGTTTCTTGAAGCAAATTCAGCGATGTTAAATTCCGAGATAACTCGTTGTCAGGAAATGGTCAAAGAGTATATAGTACTTCAGACTATTAGACCAATATTATCTGAGCATTTAAAGAAACAGATAAAAGACGTTAGACCTATAATTGATGATATCTGTTCTAGAACTGGTTTAAATGAGAAAATGGTTAATAATCTATTTGCAAAATACAGAATTAGTAAGCTCTTATCTGTATCTATTGATATAGATGAGGTAAATCAAGAGGTTACAAAATTAAAAAGAGATTTAGATAATGTTTTCCAATTTTCTTTAGGTCAATATGCGGAGGTTATGAATGGCAGATAAAAAAGGTAAATTATCTAGGCTAGTAGAGGCATTACCAGATCTCCTTCGTAGAGCAGAAGATCATAATGAAAATTGCCTTAGTTGTAATGGGCAAGGTATGACTTATAGAAAAATTGATATTTATGCTCCATGTTGTAATTGTAAATCAACTGGAAGAGTTCCATTTGTGGATAATATGATTCCTAAAAATAATCCACCTGATTTTGATGTAATGAGAGAAGTTGCTGAACGAAATGTCCATATACTCACTAGTCATATTAGAGAAGAGTTTTATAGAATTGGTGTTGAAGTCTCTATAAGAATTGATTTTCCGAACCCAAATCGAGGCGGTATAGCAAGACAGTGGGAGAGGAGAAATACAGTTAATCCATATATTATGAGAGATATTTATCCGGAAGATGGAAACCTTGAGGAGAAACTTATGCTCGAACCACGGAGGAAAGATAAATGTTTTCTGTGACAAAAACTTTTAGAGTTTCATGTGGTCATCGCTTGAGTAAACACTCAGGTCTTTGTAAGAATTTTCATGGCCATAACTTAAGAATTCAAGTTACTGTTTCTAGTCGATCTCTTAATTCAGATGGAATGATAATGGATTTCTCTGAGTTGAAAGGGATGGTCATGGAAATTATTGATGATTGGGATCACGCCCTATTCCTTAATGTAGATGATAAGGAGTTGGTTGATTTGATGAGAGATAAAGGAATGAGAGTTCTTTTGACTCCTGGTGATCCGACTGCTGAGAGAATGTGTCAAGAATTACTTTTTGCATTAAGAGAGAAATTCCAAGCACGTTCCAAACCTATTCATGTGAGGCGTGTTAGGATCTGGGAAAACGATGACTCAATGGCAGAGTTTGAATCATAATGTATACTTTAAAGAAGAGGGCGGGAATTGCAATATCAAGAACCTATGAGAATGAATCATTTTACATAAAGATGAGGGCGTTCTTAACGAGGAGATCACTGGACTACCATCAAGAGTCAGTGTATCAAGTTCACAGGTTCTTCTTGGAATCTGATAAATTTCTGACGATTCCGAGGTTCTTCCCAATACATGAGTATATTCCGGAATGTCATATTGAAGATCATAGTCATATTGGCGAGAATATTAATATAGATCATAACATTGAGTTTAGAGATGAATTACAACAAGATATGGCAGTTCATATGCTCAGAAATACTAATGCAACAATTCAAGCGCCCCCTGGATCGGGCAAGACAGTTGTTGCACTTTATGTAATTGCCAATAAGAAGAAGAAAACATTAGTTTTGGTGCACAGAGATAGCCTTGTTGACCAATGGGCAGAGCGTGCACTTGAGCATACCAATATAAATAAAAATGATGTAGTAAGATTAACATCATCTAACTTTATTCATGCTCTTAAGAAACCCCTAATAATTACGACTGATCAAACCTTTGTTTCAATATTAAAGAGAAATAGATATAACTTTCTATTAGCCTTAAATCAGGCAAATATTGGTATGTTCATCGCTGATGAAGTTCACACATCTGTTGGAGCCCCAAGGTTTTCAGAGTGTTCTCTACATATGCCAGCGAGGTTAACATACGGTTTGAGTGCTACGCCATATAGATATGATGGAAATGGGGATATTATCAATTTTCACCTTGGCGAGACATATGTGCCAGAGGGTGAAGCATCTATAATGGATGCGAAAGTTACGGTTTTACTGTTTGATTCTGGCATGTTGAATAGGAGCTACAAATATATTTATTGGGGTGATAAATTTCAGAGGTCTAGGTATTTAAATCTACTTAAGAAGTCGAAAATGTTCATGTCTTTATGTAAGGGTCTTTTAACAAAGTTCTCTATAAACGGAAGAGAAGTTATATTCGTCTCAGAGAGAATTAAGATGATCGAAGAGTTATTTAAATGGTTAAATGTTTCTAGTAAGTCTATGTTTATTAGGAGTGCAACAAATGAAGAATTGAAGTATCAAGTGACTTTTGCAACTCCTGGAAAGATAAGAGACGGAGTAGATATCCCAAAGAAAGACTGCCTGATTATGACCAGTCCAATTAAGAATGTTGAGCAAATGTGTGGACGGGTTGTAAGAGAAGCAGATGAAAAAAGTAGACCCGTAGTTGTAGACATGATTGATATAGGAGTTACGGAGATACGAGAAACATATTATGGTCGATTGAGATATTATCAAGATAAGCAGTGGGAACGGAATTATCTCATTGCTTATTCAGATGGGCGAATAGTTGAAATAGATGAACGAGTGGCAATTGAAATAATACGAGGGGAATGATGAAATTAACAATTGATGAATTTGTCGATTATAAACATCTGTTAATTTTAGAAGGACTTTTGGAAAGAAACATAGAGTATAAAAGACTTAATTTACCTTCAAGGGATACGATGCTGGCAGAAGTTAAATCTGAAATTTCTCGACTTGAGAGTTTAGATGCTGAAAGGAGAAGAGAGAAGAAATGAGGTTTGGTCTAAGTGCAGATTGGCATTTTGCTGGTTATACACAAGATAAATTAATTGGTAATTTACCTGAGAGATTAATGGCATTGAAAAGTTGTATTGAATCAATGTTGATTTATTGTAGAGAGCATAAAATTGGTAGAGTTTTTGTCGCTGGAGATATTCTTCATGGAAAATCAATTATCTATGCTCTTGCTCAGTCAGTTCTAATAGATCTTTTCAATGCATATTCAGACATAGAATTTGTTTTGATAGACGGTAATCATGATCTATCCGGAAAGGGAGTGGATGCAGTATCGGCACTAAAAGGTCTAGTTGCGTGTAACAATGTAATACTTGTTAGTCGAAATTTGAGAGACTATTTTGAGTACTACGATGTTGCTTTTATTCCATATGCACACGATATGGTTGAAACTATCAAGAAGAATTCTTGTAAGTTTCTCATTTCCCACTTTGGTTTGAATGAAGCTGTATTGAATTCTGGAGTTAGTATAGTTTCAAAGATGGGTCTTAAAGATCTTATTGGAAAATATAAATATGTCTTGCTTGGTCATTATCATACACCACAAGAGATAATTGCTGATGAGATTAAATTATATTATGTTGGTTCTCCAATTCAATTAGATTGGGGAGAAAAGCATGAGGAGAAAAGATTTTTAGTAGTTGATACTGAATTGGAAACAATTGAATCTATTCCAACGGTTGGTTATAAACAACATTTTGAATTTAAAATAACGAATGAGAATAAAGAGGAGATAATTGAAAAGGCAAAGAAATTTCAGGCAATAGGTCATGAAGTCAGGATATTTCGGGATGATCTGGGTGTTGATGTTGAACATATTGCTGAAGAATTTCTAATTATTGATAAAGCTGAGAGAGATATTACAGACAGAGGTATTGAGTCTAGTATGTCCTTAGATGAGAAATTCTTGAAATATATGGACATAAAGGGGATAAAACCAGAAGATCAACCGAAATATCTGGAAATTGGTCTTAGGATTGTTGAAAAAGCAGCAAAGGAATTGTGATGTCTAAGAAGAAAGCAAATTTGCACAATCCAGCTAATGTTGTGATAAAGGACCTTTTTGATTTGTTAGTAACCCTCTCTGGTGGTCCGGTTGAGGAGGAACTCACATTAAAAGAACAGGATGCAATGTTGGCAATTGCAGGCATGTTGATGAGGTCTGGTTACCCAACGTTAAGAGAGTCTATCTTAGCATATTTTGATGCTGATTCATTTGATAATGTTGAGCAACATGCGAAGATATGGCTAACAAACTTATTTGGCCAAGTGTTATGGGTGGATGATGAGAAAAGTTAAATTCAAGAAAGCTGGGGCGAAAAATTTCTGTTGTTATATTGAACCAATTGAAATTGAGTTTAATGATAATCAGCTCGTTCTTATAAGCGGTCCTAACGGAGTCGGCAAATCGACCTTATTCGATATAATTCCATTTACATTCTATGGAGTTACAACCAAGGGGTCGAGAGCAGATGATGTGATGAATACAACCATTGCCAAGAACTGTAAGACATGGGTTGAGTTTGATGTTGATAATATTGAGTATATAGCTGAGCGTTTTCATAAATATTCCAAAGTTGGTAGCACAGTTATTTTAAAAGAGAAAAGGAATGGAAAATTTGTTGACATTGGAAGCGGTCATAGAGAAGTCAAACCTTTGATTGAGAATCTCATTACACCTGAGAAACTATTTATGAATACTCTATTATTTGGTCAAAAGGTTAAGACCTTCTTTACTGATCTAACAGACTCTCAGCAAAAGGAGATATTTAGAAAGATATTAACTCTTGATGATTATGTTGTCTACTCTAAAATTTCTACAGAAGAATTAAATGAGGCCGCTAAACAGATTATATCAATTGAAAATAAAATAAATACTAATGAGGCACTAATTGAAGAGATGAAGTCTACAATTAGCAGATATCTTGAAGAAAAAAGACAGTTTTATGAGTTAAAACAGAAAGATCTTGAAGTTTGTCAACTAGATTATAAAAAGAAAGAAGACGAGATTAGTATACTCAAAGAATCTATTGAGGAGTACCATAAGTTGGACCTTCCCTTACAGATGTCCGAAAACTCTGAGAAGATCAATCAAGTACAGGCAAAATTGTCTACAATTGATTCTGATATGGAGACCAAGATTAATGGGGTAAGGTCAAAGAGTATGCTGAAGATTTCAGAGATTAATGCTTCTTATGACAAAAAAAGAAGTGAAGCAAATGATAATCTTGCAGATGCTCTTGCAAAAGTTGACAAATTATTAAATGAAGAAGAGAAGTCATACATAATGAAAATTAATGATGTTAGAAGTATGATAAATGAAAAGCGTTTAAAAGCTGTTACTAATGGTGATAGAATTAGTGTGATGCAAGAGCAAACTAAGGATTTTAGTGCGGCCATATTAGATGGAAAGGTATCTGTATGCCCAACTTGTAGGCAAGAAATTGATGAAAAAACTGTCAACGAACTTAAAGTCCTTTTATCAGAAATAGAAGAGAAGATAAAAGATCTTCAGCAAGAGAATGCTCAATTGGATGCAGAAGTTGGTGTACTGAATGATGAACTCGATAAATTAAATAATGAGGTTGCTGATATAAAGGCACGGTCTAGTAATGATGCAAGAAATCATAGACGTGCCCATGATGATGCGATCTCAGAGGCAAAGAAGAAATTAGAAGAACTCACAGATAAGATAAATGAGTTGACAGTTGAGGCAATTGATAAAATTAGGGAACAATCTGAAGATGAAAAGTTTGCTTTGAATCAGAAATTAGTTGATCTAAGAGAACACGCTGCCGATCTTCAGACTAAGATTGATCACATTTCAGCACTCGAAAGACGTCTTGTAGGTTTTGAATCTGATTTGAGAGGTATTGAAAATGTGATTAAGTCAATTGAGAAAAGAGAGTACGACGAAACTGGTCTAAATGGAGCAATTGGTAAGGAGAAAACACTTTCAGAGGAAATTGTAAACCTCAGAGCGAGTTTGGAACTCGCAAAATCTGATATAAAAATTCTAGAATTTTGGAAAGGAGCATTTTCTTCTGCTGGTATTCCAAGTATGCTAATTGACGAGTCTATTCCATTTATGAATAAAAGGATTGGTCACTATTTGGAAAGAATCGCAGGAGGAAGATATATTGTATCATTTGATACATTAAAGGCCACAAAGGCTGGAGAAATGAGGGACAAGATTTCAGTAAATGTTCTTGATACGAAGACTAAGGCAAACTCAAGACTTCAATTCTCGGGGGGTCAAACAAGACTTGTTGATATTGCTACAATCTTAACTCTTGGTGACTTACAGAGTCGTATCCATAATATGCAATTTAATATATTATTATTTGATGAGATATTTGACGCGCTAGACGATGATAATATAAGTTATGTGTCAAAATTATTACGTTCACTTGTGAGTGAAGATAAGAGTATATTTATCATTAGTCATAGACATATTGATCAGATTGATGCAGATGAGAATTTAAGATTTATGTAGAAAGGAGGATTTTATGGCAATATGTCCGTATTGTGGATTTAGGGTAAAGATGAGATCAGGGAATAGAAGAAAGGTAAGAGGTACGAATACATGGGCACACAAGAGAAACAGTTGTCCAAAAGAACCAAAAGTATACGTCAGTGGACCGAGATACCCGATCCCGAGATCAAGTATCACACCGTGGTAGTATCTGATGGTTTTATCAATAATATGCATATGGTTGGAAGATTAAAGGAAATATCTGATGAACCATCGAAGGTTGTAACGGTTATGGGTAATATAGGTCCATGTGAAAATTGTATAGTACAACCAAACTGTTCAAGTATGTGTGATGCAAAGGAGATTGCCTTAATTAATGATATGAACACAAGAAGGGAAAGAGTCTAAATGGATAAAATTCAAATTGTAAGTTGGCTCTTGACAAGAAGATGTAACCTATCTTGTGGTTATTGTAGAATCGCAAGAAATTATAAAGATAGACCTAAGAATCACTACCCATCCTTGGGGCATTATTTCAAGAATGAGATGTCAACGGGTTTTGTTATTGAGTGTCTTAGAAGACTTCATATACATAACCCAGACTGTTTCCACCTATTTTATGGAGGTGAGCCACTACTAAGAAAAGATCTACCAGAGATTGTAAATTATTGTAATGACAATGATATTAACTACACCATCATAACCAACAATAGTGATGAAGTTCAACCAATGTTAGAAAATCTAATATCTAAAACAGATTATATCACTGGTTTAACTTCTTCAATTGATCCAATCATTTTCTCAGAGGAGGAGGGAACAGACCGAGTCAAAAAGAGCATCAAAGGTCTTGAACGATTGAAAAAGTATCGAGAATGTATAAAAGATATCGTTGCAGAGATAACTGTCGATAGTAAAACGGTTAGTTATCTCTACCAATTAGTTGACGAATTGTCTAAATTGGGAATAAGCAGCGACATCACAGTGATTGACATCGCGAAGTCTCCGTACTATGACTTTGCTCATATTACGGATGAGACTCTGCTAGTGCAGAAAGACAGCGTGCTTCTGGATGCTTTTAACCGAATCATTGACAATAAATTAGATGTTCATATGGCCTCGGTCCTCCTCCCTGAGATAATCAAAATACTTCCGGCAGAATTAGATTGTGAAATTGAGAAGGATGTACACAACTTGACAATTGATGCAGACGGGTCTGTCAGACTTTGTCTTAGGATTAGAGGAATGATGACTCCAAAAATCAAAGCTATCAATTGTATAAATGAAGACGGTCGACTCTATTTTGCACTGAAGAAAATGATTAAATCAGATAAAGAAAAATATTGCCGGAAATGTAATTGGACGTGTATGATTATGTCCAAGTTGTTATCGAAGAATCCAAATCTCTTTGATAACTTAGTCCATAAAGAAAGGAGGGATGCTTAGAGTGGTAAAGGAACCGGCAAGAAGAATGAGGTATCAAGATCGTGGTCTTCTGATCAAAGATAATCTATGTGCTAAATACGGTACAGAGTATGGTTTTGAAGAGGACGACTTGATGCAGGCGGTTATTGATACCGGAATAAGTGAAAAGAGCAGAAAGACTATTCATAATGTGATCAGGTTCCTAAGAAAAGGTCGTCATGTTACAAAAAATCGGGAGAATAAGTTTCTCTATGTTAACTTCAAAAATAAGACCATTGAACCACAAACTGTTCCGTTGGGTTCTCCAGTAAGAGGTCAGGCAGTAGCACCAGTTGAGAAAGGTGAGTTAGTCCTCCCCTTCTATATGAAGGCTGAAAGTCCCAATGTTAGGGCTAAGGGAAAGATAGTACTTGAAGAGTATACTCAAGATACTGCAAATTTCCTTATAGAACTAGAGCAGCTTATGGTCAAATATGGTTTTGGAGGTACCTGAATGGCAGATGATGTAATCAAGAACGCAATTGAGTTTCTTGAGAGAATCAGAACTGAGGATGAGGTTACTGTAAAGTTCAGGAAGAGAAACAATGAAGAAAGAATAATGAGGTGTACTCTCAATTTCGCTAATATTCCGAAAGAGATGCATCCAAAAGATGTAAACCTTGCTAAGATCCTCAAGCTGATAGATCAACACAAGATCATTCATGTGTATGATCTTGATAAGAAAGATTGGAGAAGTGTCCCTTTTGACAGAACTGAATGGCTTCGGACAGCTGAGAAGCAATACTCGATAAGAAAGTAGGGGGATAATGAGGATCCAGAAGAACTTTGTACTAGGTACGTTGGAAGTCGTGCCTGAGGAAGGGAGACTATGGTTAAAAGCTCCAAATTGTAATTTAAGAATTAGCAAATTGGCCTTTAAGAACATCGAAGAAACTTTTTCGTTGATTGATGTGCAGGGCGGTAATGCTGTTATGGTACCAGATAGTGGAGATACAGATGAGAGTATGCTAATCTTCATTGGTAACATTTACAGTTGTATTCAAGCAGAGATATTAAACAATAATATGAAAGATCAATCAAAGCAGGAATTTCTAGACCATGTTCTCAATGTAATACAGGGTTATGTCTCAACCTATAACAAAGGATTAAGAGATGCCAGTTCTTAGTGAGTTGTTAACTCAAATTAAATCTTCTGAATTGGATGAACAAGTTAAAAGATTGTGTGACACAATCTTTGAAGAAGAAAAAGATAAAGTAGAGCATATTGATGATTTACCAACAGGACCAAATATATTTCTCTGTTTGGAAGTTCCTGGTCGGAGTCAAGGAGAGGTTGCATTTGTTGCTCTCGAAAGAGAATCCAAAGAGTCTTACATAGTAAGCGTTTGGGTAAAAGGTCCACCTTCCTCGGTGGATAGACCAGCTAGAAGAATTAGAGCTATAGAAGTTAAAGAGGTAAAGGCTGAAAAGGTTCTTCTACGCTTTGCGGAAACTTATAAACAAATGAGAGGAGAGTAGGTATGGCATCAGAGGACCTGAGAAGAGAAAATTTGGAAGGCAAGACAATTGTCGAGTTGAACCAACTTTGTCGTGATCATAGCATCAAGGGTGTCATTGGTAGGCCAAAGGGAGATATGGTTAATTATATGGTCGCTTTCAATGAGAATCGCCCGGTTGAGCAAGTCATGGCAGAGCAGGGCCGTCAAGCACCTCCAGTACCTCCAGCGTCAGAAACCCCACAGGCTGGCGAGTCGGGAGGAAGTGGTTGGCAAAATCTCGATGAAGTCCAAGCTGAGTCTGAACAAGCTGCTCCACAAACTCAATCTGAACCCACACAAGAAGAAGCGTCAGAGGAAGAAACAACGACAGTTGCTCAGACTTAATCTTGGTAATCTCTGAGGAGTAGGCGATGAAACGTGAGATAAACGAGATAATTATAAGTGAGAAATTTTCTAGTCTTTGCCTATCTGAAATTGACTCTGGTGAAGATGAAGCAAAAGCGACACCAACAATAAGGCAAAGGTTGTTAAATACAAGTGAATTAATTACCCGTTTGATAACTAGAATGGCTAATCGCCGGCCAGACGAAATTCTTCCTCAGAATTGTCGTTTTTTACAACCTACTAGCAACGGTGGGAGGGTCGTAGTTATTGAAGACCCTCCCTGTGTTAGAACAATTCGCCTCGATATGAGTTTGGAATATAACATCGAGAAATTGAGGAAGACCGGAAAGTTGGACTATTTTGGTTATACTGATGAAGTATTAAAACAGTATAGGGATGGAAAGAGACCATATAGAGTAACTTTAGCTTTCCCATATGTCGTTTATATAATGTCCATTACCAAATTCTTTGAGTTATATGCACTTAGAGTATTTTATAGGATACATCCAATAACCAGCATAGTAGATTATCTTTTGATTCCAAATCTGCTAAACATTGATCATAGTTTCAATGTTTGTCTGGGAGAAGGTTCATCCTATGGAGATAATACTCAATCAGTTTGCAATAAAGCTCTTAATAGGTTCTGGAACAATAGTTTCAATACTGATTACCTCCATGCATATAAGATGTACGAAGATATTGGGGAAGTGTCTGACTTTCTAACCTGGCAGTATTATTCTTATAAGGACCCAATGTTTGTATTTAAAGTAGATTGGAAACATCATGCAAGAACTTTGAAGGAGGAGATAACAAAAGTAGCAAGTCTTAAAAGGCAGTCGACTTATAGCAGAACTCTTGATTTCTACAAATTGGCTGAATTATTTACTGAACCAATTCAGACAGATGAGGCCAAGGTATATATGGATCCATGTGAGAGTATATCTTTAGGGGAAAATTTACTTTCTATAGGAGATAAATTTGAACTTGAAGGTAAAACTTATTGGGTTAATGGATTTAAGGGTATGCCTGGTTATCCACCTCATACGTTTATACTTAGAGATGAGGAGGATCAATTGACTGAAAAATTATTAACGGAGAAGATGAAGGATACCTTAGTTAAGAAATTAGTTAAAACAAATACAATAGATTCATTGGAGTTAAAGAATGGGCTTACAATAAGAGCTGGAGATATTGTTGAAATGGCATACCCCATGAGGAGTTACCGAAAAGTAAATGAAATCAGAACTGCCATGGATGGCAATATCGAAGTTAAGTTAGGTATAGACTATTATTTTGCTGACGTCCTGGATTTGAAGATTTTTAACCAGAAGATAAACCTTTATGGTATTGAGATGGAAGTTGGTCGTGAGTATACTCTGATAAGCAGACCTTCCGATATACTCCTTTATACTGGGAGACCTGCCGAACTTAAAGGAATTGATGTAAATGACAGAGGTCTTTTAAGTGTAAGGTTTAAAGATCGAGAATCTAGCTATGAGATAAACGAAACCTTTGAAACTATTGAGAGTCGGTATAAGTTGATGGATGAGGATACTTCAGTTCATCATCCCATTTTTCGAGTTGGTCCGTTGATGTTTACTTCTATCAATGGGGATCATAGGATAATGAAGGGTACTGGTATTCTCTATGTTGGCACGAGATCTAATGAATTTTCCTTCAATGCTGATTATGCATTTGAGAATTTAGTAAAGGATGGAGAGTTCAATCTTCCAAGTTATGACATTGATTTGAACTTCAAGATTGGAGATAAAGTAGTCTTTGTAGATTGGAATAAACCCGAAGATATGACCATAATACGAGAGATAATAGGTATAAGTATTGATGAAAATAGAATAATTAAGATAACTGCAAGAGGTAAAGATGATGATATAGCAACAATAAACTATGCAGATTTAGGTCGGGGTCAGGTATTTATTGGAAAAATTCGAAAGATTATTGAGGAGTATAATGGTTTAATAGCAGGCACAAAACTAAGAGCTAATGTTGCGGGAATTAGTAAATTCCCCAAGAAAGATGTAAATCAAATCATTGGTTTTATAACTGATACGGGAACAGATGTTCCTCTTATGCTCTGCTCGAATCGTTGTACACTTTGGGCACATGAACACTATCTCTCTAAATTTTCATATTTGGCTCCATCTTCTAGATTGTGGAATCAGGTGCAGATTGCGCCACCAGCAACTAGAATTGCACATCAGATGGGAGATTTTCTTATGTACACTATGTCTTCTAGATGGTCTCCATATATGCTGATGAAAGATGGTTATGGGAGATTGAGAAAATACCCGACTGCGTATATGCATAGATATATAACTACCGGAACTGTATACCCAGATGAGAGGACTATTTGGTGGGGTCTTCTGCAACCTCGTTTTACACAGAGACAACTTGATAGATTTTCAGTTAAATATGTCTATCCTAATATGCATGGTGGTTATATAGAAGTACCAGATAGACAAGGTCTAAGGATGGTGGCAGATTGGAGGTGTGCATGTTCAACGTCTTCGTAGCAGATGGAACTCAAGAGTTGCCCGATGATGATATTTTCTATGTGGTTGCAGGTAATGGCATCTATATTAGAAAGAAATTGGGTATACTTGATGCATTAGTTCCAGCAAGTGGTATTCCGCATTTAAATCATGTGAAGTCCTATGCGACATTAGATATACCAAAAGTTCCGGGAGAGGATTTTAAAAGAATTGTTAGTTTCTTCAGAAAAGTTTACGATGAGCATAAAAGTGAAGCTATTGCTTTGCTTCACTATAATGAGAAAAAGAGAGATTTTAAAATTCAAGTACCTTTTCAAGAAGTCTCAGGAGGTTCTGTAGATTATAAGAGAGAGTCTCCTTGGCAAGCACAAGGTTATATCTTAATGTGTACAATTCATAGTCATGCCGGTTTTGGAGCTTTCCATTCTGGCATTGATGACTCTGATGAAAAGCATTTTGACGGTTTACATATAACTGTCGGTGACTTAAGTAAAGGTCTTCTCACTATCTCTACATCTATTGTAGTGAATGGGATGCGCTTTATAGTTGATACCAATGATTATGTAGAAGGGGCTGAATCTGTTGATTATTGTAACTATCATCAGCACATATTTCGCCCATCCTTTGAAATAAAGAATGGTGTAAGAGTATATGAGAAAGATTCAAAATCTCAAAAAGGATTTTATGTTGCTGAAGTCCCTTTTGAACCTACATGGATGGAGTTTGTTGAGAAGAGAACCCCGGTGGTCTATACTTGGTCACCTGGATCAACTCAGCGAGGTAGGGTTCGATCCCCTGCCGACCCCAGTGAGTTACCCCACGGATCCTGGCTCCCCTATTGGTATAGATACGGCGGAGGCTACGTCTTCGATCCAGAAGAGTACGATCCTCTTGATGGTCTTGAACCGGATGAAGGCGGCGGTGGCTTCTATACTGGGCAAGAAGGATTCTACCAACACCAACTCCCGTTAAATACCAGAGAGGAGGGGTGTGGTGATGATGACTGAGTTACTGATTAAAGTCATAGGTATTGGTGGAGTTGGTACAGTCCTAGCTGATAAACTCTCTAGATTTCTAAATTATGGAAACGGATTTGAAGCTAGGATTACCTTCATAGATGGAGATACTTTCGAACCAAAGAACCGAGATAGACAGGAGTTTTTGATCGCTGGTGGCAAGAAATCAATAGTTAAGGCCACCGAATTTCAAGAGAAATACACAGAATTAAATTACTCTGCATTTGATGATTATGTTGACCGTAGTAACGTAGAGTCGCTCATTAAGTCGGGAGATATAGTCTTCGTATGCGTTGATAATCATAAGACGAGAAAAATTATCTCAGATCATACCAAAACACTCAATGACATTATTGTTATATCAGGAGGGAATGAGTACACTGATGGCAATGTCCAAATCTTTGTGAGAAAGGGGGGTAGAAACATAACTCCGTCATTGAGTGATTATCATCCGGAAATTGAACATCCAATAGATAGAACACCGGGTGAGATGAGTTGCGAGGAGTTATCCCAATCAGAACCACAATTATTCTTTACAAATTTAGGAGTTGCAACATTTATGTGTTTTGCATTCTACAATACTGTTGTGAAGAATAATGCCAATTACTCTGAAGTGTATTTCGATGTTCTATCAATGAGAGCTGATCCTAAAACTAGAAAACCACTAGAGAATTAAAAAGGAGATCGGAATGGCTAGTTTTACTAGAGAACAACTGGCAGAGAAGACTGTGAAAGAACTTCGAGCAATGGCAAAGAATTTGGGTTGTGTTGGGTACTCCAAGAAACCCAAAGATACTGTTATTGACCTTATCCTTGAGAAACAGGGTCCAGTTACGGCGGCTGCTGCTCCCAAAGCTGCACCAAAGGATGACAAACTTACCAAGGCTGAATTTAGCATGCAGAGTATTCTCACCAAACCAACTGCAAAATTTGGTGATAAGACTACTACAACGATTCGTGTGTCATGTGGTGCTGCCGCTGGAGACTTCAGCGTCTGTGGAAAGACAGTTGGTGCTGTCTCTGAGTTTCTCAGGGAAGTCTTGAACATAGACCGAATGGCACAGGGAGTTGTCAATGGAAAGACTGTCGATGGCAACTATGTGCTGAAAGAAGGGGACAATCTCGAATTCCTAAAGGCCGCAGGCCGGAAGGGATAAAAAGTTGTTTAATTTGTGGTGGGGCAGGTTATATAACTTGTCCCACCACATTTGGAGATGCTAATAAAGAGTGTATATGTATTTCCCTTCTGGCATCATGGAGACAAACTCGTGGATCTTAAAATTATTGAGAAAGATGAAGATCATTACCTTGTTGAAAACGAAAAAGGTGAGAAAATTAAATTGTATATGATTAAACAAGAAGAGCTCGACAAAATTAGGCGTAAAGAAAACCTCAAAGTTGTTGAGAAATTACACTTTAAAAAGTTGATGCGTCTTATAGATATGTTAGTGACCATTGATGAATCGGAGATTGTCATTGAGCATTATGAGGGAACAGTAACACGTCTAGTTGAGCATTTGAAGGCATGCTACGATGATGTTGGACGGCCAAATTTATTTCACCATTATATAAAGAATCTTGATCCAATACAGTACGGTCGTGCTCAGACGTTTCGTGAAGAAACCAAGAGTTTGTTAGAGAGGGTTCGAGAAATAATTGAACTCAAAAATAGTTTAAAATAACTGGTGACCGAGGTCATTTATTGATCTCGGTCACTATTCTCTAAATGAAGAACAAACAATAAAGGATCGAGCGTGAAACAAAGAATCGCAATCCTTGGAATTGGATCTTTAGGCGGTTATCTAGCTGAAAGTTTGGCTAGTACTGATAACATAAAAGAACTAATTTTAATTGATCCAGATATTGTACGAGAGAAAAATATTAGAAATTCGATTTATACAAAACGAGACATTGGAGATTTAAAGGTAAATGCTTTATATAATCACTTGAAGTCTTTTAATGAAGATATTATAATGGCAATATCCAGAGAAAAATTTATAGAAGGAGAAACCGAACTTCCTACCTGTGACCTGGTTATAGATTGCAGAGACTATGTCTATGACCGAGGCAATATAATAGATATTCGAGCATCTATTTCTGGCCGATACCTTATTATCGACTGTCGAAAAAATATAAACTATCCTTTTAATTATGACGGCAGATATAACCTACCTTTAAAGAAAAACGATCTTAAAAATGCTGCATTACAACTTGCTATCTTGATTGATAGTAATAGTATCATTAATCAATGGATAGCTAACCAAGAAATATATGAAATAAGTTTAGATCATCATGCAAAAGCAATTAGTAGAGATATTCAGGACAAAAGTAGAGATACAGATTTAATTTATGAACCTGATATAGATGATTCTAGATTGCTAAAGTTAGAGCAAAGTTTTCGCCCAATTATGGAAATAAATCAAGAGAGAGATGTTAAAGTTTGCTTGGGTGAGAGGGAAAGACATGTTGGTTGCAAGATTGTTCCCAGAGGCCAATTAAATACCCCTCAGGCTGTAGTTGATAATTTAAAATCAGTAATGAATCTCTATCCGTTTGAAAGAAATTTTGTGATTAGAGTTGAGGAAAATTATATTCAGTTACTATTTGTTACTGGTGGTGCGTAATGGAACAGATATTAGATTATAATACGTATCTTGTTCCGGGAAGATTTTTCTACAAGGATGAAACATTTAGAATTTCTAGAATTAATAATGATTACATTGTAACTAATTATAAAATTTACCTTGTAGATGGTTATATCAGTAAGGTGATCATTAATGCAAAGCATCCAAATGCGAATCCTGATACTGGAGAACTTTGCTTAGATGAGAAGATTAAGAGGCAGAAATACGACGAAAAATTTAGGCAATTTATTGAGATGGTAATATGTAATTTCTATCTCGACGATTGTTATTTCAAACCATGGTTAGATTTTAGTTGGGAGGAATATGATGCCAAGTCTTCTTGACATTAATAAGTTTTCGGAGGAGCTAAAACAAGTAAGTTCAACGAAAATGATGAGCAAGAAGAAGTTCCATCCGAAGGGTTTATTCTCTGAACAAATCTTTGGACCAGTTAGGAATTATACATGCCAGTGTGGCACGTATTATGGAATTTCTGGTGCTGGTGGAACTTGTGCTATTTGTGAGGTAGATATTGTTAATAGTGATGAGAGGAGAAGGAGATTTGCTAGAATAGTTCTTCCATTTCCAGTTGTCAATCCGATTTTCTATGAGTTAATAGTTGATATTGGAGGTTCAAAAGTAAAAGGACTTCTGGATGATTTAATGAAGAATGAACAAAGTATTTTATTTGTACGAGAAGATGAATATGGAGTAGCCACTAGTGAATCTGCGGTTCCGAAAGATGCAGAAAAATTTGAGAAGATAGAGGCAATTGGAAAATTAATAGGGGATCTCTCCCATATGTTTGTTGAGGATGGAATTCTGGAGTGGAAAGTTATTCGAGATAATTTGGATAAGATGTTCATACATAATGTGCTTGTGTTGCCCCCTGATCTTAGACCAGCAGCGAAAAATATTGAAAGAAACAACCAAGTGGTTGATCAGATAAATAGATATTATATTCAGATATTGACGAAAAAAGAAATTATGAGAGATACAATAGTTGATATACATAGAGATAAGAAACTATTCTATAGTTACTTTACTCAAATTCAGAAAGATGTAAATGAGTTATATTCACATATTATCTCTAAATTAGCAAAGAAAGAAGGTCTTATTAGGGGAAATATTTTAGGAAAAAGAATTGACTTTTCTGGTCGGGCAGTGATAATTCCTGATCCGGTATTGAATTTAGATGAGTGTGTTTTGCCTTACCTAATGTTTCTTGAATTATTTAAACTGCAGATATCAAAGAAACTCATTGAGATTGGTAGATTTAAGTTATTAAATGATGCAATTGATTTTGTTGATGATTGTATAGAAACGAAGTCACCAGTCCTATACCGAGTTTGTGAAGAAATTGCCAAAGATGAGGTTTGTTTATTAAATAGGCAACCATCGTTACACAGATTAAGTATGATGGGTTTTAATGTTAAGATATCTCTAGACAATGTTATTAAGATTCATCCACTTGCTTGCCCTGGTTTTAATGCTGATTTTGATGGTGACCAGATGGCAGTCTATATTCCAATCTCTGAGCAATCAAAACAAGAAGTTAGAGAGAAATTTCTAATAACAAGAAACTTAAGCAATCCTGCGAATGAGAGTTTAGCGACAACCCCTAGTCAAGACATAATTCTTGGAGTATATGCTCTAACAAGTGATAGCTTTCTAGATTTATCAAATGAAGTTGAATTTAAGGGAGAGAAAATTAGTGAGGGAATTAAAATATTTAATGAGTGTCTGCCGGTTGATTATCCTTTAGTCAACGAAGCAATCAGAAAAAGAAAATTGATGAAGATACTCAATGATATTAAATCTAAATATCCTGTTGATATTATTAAGCAAGTTCTTGATAGAATAAAATTTATTGGTTTCAAGTATTCAACTTTATTTGGTGCGACCATGTCTCTTGACTCATTTAATGGAGATTTAACAAAAATAAAGCACGAAATCTATTCTGATCATAGTATAAGACATCAGATTGAGATGATCTCAAATGATGAGACTACAAGATCACTTAAAGATAGTTTTAAATATTCATATATGGTTGAGTCTGGAGCAAGAGGTAGTTGGGATCAAGTCAGGCAGATAATTCTAACTAGAGGGTTTATCTCTAATTTTAGGGGTCAGATTCTTCCAACTCCAATAAAACATAGTCTTTTAGAAGGTCTGACTGAGGAAGAATTTTTCAATTCTACATATGGTTGTAGAAAAGGATTACTTGATGTCGCACTTAATACTGGAGCATCTGGATATCTTTCGAGAAAACTAATTTTTGCTTGTGCAAATCTTCAGATAGGAGACCATGAAGATTGTGGAACAAATGATCTTCTTTTAGTTTACGTAAAAGATAATAAGAAAGCTAGAATGTTGACTTATAGATATTATGATAATAATGGTGTTTTGGAGATGATAACGAAGGAAAATTATTTAGATTTAGTTGGAAAGGTTATTCACATAAGGAGTCCAATCTTTTGTACAAGTCCAAAAATATGTAAGAAATGTTATGGAGAATTATATAAAGTTTTAAATAGCAGATTCATTGGGGTCATTGCTGCACAAAGTTTAGGGGAGTGTAATACTCAATTGGTTCTTAGAACGTTCCACACATCTGGAGTAGCCCATGTAAAAGAAGGTGAACAAGCAGATGATGAAGCTGTAAGGCAGATGGATATCATTGGTGATCTTGCGAGTGCATCAAAACTTCTACATAAATTCGATAATAAGAATTATGTAGATATTGTATCAGATCTCTTTGATGTCTATAACACAAATAGAAATATTCATCATGTTCATTTTGAATGTGTTGTATCCCAGTTGATGTGGAAAGGAATTAGGAAGTGGAGATTAATAGAAGGTAGAGAAAAATTATCTCCTGAGTATCACTCGGTGCAGAAAGTTCCAAGTTATGAAAGTTGGTTATTAGGTTTAGCATTTTCAAGACCAAAACAGCATATCTTAAAAGGAATCTTACAACCAGGAAGATATTATGGTGTTATGGATAAGATTTTATGTGGGAGAGACTTGTGATGAAGGTGGAAGGACTTCTATATTCGTTTGATGTGTCTTGTCAAACTAGACAATTTACTAGAAGGAGATTACTAAGATTCATAAGATTAAATGCTCATTTATTAAAAGATCATGATCTTTATGGGTGGATTTCAAGAAAAATTGATAGAAACTATATGAGTGATCTTACAGACGGAGATGTAATAAGGTTTGTAACATGGATTATAAAAAAGACTGGAGGAAAAGTTGAACATACTCAATCCGTATTTTAAGGTTAATGAGGAGAGTAATATTTTCTCTATCAGAGAGAGAGAATACTCTTCATTAACCGAGAAAGTAAGGCAAATCTTAAAACCTGCCGAAGAACTGGGATTTACAGTAACTGATTTTATAATTAAAGACTCAAAATTTACTTCAGGTGAGTTATTCAAAACCTTAAAGCAGAGCATGGTTATTAAATTACAGAAAGGAAACTCTGAGATAGACTTGAGTATGGCAATACCAAAACTTATTGATCGAAACTATATAATGATTAAAGGCAGGAAAAAGATTCCACAATTTCAACTCTTTGATATTCCTATTGTTACTAGAGGAAAATCAATCAAATTGAGGACGAATGTTGCCTCAATAATGGTCTTTGACGATAGAGAACAACCTCATGTAAAGTTGAGTATTCTTGGGAAGAAAGTTCCATTTGCTTTAATAATGTTTGCTTACTATGGAATGGATGAATTGAATCAAAGATTCAAACTATCTGCTCTAGAAGTAAGTGGTAATACTATATATGATAAGTTAATGCTGGATTTAAAACTCTATTATGAAAATTCAGCTGGTTGGACACAAGATGATTTTATAAGAGAGGTCGGAGCACACTATTCACACTATAACGCAAAATCAAAGGGTGAGGATCTTGTATATGCTCTTGATCTAATACTTAAGGCTGATGTAATGTCTGCTGAATATTTCACAACTGGATCCCTAATAGAAGAATTATTCAATGCGATTGCTGGAGTAGTATATGATGATACTGATTTTAGAAATAAGAGAGTTAGATGTGCTGAATATATGATTTTAGCAAAAGTTTCTAAAGCTGTCTTTGATTTATGTATGTCGAATAGAACAGCAAGGCAACCAAAGTTTAATATCAATTCTTCTCAAATCCTCTCAGAGTGTAATGTGTCGGATATTGTTCAATTTGATTTTGCAATAAATCCGATTGAGGAATTGACTCGTTTATCAAGAATAAGTTTAATTGGGCCAGGTGGTTTTAATCGTGAGAACGTTCCTGAGCATTTGAGAGATATTTGTCCAAGTATGTTTGGTAGGATTTGTCCAGTGGATACTCCAGACAGGGATAATTGTGGAGTTATTCAAAATTTGATTCCAAATGTAAAATTAGATAATAATTTACGGTTTTCTGAAGAAATTTTGGATAAACAAATCATTTCAATTCCAGTTTCGATGGTTCCTTTTCTCGAGCATAATGATCAGACTAGATTACAAATGTCTGCATCTCAGATGAGACAATCAATAATGCTCAGGGAATTTGATATTCCCACAATTCAATCTGGATGTGAGGGATTATATACAGATTTTACTCAATTTGTTAGAAGAGCAAAAAAGGATGGTGAAGTAGTATTTTTGAATCAAGAATTCTTGATTGTTAAATATGATGATAATGAAGCTGATGTCTTTGATATTGGCCTTAGGAAAATATATGTTGAGAATATGGATGGTATGAATATCTATGTAAAAGTTGGAGATAAATTTAAAGCAGGAGATATATTAGCTGAGAGCGGATTCTGTACAGATGGTAAGATAAATTTTGGTCGAAACTTATTAACTGCAGTTATGACCTATTATGGTTATAATTATGAGGACGGAATAGTTATATCTGATAGATTAGTTAAAGAAGATGTATTTACATCTGTCCATTATAGAGATTTATCGTTTACAATTCCGCCTAATAAAGTACTTCTAAGTTTAACCGAGAATGTATATAAACCACTACCTAATGTAATGGAGTCGATAGCTCCCGGAAAACCTTATGCAAAAATGAAAGAAGTTACGGCAGGATTAGACTTCTATTCAATTTTTGAAGAAGAGACACCACTCACCACTAGAAAGAGAGTTTGGATTACTGATGCAAATGTCTATGCAAATGTGTGGAATAAAGAAATACCTGAGTATAAGAAATGGATTGAAGAAAAGATCGAGAAACAACAAAAGAAGGAAAAAGATTTTCAGAAAGTCTTACATGAACATCTTTCGGTCGAGCAAGCTAAACAATTTATTCGAGATCGAAATTTGAGCAAATTCTCTCATATTGGTAGGTATAAAGTTAAGGGGGAACCAGTTAACGGTGTAAGAGTTGAGATGTTCGGAATTTATTATCGACCAATAGAGGCTGGAGATAAAATTGCAAATAGGCATGGGAATAAAGGAGTTATTTCAAGGATAGTTCCACATGAGAAAATGCCTCAACTTCCAGATGGTAGGAATGTTGATATTTGTATAAATCCGCTTGGGATAATCTCTAGGATGAATATTGGTCAATTATTTGAGTTACACCTATCAATGTCTTTTATTGATTTAAGGAAGAAACTTTTTGACTTGATTGATGAGGGTAGTCAAAAACAAGTTAGGAAAAGTTTACTTCACTATATAAAAGTGATTGATAATACAGAAGGGAATTGGTATTACAAGCAATTCGAAGAACAACTGCCAAAGGTGATTAGTAAAGATTTTATTGCAGGGCTATCACTAATTCAACCTCCATTTGAATCTGTTTCAATGGAAATGGTAAAAGAGGCAATGGAGAAAACTGGAACTTCGTTTGAATACGATATCTATGATCCAATCTCAAAAGAGAAGCTTCTAAATAAAGTTGCCGCTGGTTATATCTATTTCTTTAAGATGGTGCATATTGCTGAGACAAGATTAGCCGCTAGAGGTATTGGATCATATGCAAAGAAAACTCTGCAACCTTTAGGAGGAAGGAAGCATCGTGGTGGTCAGAGATGTGGGGAAATGGAGACAGCATGTTTAATTGCTCACGATGGACCAATTAACCTTTCTGAATTTTTAACAACAAAATCAGATTGTATAGATTTAAAGAATAGATATATCAACGAAACAATTGAATCGGAATTTATTAAACCGAAAGATGAGGAAGATGATGTTTCAGAATCTGTGAAACTGCTTGATGCATATTTTAATGTTATTGGAGTATTGAAGGAGTGAGATATGAAGACGGGTTTAGAAATTGCATCAGATTTAGAGAAGCAGTGGGAAGATATGAGTTTTATTGAGAAATGTATGGCTATAAGGAAATGTCCTGAGTGTGGTGAGCGACTTCTGGTTTTTCAACAACCTTCACTAAGATTGTCTTGTTCTAGTAAAAAATGTCACTATATGCTTCATGTTGAAATAAGTGACGACAATAGGGAGGTTTATCAGAAATGGGCAAAAGTAACTACATCAATGACTATCCCTCCAACATTACACCCTTTAAAGAAAACCTCTTTTTTTAAGAGATAAAGAAATGTGCTGTATATCAGGAGAAAAAATCAAAAAAATCAGAGATGTGTTGATGGATGTTATTGACTTTGAAGAATGTTTTGCAAATACTGAAACTGGCGAAGCAGGGTGTCTTCACTGTAATGCAGAAGTAGCTTTGAGTTATCTAACGGAGGAGAATAATGAATCAAGTTGTGAATTTTGATGAGATGAAATTACGAAGATTCTCTAAGGAGATGAAAGAAATTGTTGATGAAGTTGTGAAGATTGAAAGAAAATGGTGCTTGGGTATAGCATCTGTTGAATCTGCACAAGAAGATTTAATTAGGATTTTAGATCTGATTGAAAAGTTAATGGATAAAGCAGAAAGGTTAAATTTATTTGAAGGTTATGATCTTGTTAAGTTTAGACTGAATAATGCAAAGGCTAAGGTAAAACAAGCTCTTAGGGGGGAATGGGGTGAGTGATGGAACTTTAATACTAGTGGGCAGACATGCGTGGGTGATATTATTTCTCCACGTGGTCATAACTGACCGTGCGGGTTCGACTCCCGCCTCACCCCGCATCAATTTAAAGGAATAAAATGGTAAAGATTAATATTTATTCAAGGAGGCAAGTAGAGAGGTTAATTCCTTCAAATAAATCAATCTTAATCTCCATAACAGACCCCGGCAGAAAACATCCCAATGTTTCTGAAGCATGGAGGTCACTCAAGTTACACTTTCATGATCTCGATGAAGCAAGAGATAAAAGTGATAAACTAATTAATGAATGGCATGCAGTATCAATTCTGAACTTTCTTAGATTAACTCAACCCGAAGAAATAGTTGTTAATTGTGAAGCTGGAATTAGTCGAAGTGCAGGAGTTGCTGTCGCACTAGAGGAAATTTTAAATGAGAATAAACAAGCGTTTAAAAAGTATCCGAACCATAACAGAAGGGTTGCTTCAACGATACTTCAAACTTGGCAAAGAAGATTTAGAAAAAGTTGATATAGAGAATCTCGATGATCCGTGCTTCGGATGTCTTATACTTTCCATTTGTAGTACCGAGTGTGCCGATAAGGCAACCCACAAAATTCTAGATTATCTTAATAGACCTGATGTAGATCCAAATAGTTGTGCTTTTGCGGTTACACAGAATACGGTAACAAAGGAGTTGAAGATAAGATGAAATTACATTGCTTTTATCGTTGTAGATTTTGTCAGGCTAATTTTCCTGACGTAATTGAGACAAATGAACCACTTGAATCTGTACTGATGTATTTATCCAGTTATAACTTCATATACAGACCCCATGATTGTGAAAAGGGACCTAGTGATCTTGCTAAAAAAATGAAAGGGGTAGTCGGAGTTGCTGACCTAACTGGATTTAGAGTAGCTGAGGAAGAAGATGCCGAATCCATTCATTCCAATAACAAAGGTTGAAGATAAATGGAAATCAAAACCATATTCTCATAGAGCAATCAATGTGTTTATTTGCCCTTTCTGTGGTTGGGATTTAAAAATAAGTGGCATACAACAGTCAAGCGATTTCTCTTATACTAGTAATAAAAAAGTGAAGTGGGCACATATTATTTTGAGATGTGGAAAACCAGAAATCTGTAAATTCGAAGTAAAAATTTACTTCAGAAGATGGAAAGAAAGCTACAAATCTAGCCCTAGACCTATGAATAATCTCCAAAAGTATAAAGTTCACAAAAACGTTAGAACAAATATTGAAAATAAGTGGGAGCAGATGGGTTATTTTAATAAATGTTTTGCGATGAGGATATGTCCTGAGTGTGGAGAGAGACTTATCGCTAGTTTGTTCAATTCTGGATTAAACAGAATACCTCAACTTAAACTTGAGTGTGCAGGTCGTTTTAATTATTCCAATTTTGATGATCTCAGAAAAGCAAAAATGGCATGTGAATATGTGACAACTGCAATTATTAGCCTTGAAACTTGTGGTCTTATCTATGCAAGGCTAATGCCACACATTTAGTGCGCACGTAGCTCAATTGCGAAGAGCACAGGTCTCCAAAACCTGCGGTTGGGGGTTCGAGTCCCTCCGTGCGTGCCAAATACACTACGTGGCCAAGAGGTTAAGGCAACGGATTGCAAATCCGTGATCCCTGGTTCGAATCCAGGCGTAGTGTCCAAAGGATGACAAAATGATACCTTCATTTTTAAGAGTAAGAATTAAATTCTTTTGGACGATATTAAAGAAAGAAGTAAAATTAAGCTTCTGTTCTAGTTGTTTAATAAAGATGTGGAAAATTAGAAGATGGGTTGGAACAGAAGAGAGACCGAGGTTAGTATATCAATGTCCAATTTGTGAAACCATTAGTTATACCTAAAGGAGGTAAGGGTTATGGAACGTGTGCTGCTGCTTAACGCCGACTACACTTACTTGTGTACTCTTCGTTGGCGAAGGGCGGTATGCCTAATGATTCAAAACAAAGTAGAAGTTTTGAAGTACGGTGACCGCCAAATTGCCAACGTTGGGCGAACTATTGTTATTACTCTTCCTCTGATTCTGCGACTGCTAAAATTGGTTCGCTCGATTTACAAGAACAAAGTCCCTTTTAGACCAAAGAATGTGTTGATTAGGGATAATTGGACTTGTCAATACTGCGGTAGCACAGACAGAGGAAATTTAACAATAGATCACATGATCCCAAAATCTCGTGGAGGTCAAAACAATTTTGATAACTGTCTAACTTCTTGTAAAGACTGTAATAACAAGAAGGGGGACAGATCTCCAAGAGAGGCAAATATATATCCAAAGAAGCAACCATATCAACCAACTATTTCTGAATTTCTTACGTTAAGAATGAAGGAATATGGAATTCATGACTTACTTAAGGAGATATGGCGTGAGTGCTCGAAAATGGAAAGCGATGCATGAACTAAGTTGGTTGGGCAGACTACTTAGGAAATTAGAACTTTCACTTACGGGCCATTATACATATTGTGATCGCTGTAAGAGGTTCAGTCCTCAGTGGTATTGTCCATATTGCTAACATCTTGGCCAGGCGTGACCCAGCACGTCCGGGAGCTCTGTCTGGGTAATGCAACTCCCGGCCAATTTTTCTAAGGAGAAATATGTGAATAAAATAGCAGAAGCAAGAAAGACAATAAGAGATGCTCTTAAAAAAGATGAGGGTCTTAAAATTGCATACGTTAGCAATGTTGCGATGCTTCTTCATGATCGGTATGGAATAACTGATTATGATACTCGAAATAAAGCAGCTGAAGACATTTTAGATTTAATTTTTAACTGAGGCGCCTCCTTGCCATGCTTGTTAGAGGCCAGTGAAAAAGTCTGGGGAAGGAGTATCCTGCTAGGTGGGAATTGGTACCCCCCACTGACCGAGAGATAAAACGGATGAACCGGCAGGTTGCTGACAAGCTAGGCAAGGTCCCTATAAGAGAGGATATTATGAATATTGAAGAGTGGTATAAATTAGCCGAAAGGGGAACTTCTGGGGATATGGTTTATGATATCCTTAGAGACTGGAAAAATGAAGTTAGTCAGATACAACAATGGATAAACGATCTTCAGTCTGGAATGTATGTTAATTGTGTATATTGTGGTCATAGGTATGGGCCGAAGGATGAAGTACCTGTTTCTATGGCAGAAGTTTTAAAACAACATATTGAGATATGCCCAAAACATCCAATGAGTAAATTGAAGAAAGAATTGGATATTCTTAAACAGTATCTGACGGATACTAGTGAAGACATGGAGTGTCTTGAAAGGTGTGATTCTTATGGGCATGAGGAAGATTGTCCAGTAGCAAATCCTATGGCAGCTTTTCGGAAATTGAGGAACAGAAATAAAGCACTAGAAGATGTCTTAAGAAGTTTGGATGAACATGGTGTAAACTGCCCGAAATGTGAGATAGATATATTGAATCATAAGAAGCTAGTTTCGGACTGGAAGAATGCAGTAGAATAAGTGTCGGTGGCCCGAATTGGATAAGGGCGCAGGGTTGTGGCCCCTGTTGAGCGTGGGTTCGATTCCCACCCGACACCCCAGAAAAGGAAGTCAATGATAGAGAAAGAGCCTCATATAGATATTTTTCGTGATAATCTAAACAATGCACATACAGTAAAAGTTATAAATATTATTGTAGCAATAAATGGCGAAGGAAAATTAGTTCATAATCATATGGAACATCCACATCCAGTTACAAGACCTATGCTTATGAAGATCTTGAGAAATTTACTAGAGCAAGTTGAGAAGGATTATGAAAATATAAAAAGTATGTCAAATCTGGAAAATGCAGAAAGATTGCTCAACATTATGAGTGGACCAGCCCATAACAGTAAACCAAATATCGGGAGTGAACCAACTTTGAAAAGAAAAACCAGTCAGTTTTAGTGAACCAGTATCTTAGATTATTCCAACGATGCCGAGTGAACCAATGCTATCCACTAACCCTAGGCGGAGGAAGTGAACCAGACGCAAAAATACTCAGGACCCAATAGTGAACCAGGAAGGCAAAGAAATCAGTTTAAACGAGTGTACCAGAATATGTTAAAAAACTCAACAATAGAGAGTGAACCACTACTGATTAGAAACCACTACTCTTAAGTGAACCAGATTGGTGGAGTAACCCATCGCAACGCAGTGAACCAACTCGATGTAAAAATTCTGACGGGCAAAGTGAACCAGTATAGACTAAGGATTCGATGTTGAGGAGTGAACCACATGCCTGCAGTAAACCACCTGAGTGGAGTGAACCAATGTAGTATAGTAAACCAGTAGTATAAGTGAACCAAAGGGGCCCAAAGAAAACCAGGTTAAGGTAGTGAACCAGAAGACATCAGTATTCAAAAAACGAAAGTGAACCACGTCGGGGTGAGAAAACCAGATGATAATAGTGGACCTGAGGCACGAAAATTAATCACCACTGATTAGTGAACCTTTCGATGAAAGGAACCCATTGTAAAACAGTGAACCATGACATAGAAGAATCCAGTATAAATTAGTGAACCGTGATGTCCCAGGAGACCATACGACCAAAGTGAACCAGACGACCGCAGTTAACCTACAGTGCCAAGTGAACCAACAAAATTAAGAAAACCGTGTGGTAGTAGTGAACCAACTGCAGATAGAAGTCCACAGATGTAGAGTGAACCAGCACACACAACCAAAAAACCAGCAATATATAGTGAACCGGGGGTGTTACTAAAACCAACCCCAATTAGTGAACCTCTGTAGCCTAGAAACCTATTATAAAAAGTGAACCAAGGCAAAAAAAGTAATCCAGCATTCTCTAGTGAATCATAGGAGAAATTAATGAAAATTGAATATAAGGTGAAATGTAATTGTGGTGAAGACTTATTTATTACTGATGCAACAATCAACCATGTAAAAGGCGAGATATCTCTTTATGTTCATGACCATGAGTGTGAAAGTCCATTCTTAAAGGTATTTGAGAAGGGAGAAAAGGTAAAATTAACAGTTAAAAAATGTCAATGTCCTGGGGGACCACATGAAGCACGAAGAAGGTCCATTGATGTGCCTGTTATTGAAGGGACGATGACTCTCAAAGCTGTTAAAGTAATTCATTGTCCAACTTGTGAAGTTAACTATGTTAGGGATGAATACCTTGAGCAACTCGAACGCCAATTCATGAGGAATGGTATACCAACAAATAAAACCTTTTTGTGGGGGATGATTTGTAAGGGTTTGGACTACTGGGAGGAGAAGTTCGGGACCAAATATAAAAGCAAGCAGATCGGAGGGAAGGATGACGGAAAAACAAGAAGAGAGACCAATGATGATAGTTGAGGGGTTAAAAAGATTAGGAGTTATTCAGAAGAGGATGGAAAGCAATATTCGAAGTATTAATCAATATGCCTCTATTGTTTCAAATGAACGACCCCTTTTTGGAGATGAAAAGTCTCAGAAGAAAGAGGTACAAGCGCTTATCCAATCCAATATTGATCTCCATAAGGAGGCCCTCAAGTTAAAAAATAGAATTGAAAGAACAAATTTACAAACAATTGTAGAGATCCAGGGAGTAGAATATACAATTAGTGATCTTCTATTTCTTGACAGATCTATGAAGAATCTCATTACAGGAACCTATGAAGCACTAAATATAAATTATGCTCAAACTAGATTGGGTCAGATGGGCATGAGAGGAGCTCATGTTGCAGCTGGAGAAACCCTACGAGTTGAGCATATGTATGATGAAAAGGAGAAAAATAAACAACTAAGAGTTTGGAATGATCTCTTCGACAATATTAGTGCACGTCTAGAGGTCATTAATGCTACAACCCCATTACTGGATTAAAAGGAGTTGGGCTTCGGTGGCGTAATCTAGGTAGTATGAGAGCGTTTGTCTAAAACGTTATTTAGGCACCAGCATAGGAGCTGATAAATAGACCTTTCAAGATTCAAGACTCAGTCTACCGGTCCTATTAGAGGAGGTAGATAGTCAAGACTAACTCGGCTCCCACCGAGGGTAAATACCATGGGCCCCTTAAGATTCAAGTCAACAAGATTAAAGGGTATGAAAAATCCGGGTCAACAAGTGTTGCCTTCTCTCAGGCAAACCAACACTTCCGGCTGCTATTTGGAGCCCTCCTTTTATTTCAAATTTTAAAATTTAGAATACTCAACAAAATCAATAATTTAGGAGTCAAATGCCTACCTTTAAGATCGCCTGCACATGGCAAGTCTATGGTGAATTAGAAATCAATGCAAATACCCTTGAGGAAGCAATAGAAATTGCTGAGGATGATAGAACTGCTCTTCCTCCTCAGGATGGATATGTAGATGGTTCGTTTGAAGTTGACCATCAGTTGAGTGAGGAAATAAATAGAGAGCAATTACACGTTATAGAAATATGGGAGAGAATAAGGAAAGGAAAGGAGAAATTGTTATGAGTAAACCATCTCCATTTAAATTAATGATTGATCCCGAAAGATTTGGATTTACTCAATGTGACCATTGTAATGGTTATGGAAGTTCTTTGAAGGAAGAATCTGATAGATGTACTAAATGTGAAGGACTTGGGCTGGTACCAATGAAGAGGGAGGGAACTGAAAAATGAATATAGCGCTACAAGATGCTCAGGAAAAGTTAAGGTCTTCTAATATACAGAAACATCTTCCTCTTATCCAGGCAGAACCAAGGTCTTTTGGTTTTATCGAGTGTTATATATGTGACGGAAAAGGAGTAGATCCTAGTAATAAAAAGTGTCGGTTTTGCTTAGGTTTTAAAGTATTACCAAAAGAAGTGTGGTTAGATTGGGAGCATCCTCTTGATCTATATAAGAAACCTCGGAAAGAAGATAGTTATAATATCCTTCCTTATGTTGACTGTATTTTAGAAGGACTCTTCTACTGGTATATACAGTTTCCAGACAAATGTCCGACTTGTGCACTTGGCAAAATTCCTCCAGTTCCAGATTGTATTGATATATGTAGATTTAAAGTAAGAACTGCGGGGGGAAAAATACAATGTATTGACACAAGGAGAGATTTCCCTCCTGGGACTGAGACTCCATATGGAACTTTATTAATTTCAAGATTTATGCTAATCTTCAATTTTAAGCATAATCTTGATTGGATATTTAGAAACGGAAAGGGTACCGGAACTCAGGTTCATCATAAGAATGGAAAACCGTATGATGATAGATATGAGAATTGTATTCTAACTGATATACACCAAGTAATTGAAGGTCATAAGAGAACAATTAACACCCAAACAAAATTTATCAATAGTCTTCTTGAGTCAGGAAAAACTGATGAAGAGGATACAGAGAAACTCCTTCACGGTGAGAAAAGGTACGGAGAACTTGTTTATAATATGGATCATAGTCCGAGGGTTTGGTCATATATCAGTGACATGAATGAAGTAATTGGCCAGTTTAAAAAGTATAAAGAAGTTCCAAAAGTTCTTCGAAAAAGAATTGGCAGCTATGTAGCAGGAGGGTAAATTGGATAAAACTTGTGAGTTACCGGATATTCAATGTACAGAACCAGCAATTAAAATACCAATTTATCAAGTGGGAGTCGAGAACGTTGAAGTTCCCTTCATGCTTGAATCAAAATTTGGAGGGTTCCGTGAGATGGTTGCAAAAGTCTCAATGAGAACCGACCTAGAGGATAATACCAGAGGGATATCAATGTCTCGACTCCTGCTTACGCTAAAGCCATACTTGAGGCGACCGTTGAAACATTTTCTAATCAATGAGATTCTTATAAATCTAAAAGATAATATTGGGTCAACTTCTAGTTTTATGAAGTTTGAGTTTAAACTTCCAGTTTTGAGAAAATCTCCAGTATCGGACAATGAATTTCCTATTTATTATAATTGTAAGTTTGAGGGACAATTGAATAACGGAGAATTTAGATTTTTTCAAGGTATTAGAGTTCAATATTCATCTTATTGCCCATGCTCAGCAGAGTTATGTTCAGATTTAGGTGACAAAGATTCACTTGGTTATCCTCATGCTCAAAGATCATTTGCTGACGTATTAATTGAGACAATAGAACCAAATTACGTTTGGTTAGAAGATATAATTGAGACAATTGAAAAAGCTGTTCTTACTCTACCTTACCCAGTTATTAAACGAGTGGATGAACAGGAAATTGCTAGGATTGCCGCAAGTAATCCAATGTTCGTTGAGGATGCGATTAGAGCAATTTCAAATGAGTTAAATAAGAGGGAAGATATTTATGATTGGATTGTGAAATGTACACATGAAGAATCTATTCATACATCTGAAGCAATTGCAATGAATTATAAAGGAGTAGAGAATGGTTTCGACGGAAGGTATTTTATCTGAATTTCCTAGTTTAAGGCATAGGGTTAGAGATTCAAAGGGAGAGATCCCACAGGAACTTACTCCTAGGGAATTATTTTTGAATATACTTAGTATATATGGAATGGTAGATGCTGTTGAGTTTGTTGATGTGATGCTAATATCTAAGGATGGACAGATTAGTATTGTTAAAGATAAAAATGGAAGAATCGAGGATGATGTTCACCCGGTTGATTTAGTTTCTTTATTTGTTAGGTTGCTAAAAGCAAACCTTGGTTGTGGTATTGAAGTATTTGATGATATGATTGAAACGGAATTATCGGAATTTATTATTGAACTTATGAGGAGACATAATATAAGACCTATGAGGGAGAATCCACATGGGAAAAAAGAAAATCTTTGATATGGGTAGAGATTTGCATAAAATGAGTCGAGATGATTTACAATCTATATTAGAGAATGATAACGTGGCATTGACTTTTGAAAAAGCTAGTCAACCTGACTTGCCAGATCCATTTCAGTTAAGAGAGGATCACCCTCATGGAACTCCTCCAAGATGGTTATATATAGCCGACCTAGTTGTTTCAATTATAAAACCTCTTGACGATCCAGATAGAGGCGTTTATATCATAAAGAATAGATTTGGTTCACACGGTCGGGCAACTATGGGTCAAGTCATTGATATAGCTATGGAATTATTAAAGGTTGAATTTGGTTTGAATGTTGGTTTTTTTGAAGACGCTGTCACAAAAGAAATACGTGAAGCAATCGTAGAAGTTCTTCTTCGCCACAGAGTACTGCCTAAGAAAGAGGCAGAACAAAATTATAAATAGGGATCTATGTTGAATTATCAGGATAAGGGGCCAGATAAAATGACCTATGTTTGTATTAAGTGTGGTAGAAGATGGGTCCGAGGTGAAGAATCAGAAGAATTATCTGGTGGTTTATGTGACAAGTGCATTACTAAATATGTAAGAAAAAAACAAATAGAAAATGGATTTCATGATTGTTTTGCGAGAAACATAGAAGAGTGTACTGAGGACTGTAAATATTCTGAAATTTGTAATAATATTCTTTTGAATCAATAGTCGGGTAGTAGCGTAGTCTGGTTAGCGCACCTGCCTTGGGAGCAGGGGGTCGGCAGTTCAAATCTGTCCTACCCGACCATTCGAATTAAGGAGACTCGATGAATACCAACGAAGTAACTAAACTCTATGAAAAAGAGAGAAACTATCAACGGGATGCATTTGGTGAATATCAAAATAACCCTAGTCTCAACCTTGCAAGTTTCCTGGAATTTCTAGATGATTATATAAAAAGAGCAAAAGAAGAATATGTAACTAAATGGACTCCCGCCCTTCCACCATGGTTAAAGACCTGTAAAGAACAACAATTGCAGGGCAGTGCGCCAGTAAGGACTTATGAGCACATTGTAAAGATAATGACGTTGGCTGGTGCAGCATTAGAAGCTTATGCTGATATAAACATTGAAGAATGGAGAAGTGAAGGAGTAAAATCAAAATGGAGGGAACAGAACGAATTAATACACAAACCGACTCTCTAGGGCGGCCAATAAGAGAGGAAGAGAAAACCCAATTACCACAAGTTGGTACGAAATTTTTTATTGAAGGGATCGAATTTAAGGTTACATATGTGAACGAGGGTAAGAAACGGATTAGTGCCGTTCCTACCCAATGATCGAAAGGAGTCAAGGATGGGTGAAGAAGAGAGAGGGGACTTAACTAGTATGCTAGAGAGCTTCGAAACTGAAACGCCAGAGGAGCAATCTCTAGATTTAGAGAGTCAACCGACTCGACCTCAAGTTACTCCACCACAACAAACTCCTTCCCAAAGTGATCAGTTTAATATTAGAACTATGTGTCTTTATGATTGGTTTGAGGTGAATCATAAAATCCTGCCTGGTATTAGTCATACAAAAGTTTCTATTAAAGATGTAAATCCAAAGAGGTTTCTAATTTATAAATACCTTGATCCAGATGGTGAAACTGGTGAGTGGGCAATTGACCTGATAAAGAATGCTCATATATATCAGGTTCTAGATTTGCCTGGATATGCGATGATGGTTCTTACTAACGGATTTCTGATCATTTATCGTCAGGGGGACAAAGTTTTAAAAGCATATTGGACAAGGACTGGTTTGGTTATCGTTTTCTGTATCGAAATTGAAGGCACAATATTAGTTCCTTACGCAAGGGTTAAATTAAAGAAAAGAGGAAAGGGGATTAATATTCCTGAAGTTGACTCAACTAGTATTATCCAAAAGTTGACCAGACCTGCTGATATTGAAGCTGTAATATTACTTTATCCACAGTTCGAAAAATTTAGGGAAGGAGTAACTACAAATCAAGATGTTCTTGTATGGTTTACACAAAGACAGGCAGAGATGCGAGACACTACCCATCTTTTACAGATTGATAATGTCTTAATAAGTATCTTTGCATAGGAGGGTATTATGACAATTGATCTCAACGAATTTGCAAAAGAAATAACTTTAGTAGAGGGGAAGAAAGAATCAGTGAATATAGGTCAAGTGAAAGAGGTCTTGAGTATCACCCTCACAAAATTGGCAGCACTCTCACAAGAAGATTTAGAAGAGTTGCTGTCAAGATACAGATAGGCTACGGCCGTGTTGATCGACGCAACACGTTAAAAATATATCGTCGATGTTCTTTGAACTAGGGGTCGGGTGAGAAAAAGTTTCTATTTGTGGTAAGAAAAGATTAGGCGCGTATACACAAATAGAGATCTGCCTTATTTGAATTAATGGGTGAAGACAAAACTGAAGTAGCTGCATGAATATCTCACTCAACCCTTTCTATGGAAGCGGGGCGTTCCCATTGGAACTAGTTTGGCAGGATGTCCAACTAGGGGAACGCCCCATTTTTTTAGTTAGGAGGATTAAAGTGAGTGGAGTTGATCGTGTAGGTAATTGGGATAAATTTGCACAAGTGATGCATGATTATATTGGTTCGTTTACAACTGGCAAATATGGATCAGGGCAAACCGTTGATTTGATGCATTTCACTCCTCCTCATATTTCTATTTGGAATGTTCTCAAATATGCAATTCGTATATGGAATGGACGACCGAAACGTCATGATCTTCTAAAAGTTGCACACTATATTGAAATGGCATGGACATACTCAGAAGGAGATGTCAATAGTTGTATTTGCCCAGATCATGTGAAACAAGAATTTGAGGAGAAATTGCAAGGTTTGCCATTCAAAAAAGTTACTGTATATGAAGACGAGCAAGGAGGGTGGCATTGTCAAGGTGATGAAAAAATGTCCAAGTTAATTATTACAGCAAGAGAGAAGATGGTATGATAATTGAAGCTATTTTGAAAGAAAGATACGTTCCATGTAGAACCTGCTTAATATCTGTGACATGCTCTAAACTTTGTCCAATAGTAGATGAGATGTTAAAAGATGATATAAGGCCAATAATAAAAGAGATGGAAGCAGCAATAAGAGAGGGTAGACAATGGAAGACCCTTGCAAAACTTGTCTGATTAATTCAAACTGTTCAAATTGTTGTATTGAGTTAATAGAGTTTTATAATTACCTATCAGCAAAGACTAGAGCAAATCTTTTGGCAATTCCTGGTATAACTAAGAAGCACCTTGAAGAGTTTGAGAAGTTAGAAACACGGGGTGAAATGCTTGTAAAGTTCTGGAAGAACAGGGAAGGAATTAATGACTGATTATTTTTATGCAGACCCTCATTTTGGTAACGAGATGATCTTAATATATTGTAAGCGTCCATGGAGAAATGCAACTCACATGGATAGTGGTTTAATTAAGATTTATAATTCCATAATTACTGATAGTGATACAGTTCACATAGTTGGAGATCTTACCTTAAAAACTGCACGTCACAGAGGTTACATTCAAGGTATTGTTGATAGATTAAATGGAAGGAAAATTCTCATCCTTGGTAACCATGATGATCTCAAACCCTTTGTCTATGAGAAGATGGGTTTTCACTCTGTTCACACTCTTCTGGATTATAAACATGGGGATTTTGAGGCCACTCTCGTACATGATCCAAGGAGAGCAAAAGAGAATAGAAGTAGATTATATTTATGTGGTCATGTACATGATGATTATTTAACTACAAGAAATATATTGAACGTAGGAGTTGATGTCCATGAGTATAAACCAATCTCGCTTGAGAGGATCATGGAGATATCTGAGACTATGGGCTTCTTGGGTAAGGGATGATAAATATAATGTTAGACGAGATTTATATATGAATATATGGGGTGCTATTATATTACTTACCTGGGGTGGGTGGTTTGGATATTGTGCATTTATAAGAAATGGAGTTTATGTGTGGGAACTCCTATGCCAGTTTTTCTTGACAATAGTTGCCTTCGTATTCTTTTGGAAGGGATGGTAATATGGGTTTAGTAATGACAGATAAACAACCAAGTATAACTATGGATGAGTTGTGGGAAGCTAGTCCATGTAATTGGTGTTTGCTAAGGGAGATTTGTCATATATATTGCGCTGCCAAGGTAGATTGGTTGAGAATATTTCATGGTTTTGACACATTTCAGGAACTGCGAGAATTCTTTAGAATTTTCCCAACCGGAACTACAGCCACATCAACAGTATCGTATGGATGTGGTTCATCAACGAAAATAAGAAGGGACATAGATGACGACAGTAGTATCAGCAGCGAGCAAATGCGAGGGTTGCCTCGTAAGAGCAAATTGCTCAGAAGCTTGCGAAGAAGAATTAGTAAGGGGTTCAAAAGAATTTTGTGAAAGAAATAAATATATGCCTAGTGTTTCTGAAAAAGGGGAAATTCAGTTTGTATTTACTCACCTAGAAAGCGGGATACAAACATCCTATGTGTGGAACAAAATTAAAAATGAGATTGTAAAGTGGTTATAAATCAAGAGTGTAAACTCTACATCAAAAATGTTTTTCTCCATGATATTTCTGCATGCCATTATACCATCCTCGAAAGATTCGGTTTTGATTTATCAAAATTGGATTTAGAGGATAAGGAGCAGAGGAACATACAAATTGGGTTATGGATCAGAGATAATAAAGAGTTAGGAACGTTTCTGCGAGATATTACTACCTCAACAATTGATGAATACATACTCCTGAATGAAATCTCTGAGGAAAACATTATCGTCCGTCAGTATGACGGTTTTATAACCACTCAATCTCTAAGAAAGACAAAAAATTATATTCCTTTGCCACAAAGAGTAATATATGATTTTATCTTATTGTCTTTTGATAGAAAGAAATATATTGCTTATAGTATGGCAAAAGAAGAGTTAGCAATTAAAGGAGTACCTTACCGATATCCAGAGATGGATCGTGTTTATAAACTCCTAGCAAAGCAATTGACAAATCCAAAGTCAGAATTTCTTTTTGAGAAGATGCGTATGATATACGATGAGATAATGGAATCAAGAAATCCATTATTGTTTTGCATACCGTCTTCAGATGACAAATTTAATGTTTTTCTTAAAAGATATGGAGAAGTTGAAATATCAAAATCTACAACGAAATTACTTGATACAACAGACATAGATAGGATAAGATATTTTGATCATTATATATGGCCATTTATTGAATCAGTAATAGTTGAGTTTACAGAGGAGCATCATGAACGATTTGAGACGGAGGTACTTTACAGAAACAAATCAAGCTAATTGGATGAGTGAAGATACAATAGCTCACTGGGCAGCTTGGTATTGTGTAAATGTTAAAGATGATAATGAAGTAAGGGAATTAATTACTACACAGTTTGCCTGTTGGAAATACTTAAAAGAGAGAAAAACAAATGTTCAGGTTAGTAAAAGGATGGAACAAAGGGCGGCTGAGTTTGATGCATTTTTGGAAAAAGCTAAAAGAGAAGCAAGCGAGGAGGCGATTAATGCGTACCTCTCTCAAGCAAAGTATAATAAAAGATAGACTATGGTTAACACCAAAGAAAATCTCTCAATGGGCCTTCCAGCGTTGTGTAGATGGAGAAGATACTCCAGAGATGAGGGATTTAATAACTGACCCTCATTGGGCATATTTGTACTGTAAGAATGTTGCAAATAGACCTGAAGTTGCCATTAGGATTACTGACCCAGTGTGGGCAGGACCATACTTGAAGATACTTGAGCAACTCCCTGACCGTCTTCTTAAATCAAATGAGTGGAGAGAAGTTTACGCAGTTTTACTTTTATATGCTAGATGGTCTCCGCGTTATATGACTGATAGCTCTGATTCCGGTACAAAGTATTATTATGGAGGTTACTACAACTCATGTTCTTAAGTCCAACCTGGATTGATCCAGACGAAACATTTCGACATATATATAGTGAGTGTAGGGCGGGTCGAGTAGATGAAGAGCTAATATTAAATTTCTGCTCAAGCATGGAAAAACTGTACCCTGACACTCATAGATATCAATACCTATCATGTTACATAGAGAGTCCTAAGATAGCATGTGAGTATTGTACAGAAGTCAGAGATCTACCTTTTGTTAGAATGAAGATGAATAAAGACCCACGGTGGTGGAGAGTATATGATTACTTGAAACGGAGAAAGAGGAGGTCAGAAGTTGTGGATAGAGAAACATGAAATATCAGTATGGGCAATGTATAACTGCCTTATGAATGGGGCAGATGAAAAGGAGATGTTAGAATTAATGGTCCCTAGAGATAGAAAGAATTATGAGAAGATTAAAGGCAAAGGTTTAAAAGTGTGCTTTGATTTTAGGGGTACTCCACATTATTGTACTGAGTGCTTCTATAATAAAGTAAAGGGAGAATATCAATGTGTGATGAGCGATCAACGTCCACCAAGGAGACCGTAAAGAAAAGAGCAGCGATTTTGAATATAGCTGCTGGAAGGTTCCCGCCTTTGAATCTGGAAGAATTTGATCCATATCACCTTATTAATGTAGATTTAATGTACTCTCATGGCGTTGATAGTATGAAGATTATTGAGGAGGAGTTTTCGAGTTGGTCAATTACTGAGGGAAGAAGTGACGTAATCCCTTGTAAAATTAATATATGGAAATTTCTTGAAAGTTTCTCACAACGATTTGATCATATCTCAATTTATCGGTTTCTTGAGCATGTACCAAGAGCTAAAATGGATTATTTCATTTACCTTCTCTCGGGTGTTCTTAAGATTGGTGGTTATATTGATTGTATCGTCCCCAATTATGAGCGTCTCGCAGGTATGATCTTAAATGAACCCATGGTTAGTAAGGAGGACTGGGAAGCTCACGATATATTAGTAACCACTGAGTTATTGAATGAACCACCAGATTCTCACGCTAGTATCTGGACACCCGATAGAGCTAAATATTATTTTGAGAAAGAGAAAAGATTTAAGGTTGAAGGTATAGAGCCCATGTTCCGGTTTGATGGGCGGGAGGTATACATGAGATTTTTTGCTAGGAGGGTTGACTAATATCTAATAAAAGAAGGAGGATCAAATGCGAGTTAGAGTCAATGATTTGCTACCTAACCCTTTTAGAAATTTTGATGATTATCCCATAGATAGGGAAAAGGTGGAACAGTTGAAAGAGAATTTTATTGATGATAAATTCTGGGATAACTATATAATTGCTAGACCCAGCAAAGTAGAAGATGGAAAATACGAAATCTGTTTTGGACACCATAGATTACAAGCTCTTAGAGAGCTGGATGGAGATAGTGAAGTAGAAATTACGGTTGAAGAGATAAATGACAATCTTATGGTGGAGAGAATGATTAGAGAAAATATGGCAGGTTGGCAACAGAATATCAAAGTAGTTATCGAGTCTATAAAAATTGCTTACTACCATCTAAAGGGAGTTATAAAGCAGTGGTCAGATAAGCACGATCCAAATTTTGAGAAATTCTATAAAATGTTACCAGAAGGAAGACAAGAACATACTTTCACTCTTATGCAAAATAGTGGAGCACCGACTGCCGATTTTCTTCACAGATTTACTGGTACCTCAATGCCTAAAAGAATAGTTCAGAGTCTCATAAAAGGGATTAGGCGGGAAGAGGAAGGTTTTGATATAAAGACTCTGTCTAGACTTCCAACAATGAGTCATATTGAGTATTTTATAAATGCAGTAGACTCTCTTAATGTTCCTTCTGGAGTTTTAGAAGACCTGATTAGTTATTTAATTAGGGAAAAAGTTCCAACGATGGAGTATAGTTCCTTTCGTGATATAATTCTTCTACAATATGTAGAGACTATTAGAGATAAAGAATCTACAGATCATGATATATCACAAACTCAAGATATGACACAGGTTGTAGAAGATGAACAAGCGATTGTTGAGCAGGATGAAGATACTGAAGAGGAAGATAAGAGTGAGGGTGAAGAGGTAAGTGAAGAAGTAATTGAAACTTCTGAGGAGCAGGTAACTGAACAAGAAGCAGAGGCTGAGAGAAGAGAAGAGGAAGTGGTTGAGATTTTTCTATGTCCAGTTTGTAATACATCACGAGTTGCACAAGAAAATATTATATGTGGCGGTTGTGCTTGTATAAACTGTAAGAGAAATCCAAAAGGAGCAGATTCTCCATATTGTGCGAGTTGTATATGTATAGATTGTAAATCACAACCAATAGTGGATTTTAGAGAAAAACTTTGTACTTCATGTTCTCGCCGTCAACATACTCACAAAATAATTGATAAAGATTTAGAGTCTATAACTAATGCTATAGATAAGTGTAAAACCAGAATAGGGAGACATCGAGATATTATAGAGAAACTTCCTTCTGGTTCACTAATGTATTTTACTCACCGTCTAACTTTGTTACATACATCAAACCGTCAACTTTATAGTGAAATAAGTGAACTTATGGAAAATGTAGGTCTGGTGAGAGAAGAGGGGAGGTGAGATCCTAAAAGAAATTGAAATTTACTAGGTTTTGTTTTTCTGATTTTTTAGAAATCATTGAGAAGGAGAGAAAATATGAACCCTTTTGAAGATCCATTGCAAACTGTAGTAGATAGCTATGTCAGGAACTGGTTAGAAAGTAGTAATCACGATCTAACTATAGTTCCACCTCCAACTTTTCCAGTGCAGGTTGGTGAAGCACTATGGCAAAATGGCGTTGAGAGGGGTCTTCCGTCTTTCTTTAACCGGCAAGACCAGAAAGACTATTTTCTTCGTCAGGTTGAGTATTGTTGTAGTGTTACCCTCCGTAAACTTAGAATGGAAGGTTACGCAATTGATAGAGGAGAGGGTTATAGAACGGTTGGTATCCGACATAGTCGAGCGGCGGACCCATCTAAACTGGAGGATATCCAGAATAAAATGAGGGATAGACAGAAGAAATATGAATATAGAATATTTAGGGAGAATGAAGCTATATTTGGTAGCAACGGAGCTATCAGAATGAAAATAATAAAAGATGTTGAGTTTGTGAAGCAATTGAGGCCCCAAGATATGCAATCTTATGTTAATAATTTGATAACTACCCTACGGACTGAAAATTTACTAACATAGAAAATAAAGAGGAGGTAAAAGATGTGCCTCCTCTCTACCCTCTAGATACTTTGGTTAAATATTTGTTCTAGTTGTAGTATTACAACAATAACTATTACTATAGGAGGTAAAATTTGGCATTTTTAGATCGTGCGTTGGACATGGGATTAACTGTCCATAGTACAGGCGTGTATCAGTATTCAGATAGGTATAGTGAAGTAATGTATCAGCAGTTGAAAACAAATACTGAGGTTCAAGTACCCCTGCTCGCAATTTTCACACGTCCGCCTACTCGTGAGAATCAAGAAGCAGGGCAATGGGACTATGCCGGTTATGTTTCTGACGGATATCAATTCGTTGGTAATGAGATTGTTCTTTCGTCAATTAGAGAATCAGTTTCTGAAGTTGGATCTCCAATATTTACAGAGCATGTATTTATGAATTATCAGTATACGATGATGCTCGGGGAGATTCTAATACAAAATGTTACAAATTATCCCCAGGTGGGAGACATCTACCCTAACCTTATTGTTGCAAATAGTTATAATGGATCAAGAGCAGTTGAAGTTGCCTTTGGGATCTGCATCAATGAATCTGAAAACAATCCTCGTATAGGATTTGGTTTCCGACAAAAATTTGGTCAGATGAGGCAGGTTCACTATGAGCATTCAAGATCAAGGATGTCTACTGCTGTCGGGTCTTATATCGACGTATTCTCTCAGAATATCATTCACCTTATTGAGGCAAATTTCAATAGGAGAGTTTCTGAAGAGGATATGCTTACAGTCTTAGATGCAATTGAGAGTTCTGTTGGCAAGAGACGTAGAAATACTCTTTCAATGTATCTAGAGGAGATTGGTGCGAACAATGTTACTTCATGGAATCTTTTCCACTCTATTTGTAGATTCAGTTCAATTGAGAAAAACCTCAATGCAAGAATATTAATGGAAGATGTAGCGGAGAGTGTTCTAACCGTACCGGCACAAATGATGAATGCTGTTGCTACATTACAAGCGGCAAGGCAAGCTGCTTAGTTACAAATCCAAAAAAAATGGGCCTGGTGAAAGTCAGGTCTATTTTTTTGTCTTAATATTAGGAACAAATTTAAAAATCATATTGGAGTTTAAACATGCCAGATGAACCGGCGAAAAGACCATTTGTTCCATCTAGAAGTTACGATATTGAGATGATAATAAGAGATAAAGATTACTCGAATGATTTGAGTCGTGTGCGTATTGTCAACTCCTTGGATAATCCCTTTACCCAATTTATTTTAGATTTATTTGTTGATCCTCGAGACATTGTTCTAGATCATATCTATGGGCAAGATCCAATCAAATTGAAGATAAGATATATTGGTCAGACACAACCTGAAGTTCCAAAAGAACAGATACAGTATAATCTTATACATTTTAAATCTGGTTTCCCGCTACCTTTACAAAAATCAGCATCTCAGACAGATCAACCAGATAGAACTGCGATTAGTATAGTATGTATTCCTGAGAAGGAAATGTTTTCATTATCAACCCTTGTAAATAAAATATACTATGGAAAAACTTTGCAAGAAATATTAACAGATTTAGCTAATGATGCATACGCAGAACTCGAAATTGATACCGATGATTTAAATACAGAGATACTTGATCAGGTTGTCATTCCACCAATATCTCTGAATAGAGCCATTGGATATCTAGATAGTATATTTGGTTTTTATAAAGGTACAATGGGATGGACTATTTCAGAAAATAAAATAAAGATGTATAATCTAACCAAGAGGATGAATAAAGCCGATACGTTCATAATATACCAACTTGTTTCTGGGGATGATAATTCAGAGGTAATAGAAAAGTGTAATGATGGAAAGAGATTTTATACTTATGAGTTGATAAGAAGCGATTATAGTGCCAATACTAGATTTACTAATGAAGGAAAAACGATAAATCATATTGTGAAACCTAGAGATACTCTATATGGAAATGTTAATTTAGATCTGGAGAATGTATGCAAAACTTATGGTTTACTTTCAAAGAGAGATGCTACAATATTTTTCAATCCGGTATTAAATAGGACTAAATATCACGTTGACCATACTGGTTATGATACTAATGATACTTTTGCTATTTCTAGAGTTTCTGCACCAGTAAAGAATATGGCAACTATAAGGTTTAATATTGAAAGAAATCTTCGTATTCTAAATCTATCTAATGTTGGTCACCCAGTACAGTTAAGTGTCAATATTATGGAAAATAAAGATTTAAGTGGAAAGTACATTCTTAGGTCTACTGATTTACATTTTAATAGAGCAGGTGAGTGGCAGGCGGTTGCAACTGTCAGATTAATGAGAACTCATCAGAGTCTATAAAACCAAAAAGAATGGTGTTAGGAGGCCTACAGCCTCCACACCGAAATGAAAAAATACAACTTTTCGGTTAGGTTATTTGTTGTAAAACACACAAAGACATCGGAAAGTACTTTACCACCTCCTTTTCGTAAACCATGTCTGAGTCTGTGTCGTCAGGCGATTTCGCGCCTCCATTACCTATACTGCTGAGTTCTCCTTTCAAGCTACTCAACATTTCCACTTCCTCCTTTTTCGGATGTGGTTAACACTAGCGACCTCGTACCGTTGGCCACACAAAATGCAGTATAGTCCCTCAAGGGGAAGGGTGTGCTTCTCCAGACTCGGCGGTATCATTATGATACCTTTCTCACAAACAGGGCATGGTGTTGATTCCTCGTAAACAAAGTTTTCAAGTACCAACACTGGATTATGTGCGTTCTTTCCGCATTTGGTAATGTCATCTTTTTCAAGGGCAGGCCCCAGTTTGCATGCCAAGTTACTCAATGTTTCTACCTCTCTGTTGAAGTTTTTTCAACCCCCTTTCGGTAACATCATCTAAAGAAAAAAATGGTACGACCCTCAATTTTTTCTACCTTACCACCTCCTTTTATTGCCTCATTTGGGAGAGGGCAAAAGATCCCAACGAGGAACCTAAGATTAGTAAAACCAACATACTGACTGAAAAACATAAAAACCCTCTACTAGTAATTAATATATATAGAAAGTTTTTGCATTCCAAATTTTGAGAACAAATAATAAAGGTAGAGTACGACCATGTTAAGGAGTAAGGATGATAAGTGCAGAGAGACTTGAAGACCATGCTCAGAAATACGTAGTTGAATATTTGAAGTGTAAAAGAGACTTCATCTATTTCTGTAGGAAGTACGTAAAAATTGAACTACCTGGTGGAGATGTTCCGTTAATTCCCTACGGTGCTCAAGAAAAATTAGTAATGGAGATAATTCGAAATCACTTTGTTTTTGTATTGAAATCTAGACAAATAGGCATCTCAACAATAATTCAAGCACTAGTTTGTTGGTTAGTAACATTTTATAAGAACGTAGTAATTGGGGTAATTTCAAAGGACGCACCAGAGGCAACCGATTTTGCTCGTCACATTATGAGTATGATTGATAAGTTGCCTAGTTGGATGGCACCAAGATTTACTAAAAGAACAGAGAGGACGTTTATACTAAGCAATGGTTGCAAATGCTACGCATCGCCAGTTGCCCCGAACGCTCCTGAAAAAACTTTACGTGGTAAATCCGTCACTTTTCTTGTCATTGATGAGGCGGCCTTCATTAAATTTATCGACGAAGCGTGGACTGGAATGGTTCCTGCTTTATCTACGAATCAGAAAAATGCGAGGGAAAAGAAAGTCCCATTTGGAACAGTAATACTTTCTACTCCAAATAAAACTCAAGGAGTTGGAAAATGGTTTTATGAAAGATATCAAAAAGCAGTTAGCAGGGACGATATTTTCAAACCAGTAAAGATTCATTGGGGAGATATACCTCAATTAGCTAATGATCCAAGTTGGTATAAAACTCAGTGTGAACTTTGGGGCAATGATTTAAGAAAAATACAACAGGAGCTGGAGCTTAAGTTCATTGCGTCGACAGGTTCCTTCTTTGATGCTGAAACGATTGAGTTGCTACAAGATATAAATGCTGATCCTGTTGGAACTATGAAACTATACAATGGCGAGATTTGGAAATTCTCAGACCCTATCCCGGGTAGATATTATATTCTTGGTGTAGATACTGCTCCTGAGTTTGGAGATAATAAATCTGCTATTGAAGTTTTTGATTATGAAACTTTAGAGCAGGTTTGGGAATATCAAGGGAAGTGTTCAGTAACTGATTTCACAGAAGTTGTGAAAATGGCAGGCATTCAGTACCCCGGTTGCATGGTTATTGAAAATAATTCTTATGGTAATCAGGTTGCTGAAGCAATTAATAATACTGAACTATCTATAATGATGTATAAAGAAAAGAAAGGAAAAGATCAGATAGTTCCGGGTTTAAACACAAACTCTAGAACAAGACCTCTAATGATTGATGCTCTATATTCTTATGTAAGTGAATTTCCAGAGTGTATTAGATCAAAGAGGTTGATTCTTGAATTAATTGGTTTAATAAGCAAACCAAGTGGTCGAGTGGAGGCCGATACTGGTTGTAATGATGACTTGTCTCTTGCAGCAGCGTGCGCATATTATGTTCGTAAATATGATCCACCAATAATGATTGATATGCCACAGTTCAGAGAAGATTCATTAACAAGTATTATGGACCTTAACTTTCAAGATAATATTACTCCATTTAGGAATCAAGCTATCATAGATGATGTGAGAAAAAGGTTAGATGACGGAGAGGTTGATGATCCTTTTGTTGATATAGTTGGTACATATTTCGGCTAGGAGAGTAAAATATGAGTGATGTTATTCAACAAGAGTTCTTTGCACTTCCTGTAGCACCCAGAATGGTTGCGAAAATAGATGGTATTCCATTATATGGATCAAAATCTCTAAATTTTATGTTCTTATTATCTTTAGGAAAAGTTCAAAAGACAAAAGCAGTTAAAGAAGAACTAAAAGAATTAGTTGATAAACAGATAATCGTTCCTTGTTGGTTACAAAGGGGAGTTTTAAAAGTCAGAAAATTTATAATTAATGAGAAGGGAGCGATAAGACATATAGCAGGATTTTATGATCCACGGTCGAAGCGGGTCTATATTCTAATTGATAATCAGATAAACAAGTGGGGGTTTGCATCAAATAAAGTTCTCTCTGATCTGACAATGCATGAATGTATTCATATGTTTGCTGATAGAAAACCAACTAAATTTTTCTCTATATTCAATGATGATTTAAAGAAGTTTTATTATGAGTATTTTAATATTGTATTTGATCTTGGGAATAAACCAGTAAAAGAGATGGACAATATTGTAAGATTTATATTTATGGGTATCGAAAGGAAAGTTGCTTCTGGAGGGGGAATAACTAATTCTCTCTTGAAACGTTATCATACTTATCTAAATGAAAATCTTAGAAAGTATTCGAATTTGAAGGGTAAAGAATTCGAGAAAAGATTAAATGATTATATTGCTGTATTGAAATATTACTCAAAGGATATAACTATCTTCCTAAATATAAGGGATAAATATACTCATATTTTGGGTCCTCTTCAAGAAGCCTACAGGAAAACATTTGGAAGTACAACTGATACTATTCCAATTCAGGAATTGTTTTTGTGTTCTGAGGTTATAGCAGTATCAACTGAAATAAAGATAAGATCAAGTATTTATAAAGCATTTAAATAAGGAGATCTAAATGCCCGATGAGGAAATGAAATCTGGCGAGGAGTTAGCAAAAACTGCCGAAGAAGAATATGAAGAAAGGTTAAAGAACATCGGCGGAGTCAATGCCGCTGCTGCAAAAATGCAAGCGAGCATTGAGGAAAGAATTGACGAGATAAAAGGTATAGGTACTCAAGAAGGTATTGAGCAAGTTTCGAAAGCAACTAGTTCAGTACTTAGGAGCCTTAGTGCAGTTATTAGAGAAATTGCCGTAGGCACAAAGAGGATTACTATAGGAACTGCTCTAGCAACAAAAGAAGCTATTGGTCAATATGGAAAAGCGATAAGTGAAGATATAAGTTTCAATAAGCAAAACATTGTAGCAATGTCCCTTGCCAGAGCAACTCCATTATTTGGATATTTTGCATCCAAGTTTATGGAAACTGATGTATTTAAATCTGCTGCAGAAAAAATTAAATCTACCCTTAGTAATGCTATTTCTGCAGTTGGTGGAAAATTTAGAAATCTATTTACTGCAGGTTGGGAAAAAGTAAGAGGTTTGTTTGGTAAGGCTAAAAGAGCGGAAACTGAGGAAATTCCAAAACTCCAAGCGGGTGGTGTAATCGGTAAGGGGGGGTTAGCGGAAGTTCATAAAGCTGAAGTCATAATGCCAATTGAAAAATTGCTGCAAAAACTTGATGAACTAAAGAAACCTACTGAAGAAGCCGCTGAAGTTGCCGTTAAACCTATGAGGATGTTCAGTGCTCTAATATCTGGAATGTCAAGACGGCAACATATGATTGAGCAATATACCCTTCGACGAATCCCTGCTGAGAGAAGAAGTTTAATAAGATCTTTTATGGGTGCATATAGAGAGACTTTTGAAGAGCATACACTACCTCATCAAGAACAGATGGTTAGACTTACAAGGCGATTAGTTTTTAGCCTTATTGGACTTGGCAATAGGTTTAGAATTGCTTTCTCAACTATGCTTTATGAGCATCCGCTTCTAAGAAACCTTTTCTGGAGTATAGGTGAATTCTCAAAGGCCCTTACCGCACCTTTTAGATTTCTTATTAAGGCAAGAGGAGGGTATGAAGCTGATCTTCCAACTTCGAGAAATCCATTCGAAAATTTGGTACAGACTTCTGGTCTCATCTATACTGGAATGATGTATCAATTTGATAAGATAGTTGGTCATGCTCGGGCACAAAGTGAATATCTAAGAGATATTTCTGGTGCTTTTACTGGTAAGGGTTATGAACAAGTTCAAGAGGTAGAGAGACAACGCTGGTCCATTTTAAGAAAATCTTTGAGAGCAGTTTCTTGGCCAATTGAATGGTTAACAAAGAAAGCAAGAGGAGAAGAAGAAGCTTTATTTTGGACAAAACCAAGGACATTTAAGAGTCTTATGGTTGATGCTTGGAGGACAGTTTTTCCTGAAGAAGAAAAGAAAGCAGTTCTACCAACTGGAACTATGCAGAAATTAGATTTTGTCCTACAAGCAATAATAGATAGGATTAAACCACAAGAAGATAGAGAAATATCAATTCTGAAGCAATTAGAATATCAAACTGATGCTATAGAGGACCAACGACCTTGGTGGAAAAAATTACTCTCAAAGACTGAAGATATAAAAGATGCGACTCAACGAACTGCTCGAAGAATTAGAAGTATGGCTAGAAGTGCACTAAGATGGATTGTAATGGCTATTGGTTTTGTTAAGAACCTTATTGGCGGTATAGGAGGTATGGCGGCGAGATTCCTTTCGGGTACTGTACTGCCTGTAATAACAAGGACTCTACCTGCTTTGTTAAGACCACTACTTAGTCCAGCTGTCTTGGGACCTATACTCGCTGGTGCTGGTGGTTTTGCTATTGGTAGTTTAATAAATAAGTACATAGTTGATCCGTGGATGGAGAAGAGATCAAGGGAACTACAAGCTAAAGTTGCAAAGAATTGGGAGACTGTTGAAGCAGGAATGAGAGCAAGGCGGGAAGCTGCTGCTGGTCGTGGAAGGGAAAGAGTTGAAGCAGTACATGCTGCTAGAATTGCTACAACGGTTGGTGGAAGAGCTGAAGAATTAAGAGAGAGATATTATGTTGGTGGCATGGGCGGTAGTGAGACTTATTTGGCCATACAGGCTGCTCAACAGAAATATATGGAAGAACATATTGGCGAGTATATACCATATGGTTTTGATCAAGTTCAAATGGCCAGAATTGAGTTTGCTAAAGTAGCTGGGAAGAAAATGCCATTTGCTGACCCAGAAAAATATGGTGTTGAAAGAGAAAAGAGATTTTTAACTTTTCTTAAATCTCAATATAAACCCGTTGGACTCGAAGCTCTTGCTAGGACTGTTAAGAGTAGAGACCTTCTAGATAAAGCTGCCATAGCTGGTGGAGTTGCTATGGAGAAAGCTAGGGGAGTTGTTACTGATAGAATGGCCCTTGCTCGTGGCGCAGCTATGGACTTTATTATGCAGACTGAACCAATAGTTGAGGCGGGCAAGAAATCAGTTGAGGAGATGGCTAAGAGAGGTCAAGAGCAAACAGTTGCGGTGGTTTCTGAATTAACCAACACGATACAAAACAATACCCAAAATGTTGTCTCACAAATGGGTGGTCAACAGCAGACAGGTGATTTTGATCCACAACTAGATAGAACTCTTATGGGTGCTATCTAAATAGAGTGTTGTGGCTATAGGAGGATTTAGATGGCAGAGAGAGATCTGATAACCCTAGATCCAATTTGGGGTTTACCGCCAAGGACTTTTGTTAGTAATAATATGATTATTAATACAATGCCTATCGCAAATATAACTCCAGCTGTTCCGCAATTCTCTTTGGGTTTAGGACTATATACAACTAGAAAAGCATGGACAGAGTACAATAAACTTTTGAATTATCATGGTTTCAAACTTCAAAGTGATAATATTAAAGTAGCATTTCTTGCTGAGAATTTCCCAACAGACAATTTTCAAAATGAGTATGGAGAGAGTTTCATAAATAAAATTACTGATATTGCTAGTCAGGGTGCAGGCGAAATCGCTCAAGTAATGGGTCAGCGAACAGCTCTTGGTGGAATTGGTGCTTCTGGAAGATTACTTAGTGCCGTTGGCGAGAAATTAGGTGGTGGAGCAGGTACACTTTTACAGCAACTTGGTGGAGGTGTTGCTAAGGGTGCTACAGAAACTAGAAGAGCACTATCAGAACTCAGAGGTCAAAGGGGTCTTGGTGCTGGCGCAGCAAGAACTATAGATATCATTAATAAAATGCTAGCTGGTGCTAGAGTTGATTTTCCACAAGTGTGGAAAAACAGCGGTTTCACACCTTCATATCAATTAACAATAAGACTCTACAATCCTAAACCTGGAAATAAAACCTCTACTCAAAAATATATTATCGGTCCAATGGTTGCTCTTCTACTTTTGGCAACCCCACAAACTTCGGACGGAGATACTTATAATTGGCCTTTCTTACAACACATTGAATGTCCAGGTATCTTTAATTTAACCCCCTCCTTTATTGGAAGTGTCGCAGTTATTAAGGGCGGAGATCAGCAGTCAATTTCATATAACCAGCGAATGGGAATTATGGATATTAGGTTGGATATTGGAAGTTTATACAATAGTATGGTTGCTGGTCGAGTAAACCTCTCAAATAAAAGTCGCCCCACATTGAAAAATTATGCAGAGGTTCTAGCATTGGAAGGGCCTCATGAAGACGTCTATGTAGATCCAGAGGGATATACTCCTAGTCCACCCGTAACAAGACCTATTACTCAACAACAAGCTCCTACTCGATCTGATCCTACTACTCAAGTCTCACCAAGGGTACAACAGGCAGCAAGAAATACTTATGATGATTTAGTTTCTAGGGCGAGAAGATTTCTGGGGTTCTAGCAGACAGAATTTCTTAGAACCATTGTGATATAATAGGCAAGATATAAGTTGATAACAAATTTGGTTTGGGTAGTGAATCTGTCATATCTATCTACATAATCCAAATCAACAGCCACCTTCATTAAAGTATCACCAACTACCTGCTTGAAACTTACACGATTCCCAAGTCTTTTAATGGCCATCAATTTCTTTACGTAATCATAATAATCCTTACCACAGATTTGTTTTACACTCGTCACATTTTTTAGAAAGAGATGTAATATCATCTTAATATCATCTGAATATTTCAAATCAGCTATAGTATTCGCAATTTGCTGGGCAAGCACAGCACTTATCTTCGTTAATTTCTTAGCTTCGTCAATTGCTTTTTTATCTACTTCTTTGTAGACTGTTATTTTCTTAACAATTTGATCAATTACCCGACTAGCTTTTTCCACTTTCTGCAATTCAGCAGGATCTTCCATACCTTCTTCAGGTTCATAAGGTTTCTTTATTGCAACCCCTTCTTTTGCAGCACGATAATATAACTCAGCAAAACTCTTTATACTTTGCGAAATTCTGTGACGATAGACTAATATAAAATCAGCTATTTTATCTGGATCTGCTGCTTGAATAGATGGAGTGTGTCTCTTAACCATCTCTCTAGATAAAAACATTATAGCATTTGGAATTGTCTTTTCACGAGCAAATAGGTGAGTTTTTGTTAGATGTTCAAGGGCATATTTAAAGACCTCAGGATTACAATATGGAATTTGCTTATGCATTAAATTTGAATAGTATCTTATACCCATATAATTTATTGTTGCTTGATATAAAACCCTATCCCTCTTTCTCAAGGCAACAAACATAGTAAAGATGAGTAAATTAGTTTGGAGTTCTCTAACCAGTAAACCAGCCTTTGGACCTATTTCCTTATAGAACCTATTACGAAATTCCTTTATGTCTTTTTCCTTCAATCCAACCATGTTGAGTATTTCATAGAAATGTTTTTTCACCGGGGGGTAGTAACATGGTTCTACCAACTTACTCAACTCTTCTCCGGCAGTACGAAGCATATATCTCCTCAGTCTGGAGATATCAATTTTTGATTGCTTATATAGTTCTTCCATATTCTCCTAACCGTATATAGCTATTGAAATATCATCTTCAGTAAAGAAAATATATTCTGGACCATACTCAAGTAATTCTTGTTGTGTAAAATCTTTATAAGGATCAAACTCAAAAAAGATATTTGATTCTGGTTTAAGTAAATGAACGTGATCTACTCCCTCAACTTCTTGCACCACATCTATAATCTCAGACCTATAAATTGTTGCATTAACTCCAAATCTTTCACTAAACTCTTCAAGCAACGCATCTTTGATGTCGTTCGATAATTTCACTGCTGAATCTGGGTAAAGTGGATCTCTGTGTACCTCCATCTCGATTTGTAAAGGAATTTCATATATTGGAGCAACCCAACCACCACGTCCTGTATAAATATACTTTAAACCTTTATTTGTCACATATACTATATCGTCTGTAACAGGTTCAATAAAGATCCATGTGACAGCAGTAGCATCTGTACATTCAGCTATATTATTTTGCTGACCTTCCCATGCTCCACCTTCTAAACCACTAACAATATACCTATCTCCACGTGACGGCGCAACGGGCACATCCTTCAATCCAATATCAATAACTGGAGACTTGGATACTGTATTTCGTTGCATACCACTCATTACTCCAGTTGTATGTGCAAATTTAACATTTGTGAAGTCCGTCAACATTCTGTAATTTTCAAATTCCATTGTAGCTAACATATTCTGTAAAACTACTAATTCAAAATTTCCTTGATCAATTGAGTCATAGTATTCTGCTTGAATAACTGGAACATCATAGATTACAATTTGAGTTGGTGAAGTAGCATCATTTGCTGTTAGGTTCGAGATCATAAAATCGTCTAATGATTGTCTAAAAACAAACTCATTTTCATATCTTGCAAATGTCTCAGTTACTGTACTAAGAGTAAATTGTAGAGTTAAAGTATCTTCTGGAAGATCAGTATATGGATCAACAATAAGTTCATAGTATTGATTAAGAGAATCATTTACCATCGCATAAGTTGCATCATTCTGAATAATCTTCATTTCGCAGGATGTTGTAGCATAATCAAGTTCAGTTGTTGAGTATAGAAGTCTAAAGATTGCTTGGCTACCAGACCTTTGGACAGATAATGTTGTTGCAATTAAATTATAATCTACACCATAACCAGTTACTAGTAATGGGTTCTGTGTTATCTGATACATAATATAATGATAATACGCGGTTTTATTATAGATATTATCAGTAGTTATATCGAATAGGGTATAATAGTCTACTCCATCAATATTTACAACAGAACCCCTCTCTAAATAATATGTAGTTATGGGAGCAGTTGAGTCAATAGTTATCCAGGCATTTCTCATTGGAACAAGTTGCTCAAGAACAGTTTGAGGAGAATCTTCTGTCTCACCATTTTCTGTCCCATATAGGAGAGTAGTAAATAGCATTATTTCGTTAACTTTAATATCAGACCTCTTTAATATTGCTAAGGAATTGGGCGCGATTGGAGAAACTGCATCTTCATCAGTGCTTGTGAGAACAACATCAGTATTGGTGTAGTCATTATATGTTACAAGTCTCCCAAGAGCTGTTAGGTTAGCAATAGCATTGCTTCTAATTTCTTCTGTATCTTCTTCATCTTCCCCATTTATAGCTGGAGAAGGATTTGTAACTGTATAATTGACTATTTGTTGTACACCTGAATCGGTTATATTATAAATCCTTTGACCAGATTTTATTGATCCGGCTATGACATTTCCATCTGCACCTTCAGTTTCTCGTACAGTAACTCTAATAGTAGATCCCGGTTCTGGCTGTACTCCCATTAAACCATTTCCGAAATATAACCTTCTACCAAACCCAGTCCTTCTAGAAACGTACCCCTTATCTATTGATGACATTAAATATATACTTTCAAACTCAGTCCATAAATCAAACCCGGAACTGCCTGGTTCTCTTACCTCTACAACCTGCCCAGCAACTTTTCCTTCAACAGGTACGTCAATTGTCGAGAATTGGTAGGTTTTCAAATCTTCATCAACTTGAAACTCTTGAACTACATCCTTGTACTGTCTAAGAGGAAGTACAAAACTAAAGTTAAAATTTGCAGTTGTATCAACATCAACTGGAAGATTATAGATATCAGTTCCTTCTGTTACTTTTACACCGGCAAACTGATTATTTAATACAGTAATATCTGTTCTATAATATGTAAGAAATTCTGTTTGCTGCGCTTTAAATACAAAACCTTCTGGAATTGTGAATGTAGTATTAGCATCTGGAAAACCAAAGGGTATTGTAATTAAAACATTAGCGGTTGCATATTGAGCTTCTTTCGTATTATAACCAAGAAATGCTGAAAGATTGAAGATGGATTCATCTAGCTGAGCGGTAGTTAAGAAGAACTCTTTATATGCGGAGATCTGGTAAAACATTATATTACCAGTTAATGTGGACATTATATTTATGATGAAAGAAAGGAATGAGGATTTGGTCAGATCAACATTTTCTAACTCAAGGTATGTCTTTAAGTGGTTTGCAATTTGATTTCTTGTGTTATCTCTCGAAAGGTATACCTGACTAGAAACTGAACTTTGTGCTGAACCAATAGAAGAAACCGTATTATTAGCCATATTTAATTTATCCCCTTAGCAGTCTCCTGGATTCTCTCCATCTCCAACAAAATAGAATCCACTATTTTCATCAAAAAGACTTTTTAACCTTTCTCTAAGTGATTCATTTTTTGTAAGCATCTTTGTCAAAAAAGCTGCATCAGAAATTTCGTAAATTTTTTTCGTATACTCAAAGAATGCAAAGGTTCGAGAAACTTGTTGGTCAGCATTCGCAGTTGTTTCGCTTTCTCTAACTTCGATTTTCAGTTTCCAATATCTTCTGTCTGTATTAGCTGATATTTCAGCATTTGTGACTATAAAAAGAGGGTAGATGTCGTTAGTCGGCCTTAGGAATTCCTGCTCAAATTTAACCAAATCACCAGGATACGGTTGAATATTATAAGTGCTTGGAATTGTAATAAATGTTTCCCCTTCCTTTATATAACCTATATCTTCACCAGAAAATGCTGTCGAAACTTCATCTATCCAGTATATTGGAAGGAGAAGATATTTGTCCCACCTCATTCCAGTTAAATCACCAATTCTCTCATAAGAACCACCGAAGACATATTCATCTTCCCAAATTGTAGTTTCTTTATTTATATTATAATAAGTTATAAGGAATCTGGGGGCATGCTTACTATAGACATCATATACAAGTTTCTGGTACTCATGAATATAGTCATATATTCTTTGATAATTTTGTAGATAGTCTGTCATTATGCCCTCGGCATCCCGACTTTTGGTCGTCTGAGAAACGCCATCTTTTTCATTGCTACCATCTTCATCTGATTAGTTCTTACTTTATCAGTGAAGAGATCAATATCTCCTTTGAATAGAAATATCTTCCTGCCCATTTCTTTAGTTAAATGGTCAGCGTAAATTACTTGGATATCAGATTTGATAAATTCACCCTTCTTCAGAAGTTTTATTGTGTAATCTAGTTCTCCAGTGTCTGCCACATTAACTGGAAGGTCTTCAATCAGTTCATAATTCTTTCCCAATTCTGCACCAATCCCATCCATAAAAGGTTTCATTTTAGACATTTCGGCCATTGATATAGTCATGAAAGTGAGAGCACCATCATACTCCTCGCCTGGTGCTGTCATCCTTCCAACTATGACACCATAAGTAAAATATTGACTGGCAGGAATTGCAGGAAGAGAAAACATTTGAGTATTACCTTTATGCTTCTTTCTAAACAATCCCTTATAATTTTTATAGACTGCGTAATATAGTCTCATTATTCAATCCCAGTAATGTTAAAGTAAAGAGATTCGTCAACCTCAAATGAAACACCACCTCTTTCGCCTTCATAATCAACAACTATGCTAACTGTAAAACCTTTTCTATTTGTAAGATATTCAATGTCGAGGCTAACGATTTCAGCACGATCATCATACCTTTTTAATTTATAAAGAATTTCATCTTGAATTGCATCTTTTGTATCATCATCTTGAGGGTCAAATACATATTTATATAAATCACTACCAAACTCAGGGTCATATGTATATGTCCTAGTTGGAGTGAGTAATATATTATTCCAAGAAGTTAAGATAGTCTGTAAATTTTCAACTCTATAGAAGTCACCATATGGAGCTATCTTAGCTGTGAAATCTGCAATCTTCCCACTTGAACCAATTACAGACTTTCTAAACTTCTCCATTAATGTGGACATTTAATTTCCTTCTACCTCAATTTTTTGGATTCTTCTCGTACTAACTTCCTCTTTTCATCCTCCAAGTCAGTCTTCCACTTGAGGTAATCAAAAAATCTTTTTAGGGGCATGGCAGCGATTTCGGAGTATGACATGCCGCTCATTTCTATGCAGGCAAAAATATTATCAGCTAAAAGTTTACGATACTCTGTAATTTGATCATGCTCCGAATACCATCCGAAAAAAGTTGTCAACTAAATCAATATCAACTTCATCATCTTGGCCACAGAATGTACAGTGAGTTCTCATTTTTAGATCAAGTCCATATTTTCCAAACTCTTCCATATATCTATCATGTATTTCTCTTTTGTCTTTTGCAGGAAGACTTAAATATGCATCTCTTATATCCTGAGGTTCTCTGTATACTTTAGGTTCTTTAGCCTCTGGAATGTCCTGCTCAAAGGCATCAAGAATTAGGAGTTCAGTAATTGTATCAACACTAACTCCAGCAAGTTGCTTCATCAGAGTTTCCTCGTCAATCAATTTTGGCTGTTTAATTACCGCGAAAACACCCTTTGTAACTGGAAGCGGAACTCTGACCTTTTTAGCTAATATATCGTTATTTGGATAAAGGTTAATGTTGAATGTACTTGATGCTTTGATTGTTACTGGGTACATCTTCCTACAAGCAAGGCATCTAATATCATAATTTCTTATTTCTTCATAAGTAATATGATAGAGACCGTAAAGAATTGCGTCCCTATCTTTTAGAGTTACGTTTTGGAGAAATGATTTGTAGTCACTAATTGTTTCCGGTTTCTTAACAATTGCATCAAAAAGACATCTATTCAGGTGCTCTGTAACTTTCTGTGGTGTGATTAGACTTCCTTTTAATCTTTCTTCTTCGGAAACATTCAGTGATCTCACATGAAAAGACATTTTCGTCTGAGGTGTGATAACCTCGTATTCAGGATACGACACACCAAATCCTTGAAATGGCATACTTCGATCTCCTTTCTTAATCTCTATAGACTATTTGATTTTTGCTAACTTGCCTTTTAGTTTTGTGAGTTTTCCAGCGATTGCTTTGGAACACTTTTGTGGATCTTTTGAATCAGCACATCCTCTAAGTCCTGCTTGAAGATCCGCAATTTGTGCCTGAAGTGCTTTTGACCTAGCTTCTTTCATACAGGCGGTCTTCTCTGCGCCAGATTTACCAGCACACATTTTTGCCCACTTAGAGAAGAATCGCTTATAAGTCTTAACAGCACCCCACGCCAATAGAGCAGCAAGAGCAGCACCAGCTAAAACAACACCAGCCCCACCAGCTACACCAGCTGCTGTACCTTTAAGACCAGCAGCTTTTGCAATACCAGCAGCTCCAGTTTTTGTTCCAATTGCTTGCAAAGCAGCAGTACCCTTTGCAACTGCACCAGCAGCAGCGGTTCCTACTGCTTCTTTCCCTTTCTTCATTACTTGGGAAAGGTGATATCTGAGTTGACCTTGCTTGGCTGTTAGATCTTTGAGTTTGGACTGGGTAGATGCGAGTTCACCTTTAATAGCTTTCATCTTTTGATTTGATTTCTGTAGCGCTTTTGTTGCTAGATCTGCTCTTTCTGTCTCGCCTGCGGTCATATATTTCTTTATAGCCTGTCTTTTCTTATCTATATCGGCCGCAAGATCGTTCATCTTTCCCTTATGCGCATCAAGAAGTTTCTTTCCCTTCTCAATAGCAACATTTGCTGCGGCCATCGCCTTCTTAGTCGCCTCTGCTCCCATTTGTGCAATTTTTTCTTTGCCGGGAATGGCTACATCTGCAGCGGTAAATGGATCTTCTGCACCTTGCTCTAGTAGTCTGCTATAGTGTCCCTCAAGTCTTTGCCAGAAAGCTAATCTGTCAAATGCAAATTGAGTTTTTGCTGAGTGTTCCATTATCGGTAATGCAGTGGAGATTCCAAAGGGAGTGACTGTATCTACAGTTGAGACAAACTCTGTTACAACATCCTCTTTTAGAATATCACACATTTCATGGTAGTTACCTAACATGGCATCTTTTAGTTGATCAAAGAGAAACATCTCGTCAAAAACATCATATTTAACATCCGATGCTGGGAATTCCTCATGGACAAGAGCATAAAGAACCTCGTAGTCTGACGCTTCGTTCATAATATGATTTACGAGACTCTCTTTCTCTTTAATGCTACTTGACTCCACTAGGTTAGCAAGTGTTTCTCTTGCAGTCCCAAGGAAGAGTATAGAGTTTTGAACGTTTACTTTTTCAGTGAACATAACTTCCTCCTAAATTAAACTTATGTTGATTGTCTCTCACCATATCCTTCAACAGTAATCCTGCTTTGAGTGATAGCTGGAATAAACGTGTCTACTATTTTTGATTTAACCCACGGTTCATGCCATTGGTAATCAACATTAAATTCAATCTCAACTTCAAGTTTTCCAACGGTTTCAACATCACTGGTATATAAATCTTGTGGATCCTTTGCTGGGAAACATCCATCAAAGCATGCAAAATATTCAACTGTCTGGGCATCCGGGGCCGTGGTCCAATAGTAAATAAGAGAACCATAAGTGGCCTTAGTGTAACCAGAACCATCATCACCGTCTTCTAGTTCGGTAACACCCGTCCTATAATCGCGGATCAGTTTAGTCCAACCATGAAAAATATCAAGGATTGGAGTTTTGTTGAACTCTAGGAACTTAATTGAAACAGTGTTGCCATAGTCGATGTTCCCAGGAACTGCCCATTTAACTCCGCCTAGTCCGGTAAACTCGACTTTAGCTAAAGTTCCACCTGGAGGAGTAACCGATAGACATGAGGCAGCTAGTACATACCTAATATCATTTAGGTTCTCCAGTCCACTATTCATTTGTCTTGTATAGTTTGGGAGTGTGGCCGGAAGTTTATCAAACCAGATAAAATGGTAACCGGTAACGTATGGGTCAGCAACACCAACTGTCGTCCCGCCAAACCGTCTGGTGAGTATATTCTGGCCTAACTCTGCGAACGAGTATTTCATAAAAATCCTCCTTAATTGGCCTGTATCATTGATTCTAATTGTTTTATTACCTGTAAAGTCGCAGCCCAGTTGCCTTCAAATCTGACTGCTCTATCGTCAATATAAAATTCGGCTGGTAATTTTTCAGATGTTATCATATCGAATGGAATATCATGTTTGATAAGCCACTCATTCACCATTCTTTCTTGTTCTCTCCAGTCGGGCTTAGACTTTCCTGTCCTTGCCGAAAAAATTACAATTTGATATCCCCTTTCTTTCAATTCTGTCATTGCCTCTCGTGCTCCCGGTATTGGAGGATCATAAACTGTCCCGTCCGACCAACCTTCAGAATATCGGTGTAGTGTTCTATCAAGGTCAACCAATATCTTCTTACCATTCATATTAACCTGCTCATTGGGATAGGGAACACGAAGAACTTTTTTCTTTTTGTGAGGCCAGTCGATAGGAAAAATAGATTCGTACTCTTTAATTTTTGATACTATTTTGGTTAAAACCTTTTGCTCATATTTACTTCCAACATCCTCAATATTTGCTAGCGTTAAACCACACGATGTACACTTCATAGTTGAACAAAGTATATCATTCTGTCGTTTAACTGGTTTTCCAAATAACTCACATGTCTTGTTCTCACAAGCACATGCTTCAGTCCTACCTGCACCAGCTCTCGGTCCACCAGAAGTTAATTGCTCTACTATCTTGCTTAATTTCATTCGCGCTATCTCCATGGATAGTTGGCATTTATAATTTGTTCTTTATACCAGAATAAATTGGATGGGAGGATTCATTAATAAGATGAATAACTATATATATTAATTTTAAAGTAATGTGGTTGTGTCTTTTTAATTAGTTTTTCAATTTCCCGGCTCCTGGACCTCCAAAACATGGCCCTAGACCCAAAAGCAAGAAGAGTAAAGAGGTCTAATGCTGTAGGCGACGGCATGGACTTCAGTATAACCTCCTTGTCTAGAAGCCGGGAATTTTTTTAGTAATTTTGGAACAAAAAACTGATAGGAGATTTAAAATGAATGATGTTAATAATATTTTTCCTGAGGTTCCTCAGAAAGCAGTTGAGAAATTGTGTGAGATTCTAATTAGCAAAAATCTAGCAGATACGGAGGAATTACGAATTGTAGCAAAGAAACAAATTATTGAAAGTGTATTATTTCTTCAAGAACTTGGGGCCACAATAAATTGGTAGCGAGAAAGGAGGTATGCCGAGGGGAGGTACTAAAATGCCAAATTTTGATATTATGTTACTTGTTAGATTCTTCCTTCTCCTAATGATAGTGTCTGGATTTTGGTTTGGTCTTTATCTAATTATTAGAGCATATAAAAAAACACTTAAGCGGGTTGCATATTTCATTGGTTTCATTTTTGTTTCAATTTCAACGGCATTGTTACTCATATTAACCATACCTAGATTTTAGGAGGGAAGATGGTCGCACGAATGGTCGGAATGAAAAAGATCGTTGAGACGGATCGCTATGTGATTATTTTTAATGTGGCAAATGGCAAAGAGATCATTTTTGGAAAACATGGTTTTCCTGATCCATTCATGCTTGACTACCCAAATTTAATTGATATTGGGATTATGGGCCATTGTCCTAATGAGTGTAAGTTTTGTTATCAAGGTAGTCAAAAACAACCAAATATGAAGTTAGAAGATTTTAAGAGGATAATAAATGAATCTAAAACCTTCACAAATCAAGTGGCCTTAGGAGGAAGGGGGGATCCAAATTTACACGAAAACTTTGGAGAGATTGTTGGTTATGCTCGGGAAAATATCGTAGTCCCCAATTACACAACATCAGGTCTAGGTCTGACAAGCAAACACATCGAGATATCAAAGATGTGTGGGGCCGTTGCAGTATCGGACTATGGTCAAGACTTCACATTTGGAGCTTTACAAAAACTCATGGATTCTGATATAAAGACAAATCTACATTTTCTATTGTCTAAAAAATCCTTGGAAAAAGCAGTAAATATTCTCAAAGGTGAAGATGTTTGGAGCGGAAAGATTGATCTAGATCAATTAAATGCTGTCATTTTCCTATTGTTCAAACCGCAGGGCAGAGGAAAAGATTTGAAGAATTGGAGTCTAACAAACGGTGAGTTGAAAGAGTTTGTTGATCTAAGGTTGGCAGGTAAAACAAAATTCAAAATAGGCATGGATTCATGTCTCGTTAATAGACTTGTGCAAATTACAAGTCTGACCAAGAGTGAGGAGATGTTCCTTGATACATGCGAGGCTGCTCGTATGTCATGCTATATAAGTCCGGATATGATGTTAGTTCCATGTTCATTTGCAGATCACAGCAGACGCGGTATTTCCCTGCGTAAAATGTCTATCAAAAGGGCATGGAATAATAGTCGTGGTTTTGTATCAACTAGGTTGACACTAAAACAAAATAGAGAAAAGTGTCCATTTGGATTCTAAGGAGTTGGCAATGGAGCCAAGGATAATGCATGAAACCATCACTGATGAAGTTATCTGCCTAATGACTAACAGAGGAGCAATTTGCGAGTTATCAGCATTTGGAATGCAAAAACACAAAGAATTTCTATCAGGTTATAATATAGAATGTTCACATCCTTTGTTCTTCTTTCATAGAATAAAGTCGATGGAAGAAGGGAAGGGTCATGGTACAGTCTTAATGAAGCGTTTGGTTGAACTTTGTGATGAGAAGGGTATCGCAATTATCAACCCAATAAATCCGTATGGAAGAATGAATTTAGAAGAGTTGAAAGTGTGGTTTGGAAAATACGGGTTTATCGAAGTAACTGAATCTGTAGTTATTAGATTTCCAAAGGAGAAAGAGTGAAGGTTAAATCTGACTTTGTAACTAACAGTTCTTCTACTTGTTATGTCGTTATGATTCCATCAGAATTTAAATTACAAGATCATCTATCAATGTTAGAAAAGGGAGGAATCTTTAATCGTTTCGAGAGCTATATGGAATTCAGTGATGATGGAATGCAAGTCAATATGATAGAGAATTTTTTCGACAAACTCCTTGAAGAGGGAAACATAATTGAAAACCTTTTGTTTGATAGCAGTCGATTATATATGTGGATTGTAATAGATATCTGCAGAGATCTCAACTTTATAATAGCAGATTACGATTTACCTTATGAAGGTAATAACCTCATAGTGAATATTGGATTAGCTGATATCTTTAATAGAATAAAGGAGATTGGAGGATTAATTGAAGATAAAACAAGACTTCGTGACAAACAGTAGCTCAACTGCTTTTGTAATCAACTGGAAAAAATACGAGAAAGATCCAGAAACCAAATTTACAAAAGAAGAGGCGATAGCTTATTTACAGTCGTATGGTAGGGAGTGGGATAGTGCAGATCATATTAGAGAAACAATACATAAATATATAGATGCTGCTGTCCATACTAAAGATCATGTACTCGCAAATGAATACCAGTCATTATTATATTCACACGTACTCCACTACGCTAAAGAATCAAATAGTAGATGGATTGTGTGGGTATTAAGAGATGAATCTCTCTCAGACATGGACCATGATATATTTCCTGCAAGTTATGGAGAGAATAGTTACTATGAGGAGTGTGGTCATGAGTTCCCTCACCTTTAAGGCCGATCTTCCAATTGAATTATTACTTCCAGACGGTTTCCCTTGTGTTGAGTGTATAGTTTTTCCTAATTGCTCAAGCATATGTGGTAAACTTGAAGTAAACCATGATAAACTTACTTATCTAATAATGGAGAAACAAATATGTCCAGATTGTGGAGGGAAACCAAGGCCAGCAAGATTTATGAGGAATGTGACAACCTTTAAATGTAAACGTTGTAGTCGTTTATTTACGAGAATTATCTCTGATAATGGTCAAGAATGGATGAGGTTTCATGAAGATAAAAAGTGATTTCGTAACCAATAGCAGCTCTGCGAGTTTCTATTTATTTCTAGAGATGACAGAGGATTTTACTCTTGATGATTTCTTTAATCTTTTCGGTGATTATATGAATAAGATGCAGAATGTATATAGTTATCGAGATGATTTTAAAAATCTCAGATTCTTTCAACCAACAATTACAATGCTTAATTCCAAAAATTTTAGGTTGGAGGATGGAACTTCAATGTTCAACGATTATAGTAATGTTCCGTATTACATGGGTCATATAATTATGGAACATATTAATGTAAGACCGGATATGACACATTTCTTCTTACAGAAGGTTAAGAGTATCAAATTTGAAGTAATATCCAACCAATAATGGGGGAAAAGTTGAAGATCAAATCAGATTTTGTAACAAATAGTTCCTCTATCAATTACATAGTTGTTTTACCTAACTGTTTTGATGTTAGGAATTTTCTTAGTATACGTGAACACGCTAATATTCTCGATAATTCACGAGTTCACATAGATGATGTTATCACGAGTTTTGATATGCTTTTAATGGATGGGAGTGTAAGTTCGGAGGACTTTTACGACTGCCCAGAGGTTTTTGATTATACTCTAAGGGTTCTTAACGAGTTAGGAGTAATTGTTGAAAGGATTGATACTCCTGCTGGTGCGCCATATATTATCTTAAATGTTGGTGCACACATTGATAAGATCAAAGAAAAATTAGCTAAATTTAGTGACAAACAGAAGGGAAGGATTTCAGATGCAGTACGACCATTGGAAGAAAGTTCTGAAAAAGCACTTCAGTCGGTGCAATCTTGAGATTGATGTTCGTAATGATAGGCAAGAGGCTGAGAGCGTTTGGAATAGGAGGATAAGAAGTTTTACTAGAGAGCCAGATCCAGATTTTGCATTTGATATTCTCCGTACTCGTAAGGGTGAGAAATTCATCCTTTTCATTGATAACCATGAGCGTATAAAGGTTCTTTCTTATCGACCTGAGACTCGTCATATTCTATTGGGAGTTGAAAATGAACCGGGTATTATTGATCGTCTCCTATGTGGTCATGACGAGAGAGAATATTTCATTGCAAATCTTCCAAGTGATGCTCGTGTAACTACAGTCGAGCAAGCTATTGATAGTCTAAAAAGAGACCCTGTCATAGAAGCAGAAAGGAGGGGAGAAAAGGTTTTAAGGCAGGGAGAGTGGTATTTTATCCCTCAACCAGATTTTGAGGAAGAAGGAAATCACATTCATACTAATGAACCTCTAGTTAGAATGGTTCGTGGTCGTATGGCAGGTAGACCGCATATAGCTTCTGAAGTCATAAGGACTGGTTCACGGACAACACTTGTTGGTACTGGTCGTTATGATAAAGAAGGTAATGAAATTATGCGAGAAATGTCCCGAGTTGAAAGTGTTTATGCAAGAGGGACAATCAGTCATCCAGATCACAAGACCCTTAAGTTACAAGGATGGCACCTGGTTGTAATGAACCGTGAGTTCGAGGGACGTTGGAGTGCAGGTGTAACCTTCCTTGATTAAATAGTTTATCCCCCCAGTCGCCACCTCACTAGCAGATATGGTGGTTGGCACGAAACTCCTCTGGCCACCTGCAATCCTGTGGTATAAGACTAGATTCTGACGTGCCGGAAAACCCTTTCGGAATGGTCTTTTATTTGGCTAAGGGATAGATATGGCCGGGGGTCCATGCCCTGACGAAAAAGGATTGTAACCCCCTATTTCTTCCCAAATATCAGAGGAGAGTGGGAAATGACAACTACTACAGTTCCAAATCTCAGAGGCATTACTCTTGAAGGCATCCCATTAGATCCCACAAACCTTGGAATTGAGTGTCCGGAAACTAGAGAGTCAATTCTTGAAGATCTAATTAAGATGTCTAAGTGTAAAAGAAAATTTGTAAAAATTAGAAATTCAGAAAGGAGGGGAAAACACGGACCAGTTAGACAATTTTCAAAAGATGAAATTAAACAAATTGAATTTGAGAGGATGTTAAAAATGGTGAAAAAAAGGAGATCGGATAGGACCATGGTGGCCTTAGCTTTCCTTTTTGATCAAACTTATGGAACCGAAAAATGGATAGGTACGGAGGAGTTATCTATTCACTTAGAAGTTCCAAAAACTACGTCATCGTCAGTAATGACTGCCATCGACAGAAAGATGGGGGATCTTCTTGAGAGAAAGTTTGATGAAAAGAAGATCTTACGGCGTGTGAAAGACGATATTCCATTTGACAACGCAAAAGAATTTGTTGAAGAGTATTATCGTCGAGATGAGAGGAAGAAAAAGAAAGTAAGGCCAGTCAAACCACGGATGAAACCAAAACCAACAAAAGTAACGAAACAACCCAGATCAAAAGATTTGATGCGTGGTGCTTTAATGTATCTCTACGCAAAAAGTAAGTTAGAAGGAGATGAGGCGTGGGCCGTGACTGAAGATGTAGCAGGCACTCTTGGAATATCTAAGCGTTCAGCATCTTCCCTACTCTCAAGAATTGATAATCGAATGAGAGATCTATTAGTTATTGAAAATATCGGGGTGGGAGGAGCAAGGAGACTGAGACGTAAAGTTGAGTTTGGAAAAGAGCTTTTCAGTTCTCCATCTGATTTTGCTGAAGAATTCTACACTCGTGGCCCAAAATTCGATAAACCAAAAGTTGAAGTTCCAAAGGTAGAACCGAAACCTGAGGAAGTGGTTGACGATACGGAACGGAAACTAAAAGAATTAGAAGCAGAAGTTAAGAAGGGAGTCGAAGATGTAGCTGAAGGAATAACTAAAGCTATTGCTGACATTCTTAATTCTGTGGACAGAAGATTTGATCTGAATCTTAATGTATCAGGTGAAATCAAATTCAGGTTTTTATTCGGAGAAAGCAAATAGTGAAAGGAGGAATTAAGACATGGCGAGGAAATTATTGTTAATCTCACTAGCACTCTTTCTGGTACTTCCAGTAGCATGTGCTAAAAAGGCAAAGGCCCCGGAACAACCACTTCAGGTCTATTCGACCGAAATGGAGAACCAAGGTTTTTCTGATGCCTTAATGGAGGTCGAGGCAAAACTAAAAGAATGTGAGAAGAACGGAATGAAGAATTGCCCCGATATCTACAACGAGGCACAGAGGTTGAAGGCCGCCGCTTATGATGCATGGGTAAGATGTGATAGTGCAGAAGCCTGGGATCTGATTAAGCAGGCACTTGCAAAAGCACAAGAGGCCTGTGATTGTCAGGCGGCTCCTGTTGTTGAAGAAGTCAAACCTGTTGTCCTCAAATGGGATAACGCACTATTCGACTTCGACAAATCAAACATCAGACCAGATGCGGCCGAGGTTCTTGATAGGGTAGCTGAGGACCTAAAAGCTAACCCGGACGTCAAAGTTGTTATTATTGGTCATACTGACTCCTTTGGTTCGGAAGAGTACAACCAAGGACTATCTGAAAGGCGTGCTAGGTCTTCTGAGAACCATCTTATCAAGCAGGGTGTAAACCCCAGTCAGATTCACTCAATCAAGGCCAAGGGTGAACTCTTCCCACTATTTCCCAACCTAGTGGGCGGGAAAGACAGTCCATTCAACAGGCAGAAAAACCGTCGTGTTGAGATCATTCAATACAAGTAGAAGACTACCTATCTGGTAGTTATGGTGTGCCCGGTGTGGTGTGATTGGTCAGGCCCCAGGCCTCTACGGAGGTTCGTCCTAACTGATCGCCTGCCCGGGCACTTTTTTTTCTAAGGAGGTGATATTAGTGAACCTCAGACAATATTGGTTGAAGTCAATAGATCGTAGAGATATAGCGGCGGCCTTTGTGAAAGATACACCAATATATCTTATTAGTATTGCTGTACTTTTCCTTTATCCTGTAGTATTTAAGGGCCAATTTGGTTATCTACTACTTGTGATCTTTTATTCTACAATTGCGCTTACTGTATTTAGGCGACCATATGAATCAACACATATTAATCTTACAATTACCACAATTATGTTGACTGCAACTCTATCTGTACTCGCTTCAATGTTTGGGGACTTTGTAGCTAATATGGCCGCTCTTTGGATTACACTTAGATTCAGAGAAGCATTAGTACTACTCATAAATCTAGGAGTGATGGAAGTAAATGAAAGCAAAAGCAGATTTCGTAACAAATAGTTCATCAACGTCTTATATGATTGATGTCTACGTTGATATCTTGACAGCAGATGAATTTGTAAAACACTTATGGATGGGCGATTTGCCTGCCCAGATGATATATTATGATTTTAGACACTCACAACAGCAAATAATTGATTCTCTGAATAAAAGTTATGGATTCCCGCTAAGTAAGGGAAGACACAATCTTATCTTTGGAGATGAAAACTATGACCCTGCTGGAGAAGTTTTTGACTATTGTCTTAGAAGTGGATTTGATAGTCCTAAATTTCATATTCGTTTTCACGAATCATTGAGGTAGATATGGAATATAAACACGGTATGTTATGCCCAGTGTGTCTTAAAGGAAGATTATTGTTAACCATTGATCCTATAAACTTTACCTATAAAGGTCATGAACAGGTTTTTGAGGGGTACGAATCATTTAAATGTGATGTCTGTCCAGAATCTTTCTTGGATAAGAAGTATAGTTCCGAGATTGAGGTAATCCTCAAAGTGATTCGAGAAGTGATAGACGAAAAACCAGAGGATGCTCCAAAAATCATACTAACAATTACAAGGATGGAGGTTGATGGTGTCAAATCTAACTGAGTGTTATAAGTGTAAAAAGGAGTACGATCCAGCGAAGCATAACACTGTTCTTCCAGATAATATGTATATTCAAGGAGTTGATCCGGGTGAAAAAATTCCCCAATGTCCATATTGTGGTATGGCAGACTTCATGGATATCGCAGGAAGACAGATAGCCAATGACCCAAGATTTAAAGAGGAGAAAGGCAAATGATTGATGCTGGGAGAGTTGAATTTATTTTCAAAGATTGCCTGTACAAACAGAGTGAACTTACAATTCATGGAATGCCTAAAGATCTTGATGGAATGATTGAAGTAGAAGGTATTCTAAACCGCTTTGGATTTAATAAAGATCGAATCGAAGGTCATCGAAAAGAAATTACTGAGATGCTTAACCAATTGCCTGATGAATTTAAGAAATCAGGAGGAGGCGGGTGGACCTTCTTAAATGCTTGTATGACCAAAGATGGAGAGCAGTGGACTGGTCTCCATATGACAATGGACCAATTATTCTGTCTTGGTATGGCAATAGATTTAGTCTCCTACACTTTACCAAGAGATATGTGGAATATACTGCCTGGCGGTATGCCATATATAATTGTAAAACTTTAACGGAGGGGCAAATGAGTGAAAGACTTAAATGCTTTTTATTAATATCAGTATTAATCCCTTTAATGTTTTTCCTCCTGTGTCTAGGGATCTCTATCGCAGGAGGGAAAACATTAAAGATTTGGTTTCCATTAGTATTTGGCGGATTTATCCTTATTAATTCTTTTATAACCTTTAAACTAGTACTAAAGGAGATTACTAAATTATGCACGAAACCGTAGCGAGGGTTCTTTCAGTTGACTGGGATTACTTTTTTCCTGATGTATACTGGTTTGACTGGAGTCAAAAAGAAGAGAGTATGGTCTTCTTAGAGTATCTTTGGCCTCTTAGATATGGCAACGTTCATATGAAAACTGGAGAAGAGGCAAAAGATATTGTCAAACCAGATCAGAAACTCTTGAAGAATTTTTGGCAAAGAGCGTGCCCCTTAGAACCATCAATGCACCTTTGCATTGCAGAATCTCATAAAGATATCTTGATGGTTCTTGAAAACTTTTTCGAATCTAGTGTGAAATTTTCAATATGGAATTTTGATCAGCACCACGATGCTGGTTATGATATGGAAAAATTGAACTGTGATAATTGGGTTCGTCACTTACGTGAGAATAAAAGATTATTTGGTTATACAGTTATCTACCCTCCTTGGAGAAGAGAGAGTCCAGAGGATGGCGAACCGAATTTTGTCCATCAAGTATTCTATGAAATTCCAACAATGATTTACCCTAGAAAATTCGAGATCGTTTTCACTTGTAGGTCATCGGGGTGGACTCCTAGTTGGTGTGATGATGAGTGGATAAAATTCATTGAGTATTGGAAGAGATATGACTATTTGTGGGAAACTAAGAGTTCTGCTCCCTATGCTCTCAAGAAAAGACCTTTTGACTATAAAAAGGCAGAAGAGAATTTAAAGAAAGAGAGGGAGATTATAAGACAAGTACGAGAAAACAATTTGAAAATTATGAAAGAGAGAGGTGGCAAGAAGTGACAGCAAGGAAAATTACAACTATACTTTCTCTTCTAGTTTTATCCGCTCTTCTAGTAATGACAGCTGTAATGGTATTGGTATTAACCAGAGAAAGTGAAGTCATCGAGGACGAAGAGGTCTATTGGGTTTTGTGGGTGAGGTATGAAAGTATTGACTATATTGAAAAAGAATCTAGTCAAGTATACAGATTAATTGAGGTTTATCCATCTCTTAAATCATGTGATGAGGCTAAAGTTAAATTGTGGAGAAAGAAATACAAAATGATATCTGAAGCCATTGAAGAAGATGAGGATAAACCTCAAATCTCACCTGAAAAATGCTGTGCTATAAACACTTCTGTGAAAGATCAATGGTTTACAAGCAGTAGATATCTTTGTTTGCCAGATACTACGAATCCACAGGAGTGGGGGAGGTGGAAAAATGAAGAGGATAATAATTAGTATTCTTTTACTTTCTATAGTTGCAGTATATTCTTGTAGTTCTTCAACAGAAGAAAATAAAATAGAAAGTAGAGAAACTCAAGAGATCAAGACGTTATTTGACATTCCTAATTTGCTAGGAAGATCTTTTTCATCTATTCAGAAATCACTTGGAAACCCCACAAAGTTCAGTTAGATCTCTACAAGAAGAACCAACTCAAGATAGGATTCTGACAGATGAAATTGTAGACTGGATGAGCAATCCAACAAGGTATAAAGGTGTAGATAGTGAATAAAAAAATAACCCCACTCAGGACTAATAATCCTGAGTGGGGCCAAGGGTGGAAGGAGAGTGAACGGACAGCCTGTTTTAGGCTTGAGGATTTCTTTTCTTAACTGGTTTTGCCTTATCATTGGCAATTGAGATAGCACGGAAATCTTTCAATAACATCGCTATCTCTGTACTTAACTTCCTTGCTTTCAGGGCATGCGTTTTACTTCCATGCCCTTCTCTCCCCTTTTCAGCAGCTTCCAAAAATTCGTCAAACTTCGCCTTCACTTCTTGACATTTCGCGTCATAATTAATCAGCATTTTTCTAACTCCTTTTTTTGGTTCTGTGTCTCTATTTTATATATGTTCTAGATATGAGAACAGATCAGTTAAAAATCATTCTCTATATATATTAATTACTGGATAATAGTTTTTGATTTTAAATGAAAGGAGGTTATTTACATGGCGATTGAAATTACCACAGAACAGGAGCTAAGGAAGTTTCTTGATACGAAGGAAATGGAGTTAGCAACAAGTTTAATGGAGTGTCAAGTAGTCGACGCAGGTCAGACTGAAGTCCTCAAGCGACTCAAGGTGAGGGTTAGAGCTAGTCTTCCCCTGGTTTATACCCATAAGGCAACTCATGCCTGTGCACTCACTAGAGACCTCAGTGTGGGTGGAGCATATATTTTGGATTCTGACCCCCCACCAGTTGGTACAAAGATCGCTCTGACAGTTCGAGTAATTAGTCCGTTCAGAGCGGATATTGGAATGATTGGTGCACGAGTTGTCCGCTCTAATGAAGTTGCCGGACGAGAGGAGGCTGGTTTTGCAGTCGAATTTGAAAACTTAAGTCAGGATCACATAAAGCTCCTTTTCAAATTCGTAAACGAAAGTCTAGGGTCAGGAAGGAGTTGACCGTGGAAGAATTACTAACAAAAGAGAATCAAACAGCCAAGTTGTATGTTTCAAAGAGGAGATCAGTAAGGGTTGAGGTAGCACTACCCGTTAGGTTTACAGACCTAAATGGTCAATTCAGACACGGAAAAACCAGAAACATTAGTGTTGGTGGTGTATTCATCTCCGCAGGGAATGTGAGTATGCCAGTTGGCGTCTTCACTAATTTATGTATTGATCTGCCAAATGATTCACCAATACTGGTTTATGGAAAGGTTGTCTGGACTAACCGCTACGGGTTCGGGATCAAATTTGTGTCCTTAGATCCAAAGGACAAGTCTAGAGTCAGAACTCTGATCAGGAAAATAGCAGTAACACCATAGGAGGATGTTACCTCATGAATTATTACGAGAGAATTATCAGAGAAGGGGCAATGGCGGCAGACAAGTACAAGAAGAGAAAGGATGATCCTATCGAAGGTCTCAAGGCAACTGAAGAAGAACTTGAGAAATTGGATATGGATGCCATCATAATCATAGAAGATATGGGCGATCCTTTCGATCCCGTCATCAAGTAGAAACCTCATCCAAAAATAACCCCCGTTAAGATTCTCCGGAGGGTTATTTTTATCTTCAAAGGAGTGAATATTGGATGAAGAAAATTATGCTTGTTCTTCTGTTATTACTCTGTGGTTGTGGAGGAACGAAGTTCTATTTCTTCGGAATTGATATGGATATAGTCACAGAGGCAAAACCGAAAGATTGGGCATACGTCGGTGCTGGAATTGTAACAAGTATAGGAGTACACACTGCTGGTCACTGGTTAGCAGGAGAGATTTGGGGTGTTGATTGGCACTTCGAAAACGGTTATAGAGCTGAACACGTAGATGACCACGATAGCGATAGTGATTTGAGATGGTTTGCACGTGGAGGGTTTGTCCTTCAACACAGTGTTGGCCTTGCTCTAACCAGTTTTGAGGCAACAAGATATTCCTATTTCACCAAGGGATATGTTGGTACAGCAGCAATTGGTACTTGGTTTTATCCCGTCATGCATAACTCTAAATATAATGATTTTAAGACGATAGATGATGCAGGCGGTAATGGTGACTTAGAATATGCAATTTACAGCACAATTGCTCTACACAATGTACTACGAGTTCCGTGGTATAAATTGGAGGAGGATCAGAAAACGAGAGAGGAGTAGAGAATGAAGAAACTTTTAATCATAATAATAGGTTTGGTAATTCTATCCTGCAAAACCACAAATGCTGGACAGAACTACCAAACGAATCTTCCCCCTGAGGAAAAGATACAGTGCAGGATTATAGTCAAGCGTTTCAAGGCCACAACCCAAGACTATGAACCTGTAGAGGATGCAAAGGTTACAGTTATCGGAAGTCAGAAAGAACTTCCTCGCCCAGCTGATTATATCGTATTAGGTTCAATGGAAATAGTGGCCACGCAGGAGTGTAGACTCGATGAGGTCCTCGATGCTATAAAAACAGGAGCAGGAGGATTTGGTGCAAACTATGTTTTACCTTGGAATGTCCAAACTAAAAGTAGTGATGCCTTTGAAACTACGATTGATAAATGGATAAGGGAGAAACCTGTAAATACTTATATCTTACTCAGGAAAGAGAATCTTCTCCTTTAAGATGAAAGTCGAAAAAATAACCCCCCGAGATTTACCCGGAGGGTTATTTTTGTTACTATTTTTTTTGGTTTTAGACGATGAAGAAGTTGAGTTCGATCTTCTCAACAACCCTTGTTGGTTCAAGGATAACATTGACGTGGAAGGTCTTTCTCTTCCTCTCATAATCTGTTGCACCAACTTCAACACTGAAATTATACAGACCTCTTCGCCTCTTAATATCCTCTAGGAACAGAACAATATCACCTGACACTTGACTCCAGGTCAGTTGATCATTCTGCTCAAAGATGAAGTATCTGCAATACTCCTCTAGAGCTCTCTTGATATAGAGAACAAGGCGTACAATATTCAGATCTTGCAGAGCACTTGCCTTTGCCTGACTCGTTAACTGACCCCACACAACATAACCCGGATTGAATTTCACAATTGGGTTTAGTTGTTTGAGATACATTTGGTCTCTCTGACCCAACTTCGGATTGAAGCGGAGTTCCTTAATATCATCAATTGCCGCACGATTGAAACCTGCAACAGCAAACCAGACTTCTGCTACAGAATCATTTCTTGGCAATAGATAGGAAATATGGAATACTGGGGAGAACCATACATCCCTACCAGTAAATATGTCGTAGACCTTGTTATATGACTCATACAACGCGACAAAGTAAGTATTGAATGTATGTACATCCTGCCTCTGTGAAATGGCAGCATTGAATGTTGCATTGTCTCCGTTGTCTAATAGAGCAACACAGTCACGCCTCGTCTGGACAAGAGATGAGATTTGCTGTTTAACTTCAGTTGGATAACCACAGTCAAATACAGCGCTCATATAAAAATTCTCTGTATCCAAAACCTCATCGACAAGACTTGAACCGTCTATTGCACTTGTCAGATTTCCTGCATATGCTTGGGCTAATAGCAGAGTTGCCTCTGTTGTGACAAGATCCCCAGTTGCATCTAGCAAAGCGCCCTCTGAACCATATTTCAATGGAACAGGTTCAGCTGAAGTAAATGCAGTTGCGACACTTGTATTTGACTGTTTGATCTCATAAGTGATGCCTACGCCATCGTCAAATACTGAGACGTCACCAACCCAAGACTGACTTGCACCCGTGAGGTTACGAGAATCAAATACATTGACTGTGTCGTTTTCAGAACCACCAGAAGCACCCAACCAACCATAAAGCACATTACCTCTAGCATCCTTTGCAACAACCATATAGGTTGAATTTCCAGTTTCTGCAGCATTTTGCCAATCGCTAAAGTCTTGCTTGTTATCAGTGATTGTTGCAGATCCTGGTGTCTCAACTACGGATACTGTACCAATTTCTTTATCATAACGTCTTGAGAGAATATTGTAACCCTCAGACCATTCACCATTGGCCCTCATCATACTTGCTCTTAGGAGGGTTGAATAAGTTTCAAGAACGTCAACAATAAACATTGAAGTTCCTGCATCGTCCAATGCATCTGGTCTAAAAGATATCTCAAAAGACTCTATAATAACATCGTCACCATCTGATTGTTTCTCATAAATATCTAGCACATAAACATCATTGAATAGCGGATTTGAGTGTTCGACCAATCTGATGCCAATGTTATTATACCATTGACCTCTCCCTATTGGATAGATAAAGCAAAGGGGATAGGTATCACCAGATGGTTCTAGGTTAGAAGTGATTTCTGCTTTCGAGTTAAGTGAATCATTGTAGGTGATTTGGACTGAAGCTGTTGCATCTACATCTGCATAAACAGCATCAATTCTTAAGTTTGCGAATGTGGCATCATCCGGAAGTGCTCGGATGAAGTACATTGCTCCAGATTCGCCTAGGTAATTGTAAGCACAGTATAGACCTTGACCATAACTTTGTCCATACGTTTCGATATTTGGTTCGCCATACTCACCAACTAATTCACTACGAGAACCAATAAATTTGAATTTATTGTCCTCACCCTTCTCTGTCAACGCACAGAAGAAACCAATTGTTCCAGGTACCGCCTGTACGTATGTTGACAGGTCAATGATCTTAGTATATACACCTGGAGAGATATTTGCCATATGAAATTCCTCCTAGTTGTCTCTCTAATTAGCACGCTCTAATAGAAATCTTCCTTTCTCTAGGTGTATATTTTTTTAATCCCTTTTTTTGTCTTCTTCTCTAGAAATAGATATACCACACAATAACTAGCTGACGAGTAGAATCTTTTACAATTGTTGGAAATGTAACTCTCGCAAATAAGCTAAATGGACCCGATTCGCCTCCAGATTTGCTTGGGGCTACATAGAGACCTGCCTCACTCAATAATTCTCCATTGGCGTCTGCGGTTCCAATTGTCGTTGTAACTTGTCCTATTAACCACTGATCGTCATTTGCGTCATCCTGGTAAAAAACAACTGTATCAATTGGGTGCTTGTAATAAAAACCACCACGAAAATCTCCATAGCTAGTATCAGTTGCACTTATTGGAACTTCACTAGCCATATCGGTATCATAATTAGTCGGCAAAATCGGATCTAACGGATCGCCTGGAGTAACTCCTCCATCGCCCAGACCTAACCATCCAATAAAATCCTCTTTAACTGGTACTATGCTTGGGTTATCAACATTGAAAACTCTCACAGCTACATATTCACGCCCAAGATAAACTACAAGATTATCACTTGAATAGATTTTCTTTCTTTCTCCATCCTTTTCTTCAAAAATATCGACTCTACCTTTGGGTTTTCGGAGAATTGTATCTTTCTCTTGTACTCCATCACCGAAACAGTGTTCTCCGTATTCGTCTTTTACTTCGACGTGAATTGTCTCTATTTTGCTCATGTCCAAATCCTCTTTACTGAGATTGTTTTTAATTTGTTCTAATATAAATGCAAATTAAGTAGTCGCTCATTACCAGTTTAATTAGAATAGAGCTGTTCCACACTTAGAGCAGAAATCAGCACTAGACTTTGATTTGGTTCCACAAGTTGGACAACTAACCTTACTTTTGGTTGTCACAGGTTTCTTAACAGGAGTCATATTAGATTTGACTCCTCTTAGTTTTATTGTGATAACGTGAGAATTGTTTTCTAGTTCTCTGAAATGTCCCTGACTAAACCTTTGACCTGAATGTGACCCAGGAACAGTAATACCCTCATCTTCAGCAGGTTTAGAATTTTCATGTAAGATCGTTGAGTGGCTAGTCGATCTAGGTGTTCCTGATTGACCATCAGAGAAAGCACAATTCATCACCTGAACATCATTAGACTGTGCAATTGTACCCGTTTCAACTTCTCCATTTGAATTAGTGAATGTATACTGTACAGACGAATCATCCGTCTTATTACTAAATGAACCACATTCATAATAATAATACGGAGGGCAACAACAAGGGTAACAACCACACCTAGAACAGGTCCACGTCCAATAGGGAATATAGGGTGGATAACACCGTCTATATCTTCTCCTATAGACTATCTCCTCTTCAATCTTCTTTTCAAACCTGTACTCAATTCTGATAACTCCGTCATCAATTCTATCACCACGATGTTTGGTTATTTCTTCAGTCTTCTGAATAAACTTAAATTTATTCTTGACTTGATATCCCTTTAAAAAACCTTCGAGTTCTACTTCCGAATTTGGATCAAGAATTAGAGATCCATCGACTACGTCCTGACCGTCAATCGAAACATTCACGACTGCTTTTCTTGACTCAAGGTTTTTCAATAGAAGGGAATACTCTGAACCAAATGGTAGGGTAACAGTATCGTCTTTTTCTCTCAAGACTTTACCGTTACATTTGACAACGGCAACGAAGCGATCTTTGTACACCATGACTACCTCCTTTTACAGGGCATCGTCTAAACCCTCAATGTTTAAAGACGATTGGAGTTTAAGTAACGAGCGACTACTCTATTTATTTGTTCTACTATGGCGGTGTAGTTGTAGTTGTCGTGGTTATATAACTAACTAAACAGAAGTTATCAAGCGCAATCTCAAGTATCGGAGCAGAACCAGTTAAATTTCTAAGTTGGAACGTCAATGGATAAACCACATTGCCTACTGGGTGTGTTACTTGTGTCCACTGAGCAATTAGAACCCAAGATCCGCCACTCCAATAATAAGTCGACCATATACTACCTACTCTTGCTAAACGTAACTTTCCTGACATATCAGCAGTAGCAACAGCACCTAAATATCCAAACGAACTGCCACTACAGTAGTAAAGGCGATATTCATGCACTCCACTCCAGACACCTCTCATTACTCCAACATAAGTACCATTACAGAATCCAATAGCAGCTTGATCCCAACCCGACATAATTATATACCAGTCTTCTGAAATTGTACTTTGGAGTATCTCATAATCGACTTGAACATCAAAGTCTCCAACTCCAAGATTGAAGACAGAGTCAACTTCCGGGTTAGGAGTTCCAGACATGTATAGATTGAGTTTATTATTTAGAATTCTAACTTCATTACCAGTTCCGCCAAACGTCACGTCAGTCCAAAGTGCTGGATTAGGCGGACTATAGTCTGGTCCAGCAAATGAGTCTCCAATAGGACCCCAGCAGGTAGTTGTAGTTGTTGATGTTGTGGAGGTTGTAGTAGTAGTCGTAGTAGTTGTAGTAGTAACTGTACTTGTAGTAGAGGTTGTTGACGTAACTGTTGTAGTCGTGGTAATTATCGCGGTCGAATCTTGTATATAAATTTGAACAATATCCTTACTACCCATACAATCAAATAAACCTTCTTCATCAAAATCTTGCCAACCACCTGCCATATAACCATATAGATAGAAAGGTTCATCCGGAGGTGTTGGATCCGGGATAGGAGGTAATGTCAGAGTTGTATATTCTTGATCTACCCATTGGAGAGATTCATCGACCCACTGGGTCTGCCAATGCGGACTATTGTTAATCCATTGGGTTAACAGTACCTCAATTGGGACGCATTGACTCTCATCATCTATCCACTGTCCTTCTTCTTCAACCCACTGTTCTTCTTGACCAGTCCACTGACAAATTTCCGGAGGCAGTGTAGTACTCAAAGTTATTGTTGCTGTTGTATCGAAGTTGTAGTCAATTACTGCTGAACCATCTGGTAGGCAGGAGTAGAAATCGTGTACATCCTGACGCACTGTAAGACGTACGTCGTCTAAATCATCTACAATTCCACTATCATAATATGAACCACAGTCATAATATTCTCTTGCATAATATAGAGCAGCTGTTGAATCACAAGGAGACGTCTCTGGATATGGACAACATGGAATACTATCAGCAACTGGGGTATCAACAACCGTCTGATAAATAATCATCGAAGATGCGTCGTCAAGTCTAATAGAATCTAACAGAGCATCATCGAAAATTGCTGCTGATTCAAAGAAAGCGAGTCTTGCTCTATAAGGTTTAAAGAAATCAATAACTTGCTTAATTAAGAATGGAATGCCCGCAGCAATTGAACCAAGATTTGGATATGCACCAAAATGCTCAAGTATCCACTGGTGTAAATCTGTAAATAGATATTCAATTAGGGTTGCATCATCTCCGGCATCAAACCAGCTATCAATATCATTCTTTAAATCTGGATTTATTGCAGCTAGAATTGTCTCAGCAGCATCTGGATCGACTTGGTAAGGTGGGCTATTGAATAGTCTAGACCAATTCTCTCTAAATATCTCAAGTTTAGCTTTTCTATCATCTCTCGATTCTGGAGGTGTATTAACCAATTCTTCAAATTCAGCATCTGCTTCTTCAATCGTCCCAATTATATCTTTATTATACTCTAAGTTCCTTGGAGGTGGAGTAGTTGTCGTTACAGTACTTGTTACGGTAGTTGTTGTTGCTGTCGTAGTGGTAGTAAAGGTGGTTGTAGTAGTAGTAAGTGTTGTAGTAGTAGTAGTTGTAGTGGTTAGCGGAGTTCCTTCAAAATCATCAAACTCAACAATAAATTGAATATATGGTGGTATAGTAGTTGTAGTTGTTGGAAGAGGCGGAATAGTCGTAGTAGCAGGAGTAGTAACTGTTATTGTGGTTGTAGTCGCAGGACTCCAAAATCTAAAGAAATCAAACTCAACTTCGAAATCAGGTGGAGGTGTTGTAGTAGTTGTAGTAGTTGTAGTTGTAGTTGTTGTAGTAGTAGTTGTGGTCGTAGTTGTACTTGTTGTAGTTAGTGCCTGCTCCTGACTAACAGGATCAAATATTTGAAATTCGTGGGATGTACTAAATATGTTCTCTCGTACAATCATATACCCACACGGCGGAACAACATGACTATGTTTTAAAGTAAGTTGTTGAGGTGGATCTATAAAGCTAAAGTCTATATCACAACAATTAATCCCCTCTATAAAATCAGTAGAAAATTCGGTATCAATATAGTACCCTTTACCTCCAACCGTTGCTTCCCTAGCAAATAGAATACCATAAGAGACTCCAAATAACTCACTATTTATATATTGAGCTTCCCACTTATTACTTATAGGACCTATAGTAACTTTATTTACTAACCAAGTTGACCCGCTATATCTTTGATAGTGTAAATTCCCATCAACTTCATCTCTCCAGAAAAGGTGAGTTTGACCATAGTCATCTGCGACTACTTGCCAATTCTGAATTGATGTTGAATCTGAATCTGAAACCTCTGCTGGATGTATAACTGGTTGGAAGAAACTTCCAGCCCACTCAGCGTACATAAATCTATTGCCCTCTTTGATAATGAGGGTTGCTCCTCCACTTCCAGTCTGACACCATGCAATATCACTATTAGTAACAGTCTCAAGAGGATCATGCGCCCAGTTAAGACGTAATTGCCATGCTATAGAGATATTTTCATCGGCAAGTTGATAAACAGTAACATTCCCCCCTCCAGCATTAGCAATGAGAAAACCTCCAATAAGAGGATCGCCACTAGGTCTTGTCAGTATTAAATGCTGAGTTCCTGCCGGAGCCGCAGGTATTGTCTGTGTAGTTTGCCAAAAGAGTTCAGGGTTTCCAGATAGGATTTTACATAGTGTAGTTCCTGCTATTACGTATAATTCCAAACCATAGGGATCAACACAAAAACGACCAGAAGAAACTTTTGTCGCTTGACTAGTCCATGTCAAACCAAAGTCATCTGAATATTTAAGAACTCTAAAACCTGGTGAATAATAAAACCAGTAAAAGAATCTCTGTATTGGAGGAATATAAGTTATAAAATTTAGACTTGACCATGAACCATCTGACCCCGGCATTGATCTTTGAAGGCATCTATCACAACAGAGCCACTCAAATGGAGGAGCAGTTGTGGTAGTTGGAAATGGAGGCATAGTTGTGGTGGTTGTAAAATATGTAATTGAAGTTGTTGTGCTTCCAGTTGTACTCGTTGTAGTTGTAGTAGTTGTACTTGTAGTAGTCGTTAGTGAACTTAAATCCCAAACCTCATAAACATCATAGAAATTATCAGTAGCTCCAACTCCACCTACTCCTACCCAACCAGAGAAGGATGGACCAGATCCAGTCGATAATTCTATCATCCAGTCAGAAGGCTCCGGATCTCCATCTTCCCATACCTTTGCTTTTAATATAGTATTATCATATACTCTAAATCTGATCCAATACCATGTCTGAACGTAATGATAGAATCTCTTATCTGCTAAAGGAATCCCCCATAAAGCAGAATTATTCCAATAGCCAACTTCTAAATTTAATCCATCATTAAGTTTAGCATAGAAACCATATTTACCACTATCTGCACCCGAACCTCTAACAATAACAGCTGGATCTCCAGTCGTACTTAAACACTTAACCCTAGCAAGCACTTCAACGTCAGTTAAAAATCCTGGCGTATCCCAAGAAATAGATTTCTCAAATGGTGCTACTGAAATGCGTTCACGCATCGACTGACCACCAATACGACCAGCCGAACCATCAACTACTCTATATTCTACGCTAGCGGGATACCAGCGCTCCGTCCAATCAGATGGTTGAGCTCCAAGAGGATACTCGCTAAAACAGGTGCTCCAATCTGCTGTGGTTGGTGGGCAAGTCATAGTAGTGGTAGTTGTCTGCATTTGAGCGATAGGACCTTCATAGTCGTAGGACACTTCATCCAGTATTTTACCAGATTCAATATCTATGACTACCTTTTCGTAAATCTTCATCTAGATCCTATCTCCCCTTTATCAGTTTGTTCCAACTGTCTAAACATAATATAAGTCAGCTTGTGCAGCAGAAACTGATCCCAAATGATTTCCGGGTGCTGCATGACCATTAGTTAGTGTAACTCTAAAATCTGAAAGTTGTGCCGGAGTCAAACTTAAACTAGACCATGTGTTACTATACTCTGCATAATTACCGGTGCTATCAGTCTCGATATCCCAATTAGAACCTATTTGTATAGCTCCATCCCATATTCTACATCTGACTTTAAAAGTCGTTGGAGCATTGTCAGTTCTAATTCTTAATTTTACTTTAATAGCAACAATAGTTGTACCCAAAGTTGGGTTTTCAAATTCCCAACCTTCACCTGCATCATAATAAGTTGGATAAACCCTACTATTATCTTGTGTCGGAGAACCATAATCATTTACCATTGTATAATGACCAGGACCAGGATCTGCCGACCAATCATAATCTATATATTCTCCATTAGGATCAATCGTTTCGATTGATGGAGGAGCAGTTGTTGTAGTAAACCAAGTTATAGAAGTAGTAGTAGTTGAAGTAGTAGTAGTTGTTGTCGTGGTAATAGTAGTAGTTGTCGACGTTGTGGTAGTTGTCGTAGTAAACCAAGTTACCGAAGTCGTAGTAGTAGAAGTTGTAGTAGTTGTTGAAGTAGTACTAGTCCACCACTCTTCAACTAAACTATGGCATGGCATTCTTTCAGTATGCTCAATACCAACTGGAAAACTGTAATTTATACCACATGGAGGAATGTGTTCTCTCTCACGAGTTTCATACCATTGAGTATGATTATAATCTAGATCTAAACAAATATCACCAGGACCATATGAATGCCATGTATCTCCAAAATCATTACTCCAGAAACCTGCGTGATAATCGCCAGGTCCGCCATGATATCTATAAACTAAGCAACCAGGATATTTCTCCGGATCCCATACTTGCCTATGTAAGAATTGAGCAAAAGAACCATCAATAGTTGCTAAACCAATATTTACTGTACCGATTAATTGAGGACTTGACCAACTAGAACTTGTAAATCTCGTGTGATAAATCTGAGATCCTGGTATTGGGTTAGTGCCTGAACCTTGATAAGCAAAGAACCCATGTACATAACCTCTAGTATCAACCACAAATCTCCACGAAGTTGGATAATCAGAAGGGTCATACCATGGCGTTTGAGGTATAATATCTGCATTAGCTGACCATGTGGTTATGTCATTTGTATAAGAATATTCTTTACGACCGGTAATTCCACTATTTAGAGATATAGCAACTAGTTGAGTATTGCTCCGAACAATTATATTATCTCCATTAGCACCATTAGCAAAATCTTTAACTAACGTCCAGTTGGTTATTCTACCATGAGGATATGTAAATGGATCAGCGGTATCTAATGGCGCATGATAAATTCTATTAGTTGAAGTTTTGTAAACTAACCAATTATTAAGAGTGGGAGAAACCCAAATATCAGATTTATCCGCTGAACCTCCAGGTAATACAGTAACTGGTATAATCGTTCCAGCAAAATAACACTCACCAATCATAAAAATTTGAAAGAGATAGTAATTATTAAGCGTATCTCTAACAAAGAACTCTCCCCTTGCTTTATTATAAGATAGGTGAAAACTATAAGTATCAGTAATAGTAATACCAAGATCTAGAGAGGACCACCTAATAATCTTAGCATCAGTACCGTCCATCAGCCAAGTCTGGCCTAAGTCTGTGTAATCCCTCATTATTCCTGGATTTTCATTACCAGAAGAGTCATAACCAACCCAGTAAGTGTGTCCCCAATTACTATTGTACAGCCTATGTGTGACACCAAAATTACTATCATATGGCGGCATCTCAGTTTGACCACATGGACAATCTCCTATAAATTCAAAATAAGTAGTCGTGGTTATAACCGTACCTGTTGTGGATGTAGATGTAGTAGTCGTTGTTGTCGTTGTTGTTGTTGCAGGCAGAGGATATGAAGCATAGTGACCAACCCAACCTTTAGAACCATTATAGAATAATAGATCAATAGTACTAAAGAGAGTCCAATCGCCTTCCACTATAGGTTCAGTTAGTGAATAAAAATAAGAGAAATGGGGAGTCCCAAGAATATACTTACGGCGTATCCTCACCCAAAATTCAGATGCTACAATTGGGATCTCTTCATCGTTAATAGTACCTACGTTTGAATATAGAGCAAACGCATATAAATTACCGCCGTAAATTCTACCTCCAACTTTCGCATAGACATCTTCCTGATCCCAAACTCTGAACATGAGACCAAACTCTTGAAATTGACCCGTAAATGAAGGAACTATAATTTTAGTCCAAACATCAAATTCTGTTCCTGCTGGTTCACATTGAGCAATATAAGTTGGAGTACATGGATCTATTGCATTACAACCATCTGCACCTGAATGGACATGAAGTGTCCCGCCAGATTCAGAGAATGTTCCTCCTCTTTCATCTTGGAGTGCCCACCTGGGATCTATTACAGTATCATTAAATTCGTCTTGCTCTAAACCTAGACACGGTGCAGTTGTAGTAGTTGTCGTACTAGTGGTAGTTGTTATTGTGCTTGTAGTAGTAGTTGACGTAGTGGTAGTAATAGTAGTAGTTGTTATACCATAAGTAAGTTCTCCAAAATGTATAAATCTACTAGTTAAACCGTCTAAATATGCATATGCTGGGCATCTAGTATCCCACCCATAGTGGTTGAGACTTGACACTTGATCTACTGCTGTTAAGGGGTAAGGAAGAGAAGGTGGTACTAATTCTCCACCCCAGCATTGACCGCAGAACCAACCTTCATTCCAAGTAAACCCTCCAGTTGTACTTACTCTCCCTACATAGTTGGTATAATATGGTGGATTGAAGGGATCATCGGGACATCCAGAAGGGGCGCTTACGATAGTGACAAAACCTACAACATTACCTGGAGGAGCTAAACGCTGGTTATAGAAAGAGAAGACATTTCCTGGAGTATCATCATAAACTCTAACCGCCGTGCTCCATCCTGATACAAATGACCACCGAGAATAGTATATACCTTCAGGAGGAGTAAACTTGCTGAAAAAGACGTGAACATTGCCAGTTGGATCTACAGAGGCGCTTACTCTATTTGGCCACCCACCAGGATCAGTAAAGTCCATTCCAGCAGTCTCTGTAATATGTTGAACTCCAGTAAGGCCGTCAATACCCCACACGGGTGGACCTCCTGGTGGATCGCTCACAATATGGGCTATTGCGCTATATACTCCATTAGTCGTTCTTGCAAACGACATTGCTCTATCGTAATCAAGTCTAATTAACTCAGTTTGACCAGAATATGGCGCTGCTATTGTCCCCCTACTAGCGTACCAGTAAGCGCCAAATATATCATTATGCTCTCCCAGTGAGAAGGCCGGCCCAGGTATTAACCCCATCGTTATAAATTGAACTCCAGCAGGAGCAGCAATTTGAACAATAGATGAACTTCTTGTGCCTGCTGCTGTACCGGCCGCCATAAAAGTAGCTGCACCAGTTGCTTTGCTTATGGCCATCCAGCCAAAATTAATTCCATCTGTTGCATTTGAAATATAGAAATAAGCATTAGCTGGACTAAGATCAACCATGGCCCAACCAGTAGCAGTTTCAGGACCAGTTAAATGAAAATCAGTCCATGTTCTACCTTGATCATCAGAGTATGCATAGTGTGGAGGATTACCTACCCAATGTCTGTCAAAACCTGGTTCATAGAAGTGCCAAGGTTTAGGGGCCGAAGTATTTCCAAATCCTGGTGGAGTAGAAGCTAAGCAACCACAACCATCGTCATATGGATACGATTGATGATAAGTAGTTGTGGTCGTCGTTGAGCTAGTACTTGTAGTTGAGGTAGTTGTTGTTGTTGGCCAAACACCAGTCCGGATGTCAATTAAATACGTACCAGTATCATCGTTGTCATAGTCCCAGACCTTTACATAATAGCGCCCTATGCCCAAGTATCTATCAATCTTGGACATAGTCCCCACGCCACCGTCATCATTTTCTTCTATAAAAAGGTCTGGGTCATCTGGCCCATTTAAACTTATTACTGTATCACTAATTCCGCCATCAAAATGCGTCTCAATTATATATCTGTTAGCTGACGTAGCATCAAAGTACCAACAATCAAGTTCTCCTAGAAACTCTATATTACCCTGAGCTGCAGTTCCATCAACTATCAACTCAGGGGGAAACAAACAAGGATCTACTGTTGTAGTTGTAGTTGTAGCTCCCTCGAAAAATTCTATATTTGTTATTTCAAAACCAGTAGATGACTGAATCTCGTCTAGGTGGTATATATCATTTCCTGCCCAACTAATAGTACCTTCATACGTTCCTGGTACAGTAATCGAAGGGGTTGTACCAATAGGAGTAAAACCAGTATCTGTAAGAGAGAACTGTACTGGAGTATCTGTAATATTAGTAACTGTTACTCTAAATTTCTCAGGTCTATAACCTATTTGCCATACTGCACTAACATTGGTTCTAATACCCATGTTGACAGTATTTGGTACCCAAGAAGAACCAGTCCAACTACACTGAAAATAACACTGCCATCCACTTGCATCATTAAGAAAATGTGATACCCAGGAACCCTGCATTTGAGCGATAGGACCGTTGTAGTCGTAAGACACTTCTTCCAAGATCTTACTTGATTCAATGTCTATGACTACCTTTTTGTAAATCTTCATCTAGATCCTATCTCCTTTATTGATTTGTTCCAACTACAGTATTGCTCCTTGGTATAGAATTAGATTATTAACATTAGAATTAATTATTCCTGCATTGCCTTGCAAGAACTCAATCTCAACCCTTGAGACATTAATATAAGTCTCTAAAAAAAGTTAACCCTGCTGGATTTCCATCCCACTCCCAACCAGATCCAATTTCGTAGTATGCCTTCCACACAGCACCAACTCTTGTTATCCTAAATTTCCCCGAAGACGGTGCAACTTGAATAGAATCTATATTACCATCTGGCCAACTATGTGCTCTAAATACTGGACTAGGATCTCCAGCTCCCCAGTACACTCCAATGACTACTCTTGGAGTTGTAGGTTCTGCCGGAACCTTATAAAGTAATAATCTAGCAGCAAAACTATCTCCACTTACAGCTGGCATAAATGTATCCCAATCATATTCAAGTGTTATATCAATATCTCCACTAATAAGGAAAGTTCCTTCAACCCAAGAATGCTCTGCAAAAATTGAAGAAGAATCAAAATTTAATTTATTACTCTGAATTGACATAACTCCACCCGAGTCATGCTCTACCCAGTATGCCGGATTCGGTGGATCCCCATCACTACCATTAAACGACTCATACCAAACTGTACTAGTAGTAGTCATTATACTAGTAGATGTTGTCGTACCAGTTGTGGTAGTTGTGCTTGTCGTAGTTGGGGTAGGAGGTATAGTAGTCGATAGAGTAGTAGTTGTCACAGTAATTGTCGTCGTGGTCGGACCCACTTCAGTCCAACCTTTCGCTGCACAGCCAACTTGTAACCAGTTGGTTGGAGTAATTGGAGAAGTTGGAGCAGCTATTGGATTCCAATTAATTCCATTCAAAGAATAACTTGCTGTGAAACCATCTTTATACCACCTTAATCCCAACCAGAATGTACTAAGAGAACCAGCCGCTACTACCGTTTCACTGCTAGAACCACTTCCTTGAACATCAACACGTTTGAAGTAAAAATTCCCACCCTGTTTTGTATAAATAACTCTACAAGTTGGTTCCCCTTCAGTAGGCAATTCTCTTGCAATAATACCCATTTCTGAACCATCAACAATAAGGCCAGGAATAACGTTGATTTTCACAGTAAGGTTGAAGAATCCTTTTACATCTTGCCATGCCCAAGTTCCATTAAATTCATTATAGGGACCATAAAATTCTTCTGGACTTGTCTGAACTTTTAATACCTGATCATCTTCCCAGATACATCCTTCGGCCCAATAAGAAGTTGGTCTGAAATAAGTACCATGTCTCTTAAACCAACGATCATCAAGAATATTATCATTAAAGTCATCAGACTCAATTAAATGAGGTAAATATGCTCCCGACTTTAACCAACTTGGGCCATCTGGCCATAAAGTCCAGAATTGGTATCTAGCTTCAAATTTCTGGCCACCAGTACGATGATAGGCCCCGAAATGAACTGTGACTAAACCAGAATAAGTTTGAGGACTTGCGACTGTAATTTCATACCATTTAATCCTGTCATATGAAAAGTAGGTATTAAAATCTGAATCAGTTCTTGAAACCCTTAACCATACTTCAGTTGGTTTATAGACAGTTCCAAAACTTTCAGAGAATACACAACCATCGCTGTCAAGTCGTCTTGCCTTCTGCTGAGTATCTGACGTTAAGACAATAGTGACGGTTCTTAGATTCTCAATATTAACTGCAAGTCCAATATAATCTCTATCTACTCCATCATTTCTCATGGGTCTAGATAATTCAAATCTCATATCAACTGAGAAATCACCAGGATAATAACCTAAGAATCCATGAGGTTTAAAAGTACCACAGTGATCTAATTTAGTATTATGATTAGACTGGAATACAAATTCTTGTGGCCAATCGACATGAAAATAATTCTCAGTCCATCTTGGATCATATCTCTCAGGCTCTGGACAAACTCCAGGTGGCCAAGTAACTGTAGTTGTAGTTGTAGTGCTCGCCTCTGTCCACTCTTCAAAGAAATCAAACTGTGCATAAAATTGCTCAGGTAGAGTTGATGTAGTTGTCGTAGTTATTGAAGTCGTGGTAGTAGTAGTAGATGGCAGTTCAGATAAGAAGTAATCAAATCTAATATCATATTGTGCAGCGCCAAAACTTGAAGCATATTGAGCATTAAGACCAACTTGTGACCAACCATTTATATAAGGTGGGTCAAAAACAGATATCTCTGACCAAGTAGGAGAACCTTCTAATCTCCAATAAAATTTTATTAAACCACTAGGATCTCGAGTAAGTCTAAGATATATTGGATCACCGGGCGTGCCAGTCCAAGTAACTGACGGACTAGAAGTGCCAACCTGACTTATTATACTTGCTCTTACTCTGTATTCGCCTGGTTTAGCTATATAGTAAAATTCTACTGAAGCATGGTAATAACTTGTGGCGCCCGGGTAATAATTTGAAACAGTTATCCCAAATTCCTGATAATTAGCAAGAGGTGATTCAGGCCATAGAACCTTTGTGTTAATATCAAAAGCACAAGTACAATCTTGGTAAACCCAAGTAGGAGCTGGTGGAATTGGATCATCGTCTTTATTCCAATCTCCAGCAGTTATTTTTAAATAAGTATTTTCCTCAACGTAACTTCCTACAGCAGATACATCTTGCCAAGTCCAAAATGGCTCTAAAGAACTATTATTAAAATCGTCAGATTGTGGTTCATCTATACCGCAAGGAGGCATAGTCGTAGTAGTAGTGGTTATAACAGGATCAAAGAATTCAATCTTCGTTATCTGTGCTGGAGGATCTTTAAGTGCATACCACAATAATGCGAATAAATCATTTGTTGACCAAGAAATTGCTACTGAAGTTCCGCTAGTATACGAACCATTATACCAAATTGTATTTGGTGAGGCGTCCTCACCTCTGAATTGATTAACTGCACCTCCACTAAAAGTCATTCTAATAAGAGTCGGACGGAACCCCTCTGCCCAATTGCCCTTGTCCTGCAATTCTACAGTATCCGTACCAGGTACATCCCACCAACCACCTGCATTCCAGGCGGCCCCACGAGCGGCTACCCAATACTCATCAGAGGTTCTGTCTACCCATGACATTTATGAATAATTCTCCTTTGTTAGTTTGTTCCAACTAGCTATGCGACACTATAATTGTTCCCCCATAATTACAAGCTCCGGGATCACTCCACCATCCGGTTAATGGAGGACAATTCTCACCTTCTTCACGTAATGTTACAAATTGAGTAGCGAGACCACAAGTTCCAGATCCAGAGGTGCCAATACTAAATAACCATAGATAACAATTAATTCCACAATAACCAATAGTTATAGACGCAGTTATTGTGATTGGATTCCCCATAATTTCGGTTTCTATTGTTTGCCTCCACTCACAAAGACTCGGACGACGATCCAAAACATAGGTACCATTAAATACGCTACAATCATAAGATCCACAAGTTCCAGTTAAACCAGATACCGTTACATAATATCTGTAAGCACATCTATCTTCACACTGATTCCCGCTAGGTGGATCAGGTGTATAAACTAATATTCCACGTGCAAAAATACATAAGGCATCTGAAGAAGAGTCTTGTATCCAACCACCACCTCCCTCGTCATAATACCACATTAGACCTGGTGGATAGTGCTCTGCAGATGCGTATAGGGTTACTGTCTGTCCGTATGCAATATTTCCTCCAGCATCAGTAGCAGTAACAACAAGGTGATAATCATACCCTTGACTAATGACAATAGGTCGAGGAACAGTAAGATAAAAAGTATAGGGTTCTAAACCTCCTGAAATTGGCTGTACTCCTGTCTGACCCACATAGATTCCACTGGCTGGATTTCCTCCAGTATCTCGATAAATTATAACTTTAGCATAACCGCTCGTGCTAACCATATCACCAATTTCAATTGCGTCAAATTTCCAAGTGCCTGGATCAACATAGACACTTTGTGAGACTTGTAAACCAGTATGATAACCAGGAGTTCCAGTACAGTCAGGTTGCCATAAACCAAAATCCGTAATCGTTGTGGTAGTACTTGCATATGTAACTGTGGTTGTACTTGGTGTGAGTGGTATTGTCGTACTAACTGTTGTAAGTGTACTAGTTGTTGTAGTTGTAGTTGTTGTAGTTGTCGTTGTAGTTGTGTGAAATGGGTTCGTAGCAAACAGACCAACTCTCTGCCTATCACTATCGGTAAATACCCCACTAACCAAACTAAGTATTGTCCAATCAGATATAGAATAAGGTTGACTCAAAGCATAGTAAAATCTAAAGAGCCCTCCCGAATCTCTAGATATTCTTAACCAAACTTGTGGGATACCAAGAGGAAGAGGAATTATCTGGTCAATTAAAGTTCCAGTTTCAGAATACAAACCATAAACATATAAAGACCCACCTTCTCGTCTTACTCCAATTTTAGTATAGATATCAAGACTAGCAAGATTTCTAGACATCACACCATACTCTTGACCATCATAAGTAAGGGTTGGAGTGAGAACTTTAACCCAATAGTCATACGGTCTATTTGGGTCAATACACTGAGCAATGTAAGTTGGAGTACATGGATCTATTGCATCACATCCATCTGGGCCAGAGAGTATATTCATATACCCACCGGATTCAACAAAATCTCCACCTTGTTTGTCCCTAAGAGTCCACCAAGAACCTATTGCTCCATCATTAAAATCATCCTCAGTTAGATCAGGTGGACAAATTGTAGTTGTAGTTATTGGCGGTATAGTAATAGTTGTAGTTGTAGTCGTGGTTATTGTACGAATATCAGCAGTTAAAACCTGGCCATCGTAACCCACAAGTACGTGACGACTTATACCATCAAATGCAATGGCAGTTAATCCGCTTTCTCCACTATCTTGGTCATATTCATATGTAAATGGTTGATAACCATCTAAGGTTGTTATAATCTTTTGACGATCTGAAGAACTGGTATCATGTGCTGCAATTACAAATTGACATCCATTCCATACCACACCATAACAAGCATCTTCATAATCTAGACGTGGAGCACCCTCTGCTTGAGAAGTCCTAGTCCAATTTACACCATCATCTGATATCCAAGCACGACCTGGTGAACCGACAGCAAAGAATCTGCTACCGTTAAAAGCAAGTCCATAAACGGCATTATCAGCAAGCCACTCATCAGCAGCGCTCCAATTAAGTCCATCATATGAATATGTAAATCTTGGCACAGTAACTCCGGAGCCACCACAACCAACAAATATTCCATCACCATAAACTAAATCAGTGAAGTTAAACATATCTGGACACCCATTAGGAAGGGCAGTCCACGTAAGTCCTCCGTCAGTAGAATAAGAAGAGCGTTCTTCAATAGTATGAGACCATGCAGCAGCAACAATTAATCCGCCTTCATTACAAGCAAATCCTCGGACAATTCTACCTGAACCATTTGCAGGGTTTACTCTATATGACCAATTAGTACCATTTTGAGAAGTATAAATTACATTTCGTCCGCCAATAAACCAAGTACAATTCAGATACCTTACAACAAATAGATCTTCAGATGTAAAAGTAGATAACTGAATCCAAGTTTCTCCGTCGTCAGTAGAGGTAATTACCTTCCCACCATCACCAACTGCAACATATCTGCCATTACCATAAGCAACAGAGTGTAAATCATGTATTGTACCTGGTTTATACCTATCAATTACATCGTATTCATAACTTGATAACCAAGTACACGGGACTAAATCAGGATCATAATAAACATCCACCTTAGCAAGTGGTGGTTCTGAAAAAGTTGAATAAGTTTTAAGGTTCTCGAAAACTGGCGGCACATCTAAATAATCGTGATGATACTCACGGAGGCAAAGATACGCATATCCACCGATTTGGCTCTCTAAATATGCTCTTCCAGCAGAATTTAAATAAACATAATTATATTTCTGATCTGGATCAAAAAGCATATGACCAAATTCAGGTCCAGTAAACCCACCAAAATCGTCAAGATCAAATGTTGTTGGGCCTTGCTGAACTACCCAGCGTGCAGGGGTAGTTACAGGAATATCTGTGGGCCAATACAAACCAATTCTTGCATCTGTAATAGTCGTTCCGAGTGGAATATTACTTAAATCAAATCTAAAGTAGAACCTCCAAAGATTGTAATAATCAGTACCCTTACTTTGATAGTGAACAACATTAATTGCATTGCCAGTAGCAATTGCATTTAGTAATACTTGACCAATAGCAGCAGTTGAGTCACGTGCATCAGACCAAGTCAGTTGATTAGCTCGATACATCGCTCCACCGAATGACGTATCAGCACAGATTCCATATGGAATGCCAGGCGGTGTAGTCGTAGTGATGGTTGAAGTAGTCGTAGTAGTCGTAGTAGTCGTTGTACTAGTTGTTGTGGTTGTAGTTGTACTAGTTGTCGTAGTCGTAGTCGTAGTAGTAGTTGGACAAGGTTGTCCAACAAGAGTAAACGAACCACCTACACAATCTCCACCCACTTGTGTCCAAGAAATGTAATCTTCTGGAGGACACGTATTTACAACTGCATCAGCCTCAAATATCAGGCAAGCGGTTGCATCTACTGTTACTCTAAGTTCCCAGATTCCATAATCACAAGTTATCTTTATCTCATTATCATCGTCATATAGAACACCAAGATAATGTGCCCACTTACATCCACCTGGGCCATGATATGGTTCTAAGATATAAGTATCATTAAGAGCTGAGCAATCAGCTAAATCACAAGATCCAGACCAACCACTGAGAGTTAATTCATAGCAAGGAGCACAAGTAGAATCACAATAAGTATACTCTGGACAAGGAGCAGTGGTTGTAGTCGTAGATGTCGAGGTCGTAGTAGTTGTCGTGCTAGTTGTCGTCGTTGTAGTTGTACTTATAAATGAACCACTATTAAGAGTAAAGTCATACTCTGCACTAAATTGTGTAGTATATTGATCATTAGCAAATAGACCTATCTTAACATTAGCTGTACTATCAAGACTACCAGCAACAGGATCATACGGAGTCCAAGTTATTCCATTTGTTGAGTAGAAAGTCTCAAATAGAGAACCGATCCTTCTAATCCTCAAGAAGAACGGTAGGTTTGTGTCAGCAGTATAGTTCTCATGGTAAGGACCACCTACCCTGTGAGTAACCCACGCTTGTTGACCAAAGTAGTATTTCTTTCCTACTGCTGCCCAATTATTATTATCTACATAAGCAACTAAACCAGTTATCTGTTGATTTTGATTGAAGTTTGTAAGGCTAATCAACTTAGCAACTACGTCGAAATCTCCAGCAATCATACCCTGGTATAGCCAGTTAAAGTCTGCTGTACCACCAGCTAAAATATTCTCTTGACTACTATTTATAGTTAACGATGCTTCGACGAACGAACCAGTAGAACCAGGCTCTTGGTGCCACCAAGCATCAATGACAGCGTTATCAAAATAGTCATCTACAAACGAGACAATTGGTAAAGTTGTAGTTGTCGTAGTTGTGGTAGTCGTGCTTGTCGTAGTGCTTGTCGTAGTAGAGGTCGTTGAAGTAGTGGTAGTCGATGTTGTGGTTGACGTTGTAGTAGTTGGAGGAACTGTAGTAGTCGTCGTGCTAGTAGAAGTTGTTGTCGTACTGGTTGTAGTTGTCGTACTAGTGGAAGTCGTTGAAGTACTCGTCGTCGTGCTAGTAGAAGTTGTTGTTGTAGTCGTACTAGTGGAAGTCGTTGAAGTACTCGTCGTAGTACTAGTTGTTGTAGAAGTTGTAGTCGTACTAGTGGAAGTTGAGGTTGTAGTTGTAGAAGTTGAAGTTGTTGTGGTTGTAGTCGTACTGGTTGTAGTTGACGTACTTGTAGTTGTGCTGGTTGTAGTTGTAGTAGTTGTGCTTGTCGAGGTCGACGTAGAGGTTGTCGTACTTGTAGTTGTGCTGGTTGTAGTTGTAGTTGTAGTAGTAGAAGTTGTAGTAGTTGTTGTAGTTGGGCCAAGATCATTACCATAGATCTTAATATCACACATATCGAAGGCATCAAAAGCCCAATTTACACCATCATCCCATGAGTAACCTATAGAACCACCTGCGTATGCATTAAAATTAGTCCTATACGTATAAGCATTTGTTGCTGTTCCAGATGGCTCCATGACCACCCAGAATTTTGCTCCTATCTGTACAGGAGAAGCAAAAGTGAATGTAAGAGTAGTGGGAGTAGTTGTAATAGCTACATCATCCGAAGTACCTAAAAGTACTCCACTATATGGATTAGTAGGATGGTAGGTATATATAGTTAGTCTAGCTGTACCAGAAGTACCTACAATTCGACACGATCCTATAACTATACTAGTAATCTCGAAAGTTCTATCTGGAGTAACACTTTGACACACACGAGTTGAACCGTACAAATCAGTACAACTTTCATTAATTTCAAAGAGTGGAGGACTAGTAGTAGTTGTGGTAGACGTGCTTGTAGAAGTTGTAGTCGTACTAGTTGTAGAAGTCGACGTACTCGTTGAAGTAGTTGTAGATGTCGAGGTAGAAGTTGATGTTGACGTACTGGTTGTAGTCGTCGTCGTAGAAGTTGAGGTTGTGGTTGGAGGAGGTGTAGTCGTTGTTGTACTAGTACTTGTTGTTGTCGTACTAGTTGTGGTAGTTGTAGTTGTAGATGTAGTGGTAGTTGTCGTGCTAGTTGTTGTCGTTGCTGTCGTTGTTGTCGTACTAGTTGTCGTTGTAGTAGTTGTTGTGGTAGTAGTCGGAGGAGGAGTTGTCGTAGTTGTGCTCGTACTTGTTGTGGTTGTTGTACTAGTCGTGCTTGTTGAAGTGGAAGTTGTCGTAGTCGTACTAGTGGTAGTCGTGGTCGTTGTTACACTTTCTCCACCTAGGGCCGAATATCCAGTTGGTGGGGTATAGTTTAGAGTCACAGAATCCCCGTTTATTGAGGATTGGTCACCTGAGTCGTAAATTCCTTGAAATGGATACCAAGTTGCTGAAGCTATCCCGCTAAAAGCCGCATTTGTTCCGGCAGCAGGATCACCACTATTTTGCCAGACATTATTAACAGCAAACCAAATTTTACCGCTATCCAAATCAAGAGCAACTCCAATTATATTTCCCTCACTATAGCTATTTCCATAAACAGAACCACCACCGCTGTGATACTTCTGACCGTTATCAAAATAACCATAACTAGTAGTTTCTTGACCAGGGTAGCGGTTTTCAACAAGGTGGCCACTTTGAGCAATACCCGTCATATGGCTATTTCCGCTAGCCATAACATCTATTGTGATCTCCCAATACCACTTACCAAACGCTCTTCCAAGTGTTCCACCCACAGATTTCCAACCACTCGCATTTGATTTAACAGTAAGGTTACTATTGAATAACTGTAACTGTGCAGCCTTCCAGGTTGGGTCCCACGTTAGTTGACCAGGAGGATACGTAGTAGTAGTCGACGTAGAGGTTGTCGTTGTGGTAGTCGTACTGGTGGTCGTAGTTGCAGAGGTTGTCGTTGTAGTGGTTGTTGTGGTGGTTGTAGTAGTCGTTGTTGAAGTAGTTGGAGGAAGTGTAGTTGTTGTCGTACTAGTTGTAGTTGTACTAGTAGTCGTGCTCGTAGATGTAGTCGTTGGTGGTACAGTTGTACTAGTTGTAGTTGTAGTAGTGGTGGTAGTATAATCTTCAGGAGCATTAAACCCAGAAGGTGGAGTATGGGTAAATGATGTCTCCCCGAAATTGACCGTTATCTGTCTATCGGTGCCGCCGCCCAAACTAAATCCGGCATAGTAAGTCCCACCACTTGCGATAGTAAATGCAGGATTAGTACCAGTTGCTGGATTAGCACCAGCTCCATACCAACTACCATTACGACCAAACCAGAGCTTAAGATTATTAAGATCTAGTGCGATCATAACTATATCGTTAGTAACGTAATCAGCTCCCAAATCACCAGCTTGAGAATTACCATTCCATATACTACCATTGTTGAGTATTCCATAACCAGCAGCGCTCGATCCTACATGATTGTTTGTCTCTCGGAGCTTCTCAACTCCAAGCATTTGGCCACCGCCAACATCAATGTGAATTTCCCAATACCATTTGCCGCCACTTGCTACAGGGAAACCTGGAGCGGCATAAGTAGTATCCCAACCACCATCCCAACCAGTACTTGTGGCTGTTAAATTACAGTTAGATAGAGTTATATCGGCACTAGTATAAGAAGGATCAAGGGCATACTCTAAAGGAGGACAAGTTGTTGTAGTTGTACTAGTTGTTGTTGTCGTAGTTGTAGTGGTTGTGGTAGAAGTTGTCGTAGTAGTAGACGTAGTTGTTGTTGGAAAATAAGGAATGGTAGTACTCGCTGTAGAAGTCGTTGTTGATGTAGTAGTCGTTGTAGTGGTTGTAGTAGTGGTAGTTGTCCATGTTTGCCTTAAAAGAGTTCCAAATAAATTGTGATATGTTGCCTTTCTCCAAGCATCAGGTCGGGAAGCATTAGAAATTCTGACTTCACCAATCTTGCCCTCCCAGAGCAGAGCTGGACTTGGAGGACTAGTTCCTGGACCAGCTTCACAACCTATTTGAAGCATATTACTATTAGAATAAGTAATATCATAAGTTCCTCCAGCATCATTTATCTGAACCTCAGTATCATCAATCTGAAGGACACCGTATCTTCCATCATAATCACAAGCAACATAGTGCCACCCATCTGAAATATTGGATGATGGTTCACACGCTCGACCATAAGTTCCGTTTCTATAAACGTCAAAGTATAAATGGTCAGTACAATACGAACCTGACTCATTCAAACCTACTGCATATCCACCAGCTTCTGTTTTTGAAACTAAATGGTCTGATCTAGTATTCCAATTAGGCCCATCCCACGCTGGATTTTCATTGATTGCAAATACCTCTAAGCAAAGGCGAGTGGGTGCTAAAGTGGAGTGGTGTGGCACTCCAATACGTTGATTTTTAGTTTCTTCAAAAACAACTGCTCGACCAGGAATCCCTCCACCAATCTCAACAAGATCTCCAGCTTCAAAATTAAATGGAGTTCCGTCATTAGAGTTACTAGTTGAGTCTTTAATATCATCCACTCCATTACCACTTGGATCTTGTGGATGAATAACCATAACAAAATTATTATCCCAGACATTTTGAGCAGGAGATTCACTAATATCACCAACGTAGGTTGTATTATCTGCTTCATCCTTATCATACCAGAAATAGAAGGAAGTATCTGCAGTGGAATCAATGGCAGGAAGTTTTGTGTGAATTATTCCAACCTGAGCGGTGGAATCAAAATACTCAATCTCAACATAACATTGGTTGTTTCCGGAGGCATCAGTTGTGACTTTAATTTTCTTTCGGTCAGCTTCCGTTAACTCTACAAAAACCTCTGGAAAATTACTTAAGTCAATTGCAACTGGAAAATCTGTAAGATTCTCATCAACCTTAGAAGAATCTATAAACAGATTTATAACATTATCCCAAGCCATCTATTCTCCCTTTAATAATTTTCCTCCGGATTATTTTAAATTTGTTCTAAATCTAAGCATCATCTGAACAGATAGCTCTCATGTTCCAGTTCTCGATCTTTCGGGTATCAACTCCTTCAACAAACCAATCTCTTTCACTGAAATCTTTTTTCACAGGTCGTATTAGTAAATGCCATGTCATACTTGATTCTTCAAAATTCAGTCCTTTCAAAACTTTAGAGAGCTTATTACAAACTCCATAATTATAAACCATAGTGAAATTAAACGGTTTTGTCTTTAGTATAAAACGAAGAATATTGTCGAGGTCTTCAACATTTTCAACTACGTAATCAACTATATAACCATTATTACCATTTGGTTGAGTTGAGAAAATAACGTAGCTTCTGTCTTTATAACCAAAAAATAAATATTTATTTTTAGAATTTCTCATCTTCCATTGGAAGTATTCTTCAGTACGAACTGGAGTAATCTTATCAAAGTTATCCTCTTTCAAAATAAGATCACAAATTTTCTTTAGGTCTGGAATTTCAAAAAAGAGTACCCCACTAAAATCGCCTTTTATCTCTATATCTTCTTTAAAAGCACGCCTTGTATAATAACTTTTCTCCAAAAATTTTCTAAAACCCAATTTTAAATAACCTGGTGTTGAAGTACCTCCTGAGGTAAAATTTAGAAGGAACTTATAGTTTGATTGATATTTATTTGCTGCTTGACCCATCGCCACTGATAAACCTTTCATACGATGTTTCTGATCTACAACTGTATCTCCAGCAATTAAAGTTTTAAACTCTTGTCCTTTAACTCTCCATTTCATAGGAGAATATCCTCTAAAACCAACCACTTCTCTATTATATAAAGCAACTATTCCGTGTGGAAAATTTGAATAAGGATTTTCATAATGTTTCCATTTGAGATGGTCAATTCTAAAATCGCGTTTTCCGCCCCAAAGGTATTTTATCACTTTTGCAACCTGATCTATCATATTAGGATGATAGTGAAAAATCTCATAATCTCCGTATATCATTTTACCAACCTATTTGATCAGAACCTTCTAGTTTCACTCCACCACAAATTCTTCCATAATTCCCATCTTGTTGAAGAACTAGGAATCTTCTAAATTCTTCAGAAGTCATAAGTTCTCTTTCATTTGCCTCAGCTAAATTATGAACACGTTTTAATAGGTCAGAATTTTTAGCAAGTTTAGTCCTGCCTTTGTCGTACCAAATATTATCTTCAAGGCCAACTCTTACTCCACCACCGTAGGCAATAGCAATTGAATTTACCATAGATTGTGCATCACCTACACCAGCCGCACTCCAATAAGACCAATTGGGTAAATCATTTATCATAACTCCCATATGTAATAGAGTTGCCTGAGCACACGCAATATTACCAAATAATAAATTAAAATAGTGAGGGGGATCTAATAAGTCTTTTCTCTCCAAGTATTTAGCATAATTGATCATACCCGAGTCAAATGCTTCAAGTTCGGCCAGGATGCCACGAGTTTTCATCACTCTTGCAAGGTCCTGTATCATCTTTGGAGAGCTAACACTTGCTTGGTAATTAAAATTTACAGAACTCAAAGTTAAACTTCCCATATCTGGTTTTACATTACCATTAAGTTGTAAAACCTCTGATCGTTCTTCAAATTCTTTAAATGTACGACCGCTCAAGGAAACACAAATAACCAAATCTTTTGAAAATTTTCTAATTCCCTCAATAATATCTTGATAAACTTCTGCTTTATATGTAGGTTCACCCGTCTTCTTGTCTCTTGCGTGAAGGTGAACAACAGTAATACCAATTTCGTACGCTTCGTGTACATCTTCAATAATTTCATTGATTGTAATAGGTACATAAGGAGTCATTTCCTTGGTAGGAATCATGCCGGTAGGAGTGAAATTTATGATTAGGTTCATCTTAACTCCTCTGGCAGTTTAAAAAAAGAAAGGCGGCAACCCTCTAATAAGTTACCGCCCTATGTCAACTTCCTTAGATATGGACATGGTCCAATCTTATCTGTAAATACTTTATTAAGTTCACAACATTCACCACATCTGCTACATTCTCCTTTTCTCTCTAATTCATCAAACCAATATGTACAAGATAGATAATGTTTCTTAAGTTTTGTCTGTAGAGTCGGAAAATCCCTACAGATTTTTGGTCTATCTTCATATATCAAGCATCTAGATTTTGGTTCCAACATTGATCTTAAATGAGACCATAGTACCAGATATTTGATCAGTAGGAGGATTATTATCTCTCCACTGTAATGTAGGAGTGGGGTCAACATCCCATGTACTAGTGCTTGCTAGACCACCAGGAACTCCATTCCACTCCCATCCTATAGCTGGGTTCCATACATAAACAGTTACAGTAGTTCCACTTCTAGTAAATCTGATATAGTGAGTACTGGTTGCATCTATTGTCCCATATGAACCCCAAGAATTGAAATTATCAGTTCCGTCTAGATAATACTCAAATCCACCAGCTCCGTCACCTCTTATCCAGACATAAGCTTCTGCACCACCTTTAACACCCTCAGTCAAGGCAAATTGCATATAAGTACTGATAGTGGGAGCTGAACCAAGGTCATATATATCTACTTCCAGACAGATATCGAAATCACCACCTATATCAAATTGACCAATTAATCTAGCAAAATCTATTGCGTGAACAATATGCTCATAACCGTTAGCTCCTGGTGATGCAATGTTACTTGCATCTGTTTCAGACCAATCAGCCGTAATACTTGAGAAATTATCAGTAAAAACAGAACCATCACAAGCCACAAGGGGACTAACAGGAGTAGTCGTTGTGGTTGGAGCAGATGTCGTGGTAGTTGTAGTCGTTGTAGCCGGAGGAGCTGTTGTTGTGGTTGTAGTAGCCCCAACTACGAAGAATTCAATATTCTCAATCTCTCCAGTACCTGGTGCATCTAAATCATAAATCCTATACATATCTTTAGCGCCCCAAGTTATATCAGCCACACCAACTTGACTAGCTCCATTCGGAACCACCGTAGTTGCAAGTGGAGTTCCACCACTATCTCTTAACTGTAAGTTCCAACCCTTTGAAGCATTATTGGTTGCAGTAATTCTAATCTTTGTTGGTCGATAACCATTTGCCCAAGTTCCTGCTGCTTGAATTACTAAACCTGGACCTGCAACATTATACGAATCTCCATCCCAAGTACAGTTAGCTGCGCATGTCCAGAAACTTGGTGATCCAAATTTCTCTTCCCACTCACCTGGGGGAGAAGTTGTCGTTGTAGTAGGAATAGCAGTAGTTGTTGTAGTGGTCGTACTTGTACTCGTTGTAGTCGTATATGGCAGACATGGTGGCCAGTACCTCAAATCAAACCCGAACCAATCAACCTCAGTGTAATTATCAAAGAATACTGGATCACAATCACCCAACATCACATAGAGATATGCAGGAGGTAAATCTGCCCACGGTGCACCAGCTAATGGCGGAATTGTGAACAACAGTATACCAGCACAATTATAAATATTAACCCAAATTGTGTTCACATCAGACTGAAGTTCATAACGATAATACATATTCATAGTTGGAACAAAAGATGTAAGAGGAGTTGGAGGTGGTATCCAACCCATACTCTTCTCATCCCAATAGAGCCAAGCAGGTCCTGCTCCCATACTGTAGTATGAGACGTAGCACAAACCTTGATCTACCTCAATTCTTAAAACAGGACCAGCCCCACCAGGATCAGTAAGACCCATAACTGTAGTTCTAGATGATCCAGGTGTTCTTACTCTTGCTTGACATCTCGCCCACATACCAGTTTCATAAGCAAACATAGTAACTAGACACTCATTAGTCTTAATATCATCTATTACAACAGTCGTTCCTGCTTCAACCGGAGCACCTGTTACTGACCAGGGAGGAGTATCCACTATGCCATTATCAAAGTGATCGCCCCACGCCCAAGGAGCTGTGGTAGTAGTAATAAATGTCGTAGTTGTAGTTGTAGTAGTTGTGGTGGTTGTCGTTGCTCCAACTTCCCAGAATTCAATATTCTCAATTTGACCAATACCAGGAGCAGTATCATCTACAATATTATTTAAATTCTTAGTAAACCAACCAATATCAGCCTCAGCAACCTGAGAAGCACCGTTAGGTATAAGAAGTGTTGCTATAGTTGAATTTCCAGAATCTCTTAACCTAAGGGTCCAACCTTTCGAAGCATTGTTCGTCGCAGTAATTCTAATCTTTGTTGGTCTGTAACCGACATACCAAGTACCGGCGGCATTAATCTGTAGACCAGGACCTGCAACATTATATGAATCTCCATCCCAAGTACAGTTAACAGCACAAACCCAGAAATTCGGAGAACCAAATTTCGATACCCACTCGCCGGGAGGAGTCGTAGTCGTAGTCGGAGCAGCTGTAGTAGTCGTAGTGGTTGTTGTAGTCGTGTACGGTATACAAGGCGGCCAAGAACCTGGTATACAACCAAAGCCAAACCAATCAACTTCTGTATAGAAAGTATTAGTAGGTCCGAATCCAGCATATGCTCCAAGATAGACTCCAGTAAGTGGACCGCCACCACCCATGAGAGTAGCACATGGCACAGGAGAAGCACCAGTAGATATAAAAATACCCATAGTGCAGTCATAAATATTAACTATCAAATTCCCTTTGACAAATTGAAATTCAAATCTAAAGTAAATATTATCTGGAATAGGTGGTCCAGCAGGCGTCAGTCCAACAATTGTCCAAGCAAGACCATCCCACCAGTAAGTGGTTCCAAATGAATCTTGATATTCAATATATGTACCAGTTGTATTTGACCATATTCGTACAACAGTTTGATATGGAGGACCACTGCTCATATCAAGTAGACTCATAATATGACTTGAGACACTTTCATTATTTCTTACTCTAGCTTGTGTCTGGTAGTAACTTGAACAATCAAACGGAACAGGTCCTGAATCCATATAACCTGTACCAACACCTTGGAATATCACAGTTGTACCTGCTTCAACTGGAGCGCCCATTGGTGTCCAAGGTGGTGTTACTATTCCATCATCCATATGATCTTCCCAGATACACGAAGGAGCAGTCGTAGTCGTAATAAGTGCGGTTGTAGTAGTAGTCGTCGTAGTTACAGTCGTTGTAGTTGTAGTTGTCGTAGGAACTGTAACTGTAGTTGATGTAGTGGTTGTCGTAGTTGTAGAGGTTGTTGGAGCAGGAGTAATTGTAGTTGACGTTGTAGTTGTACTTGTCGTAGTAGTAGGAGTAGGTGGAAGTGTAGTTGAAACAGTCGTTGTAGTCGTAGTTGTCTCGGTTGGAATAGCTTCTTCCTGTGCAGTTAAGGTTACACGGCCACTTAAATAACTAGTGCTACCTGGAGCAGCATAAATCTTAATACTACTAAGACCACCAGCGTAATAACCTACTAACTCTCTTTTCATAAAATCATTACTATCTTGATATGTAGAAAAGGATGAGTGCACAATAACTGCTGTTGAATCAATTGGTTTTGCTCCAAATTGAACCCGACCCGTACCTACATCACACTTATGACTAAATTGAATATAATCTATTGCTCCACTCTGATTAGTTGAGTGAGATGGCGCACCACCAGCAACTCCACCATCGTGATAAGCATACTGATAGTTGTTACCAGTGTCACCATTAAATTGAAGACGAAGTTCAGTTACTTCAGAGGTAGTAAGTAATAATGAAAGGTCATAAATTTGACCAGAGGCTAGACCAGTTATTTCAATAAACTCAACTGCTGAAACCTCTTGGTCATAGACAATTGCTAAACCAGGGATCCTTGGCATACTACCAGGAGGAAATGGTGATACAACGCCATAGTGAACTGCAGTTAAATTTGAGGTTAGTTCACTTTCTAAGAGGGTTACAGTTGTGTAACCAGCGCTAAAACTAGCGGACTGTACCGTACCATATTTATATCCATCAATCCCGCAATTAGCTCGGACCCTTCTATCTGTTTGAAATTCAGCACTTCGATCACCAGAGACCCGAAACTGATTGCTGGATATATAAGTTGCAAGCATAACTGTTCCCCCTATTAACTGGTCTTGTATCTATTTGTACAAACTCTTGTAGGTATTTATACAATAAACTAAAAATCTTTCCAGCGTTCAACCCATTCGTAAATATCCACACACGTTCTCTTTTTAATATGTTCTCGTTGGGGGTTGCACTTGATTACTACATCCTCCAGCATGTCTTGTTTTACTTGCTGGTGGCCCCTCGCATTATCAACTAGCCTTTGTGCTATCTCTCTACCACAAGCAAGATATAAGGCTATGATTCGATTTCTCAACCAATCATTATAATTCCAATGATACCCTCTCTGCTCTGCATAGTGATAAATTGCAGGTCTTGGAAAAATATTTACGTTATAACCCATTACTGCTAAACAATAGTTTACAAAGTTTTCTCCACCTCCGTAGATTCCAAGTTCACTCGGCCACATTTGAAGTTCATCAACCATTATCTTCCTACTCATTAACATCCCGCAGGTTGACATACAGGGAACTTTATAAGGTTTTCCATCAGACGGTCGTCTATACCTACTAAATGAATAGTGTAGCGCTCCTTTCTCAAGATCAAGTTTAGGTTTATAAATCAACTCCATACCGGGGCGTTCCATCATGTACGAGATCGGAAGGTGAAGCGACCCGTGTAACTCTTCTTCATTCTTCTTGTAATATATGAACATATTGAAAAGACAGTCCCTACCAATAATACAATGAGCATCACAAAAGAATAGATAGGGAGACTTTGAATGAATGATACCAAAATTTTTAGCATTCCAATGAGACAGCTTTTT